GGACCCGGAGCACTCGTCGATGCCAGATACAACTTCTGGACCGATAAGTCCGGTCCATCCGGTGGTATAAATGACCCCGTTACAGGGAAAATCGCCAACGGTACAGGAATGGTCATGGGTACATATACCCGCTTCGACCCGTGGCTTAATTGTGTCCTCGGTCAGTATAAACCGCTCGATGCCCCAGAATACCGCACAATGTCCGGCTATACACCGGCAACTGGAACGTGGGGTTCCGATTGCCAGTCCGAGGTCATCGAAACAGCCGTCCACGAAGTCGCAGTGACATATCAAGATGGGAAAACACGCCGTACAGGAATGTCAGGTGCACAACTCCCGGATAAATCCGGCGTCGCCTACAATAAGGGTAAACTCGACTACCACCCCGGTAAATAAACACTCACAAAAAAACCCCCCGGATAAATAAAAATCCGGGGGTCTTTTTGTCCCAAATAACAGAACACCTGTATAATAAACCATCATGAACCCTATCTATATACAACTCACGACCCGCTGCCATATGGGATGCCCACATTGCGCATTCGACTGTAAACCCGATGGCGTCGATATGACACTCCGTATCCTGTACCATACCCTCAGTATTCTACCAAAACAAACATACGTCACCCTCGGCGGCGGTGAACCCACTGACTACATACACTGGAAGGAAGTCCTCAACATCGTACGACATGATGTCAATAACTACCAGTCAAAACTCCAATGGTCGGTCGTCACAAATGGTATGTACCCAAATGCCGTCAAAGAAATACTCTCCATACTCACACTCGCCCAAGCAAAAGGAAAACCAGAAGTGTTCTCACCAGCACTCTCAAATGACCAGTTCCATAATCCACACCCAGTTTCACTCACACTCTTCAAAGCACTACCATTCCCGCAACCAATCAAAACACCTGATAAAAAACCCACCCCTATGGGAAGAGCAAAAGATCAGCCGTGGTCGGATACCACCTACAGATGCCTGTGCCCATATACCTTCATTAACACACAAGGAGATATATTCCCCTGTATGTGCCCGTCCGCACCACAACATAGCCATGTCTATGACTACACCCAACAAAAACCCCTGTCACCACAAAGGGGATGTTGTCGCGTTCTCAACGTCTGAAATATACATAACCCAAAACCAAAACCCCGAAAAATAAACAACTTAGGTACTGTTGGAACCATTTGTTCTCAATAATCCGAAAATAATAATTCCACCCGCAATAGATAGACATCCATATGGTGTCACTGTATGGGGGCATATATAGGGGAGTGTCCCGTTATAGGGGTATCGCCTATGGGTATATATAACCCCGTACCTATATAACCCCGTATCCATCTGTCTTGGGTAGGGGGTGGGTGGATATATGGGTAGGGGGTAGAAAGCCTTCCGAAAGTCCCCTGAAAAGCCCCGCCAAACGTCGGAGATTTTTTTGAAATTGTTTTCGTTTTCAGTTTTGCCCCGGCGTTTTGTTTCGGGTTTATCACGACCCGTTTCTGACACGAGGGCTGGTGTGACGCGTTTTATCACGTGAGGTCTTGTGTGGTTGGTGTTCTGCCTGTGGGGGCAGGGTGGTATTGGGGTGGTGTGGAAGAAATAAGCCCAGCAAATAGGTCGCTTATCGTTTGGCTGTCCTTGGGTTTTGTAAAATGCGGGTGTCATGTGCCGCAGAAGAAATCGGGTTTTTGGTTTTGAGAAAACGGTGTCAGGGTTTAATGTGTCAGGAAAAGGTTTTGGGGACGATGTGTGTTTATAGGTGTGTATCGTGTTCCGGTTGTTGGTTGGGGGTATTGTGATGGGTATGCGTGTGGAGTTGGTTGGTGAGGTAGACCCGTGTGTTGACCTTGAGGATGGTGGTCGTGCGATGGTTGCGCGTGTGGTGGGTGAGGGTTCGGGGTGTGGTGGTATGTTTGTTCGGTTGCAGAGTTGGGACGAGGCGGTTCCTGTGGATGACCGTCATCGTGTATTGCAGGGTTTTTTGGGTCGTCGTGTTCGTGTCACGGTGGAGGTGTTATCGTAATGGATTACGTGATGTCGGTGGAGGTGTGTAGGTCGTGCCGGTTGTCGCGTGGCGGGGAGTGGGGTCGTGTGGACGACCTGTTGTGGGGGCCGTGGATGTTGGATAGTGGTTCCGTGGTTTCGGGTCGTGTGGGCTGTCCGTTGGGTCGTGGTATGGAGCCTGTGTCGGTATCGGTGGGTTTGGTTCCGGAGGGTTGTCCGTATCGTGTGGAGCATGTGGTGTTGGGTGGGACGTTGGGGGGTTATCTTGACCGTCGTCGTTCGGTGTCTGTGACGGAGTTGCATCGTGAGGGCATATTGAAGTGTCGGAGGTGGTAAGCCCGGAATAGGTCGCTTATTGTGTCGGCGTTTTTTGCCGGTTTGGAATACGCGGGTTATGCGTGAGTCGGAATATCGGGATTTTGGTTTTGTGGGAAAGTGGGGTGTGTGGTGGGTAAGGATGTTGTTTGGTCGACGAGTGTTGTCGGGTTGATATTTTGTGTGGTGCTGGGTGTGTTGTGTCTGCTTTTTGCGTTGTCCGGGCGGTCGCGTGTTGAGTCGTTGCGCGGGGCGTGTGTGGGTGCGGAGGGGGAGGCGGAGGGTTCGGGTGTTGTTGGTCAGGTGGTTGAGGTTGTTCCGGCGGGCGATTTGGCGGGGTGGTTGAAGTCGCACGGTGGTGTTCGTATTTCGTGTGTTTCGGGTCTTGGTCGTGGTTTTGACGGTTATGACAACTCGTATTTGGTGGTGTACAGCGAGGGGTCGTTTGACGGTCAGCGTCGTGTGGTGTTGGATGTTGGTGATTTGGATGGTTGGTTGTCGGAGCACCGTGGGAAGGTTCGTCTTGTTGCGTTTACGGCGTTGGGTGAGGGTTTTCGTGGTTCCCCTGTGGGGTATTTGGTGGTTTACGAGTTGGAATAGGCGGGTTTTTGGGTGGTTTTCTTGGGGTTTTTGTGGTGAAAAGCGGTTTTTCTTGGGGTTTTCTTGGCTATTTTTGTGGTGAAAAGCGGTTTTCTTGGCTATTTTTTGGGTTTTTCTCGATGGTTTGTTGTGGGTTTTTGGTTTGAAAACCGCAAACCGCTGGGAGAAAACAGATGGCTATGAAATCGTTTTGGGTGAAAGAGCGTCATAATCCGCAGAACGGGGTAAGTTATACGGCGTGCGGTCAGCTTACCGTTGCGGAGGCGAAGAAGAAAGAGAATGCGTTGTACGGGTATAACGTTATGCACCGTTACAAGACGGAGGCGGAATATCGTGCGGCGCTTGTTGGTTTTGGGTTGGGGGGTTAGTAGGGGGTGCTCTTCTTGGTGGTGTTATCTGTTCGGTGTTTCCGGATGAATATGACGGCAGGGTTACGATTGGTTTTGCCGATGGGACGGCGGCGTCATTTACCGTGACGGTATTGGGTGGAAACATTCGTCTGAACACAAATCGTGTTGTAGGGGGTTCGTGATGCGTTGTTTGCGGTGTGGGTATTGCTGCATGCATTCGTTTGTCGTCGTGGTTCGTGACCCGGACATGGCGGACCGCGAGGGTATTTCGGACGACAATCTGATGGTTGTTGGTGCGAATGGTCCGGAGCGGTGTCCGCATTTGGTGGGTGATCGGGTTGGTGAGTATTCGTGTGCGGTGCATGGTCGTCCGTGGTATCGTTATTCGCCGTGTGCGGCGCATGTGCAGGTTGAGGTGGAGGATTCCGACTGCCGGATGGGTGCGCATCTGTTGAAGGGCGGTGTGTGATGGGTTTTATAGTGTGTCGCCGGTGCGGTTTGAGCGTCGAAATTGAAGCGAAGGGTGTGAACTATGTGGATATTTGTAACAAGTGTCTCACTGGAAGTGAGGTTGTCGTTCGTCCGGGTGATCCTGTGGGGTCAACCAAGGAGATGCGGGCGCTTCGTGAGTCCGAAATGCTTTCTGTTTGCGAGCTTGGGTTGCTTCCCGAACCTTCCGTGGTGCCGTTCGATTTGAGGGGTGTGTTGGACGAGCGTGCCGCCGAGGAGATGCGTAAGCGTCTTGATGGTGATGTGGTGAAAGCCATGTTCGGTGATGATACGAAGGGACCGAGTAGCTGGGAGGGTTTGCCCGGCGATGTTGGTCCTACTTGGGTTCCCGATAAAGATATGCCGAAGGTTCCTCCGGAGCCTAAGAAGGATTTTTGGAGTCCAAGGGCTTCGGATTCCAGTCCGTTTGACCTGTCGTCGTCGGTTCGTGCCCGTTTGACCGAGGCGGGTGTCCGGGTGGCAAAGGACGATGACCTGTCGGTGGACGATGGGGGGGTTGTTCATTGTTCGATGAAGGAATTTATGCGGACGTTTGGACCCCACTTGTGGTCGAACAGTGCTGAGCTATTTATTGATGGGTTTGTTATTGGTGAGAGTTTTAGGGTTTCGATGTCGAGTTTGACGGGTTTTGGTGGTCCTGTCGTAAATTCTCCCTTCGTAAAGACTAAAGAGGTTGTGTGATGGGCGTCTCAACCTGTAAGCGGTGCGGGAGTGTCGTTGACAAGGGGTCTTTGAAGGGTGATAGTTTTATTGTGATGTGTCGGATGTGTCGCACAGTAGAAGAAGAGATTGCGCATCAGAAAGCGACTGCCGAAATAGAGTCGAGGCGTGCCGGTGCCGTTCCGTCGGGGGATGTGTTTGCCGGTTTCAATCTTTTGAGTCCGGTTGAGGTCTATTTGACTCCCGAGGGTCAGAGGATTGCCCGTGCCGATGACCTGTATTCGTCCGATGACGGTATGGTGTGTTGTTCGATGAAGGAATTTATGCGGACATTTGGGCCGCATTTGTGGTCGTCGGATGTGTCTCACCTGATTGTATCGACGAGGGTCTTGGTGAACGTTAGTAATTGTGTCCCGGTGCCGCCGGAGGTGAAGGTTGGTTCGGGTAAAGAGGTCTGGCAGTGTTTTATGTGTGGTGAGAAATATACTCGTGATGGTCGTCAGGATTCGGGGTGGATGTGTGACGGGTGTCGTGCGCGAAAGGGTGGAAAGGGTGGTGCGTCGTGAGTTTCAATGTTGATCTGTATGAGTCGAGGCTGCGTCGCATTGATGGGATGGATACTGAAGAGCTTCGTGATTATGTGGAGCACGTAAGGAGATTGTCTGGTTCTTCCGAGCTTGCGAGGGCGTTGGACGAATATGCGTCCGGGCGGCTGATTGCGCTTGTGACGGAGAGAAAAGACAAAGAGAAAAATTTTTTTGTTGTTCGTAAGATGTCGCAGGGGTTTTCGCGTATCCGGAAGATGTCGGAAGAAGAGTTATCGGTATATATTGCCAAGACGGAGCAGAAGGATGGCGCGTTGTTTGAGCGTTTTCTGAATGTTGCGCGGGAGCAGTTGTCGTTTTTGCGTCGGAAGCTTGACCCGGCCGCGATTGACGATATGACGGAAGACGAGTTGCAGGATTTCATCAGGAATTATACGGGTTCGGTCGCCGGGGCGGTTGGACGTGCCGAGTCCCGGTTGGCGGTATTGCGGGAGCGTGTTTCGGTTGCCGTGGCGGCGATGGCGGATTTGTTTCGGGATATTGCCCCTGCCCCGTCGGGTCCGTGCGGTTGTTCCGGTTTTGGGTCGTGTTCCCGCCTTGGTTGTCCGTCGTGGTGGCGTGGCTTTCTCGCTGAGGCGGATGTTGGCGATTTTATCGACCTAGCGAAACGCCTATCCACGACGGTAAAATAATTACATATTGCCGTTTTTGGCCGGAAAGTGTTATCCCAACGGTAAAATAATTACATATTGCTATTTCCTCTTGGAGATGGATTGTGGTGGGACGGGATTTCTTTGTCGGGGAAGCCCGTTCTTTTTTTGTGCGCGGTTTGTATGATAGAGATATTGAGGGTTTATTCTAGGGGTTCGTGATGTCGACTGACGGGTTGTTGGATGAATGGCAGTACGCGATTGTCGATGGGAGTCTTGGTCGATTTTTGGACGCCATGCCCGGAAGTATCAAGCGTTTGGATATTAGTGGGATGCCGTCGTATGAGTTGGGCGCGGGGCGGCGGGTGGCGTTTGTTGATGAGGACGGGGGTTCGTTCCGGTCGGAGACGTTGAAGTCCCCACGGTTTGTTTGTCCGTTGTTTGAAATAAGTGTGCCGTGTCGTCCGGACACCCCGCTTCGTTGTGTGTTTGCGCGGTTGTACGCGAAAATGGATCAGAAAGCTACGGGGTTGTCGTGTTATTTTGGCGCTCCCGGTTGTGATGTTTCTATCCCGATTCGTATTGTGTCGTTGGTTTCCCGTCCGGGTGGGCTTGTGTTGGTGTGTGCCCTTGGTATGTTTGTGGTGGGTTAAGTTATGGACGAGAAATCGGTTCTGTTTCGTGCCGAGTTTGGTCGCGAGTTGTCCCGTATGCGTGTTGGTGCGGGGTTTGTGGGTTTGACCCGGTGGTTGTTCGTATCGAAAGGAAGGGTTTGTCGATGAGGATTTATCTGGTTGCCGCTTTGTTTTGCCTTGTGTCGCTTGTTTGTCGTGCCGGTGACGTGGTGAGTGGTCAGTTTATTTTGGCACCGGCGGCGGATGTTGGTGCGGTAGTGGAGTTGTTGCCGGGTTCCGGTGTGTTTATTTCTGAGGGGTTGCCGGAGGGTTCGACGAAGCTGGTTATTCCGTTGACTGCGGGTGGTGCGTCGAAGGTCTTTCGTGTGAAGAATTCTCTTCCGTTTTCGGAGGCTGTTGTTTCCGTTTCGTATGATGGGTTGTCGTTTCAGACGCATATTGATATTTCGGTAAGTGCGGACAAACCGAACTGGAAGAAGTCGTCGGGGGTGTATCCGGGTGATAATCCGACCATTTTGTCGGGTGATTCCGGGTCCTCGTCAGGCGGGTTTATTTTGTTGAACCCGACGAAGCCGACGGGGAACGGTGGTGGTGGTATTCCGGGGAAGTATCAGGTTTTGAATCCGGGATGGGTATGGTTAGTGGATTGCAACCTTAGAAAGCAGACGTATTTATTCCGTGGGAATTTGCCGTTTGCGTCACCGAAGGCGACGAATGAGAGTCAAGAGGTTGATTTTAAGGGTTTGGCTGCGATTATGAAAGTGCGTGCGTTGCAGTGTGGCGTTGAGCTGCCGTCGCTGTATGTGTTGCGTGTTATATCCCTTCAGAATCGTGGTTCTGAGGGCGGGAGTATTCAGATGGAGCTTGATTCGTTTGACGCGTCTATGAAGGTTGACGACCTTGAGGAAGGGGTTTGGGTTGGCGAGGTTGGAAAGCGTCAATTTATGAACTTCCACGTTGAGCCGTCGGTTGGTTATCAGGCGAACTATACGCTTGTGAAAACGCTTGTGGATTTGATGGGGCAACAGAGTGTTGCGCCGGTGGTGTATTATTTTCATTGCGCGAGTGGTCATGACCGGACGGGTGCGGTAGCGGTTGGGTATTTGTCGACGCTTGGACGGTTTTCTTTGTCGGAGTCGTTTATCCTTGGGACGACTGTAGCGAAGCTTCCGGCGACGGCGGGTAAAGAGGTCCGGGACTGTTTTGTGCTGGGGACGGAGAATATCGACCCGTTGAGGTCGAGGATGTTTTTGGCGGATGATGGGTTTAACCGGGCGACGCTGGATATTTTCAATTATTTTAACCCGAACAAGAAATCGAATAGTATTCCGACGGACGCGGCGGGGATGTCCCCGGCGTATGTCATTGCGTCGTTCCCGTGGTTGAGGAAGTAGGTGTCCTGTGTATTCTCCGGGTATAAGGGTTGATGTTCCGTTTGATGTCCCGTATGACCTTGTGGTTGGCGGTGCGTGCCGGGACGCGTTGGCGGGGGAAAAGAAAGCACCGAGGGATTACGACCTGTGGTATACAAACGAAATATCGTATTTGGCAGCGTTAATCCTCCTGTTGGTTAAAGGGGCGGTTGAGATGGAGGAGGAAAGACGTGAATCCGCGTTTTTTTTTGGCAAACACTATTCTCGTTCTGTGTGGGAGTTGAATGGGGTTGTTTTTGACCTGAGAAGGTTTTTCGTGAAGGGTGGTCTGGGTGAACTGGAGGCGTTGGTGCGTGACCGGTTTGATTTTCGGGTAAATGCTTGCTATCAGCGTTTCGGTGGTGTTGTGGAGTCCGTGGCTGGCGAGGATGAATATGCCGCGAGAGTCCTTGAGCAGAATGATGTTCGCAAGATGACGCTTGGGCGTATTTTGGATCGTTGTCGTCACCTTTCCAAGCGTGGTTGGGTTGTTGGTGGCACGGTTGCGTCGAGCGCCTTTGGGCAAATAAGTGACATGTTCGAAGACCCGGAGGGTGGTTTTATAGACGATGCCAGTCGTTTTGTACGGGATGAGGGTTCCGGGTATTCCGTGCGCAAGGTCGTTTGTAGCAAGTCGGTATTTGGTGAGCTTTTCCCGTTGATACCCACAGAGCACCTTATTTTCGGTTTCCTTTCGTCCTCTGATGATGTTGTGCGGGCGACGATGCACGAATACAATCGACGTCAGAAAGGACCACTTTTGAGGGTTTTGGATGACGTCGTGGAATACGGCGCGTCTGTTATTGATCGCCTTTTGTCGGCGGTATTCGTGCTGCCGTAGTCTGATAATTATCCGGAGGTTTTCGATGGAGCGATATGACGTTCCGGTCAATGTTCCGCATGGTATTCGGTATGACCTTATTGTCGGTGGGGCTTGCCGGGACGCCATTATCGGAGTGAAGCCACGCGATTATGACCTGTGGTATTGCACGGAGCGGGGTTTTTATCAGGCAATTGAGCACCTGAATAGGCTTGGCGCGAAAAGTATTGGTGCAACAAGCAGGGCTGGGTATCCAAGCAAGCAGGGGATTTGGTTCGGCAAACAATGCGCCCATTCGGTTTGGATTAAAGGGCGTGATGTTTTTGACATGATGTATTTTCCAGAAATGGAACAGGATGAGTTGAAAACCCTGTGTGCGGATAATATGTGCTTTGGGGTCAATGCCTGTTTTCAGGAGTATGGCGGCAGTATTTATTCAAAGGCGCGACCGTGTGAGTATGAAAGCCGAGAGCTTGAGCCGAATGCATCGACCATGTCGACAGTGAGCATTCTGCGGCGGAGCTATAGGCTGTTCAAGCGAGGCTGGAAGCCGGGTGCCGGGTTGACTGGGTTGCTGTTCAAACGGCTTGATGAGATTTGCAAAAACGTTGATCGTTTTTTGTACTCGGAAGAGCGTGCGATTATTTGTACTGGGAATGGGTATAGCGGCACTCTTGACCATGTGGATTTTTCACTCGTCTGGCAGGTATTTCTGAAGCATATTCCCGACGACCATATGCTTATTGGGTTTTTGTCCTCGTCGGACGATATTATCCGTGTGCTGGCGAAGGAAAACAACCGAAGAAAAAATCATTGCCAGTCAGGATGTTGTTGAATTTTGTTCTTTCGTTGCGGGGGCGGTGGCGCATGCTCGGGCTTTGGGAGGTCTTTGAGTGATTAACGATATTTTGAATATGGTCGTCCAAAAGATCAACGAGCTGTCTGCTGGGAACCAGATGATTGCGGGCGCGATAAGCCTGTGGTTGTTGGGTGTCGCGTCGTATGTTTTCCGTTCGATTCCGCAAAGGATTTATTGGTTTTTCTGGAAGCAGCTAACGACGGAATTTGTTGTGACGAGTCAGAATACGTCGTTTTACAATTTACTGGATTGGTTTCGGGACGGCGGACATGCGGGGAAGGTTCGTCGGTTGAAGGTTTGGGACGGACGTTTTGGGTGGGGCGATAAGACGACGAAATCCATTGGGTATGGTTCGCACCTGTTGTGGCATGGGTGGATTCCGCTTTTTGTGTCCCTGTCGCGGGAAACGTCGAATGATTCGTACGACAAAGAAATGATTACGATTGTGAAGCTTGGTCGTTCCCATAAGGTTTTCGATAAATTGTTGGAAAACATCGCGATTGAGCGTCGGGCGAGGAATATGTTGGAGGTTTTTTCGTCTGTTGGAGACCATTGGGAAATTGCCTGTAAGCAGCCGTTTCGTGGTTTCGACAGTGTAATTGTTGATGATGAGGTTTTGGGGAAAATGCGGAATGCGGTAGACAATTTTATTTCCGCAGAGGATTGGTATGTGAAAAATGGAATTCCGTATTCCCTCGGGATATTATTATATGGTCCGCCCGGTACGGGGAAGACGTCTGTAATTCGTGCCCTTGCCTCGCATTTGAAGAGGGATATTTACGCCATACCGGTGTCGAAGGTAATGTTTTATCCTCAGATATTGCAGCGCGTAAGCAGTGATGGTATTTTGGTCGTCGAAGATGTTGACGCGTGTTCGTCGGCGTGTGCGCGTGCGGTTGAGAGGGTGCCAGAGCCGGGTCCGGTTGAGGAGGTAAAGCCGGGCGTTGACAAGCCGAACACACCTGTCGTTCGACATCGCCCGCGTGGTTCCGATTTGGCGGACGAATATAATGCCGCGATTGTAAATACCTCCGATTTGTTGAACGCGATAGACGGGTTGGCGACGTCGCATGGTCGAATCTTGGTTATGACGACGAACCACCCTGAAAAATTAGACCCGGCGTTATTGCGTCCGGGTCGGTGCGATGTCCGCGTGGAGATTGGGTATTTTTCGGAGAAAATGTTTATTCGTTTTTTCGAGAGGTTTTTTCCGGGGTTTTCCGAGAAAATGTCGGGGCGTGTTATCGCCGACAATTTGACGGGGGCGGTTTTGCAACAGGCGGTGTTGGAAAAGAAAACCCCCGATGAAATTATCTTGGAGTCCACGAAAGAAATACCCCGATAATTTCCTGTTCGCGCCCGATGGTATTTTGTCTAACTGGAGGGTGATTTCTATGGGTGGTTTATATTGTCCGATGCCGCGTGGCTCAGCATCGTCATATTTTCGGGCGTATTTATATTGGTATCCCGAAGACGGTGAAACCCGAGTAATTATTTTGGATGACGATTTCTTTGCCGTCGAGTGCGTGTCGAAGCTTGAAGGTGTGGATTCGGCCGAGGCGGTGACCGAGGATTTTCGGGAGTGCGTCAAGGATATTGAATTTATTCGCAGTCTGTCGGAAGGGGAAATTCCTGCCGAGGGCTGTGTTGAAATTGTCGGTGAGTTTTCCGTGTCGTGGTCTGAGTCCTGTTACCCCGATTCTCAGGGGGAAATTGATTCGGAGACGGATATTGATGTTCGGGATAAGGTTTTCCTGTCCGTTGATGAGATGAACGCTATTTTTGACGAGGTGGAATAATTATGGCGTCCGAAGGTGAATATCAGGTTATGGTTCTGGATGAGGACGAGGGCGGTGCACTAGTTTATTCTGTGGCTGGCATTCCCGCTGCGGACTCCGAGGATGGCGCTCTTGATAACTTCCGCATATGGAAGAAGTCCTGTTTCATTGCGCGTGAAGATATCCCGCATGTGGTTGTTCGGGTTGTCTGTGGCGAGTTGGTGTAAGGGAGAAGCAACATGCCGAATAATGTAAGAAGCATGGTGAGGGTTTTGGGTCCACGTGCGTCAAGAGAGGCGTTTGTTGCGGCTTGTCTTTCTGTTGGTGAGGAAGAGGTTGTCGATTTCGAAAAGGTTATTCCCATTCCGCCTGAGTTGTGTGTTGTAGATAGCTCATCTGGTGATTTTGGATATACGCTCCTGAAGTATGGATGGAGGTCGTTTCAAAAGCGTTTTAAGGCAAAGACAAAAAAAGGCGTTATTGCCGCCGCTGAAAAAGTGATGCCCGGTGCCATTGAACTTGGGCGGAGGTATCTGGAAAACGAGAAGAAGTTCGGCAGCAAAACATGGTATGGGTGGTGCACCTCCAAGTGGGGAACGAAATGGAATGCGTATCGGAGCAGTATCAAGCAGACTGCCCGTTTGTTGACACTGGAGTTTTGCACGGCATGGAGCGAGCCGATGCCTGTGTTTCGGTGCTGGTCCGAGAAGTTTCCCGACCTGCGGTTTCGTGTTCATGTTAGTGGTGAGGTTGCAAAGGAGACTTCGTTTGAGCTTTGTAAAGGGGTAGAGGTTGAGCTGTAAAAACAGGTTTCTTTGATAAAAAGAGCCAATAATTTCCTGATTATTGGTAGAGTTATAGAATGTAGGTACAATTTCTTTTCCGTAGCGGAAGGGGGTTGTGATGCCTGATAATCAGGATGGCGGCATGGTTTCGGTTATGCTTCCGGCGGTAATGGCTGAGAAGATTTCCGAACTTCGAAAGAACGGTGGTGAGGTTTTTCAGGTAATGGTTCGTCTTGGTTATGATTTTGCCTTTGTCGAAGAGGATGGGAAAGTCAATTGGGACGATGACCATCACGGTTGAATGCGGTGGTAAAAATGGCTTTGGATGAGTCTTGTTGTTCTCGTGACATTTTCGAGAACGGAGTGCATGTTTTTTTCTCTTACTGATTTGCCGCCTGTGGCGATAAATGAGTGGGTGTGCAGAATATCCGAAAAATCCGGTCAACGCGTCGACTGGCATTACGTCGGCGGTATTGCGTGTGTTCGGTGTTTGGTGGATTCCGAGGCTGTGGTGTCCGCCATTCGGAGCAACTTGTCGGAGATAAGCTCGAAGACAAGTTGCTGGAGGTTTATCTGACGGAAGGGTGGTTTGTGATGGAATCACGTTCAGGTCTGTTTGGTTTGGTGTTTGTTTTGGTTGTGATTTCCGTTTTTTCTTTTGCGTTGATGACGCGTCAGGATGGTTTCCGCGTGTTGTCGGTTTTGGGTTGTGTGGTTTTTTTTATTGTGCTTGTGGCTGCTATGTTTGGCGCGGCGTCTGGCGATAGGTGATATTCGATGAGCGTACCTCCGATAAAAAAATCGTGGTGGGTTTGTGATGGGTTGTTGGCGGGTCCGTCACCTGTCCAGCCTGAAAGCCGGGCGCGTCTGGATAAGCTCCTTGCATATGGAATGAACTCCTTTGTAGACCTTCGTGATACAAAGGAAGAGATAGACGGATTTCCGGAGGTTCGCTACGATTCTCTTTTGCCGTCCGGTGTTGAATATAAAAATTTCCCAATCCTCGACGGACAAGCACCGGCGCGGGACGAGGACACAGACCGTATTGTGCGATATATTTGCGAGCGGATGGAGAGTGGAAAAAAGGTTTATGTTCACTGTCACGGTGGCCATGGAAGAACTGGAACGATTGTGGCGGCGTTTTTGGTTCGTGGTGGTTTTCCACCGGCTGGTTCTATCCTGCACATAAATATATTGCGGAAAGCGGCGTGTGCAGAACTCTCAGATATTCTGAGTCCGCAAACAGACATTCAGATGGGTGCGATTCACAGTTATGGTCGTTTTTTGCAGAAGGCATAGCGATGGATATTTCCGGGTGGACAAAATTGGAGCGTTCGCTTCTTTTGTATCTTGAGACGCGGGCTGTTGATTATTCCGGTGGTGTTGATGCACGCCGTATGAACGACGAAGATATTGCCATTGCGAAGCGTTGGAACGACGAGGGGTTTATTGGGTTCGGGAGGATTGCGTTCCGTGATGTTGGCTCGCCGACGACTCCAGCCGGTTCTGTGTTTTGGTGTGAACTGAGTGATGAGGCGTGGAGTATTGTTGCCGATTTGCGTCGTAAGCGGGCGTGTCGTTCATGGGGGAAAAGAAGTTTCATGAAGACAAGCGAGGTCTGAATGAAGAGTCGCCGTGGGAAGCCCAAAGATACGGACGTTCCAGAGTCGTGTTATTCCTGTCTGTCTCTTGCAGATGGTCGTAGGATTCGAATTAACTTCGACCTGTCTATGCGGGCGTCTGAATATGTTTGTGCGGCGTGTCGTGACGAGTGGTGTATGATGGCAAAATCGTGTAACGAAGGAAATCCGGCAGCAACGGCGATGCGGGTTGGTTGCCCGTATATTGCGGAGCACGTCATGCTGCAAAACACGCCAATATTTTTGAGTGGCTCTGTTCAGGTAACGAATAATGATAGGGATTGAATCTCTTGCTGTGATTTTGGCAGCCGTTGGGCGTCGTCGCAAGGAAGAAAAGGCCGTAGAGGGTCTTGGTTTTGAACCGATTTGTGACATGCAGACACCGGCTGTTCCGGCAATGACGGAAGAGTTGTGGAGTGAGGTTGGCTCTGACGTTTCCGAGCTTTGTGTCGACCTGTTGAGTTTTGCCCGGTTCAATAAATACATGCGACTTGCGGGTATGGCCGCGAATCAGGTTGGCTTGAAAGGCGAGCGGGTAATGTTGGACGTCTGTTTTGTCAACACGTCCGGTTCCGATTTCAGAGGTTGCTGGGTTACGGCGTTGTGCCCGGAAATTGTTTCGCGCTCCGGCGGCTCCACGTCGTCCCGTGAAGGGTGTCTGACGTGGCCGGGGAAATATATCGCCGCAGAGCGCCATGACCATGTTGTTGTTCGGTATCGCGACCTTTCGTGGAAAGAGTGTGAGTTTGAGGCGTCGGGGTTTGAGGCGAAGGTTTGGCAACACGAGGTTAATCATCTTCGCGGCGTGGAAGAACGCATTCATTTTTCAGGAGAGTTTCGCGGTGTTGGCGTTAACGACCCGTGTCCGTGTGGCAGTGGGAAGAAGCTGAAAAAGTGTTGTGGGCGGTAGAAGGTTATATGTCGGAAAATAATTGGTGGAAATTCCGAAAAATTGACCAAGTTTTTTGTGTCGTCCGATATTCCTTCATGGTAATCGAAAGAAGACGGCGTGTTCAGGTTCCGGAGCCTGTTTCTGCCTAGTTGCCAGTGCCTAAGGAGGTTGTGGGTTCGAATCCCACCTCTCCCGCAAGGGTGAGTAGTTCAAAGTGGCTAGAACACCTTACGCCAGTGCAGCAGCCAAGTAGATACCTACGTCGGGATGGCCATCCCGGCGTTTTTTTGTTTTATAGGAGATTTTTCGCTCACGGGCGATGTTATATAAAGGAGGGTATTATGGAGAAGACACTTTACGCATTGCGGAACAAAAAGACGGGTGTGTTGGCTAAGGTTTATGGTCGGCCGAATGGTGGTGCCGACTGCTCGTGCGAGACACAGAATATTGTCGGAGAAGATGGTGACCGTGACTGGTTGGTAGAAGATGCGGTGAACGCCGAATATGCTCGCCTGAACGACACACCGTGGTATAATGCCGACCACGAAACGCCGTCCCATAGCGATTCGTGGAATCCCGGTGATTGGGAGGTTGTATCGGTTGTAATGGTTTGCGAGAAAGTCGATGTGAAGATTCCGACGATGCGTAAGTATCTGGCGGAGCGTTACAAGAAGTCGAATCCGGAACATTACAAGCACTGCATTGCCATGTTGAACGAAAAGTCGTCGCGTAGCGAGATGATGTATTCCCTGTATGACCTTCGCATTTGGATGGATGAGAGAAATGGAAAAAAACATAGTTGATAAGCTGTATGACGCTTTTATTAACATGGACCACTCTCACGCGTGTGAGGCTAGGATTGAGTTGGCGGGCAGGAGTGCGTTTGGAAAGTGTTCCTGTGGTCATGACAAGGCAATAAACCTTTTCAAGCAGCTTCGTGCGCTGTTGTCGCTTGAAGGTGTTGATGGTATCGCCTATGCCCTTCGTCATAAAGAAACGAAACGTTTCTTTGTTCGTGTGAGTGACGATGGTTCTATTACGAGTGATGTTTTTTCAAAAGATGTGCATTTGGATTTCAATATAGACCGGATACGGGAACTATTGTCTGATTACGAGTTGGAGGATTTTGTGATTGTTCGTGTGACGACTCGGACTGTTACCGTTCGGAATTTTGATGAGGTGGAGTCATGAAAATCAAAATGAAGTCGGCTGCGGATCTTGCCCGTTCTGTACGGAAGTCGCCTGTTCCGCCGGGGAAGACGATTCTGTCGAAAAAGGATAAGGCGAAGAAAAACGCCCGCAGGGTTTTTCGTCAAAACCGTGACGATGCAGAAAGCCAGTAAATTGTTCCGCCCGTGTCGGGGAAGAGTTGAGACCGGCAGGATTTGAACCTGCACTTATACCTTGGTGCCCTGTGGCTGGCGATGATTCTTGCACACCGCCCCAAGGCTGCTCTCCCGTTAAGCTACGGTCTCACTTGTAACCGTAGCCAGTTTATTCCCTTGTTGTGTTGCAAAGACGACGAGTGGTTGTGTAATCTCTCATTGTGCGTCCTCCTACTGTTAGTCGGTTGATAAAAAAATATGGGAGTTTTTTTCGTGCAACGCGATGTCTTTTCAAAGGAGGATAATCCATTGGAATCACCCTATCTCATTCAGCGTATGAAGTTGCGAAAAGTTGCCGCCGGTGAGGGTCGCAGCATTGATGACCTTTTTTCGATGGACTATATGGGTTCGTCGGAGTTTGAGTGGGGTGCGTTGCCGGAATCGCTCAAGCGCATCTGTCGCAATATTGACGCCTATGAGCTGTTTACACCACTTGTAAACGGACAGCAAATCCACGACTTTCGTGGGTTCCCCCTCGTTTTGATTGCCCCGCGAGAGCTACATGAAGAATACGGTGATTTTCTCGTGTCACTTGTCGGTGGTGCGGCGGGGCATCTGAAAGAGCCGTCGTATATCACAAACAACGTTTCCGGCAAGGAATGGAACGGAAAGGCACTTTCGTACGGCAAAGTTGACGCGTGGTGGGACATCGAGAACGATGTGTTTTTCGCGTTTGGCGTTGTGGCGGATACCGTGGTGAACGCCGTTCGTGGTACTATCGAGAAGAAGCGTGCGGAAGGAAAAACCGATTGGCTTCCGAAAGGAAAAGCGTGAAAACCATCAAAGTCGTTGAGCATAAAACCACTGTTCCCGTTGATGACATTGGGGACACTTTTCTTCCCAAGGACGGTTCGAATTGGTTCTCGAAGCCGCCCGAGGACGTTTGGACGACGAAGCCGTTCATTCCGCTTGGCGCACTCGGACTCAACACATGGGATTCGCTCAGGCGGGTCGGTGTATACGAGAAGGAATTTCGTCTGTCTGTGCAGTATGATTGCCCGTTCGTTGATGGGAATAAGTTCTATCTGTTTGTTCCGAATCTTCTGTTTACGGACGATGTTCCGTTTTGGATTGGTCGTATATCCGGCGAGGTGCATCTCCTTGGCGGCAAGGAATATATTGCCGACCACGAATGGCATCGCCATGTGTATGAGGACGATTTCGAGAACAAAACGATGCCGATGGGATACATCTGCGAAAACATGATGGGTCATGGGTTTTCCAGTAAGTATTTGGTCGGGAATGGGTATGCCGGGAAAAAATCTGCCGTTGTTGCGCTTGAAAACGGAGATTATCTCGGCGGTCAGGTGTGGGTTTGGTATAATAAATAAGGGTCACCACATGCGTGTGTTTGCCGAGAGGAAGTCTGATGGAAAAAGGCTCCTTGTTGTTGGGTGGAGTGGTGATGAGATTTGTGTCTTGGAGCGGTTCACGTTTTGGTCTGATTCGGGCACGGTTATGCGCCCACTGAGGCTGTGGCATAAAAAGGCTCTATACAAGATGGAACGCGACGGTTGTGTCGCAGAGTTGTGACAAGGAGATATTCATGGCGGCGCAGGGTTATATCCCCGAAAACATCGTGTTTGTTTTTTCTGATTCCATCAAAGCCAAAGACATCAATGTCGTTCCGGCTTTTCCCGTTGATGCAGCCAACAAGAAGCGTCTTGAGTCGGCGGACAGGTGGGCGACCAATGGTAATTGGCAGAACCGTGGAAAAGAGAAGACTGTTAAGAAGAAGGAATATCCGAACGGCCCGTTTGTGGATGTTCGGATTAACGATTTGGAGTTTCGCGGCGAGGGTGGTCGTGCGTATAAGGTAGTCGTTGGTGATGACTACTACGTTGACTTCCGCGAAGACGAATTGATGTGGGTCATCAAGAATCGCGGTATCCGTGAGGGTGGGTTTATGAACGGCGAGTTTTGCTTCGCCGTCGTTGGCTCACAAACGAAACTTGTTCCCATCGGTTCTCCGCTGTGGGAGGGAGTAAGGGCGTCCGGCGCTCGTCGTGTCGCCAAAGAGATTGCGGCGTCCGACTTTGTTGTTGGTCATACCTATGAGCGGAAGAACCAGTCGCGTTTTACCATTATCGCCGAGGTGAACGTTCCGAGCATTACTCTGGTAAAGAAAGATGTTTCTTGGTGTGTGACACCGGTTTCACAGCGCGTGCGTCTGGAGAAGGTTGGGCGCGTGTCGAAAACGTTTTTGATTTTCGATTCTTTTTACTCCGATGGAGGTCCGAAAGCCGATTTGTTGAAGGGGTATGTGTGGGAGTTCAAGTTTGCGAAGAAGCCGTCTGCGATTGTTGACCTTGGTGCTGTTCCAGCGTCCGACATGGTGACGATTGACGAGGTGAAGAAGAAAGCACAGGAGCAGCTTGGAAAATCCAACTACGTAAATGATGTATCCAAGGAGCTTCTTGGGTTGATTTGTATGCAGGACGCGTCGGTGACATACGTTCCTGACCCGGCGTTTGTTGATGGTGCGGTTGTTTGGTCGAAGAAGTAAGAGAGCGAATTTATGAAGTCGTTTGATGAGACACTCAAAGAGGTTTATGAGCGTCAGGATGGCGACCCCATCTTTTCCGATATTGCGTTTTGGCTTTGCCGTCTGTCGACTGCCGAGCGGCGTATGCCTGTTCTTCGGGAGTTTTCCGTTCGTGAGAAGATTTGTCATGCGTGTGAGAACATATCGTCGAGTCTGAAGTGGTGTACGGCGGACAAAGCAAATCCCGTTTCAATCGCTGATATGACAGCGGTTCCTGAAAACTGTCCGTTTGCTGTTGAGATGGTTGTTGTTGCCGGTGTTGGGAGTGAATAGTTGCCCGTGTTCTTTGTATGGCAAAACAGCTTTGCTAGGAGAAGGAGATGCTTTTTGTGTTCATGTTTAACCTGTTGATTATTGGTTTGTGTGCCTATTGTTTGTATCGGGTGGTTGGTTTGCGCGTTCTGAACGCACTTATCCCGGAACAGGAAGAGGTAAACAAAGCCCCAACGAAAGACTCCTCGCTTTCGGATTGCCTGAGTTCTGTCGAGGGTGAAGAAGTTGTTCCCGTTAAAAGGCGGGGGAAAAAGGCGTCCGAGTCGGACGAGGTGAAACCAAAGGTTGTTTGTCGGTCGAAAAAGGTTGTTGAACCCAAATAGTTCGTCGTGGTGACGAAAATATAAAAAGGAGAATCAAGGTGGAAATGAGTGAACGTAATGTGGCGAAGTTGATTGTGGTTGCGATTTGTCTTATGTTTGCCGCCCTTGTTATGCCGTCGATGGTTGAGACGGTTGACAATGGCACCTATCAGGTTCGGCAGTGGCCGGTGTCCGGATCCATTGACGTAAAAATGACGCCCGGCATGTGGTGGCAGTGTTTCGGCAACACTCAAACGTGGCCAAAGGCAGAGACGTTCTATTTCACAGAGGACCCGGAGGGGGCAACAGGACCGGACGACACGGGTGATGCCAGTATCGAGGTTACGTTCAACGACGGTTCGAAATGCCGTATCTCGGGAACGTGCCGTGTTGAAATGCCAAAGACTGAGGAACAGGCAAAAAACCTCATCATGGTCTTGGGATTGCGGTCGCATAACGATGTTGAGGAAAAGTTGGTCAAGCCGTGCCTTCGCAATGCGTTGATTTTGACAGCCAATATGATGACGGCACGCGAATCGTATTCGGAAAAGCGTATCGACTTTGTTATGACGGCGTGGGACCAAGTCCAGCATGGTCTGTATGAGTTCACTGAGGAAGTTACCGAGGTGAAGGACCCTGTGACCGGTATCGCAACGACCAAGAAAATCAAAATCCCATTGACGGGTAATGATGGTAAGATTATTCGCCAGCCCCAGTCAAACATCTTTGAAGGAACCGGCATTGTCCTGTCGAATTTTGAAGTGAAGAAGTTCCTGTATGAGGACAAGGTGCAGCAGCAGATTGCCCAGCAGCAGGAAGCCACAATGGCGGTTATCACGGCAATGGCGCAAGCCAAACGCGCAGAGCAGGATAGGCTCCGTATCGAAGCCGAAGGTAAAGCTGCCGTGACCAAGGCGCAGTATGAGAAGGAACAGGAAAAGATTCGCGCTGTGACTGACGCCCTGAAGGACAAGGAAGTTGCCGTAACAAAAGCAGAGCAGGAAAAGGAAGTCGCTGTCCTCGCTCGTGATGCTGCCGCGATGACTAAAGACCAGCAGATTCTACTCGGTCAGGGCGAGGCTGAGCGTAAGAAGCTCGTGATGGACGCCGATGGTGCGTTGCAGCAAAAGCTGTCCGCGTGGTTGGACTCTCAGAAGGTGTGGGCGGATGCGTTTGCGCGTCGCAATGTTCCGTCCGTCGTTATGGGTGAGAAGGGTGCCGGTCAGGATGGTTCGGCGAGCGATTTCATGTCGATGCTGACCATCAAGGCTGCGAAAGACCTTGCCCTTGATATGTCGATGAAGGGTTCCGTGCCGGTTGCGGAACAGTAGGCTGCCATGAAAAGATTGCCCATCAAGGCGGCGAAAGATGTTGCTGACAAATACAACCAGTCTCAGGTGATTATGGTCACTTGGGACAAGGAGTCGAATCTCATCCATACTGTGTCGTATGGCAAAACGGTAAAGGATTGTGAGGAGGCTGCGAAAGGCGCGAATATGGTTCGCCGGGCACTCGGGTTTCCCGAAGAATTGTGCAATGCGAAGCCAGCACGTCAGGTTCGCAGGGAGAAAAAGGCGAAGTCATAATCCCAACCTCTATTCGGTTTGTTGTTTGGGCGGGGGTGTAAAAACCCCCGCTTTTTTTGTCAGAGATTCTTGAATAGCACGATATTAGGTAGAGGGATTGGTTTTGCATTGGATATAAGGAGATTGCGATGGGACAGACTTGTGAGGCGGTTCGCGTGATGAAGCTTGATATTGTGAAGTGGGCTTGTCAGAAAACGAACGCCGAAATCAACCAGCGTATCGACCTACTGATTGATTTCGTTCTTGCTCAAGGTGGGTGCCAAGAGGAAGTTGATCAGGCGAAGTTCGAGGCGAAGGAGCTTTCCTGTATCGTTCTTCGTCGGTGTCAGGGATGAATTGTCTGTTGTCGCCTGTTGTATCTGTGTGCAGGCAGTGCCGTTGGGGCAGATATCGTTATGACGAAAAAAGGCGGCGCAGTCGTCTGTATTGCGCCGCCTCGAACAATGAGAGTCCATTCCGCAATTCATGGATTCAATCCAGAACGTTTTTCCCACCAGATTCGTGCCCGTATATCACCGAGTTTGTGATTTTGCGCGGCGGAAAATGATTGACTGAATCGTATAGTTTGTTTATACTAACCGTGTTGGTACATGGTTGTTAGCTTGTTGCCGTTCTCTTTTTGGAGGAAGTATTATGTGGAAGCATGGTGTATTGATTGGTTTGGTGGGTGCTTTGGTGGGTTCCTTTGCGTTGGTTGTGACTGGTTGCACGTCTGAGGACTACAGCAAGAACATGCGGGCAGCGACTGTTCAGGCGACAGCGATGGTTTCTGCGAAGGCTATTCTTGATGAGGTTGCAGCTGACAAGTATGACTCCACAAAAGCCAAGATGATTGAGGTGTTTGCCGAGGTTGGTCGGTTTCTCGATACTGGGAAGATTGGCGACTTGCCGTTTGATGCAGCCAAAGACGCTGTTGTGAAATTCATGCAGGAAAAGGGATGGGATCAGTATATTCCGGCTGTTGTAAGCATAATGGATATTATTGCAGAGCAAAAGGTTCCGATTGAAAAACTTGGTATTGACAATATTGCCATGATTAAGTTGGGTCTTGAGTCTGCGTCTGTGAGTGCCTCAACATCAAAGGTTGAATGGCGTCGCCCGGCGTCCCGTGATGGTTCGAAGGCTGTTTTGCCGCCGAATAAGATTCGTTTGTACCGCGATTAACCGAGATTTCCAGTTTGTGTCCGATAAGCCTTCGTGGGTATAATTCCACGAAGGCTTTTTGTTGGAGAATTGTATGCATGTTGAATCAGAGGGAACCTGTTGCGGGTTCGAGTTCAAGGTTATACTTCAAGACCTTGGTTTCCGTTGTGGGTATGTTCGGTTGCCGAAGGGACATCCGTGGTATGGTATGCGTATGTTCGATATTCCTGCAAAGGTGCATGGCGGGATAACGTTCGCTGATTTTTGCTCGTGTGGTCCTCTTGACGGCGGGTTCTGGATTGGTTTTGATTGTGCCCATGTCTTTGACTCGTCAACCCTTGACGATGTGTCTGAGGAGCTTCGCGGAACGAACCTCGCAAACCTCATGGTGAATGGTATTTTTGACTCCGAGCCTGCAAATTCGCTCCGGAGTTTATTCAACCATTTGTTTGGCATTTCTGAAGAAGATTCGTTAGAGTGCGAACGTCAAATGAAGGCGATGCGGAAGCCGCGTAGTATGTTGTATGTTGAGTCGCAGTGCAAAAACCTTGCCGCCGAGTGTTTTGATGTTGCGAAAAGATTTAACGAAAAAAAGTTATAAATTGTCAAAAATCCAGACCTCATGCGATGGTGTTGCAGGAGGAAGAGTTTATGTTTGAGGTTACGATTACCGAGGTTTATCAGACGGTCTGGCGATATCATCGCTTATCACGTCACTGGTGGTGCGAACGTGGACGCATGGTTGGCTATGAGGTGAGTGGTGGTGGGTGGTTTTTTCCAAGCAGGCATCGCAAGCTCGCTTGTGCCGAGAAAGAAAAGGCTTCTCGTGAGGCGTTCACCGCCAAGTTTCCGCCGCCGCCTATCTGGCGCAGCGAGCGTGAAATTGCGAAGAGTAAGCGTCTTGGCTTGAGGAAGTGAGAGGATACCAATGTTTGAGATGAACGGAAAGTATTCCGACGCGAAGGTTATGATTGATAGTGTCGATACGGAGACCGTCCGTCAGGTGCAGTTGATGGTCAATCATCCCGCCGCGTCCAACCCTGTCGCTATCATGCCTGATTGCCATGCGGGTAAGGGGTGCGTGATTGGGTTTACCATGAAGGTTGGGGACAAGGTTGTTCCGAATTGGGTGGGGGTGGATATCGGCTGCGGGATGCTGTCCGTGCGGCTGCCACTGTCGTCACTGTCCGATAAGGAGTTGGCTGCCCTTGACGTGAAGATTCGCGAGAACGTTCCGATGGGCATGAATGTCAATAGTTCGTACAAGAAGTCACTGTGCGACGATTTCGTTCGCCTGTTGGTTGCCTCGGCGTCCGAGTCGAACAGCCCCATTGCAAGGAAGTTTATAACGGCGTCGAAGGATTCCGTCGAGGCGGAGGTTAAGTCGGTCGGTATGAATGTTGACTACTTCTGGACGTCCATTGGTTCGCTCGGTGGCGGGAATCATTTTATTGAGATTGGTCGTGACGAGGCTGGTCGTTTGTGGTTGACTGTCCATACCGGCTCCCGGAACTTCGGGAAGACGGCGTGTGAGCACTTCGATGACCGTGCGCAGGAGGTGTTGCGTAATGTTGACCTGTCGGGTTATATTTCAGAGTTGAAGGCGCGTGCCGACAGGGGAGAGATTTCCAAGTCGCAGATTGGTGACCTATTGGGCGAGAAGCAGCGTGAGTTCAAGTTGGACTTTGACGTGCGTTCGTCCGCGTATGTAACCGGAGACATGATGGATGGCTATCTGTCGGTTATGTTCTTGGCGCAGACCTACGCTGCGCTCAATCGGTCTGTGATTGTCGGGAAGATTGTGGAGTCCATCGGGGCTATTGTCGGTGCCCCTGTATCGCCTGACGACCGCATCGAGACCACGCACAACTTCATCTCATTTGTTGACGGTATTGTCCGCAAGGGCGCGATTCGCTCGTATGTCGGTGAGCGGATGATTATCCCCTTCAACATGCGGGATGGCTTGCTGATGTGCGAGGGCAAGTCGAATCCTGAGTGGAACTATTCCGCGCCCCACGGTGCCGGGCGCGTCCTGTCGCGTCGTCAGGCGAAGGACAGTATTGTTCTTGAGGACTACCAGAAGGCGATGTCCGGAATTTTCACCACGTCGGTTGGAGCCGATACGATTGACGAGTCGCCGATGGCGTATAAGGATGCGGCGATGATTGAGGAGGCGATTGCCCCCACTGCAACCATTATCCACCGTGTCAAGCCCATCTATAACGTAAAGGCTAGTTAAAACAGAGAGGAGGTCAAAATGAAATTCGTCATATGTGTTCTTGGCGGTCTGTTGTGTGGTGGTTGTGTTGGTGTCGCCCTCTTTGGAGAAAAAGAACTGGGTGCTTATATCCTTACTGTCGTAGGACTTGTTGTCGGGATTAAGGCAGGACTTGAAGATGACGATTCTTCAGGAGGATCTTCGAACAATCATCTTGGTTGTCCAAAAGGACACTATTAACCATAACACCACAAAAACTGGAAATAGGTCGCTTATTTTTCTGGTGCCTGTGCCGGGCTGGTTTTATGCGAATTCTGTGACACAGAGAAAATCCTGATTTTCGAATCGAGGAAAAATGTCAAAAGGTGAACCCATATTCAAGTCGGACAGATTGCGGCTGATGGCGCGGCAATCAATCGAGGATATTCGGAAAAACCTTATGCAACTTGCCCGTGGTGGTCGTTCCCGTCTTGTCAGGGAAGACATCCTCAAAAACGCTGACCCGTTCCACGTGTGGAAATACATGGAGTTGCTTCTGCGTTCCGAGGGTCGACTTGAAGACTCCTACTCGATTACAATGCCGACGGCTGCGGCGTTGTCTGCCGGTTCGATGAGTCCGTTTATCTTTCAGGACAAAGAATTGGTTGAAGACATCTTGGAGTCCAAAACGAGTGGTATCCCGTTCAGTGCGGTCAAGTTCCCGTTCGACGAGTTCCTTATCGAATTGCCGGAGCCTGTGGTGTTTCCGGACGGTTCTGGCGACAAGTGGGACGTCGCGTGTTTTCGTTATGTGGACATGGTTCGCTCGCCCTATGAGTTGAACGACCAACAATCTCTCAATGCCGAATTTGGCGGGCAAGAACTTGAGAGCGAAAAGTGTATTATGCTTGTCTGTTACAATATGTCCGACAAGTCCGGCGATTCTGTGAGGACGAACTGGCTGTATTTCACGCCGCGCCCGGAATTTGTTTTCACAGACGACGATATTGTTGGTATGGATAACAAGAGCTGTGGGTCGTTTCCGAAAGAGGTCGTCGGTTCGGTTATCCTGCAAATCCTTCGTTTTGTGTTTTTCTTGGTGTCGCCGTCGTGCGTTGTAAACACTGTGAGCCGGTCGAAGCCGTCAGTGAAAGCCCCGGATGTTGTTCGGTATAGGTTCCAGCAGACGCGGATTGTTTCGGTGTCCAAGGAAAGAACCAACTACGAATACGACGAAGACGATGATAGCGGACGAAAGGTTTCCGTGCGGTTTCGGGTTGTTGGGCACTTCAAGCACTTCACGAAGGGTCGGTTGTCCGGGCGTATTATCTGGTGCCCGCCGCACTGGAAGGGTCCGGATATCGGAGTGCAGGTAGAAAAAAAGTACGTTGTTTCATAGATTCTGTCATGGTGGGTATTTACATGGTTTCACTTCTTTGGTATAATTCGGTATGTTGTTTTATTCCGGGTTGTCCGAGGAGGGGGTATATTGTGGCAAAAAGTCTTAAAGACGAAGAGGTTGAGCTATTGTTCTCTGTGATGTTTGCAGAGCAAAAAGCGAATGATGTATTGAAGTCAGAAGTCGAAAAGCGTTGTGGTCGTGACTCGTCGCGGTTTGTAGCGAGAATCAACCAAGCGAACGAAATGATACTTGACGCTGTTGACGAATTGTTAGCCCTGATGTCTAACCGTGTCTAATCCTTTTCTTATTCTGGTTCGTGAGTTCTTCTCGTCTGCTACAGATGAAGAGGCGTCTGATATTTTGTGGGGTCGTACGGCGTTTCCGTTTGATTGCTCAAGTTTGCGCGAGCAGTTGGCGGCCGCAAAATCCCATGATGATGCCGGTCGTAGACAGTGTGATTTTTGCATGAACGCGGCGGCGGATGGTGACTGTTTGTGTGCGGCGTGTTCGTCGGCTCTTAAGAGTCTCAAGAACAATCAGTGAATGGCGTGCGTCTAACCGTGTATAATACAATGGTCCCGGAGATGTCGGGGTGGTTTTATTTACACGGGAGGCGGTAAATGAGTTGGATTCAGACCTATTCTGGCCAAAAGTTTTTCATTTCAAATCCAAAACCAGAACTTGTGCGGGTAAATGATATCGCCCGCTCGTTGTCTATGATATGCCGGTTCGCCGGTCACTGCCGAGAGTTTTACAGCGTTTCCCAGCACAGTGTTTATACGACAATCTGGCTCCAAGACTTCTTTGAGCGAAAAAACAGTCGCGATTTTTCATCAGAACAGATTCGACACATCATGCTGGTTGGGCTTCTGCATGATGCCGCCGAGGCGTATATCGGAGATATTCCGCGCCCAGCGAAATCCGTGTTCAGTGAAGCGAAGTCACTCGAAGAACGGATTTTGCGGGCGGTGTTTGAGGCGTTGGCGTCGGATGTCCCTGAAGACTTTCTATCCACCGCTTGGCTGTATGTCAAAATCGCTGACAATGCGTTGCTGGGTGCCGAGGCGCGTGACCTGTTCACCTACTGTATTGAGGATTGGCATATGAACCTTGGTATCGCGCCAGCCGATATTGACATTGTTCCGTGCTCGTCGAAGGATGCCGAAGAGTTGTTTTTACAGACGTACTATCAACTGCTTGGTGCAAAATGAAACTTGCTGTTGTTGGCTCCCGTTCGTTTCGTGATTTTGACCTTCTGGAGAAGACCTTGAAAAAGGTTTGCTCCGATTACGTTGTTGATAGCTTTGTGTCCGGCGGTGCCGTTGGAGCTGATTCGATGGGGTTGATGTTTGCCAAAGACAACAACATTCCGTCGGATGTTTATTTCCCGGATTGGGAACAGGGTAGGCATGCCGGGTTTATAAGGAACACAAAGATTGCGGAAGAAGCTGATATTCTTGTCGCGTTTTGGGACGGTCGCTCGAATGGAACCAAAGACGTCATCGGAAAGGCGGAAAACTTGGGGAAAATTGTTATTGTCCAGTTGTTTGATTGTGGATAAATTCCCGAAGGATTCTGTGTTGTTGCTCTATCGTTCTGTTGGTAAGGTGTAGTTGTTTTGCCCAGAAGGCGTATTCTTGTAGGTGCTGTTCTGCCTCCTGTTTGTTTGTGATGCAGGTTTTGATAAAGGCATTCTTGTGGTGTTCCATAACCTTTAATGCTATCTGTTGGTTGCGTTTGGCGGCTCCGAGTTCCTTGAGTATGTCTATCATATTTTTCTCCTTTCTCAGGCTTTATCGTCGACCGGTGGCTGTTGTCTTGAGTCTTTTTTGGTTTTCGGTTCGATAATTTCGCTGCCCGAGCGATAGTGTGTTGTGGATAAACGAGGAGAATGCTTGATGCCAACAATGGTTGTGATGCGCGGGCTGCCCGGTTCCGGTAAATCGACGCTGGCTCAGAATATCGCCAAGCGTCGTAATGCTGCCCTGTGCAGCGCGGACGACTGGTTCATACGGAACGGAAAATACTGCTTCGACCCCAAACAGCTTGGCGTCGCCCACATGCGTTGTCAGCACTATGTTCGTGAGGCTTGTAAAGCTGGTCGTGATGTTGTTGTTGATAATACGAACGCCTCGTGGGGCGAGGTGAAGGTTTGGGTTGACATTGCGAAAGAGTTCGGTTACAAGTTGGCTGTTTCCGTTCCCTCGTGGACGGAAGATCTTTTCTGTGATGGTTCGTGGAATCTGAAGTTCCTGAGTGGTCGTTCGGTACACGATGTCCCTGATGAGGTTCTTTCCGGTATCTCTGAGAGGTTTGTTTGGGGTGTCGAGGATATGATTCGCGAAAGCGGAGTGGAGATTGAAGATGTCTGCTAAAGTGATTGGTGTTACAGGTCCAGCCGGTTCGGGGAAAAGCATGGTTGCCCAATGGTTTTACGAATGGGGCGGTCGTGTGATTGACGCCGACAGTATTGCCCATCAAGCGTTGTCCTTTGAAGAAGTAAAATCCAAACTTGTTGAGGTATTTGGTCGTGGGTTGTTGGAAAAAGATATCATTGCCCGTGCCGCGCTGTCTGCCCTCGCGTTTCGCGATGTCGAATCGCTGAAGAAACTGACAGATGTTTTGTATCCGGTTATAACACGTGAAGTCAGGAATGAAATTGTAGAACTTAACGCAGAGGGTGAAGAACCGATTGTGTTGGATGCACCAACACTATTTGAATCAGGCATGGAAGGTTTGGTTGATGTCGTTATCTCTGTGGAGTCGCCAGTCGAAATAAGAGAGCAAAGGTGTCGTTTGGAGCGCGGTTGGGAACCCGGAGAGACGAGGCGTCGTGACCAATTTCGTGTGTCCGAAGAGGAAAGACGAAACCTCAGTGACTTCGTTGTGGAAAATTCACAAGACAGAGAAACATTTCGTAAAGAAATGTTTTCACTCTGGAAGAGTTTGTGTGGTAATATAACGATAAGGCAGGTCACACATAAAAAGTGTGTGTGTATGAAGTGCTGGAGGTTCCATGAGAGGGTGTGGAACGAAGAATGTGTTCGTATGTGGGATGAGGATAGTCGGGTGGCGTGCCCCGTTGATTGCTTTGAGATCATGAAGTTTAAAGGGAAACCTGTGCGTATGGATAAATCCATGAGGAATATGTTTTCAGCAATTTATGGGGTTCACAGGATTTCAGACGCGGTTCCTGAGTGGTGTCCGTTCCGTGATGAACACTCAGAAGAATGAATATATGATGTCGGGATGTTTCGAGCGTTCTTTGATTATCCGACACAGGGCAGGGTTACCTATGAATGTTTGGCTTGATGATGTGCGTCAAATGCCGGAAGGTTTTGACGCACATGTGTGTTGTGCGGAAGACGCTATATCGCTTCTGGAGTCTGGTGATGTTAAGTTTATTTCGTTTGACCACGACTTGGGTGCCGAAAAAACCGGCTACGATGTCGCGTCGTGGATTGAACAAGCTGTTTTTGAAGGGAAGCTGTCAAGGGTGCCTGATTGGAAGGTGCATTCGGCGAACCCTGTAGGTTCGTTGAATATCCTGATGGCGATGCGCTCGGCGGAACGATTTGTTTTACGGGCTGAGCAGTCAAAAATCTAAGAAAGGAGAAACACTGTGCCACTTGTTGCGAGTTATCGTTTGGTGTGTGACGGCGTTGAGTGTGGTCGCATTGATATGCTTGGGGAACTCACAAAGTCGCAAGCAACATCTGAAACGATGAAGCGTGGTTGGCAAACCATGAAGGGTGGTAGTATGCTTTGCCCCACTTGCATCAAGAAACGGAATCCTGTGAAGACGGAATGATGTGAGGTTTATTATGAAAGTGTTTTTTACAAGTGATACTCATTTTGGTCACAGCAATATAATCCAGTATTGCAATCGTCCGTTTTGTGATGTTGATGAGATGGACGAAACCCTGATAGTGAACTGGAACGCGGTTGTTTCGCCCGGTGATCTTGTTTATCACATGGGTGATTTTGCGTTTGCTAAAACTCCAGACGAAATCAATTTCTATCTTGGGTTTCTAAATGGACAAGTTCATCTTGTCAAGGGGAACCATGACCATTCAAAGACGCTCAAGGGTGCAAAGTTCGCGTCCGTGAATGACGTGCGTATGGTTAGCGTGAACGATAGGGATATTTTCCTATCACACTACGCCCATCGTGTTTGGTCGAAATCACATTACGGCACATGGCACTTGTACGGACATAGCCACGGGACACTGCCGGATGACCCATGTAGTTTGTCGTGTGATGTTGGTGTTGACGTGCGCAATATGCGCCCGGTGAGCTTTGAAGAGGTCGAGGCGTTGATGTCCGCGAAGGCGTTTGTGCCGCAAGACCATCACGACTGAATGGGGTGTCGCCATGAGTTCTGCCAAGAATGAGAAGTTGGCGATTCATGACAGGATTTGTGAGTGTTGTGTTGCGTCGTGTGGTGTCCTGCATAAGTGTGGTCCGTCGTACAATATTGAAACGAAGCAGTGGACTTTGGTCACGTTCGAGCTTGTTTCGTGCCCGCTATGGTGTACTGATAAGGCTGTGCATCGGTGGAAGAAGAGGCAGAGGAGGTTTCCTTTTGTGCTAACGAAGGGACAGATACCACCGCAATGTGTGTTTTTCCTTGAACATTTTATGGTCGAAGACGATGTTGTGGTGTTAGAGTCAGTACGTATGTCTGAACAAATCTCGAATGGAGGTTCCCATGAGTGCCTTGATTGATTTGGAAAAAATGATTGGTGATGCAGAAAAGAGAGACAATGATGAAACGCTGAAGAGAAAAATCTTGAAAGCAATAAAAGATGTCTCGGAGGCAAAATCAAAAGTCGAACTTGCGGCAAAGTCGTTGGCGGAAGCCAAACAGAAATACGGCAATCCCGATGAGATCAAGGCAGAGCGTCTCGACAAGCTTGAAGAATTTCGAGAAAAAGCCAGAAAACTTGCAGAACATTTAGGTGATAAAAAAATGGTCGAGGAAAAACTTCGACTTGCAGACTTGGAGATCGAACAACAATGGCAAGAAGGAACTAATGCTCTTTTGCGGCTGACATCATCTCACGAATCAGCAAAAGCAGAACTATCAGAAGCACTAGGGCAATGTGATGAATTGCGTCGTATGTCTGGAGTGTCTGATCTGGAGGGTTTTACTGCTGTTTCTGAACTTCCGGCGTCAACGTCAGAAATTTTGGAAGAAGTGTCTCGGGACTTATCCCTTTTGGTGGACTGTGCGGCTTCATGGTCGTCAAAAGAACGCCTTGCCATGATAAAGATTGTTTCCGGTCGTTGTCGGATCGTCAGTGAACAAAGGTTGCTGTCCAGTGATGAAAAGAGGATGGTTGGCAGTATTTTCGGCACGCTATCAGATCTGACTTCAAAGTATCGTCCGGGTTATATCGCCGCTATGGACAGGAGTGCGACGAGAGATTGGGATTCCTATGTTGAGGATGCCAAATTTGAGTTTTCAGAGGCGGTTACAGTGCGTGAAGCCATTGAGTTTGAAAAAATGGAACGGCGTGCGATAGCGGCAGAATCGCGTCGGAAAGATGTTATGCGGAAAGCGGAATCCGTAATATCTGTCTTGCGTGATTTGTTGCAGTGTGAGCGTTCGGATGAAAACAAAGAATGGATTCGTGATACTGTTCGGGTTTTACTGAAAGAAATAGGTATGGAACCCGACAACGAAGAACTTCTTGAACTTTTGTATGGCGAGGAAGAGTTGTTCAAGGAGGGAAATGTTTTTCGAGCATTACGTCGTCATTTGACTAAGAATAACGAAAGCGTCAAGCGGTCTGATGTTGCCCGTCTTTTTCCAAAAGCCTATGCGGCGCTTAAGGGTAAGAAGGTGATTATGGTCGGTGGTGTTGCGAGAGAAGATCGGCGTTCTAAGATTGAGAGCGTGTTCGAGATGGGCTACCTTGAGTGGGTAAGTGGTTGGCGCAATGAGCCTCGTACCCTCGAAGCGACCGCCCAAAAGGCAAAATCCGGAACTGTCGATTTCGTTTTCGAGTTGGCGAGTCTGTGTGGTCACAATGTTGAAGAGATTCTGAAGTCTGCTTGTCAGGGTTCGACTTGTCGGTTTGTACGTATCCCGCAGGGGTATGGCGTGAATCGTATCGCTCAGATGGTTGAACAGGTTGTGTGATGGTGCCTTGGATTCGTTACGCGATTGCGTTATAGCCGAGGTAAGTGTTGGCTTCGAGGGTGTGGTCTTTGTTATGGCGAACAAGAAAAAGGTGCTTTCTGTTTTAGGGGTAAGGTCATGAAGATTCGTTTGGGGTTTGTGTCCAATTCCAGCTCGTCGTCCTTTGTTGTCGCGTTGGACAAGAAGCCTTCGTCCATTGAAGAGCTTCGTGGTATGCTTTTTGTTGAAGGTGAAGAGCGGTTGAATCACCCGTATGACCGCTGTGTGTCGTTTGATGTTGACGACGTTGTTAGTGCTGTCTTTGCGTTCACCCATAAGGCTGCCAAGCGGAAGGACGTCGTCGATGCGATTGCATGTGGGTGGTTCGATGGCCACCCCGACATGTCGGATTTCCGCAAGGCAGACAAGACGTATGATTGGGATGCCTACGAGAAGGAAAAGGACAGGCGTGCCCTGAAGATTGCCAAGGAATTTATGGCGAGGAACAAGGGTAAGGTGTTTTTCACGATGTGTTTTGGTGACGAGGATGGTCTGTTTGGTTGCACGATGGAACATGGTGACGTGTTTCGGCTGGTTAAGCACCTTCGGATTAGCTGTCATTGATTTTTTCTGGCAGGGCAATTATGCCCGTAAGGAGGTTGTTGATGAGCGGCGATGTGTCCTTCTCAACGAAGGTGATTGACGGCGTACGGATTTGTGACGCGTCGGATGGCTCGTTTCACTATCGGTTTGACATCAAGAACGGCAACTTCATGCGTTGGGGCAAGACTCCGGCGGAAGACCCGGTGTGGTGTCCGGCGGGACCGGAAATCCTCGACCTCGAAATCAGTGTGAACGGATGTCCGAATAACTGCCGCTTCTGTTTGCCAGCGGGAGTTCCTGTGAATACTCCGTCTGGACTTGTGAATATTGAAGACCTACGAGTTGGAGACAAGGTTTTTGGATTCAACTTTGCAACAAGTTCTGTTCGTGAAGAAGTGGTAGAGCAGATTCACAATCGAGAATACGAAGGTCTTATGGTTGTTGTTGAGTTAGAAGATGGTCGTATTGTTGAGATGACAGAAGATCACATGGTTATGCTTGCTAGTGGCAATGAAGTTCGTGCTGGTGATTTGACTCCGGATGATGATGTTGTTCTTATGTAAATTTTATATCCTGTTTAACATGGAGGTTGTTATAAGTCCATGTGTAAACTAAAGGAGAATAAAATGTACATAGGTGTCGGAGAAGCTGCCAAGATATTGGGTAAATCCACCGATTTGGTTCGGTGGCTTGAAAAAACGGGGAAAATCAAATCTGTTCGTGTTGGAAAAAAGAACAACAGAAGGTTTCTTCTTTCTGATATTCAATCTCTTGCTCTTGAAAGAGCAAGCCCCGAATATGTAAAGCAAACGCTTCTTTGCCCCAATTGTAAAAACTTTGTTGCTGTCAAAATGGTAAAGAAGCGTCCAAATATAATGTTGGAAAGGATTGGTTCTAAACGGTGCCATGACTGCATCGAGAAACAAAAAAAGAACAACTCTTTAAGAATGTCCCGGATGAACCCAATGAAGCAAGAAGGGGTTGCTGAAAAGGTTAGCTCTACTCTAAAGAAAAAATATTCGGAAGGTGTTATTGCCGTTTGTCATTCCACTGAGACAAAAGAGAAGATAAAAGATGGTATAAATGCATTTTGGAATTCTGAAAAAGCAGAATCGGTAAAAATTAGATTTTTTGAAAGAATGTCTCAGAACAATCCTATGTCTATCCGTTCGATTGTTGAAAAGGTTCATTCTAAGTTAAAGGCAATGAGGGATAAAGGTGAATTTGTAACTCCAAAAGGAATAAATCACTGGCTATGGAAAGGAAATCGTGGATTTTATTCTTTTGTTCGTTCGCAGCTTTATCGCCCGTGGTCTCTTGAGGTGTTGAAGCGAGATGGGTTTTGTTGTTCGTCTTGTGGTAAAACACAATGCGAACTACATGTTCATCATGTAAGGCCGTTTCGTGATATTGTTAAGAAAGTATTGTTTGAAGAAAAGATAGATGCCAAAAATCTTGAAAAATTAAAAGATATTTGGCAGGATCTCTCCGATAAGGTATTGAGAGAACATAAGCTAGAAGACGGGGTTTCTGTTTGTGTTTATTGTCATGGGAAAATAGATTCCCGATACAGGAGATATAAAGGTGAAGATTAAGCATATCGTTAAGACACCATTCAAGGGGACTGTTTACGATATTGGTTGTAGTCCAGACCATGTTTTTTTTGCGAATGGTCTTCTTGTCCATAATTGCTACAAGGGGAACACGAATGCCCCGGCTGAGAACATGACGTTTGAAACGTTCAAGGCAATCTTCGACAAGATGCCGAAGACGCTGACGCAGATTGCGTTCGGCATTACTGGCATTCAGACGAATCCGGACTTTTTCAGGATGATGGAGTATTGCCGCGAACACGACGTGGTTCCGAACTTCACCATGTCAGGTATCGACCTTACCCCGGAGATTGCAGACCGCGTGGCGTCGCTTGCCGGTGCGGTTGCGGTGTCTGTATATCAGACTGACAAGAACGTTGGCTACGACGCCATCAAAATGCTGACAGACCGTGGCATGGAACAGGTCAACATTCACCTGATGGTGAGCGAGGAGACTTTTTCTTTCGTCAAAGAGGTTGTTGTTGACCGTATGTCCGACAAGCGTCTTGAGAAGATGCGGGCGATTGTGTTCCTTGGTGTAAAGCCGAAGGGTCGTGCACGTGGCTCCTATTCGCCGCTTGGTCGTGATAAGTTTTCGACGCTGGTTAAGTTCTGTCTTGGTGCCAATGTGCCGATTGGTTTTGATTCGTGCAGTGCACCGAAGTTTGAGAGCTTTCTTGATGGGTCGAACATGAACCCGGCGCTTAAGGAGCAGCTCCGTATGGTTGCGGAAAGCTGCGAGTCGACTCTGTTCAGTAGCTATGTTAACCAGAAGGGTGACTTCTATCCCTGCTCGTTCTGTGAGGGTGAGGGTGAGTGGGAGAACGGTGTTTCTGTGTTGGATGCGGAAGATTTCGGTGACGTGTGGCTTCACCCGCGTGTTGTGGCGTGGCGTGAGCGGTTGGTTGATTCGTCGTGTAATGGTTGCCGCAAATGTATTGTTTTTCCAGAGATTAACGTCTGAGTGGAGATTCAAAAGTGTTGACGCTTCTTGACTGTTTTTGCGGTGCCGGGATTGGTGCCGTTGGTGCAAAGGCTGCTGGCTTTCAAACCGTGTTTGCCTTTGATAACGACCCTGTTTCCGTTCGTGTGTTCAATAAAAACAACAACCCAGTTGCTTCCGTTTTGGATGCGAGGAAGTTGGATATTGCAAAGGACTTGCCGTCAACGGATGGGATTATGGCAGGCTTCCCGTGTAACTCCTTCTCGACAAGCGGTAAGCGGCTCGGAGTGAACGACTCCAAGTATGGAAAGCTTGGGTATATTATGCTGGACATTATCAGCCAGAAGTCACCGAAGTTCTTCCTCCTTGAAAACGTGAAGGGGCTGGCTTCAAGCTCGCACAAGGAATTCTTCGACGAACTCAAAAAGAAGCTCGTTGGGTTCGGTTACAACGTATATGCGGGGCTTCTGAACGCGGCAGACTATGGGGTTCCGCAGAAGCGCGAGCGTGTTTTCATTGTCGGTATCAAACCTGACTTGGATAAGGGCTTTGAGTTTCCCAAGAAAGCTCCCAACAAGGTCTCAATCCGTCAAGCGTTGGCTGGGTTGCCGTGCACGCCAGATGGGGTTAATAACCATTATGGGTTCGAACTCAGAAACGACGAGAAGCCGTTCGCCCACAAGATTCCTGACGGCGGCAACTGGAAAGACCTTCCTGAAGCTGACCAAAAGGCGTTCATGAAGAAGTCGTTCTTTTCGTCTGGCGGGAAGACAACGTATTTGCGAAAGGTCGACCCCGAAGAGCCAGCGTTCACAGTGATGGCTCACGTTATGGGGAAACACAGCGTTCAGTTGTATGGAAACAGAAGGTTCACCATCCGCGAGAGTTTGCGGATTCAGACCGCGCCGGATTGGTTTTCGTTCGATGACGACATTCCGGTTCAGAAGCAGTATGCTTGCTGCGGTGGTGGGATTCCTTCGCTTTTGGCGAGGCAAATTTTTGAATGCATTCGTCTTGCGTTAAAATGAGGAGCGGTTTAAGTAGTATAATTCGTCAAATGATACTTGTTTTTTATGGATGAGTGGAGGAACTTTCATGAAGGTTCGTTTTGGATTTGTGAGTAACAGCTCAAGTACGAGTTTCTGCATCGTTGGTATAGGAGACGATATCTCCGTCAAGGACATTTTCAAACATGTCGTCGAGAAGGAGAACATTCCACTCGAAGAAGCCTACGACATGTTTGGTTGTGGTACTGAGGAAATTGGTGGTTTGGTTTTCACAGGTCACCCGGCGTACGACTGCACCTCTTGGGAGGATTTTCTTGCAAACTCCGACCTCGACTATGTTGGGGTTGATGCTGAAAAAATCCTCGAATCCGCCTCCATCTCCCAAGCACGCCAGAAGGTTCGCGCCATCTTTGCGGAAATTGGTGTTGACGTGCCCGAGAAGAGCATTGGTCTCCACTACGGCGAGGCGTCAAACTAATGAAAAGAATTAAGTGTACTTGGTGCGGGAAAGCGGTGTCGTCACCGGTGCCTGATGATGTGGTGATTCGGGCTGTCATTGAATGCCCGGAGTGTGTCCTGAAGCGGAAAGCGAATAATCCGCCGGGCGATATCAACGAAAGGAAGGATGATGAAGGTTCGTCAGGGTTTTGTAAGCAATAGCTCGTCAACGTCGTTTCTGATTGGAACGACGGAGCCGATTTCGTTTGAGTTTCTATGTCGTGTGATGCGCGTCGAGGAGAGTCCTGCCAAAAAGATTCTGGAGTCTCTCGCCCGATATGTTTCCAAACACGTGAAGCAGCTTGACGCGAAGAAGTGGTGTGATGACCATTACTCGGAATCGGTCCCGCCGGTGTTCACACGGATGGCTGCGGGTTTTCCGAACCTCTATTCCCTTAGCGTGTCAAATTGTGATGATGGTGAGGGCAATTTCCTGTATGAAGTTTTTCAGGAAGAGGTGGACGTTATCAAGTCGGCGGAAATCGAGATGTCGATGCCGTATGGGGATTGAATTATGAAGGCTCGTTTTGGGTTTGTGTCCAACAGCTCGTCGTGCTCGTTCGTCTTGGATGTCTCCGGGCTTCGGAAAAGCCAGAAGAACAAGATTCTCCACCACGAGGAGTTTGCAGAAAACATAGGCTGGGATGGCGCGTGTCGTGGTTGGGGGTGGGAAATCAAAGAGGATGGCGACAAGTGGTTTTGCAATACCTCGCTTGACAATTTCGATCTTGTTCGGTGGATTGTCGAGGTTGTTGGTTTGTCGCCTGACCGCATGTCTGACATGCAGGAAGGACATTGGTAAAAACACGACTCGGTTTTGTATCCAACAGATCGTCCTGACTAGATTCGAGCGGATAATTGTTCCGAGTTTTTAGTCCTCGATGCGATAGTGTCACATTAGTATTCTTTTTGCCGAGAGGATGAAGCTATGCCGATGGAAATTCAGTCCCTGTCGATTTGTGTTCCCACCCCGCGTTGTGTAAACAACTGCAAGTTCTGCGTCTCCAAGATGGGCGATAACGCCTATCCCAACCAAATCGAAAAGAACAAACGGTTCAGCGACCTGTATCGGCGCGACTTCATCCGCCGTTTACAATTTGCACGAGACAACGGGTGTAATACGGTTATTCTGACCGGGGACGGTGAGCCGCTGTCCAATGTCGACTTTCTCGACAAGTTTTCCGAATGGAACGAGAAGCTGACCTCGCCGTTCCAATGGGTCGAGGTCCAGACATCGGGCGTCCTGCTGGACGAAGAGATGCTTCGTCACCTTCGGAATATGGTGGGCGTGTCGACCATCGCCCTGAGCCTGTCGAACATTTTCAATTCCGAAAGCAATCACGAAATGAACCAGACGCCCGAGAAGCTTCGGTTCGACATCGACCACCTGTGTTCGGAAATCAAGCGGTACGATTTCAACCTGCGCCTATCTCTCAACATGACGGACGTTTATAGCAGTTTGACACTGTGGGAGATTTTCAGCCGTGCGAAGATTCTCGGAGCAGACCAAATCACCTTCCGCGTGCTTTATGAGTCTGGCACCGGAACGGAAGAAGACAAGTGGATTAAGAAACACCGCTGCAACCCGTACAAGATTGAGCAGATTAGCAGGTTCATCAAGAAAAACGGGCGCGAGTTGGAGGTTCTTCCGTTCGGCGCGACACGGTATTCTGTGGATGGGATGTCGGTGGTGCTGGATGGCGACTGCATGTCCGGCGCGGTGAAGCCGACGATTCGGTATCTGGTTCTTCGCCCCGACTGCAAGCTGTATACGAAGTGGGACGACAAGGGAAGCAAGGTGTTTTGATGGCGATTGCAGACCATTATCCAGTAGGGATGTCGTTTTGTGACGAAGCCGGGCTTAACGGGAATTGTGGGGTCAAGTGTTCGCGTTTTCTTGAGGGTGAGTGCCCAATCGAGACGGATGTTACAGAAGATATCACGGACGAGGTTTATGGTGAGATTGTCTATGATATAACAGATGATTGTCTTTGTGATAGAATCGAAAAGATTATTTTAAATGGATTTGACAAGAATTCTATCCAGAAAAAATAGTTCTCTCCGATGTTTTCTTGTTAGGAGGCAACTTTTGCCCCTTAAAACGAGAGGAGATAACTATGAATCGCTTTGTTTTGTTCTTGCTGGTGCTGTCTGTCTCGTTCGTTGTCTATGCCGGTGAAGACGAACATGCCTACGACCATGTCTATTTGAAAAACGGCTCAACCATTGAGGCGGATGTCGTTTGGGTAAGCTTCAGCCCTAAGAAGAATACCGACGAAACGACACAGACAGAAACGACATTCGTGCATCCGCCCAAAAGAAGCATCATCTACATTGACAAGAGCGGTGTCGGACATACCGTGTCGACTGATGATGTCGATGAAATCCAGTTCGATGTCGGTCTTGCGAATAAAACATGGTCGCATGGATACTGTGTTATCAATGGTAGCGTAAAGCTCGTATTGGCTCGCGTAACACGCGTCAAAGACGAAATCGTTTATGGTGAAGACCATAAAGGCGTTAGCTTCGAAAGCAACGCTTGTCGTATGTGTCTATTCAACGCCAAGTATCGTTCCGTGAAAATCACAAAAACTCCTCCCCCCGAACTTAGGTGGATTGGTGCTGTTAGTGTTTATTGGTGGTTGTCTGAATACGCCGGTTATACGACTACACGTGAAAACCTGATTCAAGTTCTCGGAGGATATAAAAGTGCCAGTCCTGAGCTTTATACTGGACTCACGGAAGAAGCGAAGAACAAACTAGACGAACACTTCAAGACGAAGGGCATAACGTTTTCGCGTCGTCCTATCCCGAGAACTATTGAAGATGTCTTTGCCACGTATCTGTTGATGGTTCGGAGTGTTGAGCGTGGGATGCCCTGTGAGTTTCCGGTTGTAGTTCGAACCCAAGATGGAACCCGTATTCTTATGTCCCGTGTTATGTGGGGTTATCAAGATGGTGGGAATAGTCTATTTTCGAACATGTTAAATGTAAAAGGAGCATATGCAAAAACATCATTTCCTGTGATATTCACGACTGCTCAGCCGGGGGAATGGAAGTTTTATCCGCATGTGATTTCCAGCGTCATGAAGGACGGTGTTGAGGTTATTGGTGATGTTGTGTGTGATGACGATGAGACGCTCAGTTCGGAACCATTTCTTCCTGTAGCGGGTGACACAGGTATAACGGGCGACAGTGGTGTTACGGGTGACACAGGTGTGACGGGTGACAGTGGTGTTACGGTGTCGCCGGTATCGCAAAAGTCTCCTGTGTCTCAGGTATCTCAAAAGTCTCAAGTTGCTGATGCTCAAAAGCCTCAAGTTACCGATGCTCAAAAGCCAAGTATTATCAAGCCGAAGATTGGTCCGTATTCCGGCAGGGATAAGGGTGTTATGGTTTCCGGGAAATACGGTGACCCAGTCACCTTTGACAAGTATGAAAAAGGGCATGCTAGAGGTGGTATTGGGAGGAGTTACAGCCTTCGTATCGTTGCCGAGGTGCCGAAGGAGGTCAAGGTTGGTGATAAGCCGAATCCGTACAAGAAGTATCACGTGACGAATTCGAAGTCGAATGACAAGGTTGACAAGATGGATGTGAAGTTCAACCGGGAGCACATCAAGTTTATTGAGGATTGGAATGCCGGTGAAGAGATGCCCAAGACTTTTGAATGGCTTGAATCCAGTTGGCGTCAGCAGCGTCAGATTGAGGAGAACGAAAGGCAGCGTGATAATGCTCGCCGGGAAGCTGAGCGTAGGGCTGCTTTAAGGAATGCGAATTCCAAGAGGGATGCGCTAAAGAACAAATATCTCGGCCAGAACAAGTGAAAAAAATCAGTAAAACCGCCCACTTTATCCCAGTGGGCGGTTTTTTTGTTTCCATTGTCTCTATGTTGTCCTTCTGTTATAATTCCCCAAAATTTTATTATTTGCGTGTTTATAGAAGGAGGTTCCCTATGTGGAATGACTCTGGATGGGGTGTTTATATTGTCAGGTGTTGTGATGGCACCCTATATTGTGGCGCGACGAACAATGTGGAAAAGAGAGTCAAGGTGCATAATAGTGGTCGGGGGGCGAAATACACCTCGAAACGTTGCCCTGTTGTTTTGGTTGCTTGGACTGGTGGTATATTACTGAAGGGTGAGGCGTTACGTTTTGAGCGGCATGTGAAGCGGATGAGGCGAGAAGAAAAGATTAGGGCTGTTCTTTTGAAAAGGGGGTGAGTTGATGCCTGTTGTCCATCTGAATACCAAGGCGGTTGAGTCGGCATTTGCCCTGAAAGCCCGTGAGTTTGCCAAAGATGCGGTAAATATTTTTTGGATGAGAGATTTAAAGTTCCCTGATGTTGATGGCACGAATAAAGGGTTGCCATTTGTTCCTGACGAGTTTGAGATTTCACAGTTTTGTGAGGGTCTCGGCGTGACCCTTTGTCGGAATTTCGAACTTTCCTTTGAGACGGAATCAAATATGCTTTATGCTGCGTTGTCATCGGGGTGTGTAACTGCCTATATACGAGTTGCGCCTTTGAATGCAGATGAGAAAGATTCGCCGGTGGTTGTTGATATGGGTTTTCTGGTTTCGGTTTCCCCTCCGACCCTGATGCCGGTTGAGGCGTTTTCCCCTATGCCCTCGAATGAGTCCTAAGCTTGTATAATACTGAGGGGGCGTTTGTTCGAATGCAAGTTGAAGGGTTTCAGATGGAAGAGCAAGTCGAGTCATCCGTTGATAAAGTCCGCAGGGCGGAACACAAGCGCATGGTGGACATCCTATGGAGGGATAAGTCCATCTTTGCGTCCGCGTTGAACCTAGACGCCGAGAAACTGTGGTTTCGTGGTAAGGAGTTTATGTTCAACAAGGAGACGGGCGAAAAAGCGGATATGGTTTTTCAAGACCATTGGGACGCCTATCGAGGCGATGATAACGCGACGTGTTTTGTTGTGGAGTTGAAGTCCGAACAAGTTGACCATGAGGTTCTTGGGCAGCTAAAGAAAGCCGTTGACGCGATGGATCGTTTGGGTAAGTCGACAAAGCATTGGGGTAGGACTGTTGGTGTCGCCGTTGGAAAAAAGTTTACTGCGTCAGGTCTTGAGTTGCTGGCGTCGGGTCCGTATTTTTGTTTTGAGTGGGTTGAGGTTGAAACGAGGGTGTCTCTGGTTCCGACAGGACCGTTGTTTGCCCCGTTGTGTGGGGTTGTTAAAAAGGAAGAGATTGTAAGAAAAGCGAGGAGAAAAGGCGGTCCGGTACGATGGTCTGATGCGTAGTTGGATGGCTTGGCCGTTTGTGGCTGAAAGGAAAAGTATGTCAAACCAAAAGGTCTGCCCGTATTGCGGGAAACAGATGTCTAGTTACGTTCGAGTGTGCCCTGATTGCAAAAAGATTGTTATAGGCGGAGATTCGTCTTTTGTCGGTTTTGACAGGAAGAAAGATGGCAAATAACTATCTCAGTTACTCTGCGATGTTGTTTGATTCGGACGACGAGGTTTTGTCGCCAGAAGAAGTTGCGTTTTTTGAGGCTGTTTTGGATAACCAGAAGTCCGAAGACTTCGATGGAGAGCCGATTTGTTTGGAGATTAAAAAAGACAGATCAGGGAACCAGTGCAACGTTTGGTTCAATGGTGAAGAGAGCGGAAATATCGAAGGTGTTGCCAATTTGGTAGAGGAGTTTATCGGAAGGTTTCCGGCGCGTTCCGGGCTTATTTTTCACTTGGCGTGGGCGACGTGGTGCGACAAACCACGCGTTGATGAGTTTGCGGGCGGTGCTGTCGTCGTGTCGTCGTCCGGTCAGCGGTGGATGAGTTCGGATGAGTTTTTGCATAAGGTTCGTGAGGAAATCGAAAGTGGAAGACTGTTGGATAAGGCGGAGCGTGAGAGGGAGATTCCACCGTTATCTGTTTCGAAAGAAGCCCATATTGTTTGGCGAGAGAGGGATGGAGAATGGCGTTCAAAAGTTTTGGTACATCCGCCGTGCGCGGAGGGGAAGTTGGATGCGGAGTCGGTGGGGGCGGTGGGGGCAGCTATCGTATTCGGAGGGAGTTCCGGGGGGTAGCGTCTGACGCCATGCGTTATGGCTGGGTTTTTGTTGTCGTCCTTGTGTTTTGCCTGTGTCTCGTTTCTGCCGGTGAGGCGTGGCAGCCACCGATGATGTCTGTGACGGTGCCGACCTGTTCGTCTGTTTCCGTCGCACCTGTGGCATTGTCCGAAACGGAAGTCGTGATGCCTGAAGAGGTTTGTCTGCCAGAACCGCAGGTTTTGGTTAAGCCTGAACCTGTTGCTGTTGCCCGCCCGGCGAGTCCTGTTGTGGAACGCCCGTATCGTATCGTCCGGGCAAAGGTGACGGCGTATTGTCCGTGTGCCCGTTGTTGTGGACGTAATTCGCCGGGCATTACGTCGACGAATACTTCGGCGTGGAGGCGTGGTCTGGCGGTTGACCCGAGGGCTATTTCGTATGGCACAAAAATCGAAATCGCCGGTTACGGCATTGCGTCGGCGGATGACACTGGCGGTGCGATGCGTCGCAGTTATCGTCGTGGGATTGTGCAGATTGACGTGCGGATGAAGAATCACAGTGCGGCGCAGGAGTGGGGTGTTCGTTGGATGAATGTCAAGGTGTTTTCAAAGTAAAGGAGTTCTTCTGTGGGAACGCGAAACCTAACAGCAGTATTTGTTGGTGGAAAATACACGATTGCGAAATACTGTCAATGGGATGGCTATCCGAACGGTCAGGGTGTTGATTTGCTTCGGTTCCTTCGTGACGAGGCGGAGCCAACCTTCGCGTCAAAGTGTGCGGATGCCCGTATTGCCACGAAGGAGGAAATCGTAGCCGCGTATACGTCGTGTGGAGCGGCTCCGAACTCTGACCTTGTCTCTTTTGAAGTCTCCGATAAGGTTTTTGATTTGTTCCCGAACCTTCATCGCGATATGGGTGGTGCCGATGCTCTTCGGTTTGTGCAGGAAAACGCGCCCGGCGTTGCGTTTCCGTTTTCCCTTGGGTTCGCGGCGGATTCGCTGTTTTGCGAGTGGGCGTATGTTGTTGATTTCGACAAGGGAACGTTTGAGGTGTACGAGGGGTTCAACAAAGAACCGCTTGACGAGAGCGAACGTTTCGCCAATGTCGATGGTGCGGAGAAGTCGAATAAGGAATACTACCCAGTTCGTTTGTCCGCGACGTTTTCGCTCTCCGACCTGCCGTCCGACGAGGTTTTTTTGAAGACGTTTGCAAAGGAAGATGAATGCGATGAATGACCGCTTGGTGTTTCTCGTTATGGAGCCGCTGGATGGTGGTCAGAAGACCGTCACAAGCGTGCAAGGACCGAACGAGGAAGAAGTGTTCGAGAACCTCCGTATGTCGCCGTCAGGGCGTCCATATCGCGCCACAATGGTCGTTCTGACGTATTCTGACGCCGGGGTGTCGTCGAAGGCAATGGTGAAGGTGTTGCCGGAGAAGCCGGTTGGCGATTCCGCTGTTCGGCTTGGTTCGGGTTCTTTGCCAGATTTGCCAGTATGACCCGATAGTATGCCAGCGGGGTGGCTACTGTCGGGCAGTCCACGGTCCAGAGGTACGCCGAATTCTCATTGTTTTCGGTGTGTGGATTTTTTTGTTTTTCTGCCATTTTTTTCAATCCTGCACGATAGTCCTTTGTAAGCCCAAAGGAGAGAGAAAAAATGGCATTCAGCGTAAACGCACAAGAAGTTGGTTACACGTCAGCCGCCCGGTTCATCGCATCTGACCGCGACACGCGGGTCATGTTTGACGCGGTTGGCTGTGCACCGCACGCCGAAGGCTTGCTGGAAGGCGACACGGTTCACACTCTTCACCTTGGCGTTTGCCCCGTCCTCCCATCGGACACCGATAATCTGCTTCTGACCACGGCTTGCTGGCACGAAGCCCTTCACATTCGCCATTCGTGCGGGCTTCGCAAGGAAGAGTTCCCGCAGGGTTCCCTGCACACGATTATGAACAGCCTCGAAGACAACCGCATCGAACGCTACGGCGCGGAAGAGTATGCCGGTGTTGGACCGATGATGCTTGAGTCGTCGATTTACTACAACAAGAAGATTGGCGCACAGATTAGCACCGGCGAGGTTGACGCCCCATTGTGGGAAGCGGTTTGCGCGATGGATATGATGGAGCGTGGTTTGGTTCCGTCGTGGGTGCTGACCCCGAAGGCTCAGAAATACGTCGATGCGGCGTATGAGCTGTATGTCCAGATTCGCAAGATTTCTAAGGCTGACGGGATTCGTGCGGTTTTGGCGCTTGCGAAGGAAATCCACAAGAAGCTGGTTGAGGTCAACAAGGACATCGAAAAGGAATCCAAGCCCGAGCCGAAGAAGGAAAAGTCAGATAAGAAGGAAGGCGAAGACGAAGGTGAAGGTGAAGGCGAAGGCGAAGGCGAAGGCGAGGAAAGCGGGAAGCCCAGCGCCGCCGGTGATATTGAATCCGAGGAGGAAGAATCCAAGGGTGCCGGTTCGTCCGATGATTCTGAGGAGTCGGAAGAAGACGAAGAAAAGTCATCCGGCTTAGAAGCCGAAAATACCGAAGACGGCGAAGACGAGTCTGATGGTTCCGACAAGACGTCCGAGGAAGCCGAAGACAAAGCCGCCGAGGAAGCCGAAGACAAAGCTGCCGAGGAAGCCGAAGACAAAGCTGCCGAGGAAGCTGCCAAGGCGAAGATGGACGAAGAGGTGAAGGGTGGCAAGGACAAGAAAGATACAATCTGCGAAGATGTCCAGAAGAAGGTTGATGCCCTGCCAGCCGCCGAACGCCAGTATATTCCCGACCGTTGCAACGACCGCATCGAAATCATCGAAAAGCGTTCCGGTGACGACGAGCTGTATCGTGAGGGCTTGAAGCAGGTGTCCGGCAAGGTTGCCGTGATGGGTTCTGTCATCGAACAGGCGCTTCGGGCTATGGCGAAGAAGAAGATTCGCCCGAACCGCGAAGCTGGGATGCTGGACGAAAACAACCTCGTTGCCGCCGCCCGTGGGCTGACCAAGGCTGTGTTCAAAGACGAGGTTGACGGTTCCAAACTGAACACGGTTGTGTCGTTCGTGATTGATGAGTCTGGTTCGATGTGCTATGAAGACCGCGTTAACCAGACCCGCCTGATGGTTATGGCTCTCGGTGAGGTTCTGTCGCGGTTCGGCATTCCGTTTGAGGTTCTCGGCTCGACGACCACGGAAGAATACAATAAAGCCCTTTATAACGCGAGTGGCTTTACTCGGACGAACCCGCTGTGGATGCGTGTTTACAAGGGGTTCAGTGAGTCGTGGGTTGCCGCCCGTGGCAAGGTTATGCAGACGGCTGCCCGGAACAACAACATTGACGGCGAGTGGGTTGAGTTTGCCGGTCGTCGGATTGCGAAGCGCAAGGAGCGTCGGAAGATTGTGTTCAGCCTGTCGGATGGTTGTCCTGTCTCCGGTCACGGCGCAGACATCGACCGTGGAGCGATGCGGAAGAACATCATCCGCACCTGCGAGCGCCTCCGTAAGTCCGGCATCGAGGTTTACGGCTTCGGTATCAGAACCGATGAACCCAAAGCCCTGTATGGCGAAAAGTTCTTTGTCGGTCTTGATAGTGTCGAGAAGATGGGCGAGAAGTTTTTCCGCGAGTTTGCCGCCATTCTGACCAACGGAGCGATTCGGGTTTGAGTGTCAGAATTTCCCGTGTTGCCCGATAGTTGTGTGTAGGATTTCAAAGGAGGAGCCGTTCGATGAGTGTGTTAATGGCTGCACACAATTACCGAGTTGGTCACGACAAGGTTTACATTGTCGGTGTTGTTCCGTTGCCGGGAGGCAAATTTGGTGTTGTTGCACGGTGGGGGAAGAACGCGGGGTCGTTGCCGTCGTCAAACGAGAAACAATACCACGAGTGCAATACCCTCGCGGAAGCTGGAAGCCGGGTTGTTTCGATTATCAACAAGAAAATCGGATCGGGTTATGTTAACATCGAATCGGCGGAGTATGCGCCAAGGGGTACGCGCTTTACAATGGTGGAAGCCCGCCGCCAGTTCGGAAAGAAGCTTGCCGACGAGTTTGTTGCGCAGCCGGATGACACTGTTCCCACGACAAAAGCGGCAAAGCCTGTTGCCGCCCAAAAAGATGTTCCGTCGCAGTCCAAGAGTGGTTTTCATATCCCGAACGATATTGAGGTTCTTGTTGTTTGTGTTGACCCCGTTGGCTCGTGTCGTGACGGGATGGATGTCCGCGATGGTTTCGACAAAGACGACGAGTATGTTGCCAAGGCGTCACCACTGGGCGATAAGTTCGTGCAGGTGTTTGACCGTTTTGGAAAGCCTCGTTCGGTTCCGCAGGAGCAGTTCAAGTTTGTTGCGGCTGTCGAGTGAAAATGGGGAAAGGTTTCCTCGATGAACTTTGCTAGGTTTACGGCACCAGAGCCAGATTCGGAACACCTGTTCTTGCCGGGGAAAACATACATTCTCGACAATGTTGTTCGTGGTGTGGAGATTGGCGATAATGCTGCCATCCTTGTCGGAGGTCGTCGCGTCGAGGTTGGTTTTTCCGACAAGCGGTTTCGGTTTTCTGCCGAGTCGTATGCCGTTTGGCTTGGCTCCGGACCGCGTCTTGGCGATACGCCGGGCACGGTCGTCCTCGTGGACGGTGTTGATGAGGATGGGTTGTATGTTGCCGGGAAGGGTTTTGTTCAGGCGAAGAACCTTCTTCTTGTTGACCGTTTGATTTTGTTGCCCGGTGTGTGGGTGATGGATAGGTATAATGAGAAGTGGTCACGGATTGTCGTCGTGGATAGTTCCGACGCCATATCGGTGACAATCAATACGGCGAAAAGGCGTCCATTGTCTGAATTTGTGTTCCCCGTTTGTGGGGGTAGAATTCTTGATGTTCCCCGAGTTGTATGCCAAGATGCGTTCCTTGCGGAAGAAGGTCTTGAGGAGGGCAAGTTGTATCCTCTTGAGCAGGGTTGGCCGGGCGGCGCGGGGACGGTTGTTGTAACGGTGGAAGATTCACATGAAAAAGCTCTCGCGAACAGATTTTTGTGGGAAAATTGCAAAAAATCACACGAAGCATAGCCAGAAAATCTCAGGCTCCCCGATAGTCCTCTGTTGCGATAAAACCCCCAAGGAGGATTGAGATGCCTATTAGCGACGCGGAAGTCAACGAACTCTACGAAAAAATCAACACGCTTCTCGGAGATTCCGATGAGGTAGAAATCAGCGACGCCGGTGTTATCGAGAAGCTTGGCGGACTGATGAAGCGTCGTCTTGCCGAGAAGGGCATCGTGGTAAAGGGTCTGGACAAGGACAAGGGTGTTGTGCGGTTTTCCCGCACGTCGATGACGACCAAGTCCCACGCGAGTCCCGTGTCGAAGATGTCTGTTGCCGAAACGACTGTTCCGGCGGACGCCGCCGATATGACGAAGCACAGTCTGTATCTTCCGCCCAACTACAAGCGCATCAAGTCCCTGTTGGAAGACAATGTTCCGGCTGTGCCGTTCTTTATTGGCCCGGCTGGTTGTGCCAAGACGACAATCGCCGAGCACCTGTCGAAGGAACTTGGTCTGAAATACTTCGGGTTCTCGTGCACCCCGCAGACCCAAATCGTCCACATGATGGGTAAGACCGAGTTGGTAACGGATAAGGCGTCCGGTCAGTCGGTCACCAAGTTCGTGATGGGCTCCGTCCTTCAGGCGGCGACGTGCGGGTTGGACGAGGAAGGCAATGAGGTTGGTTCCGCAGGTCTCCTGTGTCTCGACGAGTTCGGTTCGCTGGATGAAGGCACTGCCCTGTTGTTCAATGGGTTCTGGACGGAAGAAGCACGCCGGAAGATTACGTACGAGGGAAAGACATACCACTGCCACTCGAAGTTCCGCGTGGTTCTGACCGGCAACAACGCTGGGCGCGGCAACAACTCCATGACCCAGTCGGTCTATACCGCCCAGTCGACCATGAAGGACGCGTCGACCCTCGACCGTATCTATCCGTTCCGCTTCGGGTATATGGTTGACGCGGAGCAGAAGATTATGCTTCAGCGTACCCACGATGACGACTTTGTTGCCAAGATGACCCAGTTCGCGGCGAACATCCGCAGCGCAATCAAATCGGGCGAGTGCCAGACGCCGTTCACGACCCGTACGTTGGTCAAGGTTGCGAATGCGTACCGCGTGTGGGGTGATATCGGTTACGCTATCCGCAACGCGGTTTACGACGGTCTGGCGTCTGAACAGGAACGCGCCGTGTATGCGACAGCTTCACAGACCTGCCTCGGCATCGACCTTGCCAAGAAGGCGAACGATGGTGGGAAAATCGAGTACATGGACTAAGGAGGGGAACCAGTGGATGATAAATTTTTGAAAGGCGTTGTCAAGTTTCGAGAAGACGTGAAGCGGCTTTTCAACATGACGCGTCGAGATATCCTTGAGTATGTTCTTGTTCCATATGGTCTCATTTCTGTTGATGTTATTGCGTTTGATTATGAGCTGCATAAGCGGCATGGCGACTACGAAAAAGACGGCATGTCCATGATGGCTGTTGTCCGTAAGGAATACGGCGAGGAGGCTGCAAAATGGCTGAAGGATAACGTGGAGACAAACCAGTCGTGAATTGTTGCCCAGCATGATTGCCTATTGTTACCAGTGTGGCGATAAGGTTGGTCGTATCTGTGATGGTGTGTTTGTTCCGAAAAAAACCAAAAACTCTTGACTGGAGGCATCAACATGCGATATGCTGTGAAGTGGCAAGATGGCGACGTTGTCCGTTATGGCGTTGTATATGACAAGGCTGTCAATGGAGTTGTTACTGTGTATGATGCCGTATTGCCCGTTTCCTATGAGGTCCGTGAATCCATCCTTGTGGATATCGAGATGAAGATGGGTCGGTACGATTTCAAGACTGGTGAGTGGAGTGGGCAGGACGAGTTCCACGCCTTTATTACCAGTGAACACAAAAAGGCTGTCGAGTTGTCTGATTCGCTTCCCGAAGGGGTGTTTGTTGGGAAGGCGTTCTCGGTTGGTGTTGGTGACGGCTCGGCGTGGTATGTTGTCACCAAGGTTGGCAAGCGGAAGTGTTCGGTGGAATGGCGTGGGTTTTGCCCCGACCGTTACTTCGCGCCTGTTTTGGGGAGTGGCGGCTCGTTTGCGATTTCTTCAATCCGTCCGATGATTCGGAGCTTTTCGTTGACCCCTTTCCGTTGAGGTGACTATGTTTGTAAACCGCTATCAGATTTACGAAATGAAAGGTCGTCGTGTTCGTGCGATGATTCCACCGCGTTTCGGCGGAGGCGATGTCACCGGAGACGTTGTCAATGTTTACCGGGATGTTGCCAAGAAAACCATTTCCATCAAGTTCTCCGAACAAGAGTTGGTTTTCCGTGAACCGACCGATGTCGTGTGTGATGGTAACATGGTCTCATTCGTTTACAAAGAGAGTGTCGAAAGCGTTGAGCAGGATGGAGAACTCGTAGAAGCAGAGCCAGTTGTCGTGGCTGTTGTTTCTTTTGAAATTTTGACATGAATTCTTCAGGATTTTTTCTTTCGGCGGACGATGGTGTATTGTGCGGGAAATAGTTCCCGCCGCCAAAGGAGAAAAGACCATGATTGCCGACCTGATGAATGCCGTCGAAAAGTTCCGCGCCACCCCCGCCCCCGTGTTCGGTGGTCTCGTCGCTTGGGACCTCCCCGTTGCCGGTGAAAAGACCCTGATTGATATTCGTGAAGCCCTTGTGCGTGTCGGTCTGTCGTCCGAAATGATGCCGGAACGAAGCCACCGCGAGACGATGTCACTCGCCATCGAACTCTTCGAAGCCAAGCATGACAATTCCATGCTCGTCCGCAAAATCCGCGATGACGCCTCCAGCATCGTCTACGGTGTGGTCGACGAGAAGAAGGACAAGGCGAACGACAAGCTGCGTTACAGCCAGAAGACCACCATCAACATGAATAAGGACACCGGTCACCTGATTGGAGAAGGACCGCACTTCGACGAGTTCGTCGACCAGTTCCGCTGGGTTCAGACCCATGCCCTACCCGTCGACCTCCAGAAGATTATGCGTCAGGTCGTCTACATGGTTCGTGGTATCGCCTATCGTCACGGCGGCGGCACCTACTTCTATGCCGCGAGCGACAAGAATGTCGCGCTGGTATCGGCGGCGGTGGAGTTTGTTCGGTTGCTCGGGCTGACCCCGTCCCACGTCAGCAACGTCCCACTGAGCGGTGGACCGATTCAGAAGGCGGAAATCTTCCACGTTGCCAAGGAAGAAATCAAGAAGCAAATCGAAGGCATCCGCAAGGCGGCGGATAACGTCACGAAGCGGGCTTCGAGCCTGTCGAACCACGAGGGGCAGCTCAAGGATGTTGAAGAGCTGATGGAATACTACATGACGCTGACCTCGATGGAAGAGACCGAGGAAAATCGCGAAGCGGAAGCCAAGGCACTCCGCGAGATGATTTCCGAGACCGAACTCTTCATCTCCAAGAAGATGGCTGAGGTCGAAAGCCTTCGCAAGACCGCGTAATTCAGGCGATTCTGAATACGGTGGCAAACAGGGACGAAAACTCGTCCCTGTTTTTTTGTAAATATATATTGACAAAGGATGCTGCGTTGATATATTGTAAAATTGAGCGTATCCTTTTATAAGGGGTTATTGTTGTGTCTGATAGGTTGTTGTCGGAAGTGAAAAAAAGACTGTTGCAGGACGACGTCATAGTTGTTGTGGTGTCGCCCTCCGGTCGTATTGTGGATGTGAAAGCTGACCAACCACTACCGCGCATACCGCGTGGTGGTCGTTTGTTTTCGTTGTTGCTTGGTTCCGGCAAAGTTGTCGAGGCTGACTTGTCCCTTTAGTCGCCTGTTTGTTGTCGTGTATGAATCGCCCTCGGAATTTTCCCGAGGGTTTTTCGTTTGTGTGTATAATCCTATGATTGGCTTTTTTGGGAGTTTGATTGATGGAAGACATCGTTGCGGTGATAAGTGCCCGGCGCAAAGAGCTGGAGCGAAAGAAAAATGAGAACAACCTGATTCAGCGTCAGGTTGACGACAGGCATGTGAAAATGAAGGCGTCCGCCGCAGACCTCCTCTTGGGTCAGGAAGCCCTACAATTCCTTGAGGACGTCGCAAACAGTCGCAGGGGTGCAATGCGCGGGCGTATTGAGCAAATCGTATCAGAAGCCCTGAGGTTGGTTTACAGCCCGAATTTTGGCGTTGAACTGACCTATGACGTCAAGAACAATCGAAGCTTCATGGATGTCCGTGTTGTTATCCAAACCGATATTGGTGAGGTGAAGCGTACTATGGAGGGGTTCGGTGGTGGGGTGTCTGACACTATTTCCATTCCGCTGCGGTTGCTCGTTTTGCTTGGAAGCCGGAAAACGGACTTGATTTGTGTGTTGGATGAGGCGTATAAACATGCAGGTCTTGACCAGATTGAAAACATTGCCCAGTTTCTTTCTGAAGTCTCTCGTATGCTTGGGGTTCAAATAGTCCTTTGCAGTCATCATGAAGCTATGTATGGGTACGCGGACAAGACGTTTGATGTGAAGTTTGATGGTTCGAAATCTGTTGTTTCTCCAATGGAGTAGTCAGTTTTTTCGTTTTCCCCCGATGTTGTGTTAGGAGGAAAACCCATGACGACCTGTGTTCAAACGAAAAAAAAGGCAAAAAAGGCTCCGACAATAAGTCTGCACGTGAAATCCGTTCGTCGCGTCCGTCCGACCTTCTCCATTCCGAACAAATGGGGTTCTATGACCTCCTTGATTCATTGGGGCGAGAAGGAATGATAAATCAGGGATGCAAGGATGTCGTCTGACGTTGTTGTGTGTCTGGATGTGTCACGCGTGGAATGGATGTTTTTCGACGAGTTGTCTGTTTGATTGTGAGCGTGTTGTATTGGAGAAAAAATGAATCGTGACTTTTCCGACCTTGACCCAAGGTTCACGCCGTTTTTTGAATCGGGAGAACGTGTCGAGGTAACGTGGAAGCCGGGGTTTGAGGATTACACCGGGTACGGGCTTCGTACCGACGGGAGAAAGTCTCGGTTTTGGGTTGGTCGGTCGACCGGACGGAAGCCGGTGTACCTGATGGTTCTGACCAAGAGGAGCCTTGGTGGCGGGGCGATTTGTTCGAGTGCCGTCGAGTCTGTTTGTGGTACTGGCGTTTTCAGGAGGGTATGAATATGGATTTGGACGAATTTGTCGCCGAGCAAAAACGGCGCATTGAAGAGTTCGAAAAGTTTTGGCGTGAAAACAACAAAAGAGACCCCAAAGCGTTTCCTATTAAACTCAGTAAGGAGAATACGGGGTTGTGGTACGAACAGTTTCAGTTGTTTGACGAATAGGGGGAATCTTGAAAAGGTTGCCGTGTACTGTGAAGCAGATGTGTAAGATGCTTCGTTCCGGTATGTCGCCGGATGACGTCGTTGCGTGTTTCGACCATGAGGACGCGGATGTTGTTAGCGACATTTTTTCCAAAGCGCACAAAATGGCATCGCACAAAGAAAGACGGGATAAAACCCAGCGAGAAGACGTATAGTTCTTTACTTCTGTATTTGTTTTCAAAAGGAATTGCTATGTCTAAAAGCAAAGAGGTGAATCAGCGAGACCTGTCTTATAGTGGTTGTTACGGGTCTGTCGTGTCGTATGCCGAGGTTGGTGAGTTTCTGCAAACCAGTTTCCATATGAACCGGCTCGCCGAAGAGCACGGTGACTCGCGTTATGCCGCCTGTATTTGGGGACACCCCGGTATTGGGAAATGTGTGTCTGGAGACACACTGGTTAAAACACAACATGGGGTTGTTGAGATTGCATCGTTATTCGATGGCATAGAGAAAGAGGGGTTCTACCCTGTCTCTGATTTGTTTTTGGCAACGAGGAAAGGGGCGGAACCTGTAAAGTCACTGTATTTTTCCGGCCGGAAAAAAGCTATCCGTATTAAAACAGACTTCGGTCGAGAACTTGTCGGGAGTGAAATTCACCCAGTTCTCTGTGCTTCTGATAATTTCCGTTGGAAGACCTTGAGTGAAATCTGTATTGGTGATTTTGTTGTAGTTCGTGGATTTCCTCTTGATTCACAGAACTGTTCTCTTCCTGCGTTTCCGTCTCCTCGTCCGAGACAGAAATCTGATTTTTCAATTCCGAAGAAAATGAATCCGGACCTCGCGTTCATCCTTGGGTGTCTTGTTGGTGAAGGGAGTGTCTCTGGAGACATCATCGCCTTTACTCAAGCCAAAGATAAGTTGTTGGCCTCTGCTTTTGTTAAGAAGTTCAAGAGTTTGTTTGGTGTTGGTGTTTCCGAGGAACATGATAGGCGTACAGAAAACACCTACAACTTTCGTTGTTTTCGCTCCTTGCTTCGTCATTGGCTTGAATTGATTGGATTGGGTCGTGTTTGTTCGTCGAACAAAGAAATACCTTGGAGTGTTCTGTGTTCCTCCGCTACATCGCAAAAGTCGTTTCTAAAGGCACTTTACGAAGGGGAAGGGACGAACGAGGTGTGTGGTATTTCGTTGTCGTCTGCCTCGAAGCGTTTGCTTGAACAAGTCTCGACCATCCTTCTTGGGTTCGGAATTCAAGCTTCGTTATCGTTTCGGGTGGTTGATGGAACTACCTATTGGAATCTTCTTTGCAGTGGGGAAAATGGACGCCTGTTGAATGAATTGATTGGATTTAGCAGGGCTTCCGGTAAGTGGACGAAGGTAGTTGGTTCGAATCCCAATAAGGGAGGGGTTCCGGCAAAGATAGCTTGTGAAATGTTGTTGTCCATGAAGGATAGTCATTTGAATAATGGCGGGAAATTGTCGAAGAAGATGATTCACTCGTCTCCTCTCAACAAGATTTACAACCAGAAACATCTGCCGCAGATTCTTTCTGTCACGCTGGTCGAAAAGATTATGAAAATCTTCAATAAAGCAAGTAACGAGACACGCTCTGTTGTTGAAGATTTGCTTCGGTCAAAGTACGAGCGTGTTGTGTCTGTTGAAGTTGTTGATGATTTGCCTCTTTACGATGTGACAATGGACACAGAAGAGCATGAGTTTTTGTCGAACGGATTCGTTTCCCACAATACCGCAATCGTGAAACAGCTCGCCAAATGTCCGGTCGAATGGAATGGGAAAATGTATCCCGGATATCACGTGTCCGACGTTCCCGTTGCACAGTTCGAGGAAATGGGCGACCTGCACGGTATCCCGATGGACTGTGTGCTGATGCGCCAGCCGTCGAAGAAGGATGCCGGTGAGTTCATCACCCAGTGGGTTGCGCAGAAAGACCAGATTATCCACACCTACCTTGCCAATGGCTGGGAGATTGATACATCGGTGCAGCCGACCACAAGGTATGCCCCGCCGGATTGGGTTCCGACCACACCCGGACCATCCATCGTTCTGTTTGACGATTGGAATCGTCCGTCTCTTCGTGTTATCAAGGGTATGATGCAGCTCCTGCAAAACTTCGGCATGGTGTCGTGGAAGCTGCCTCTCGGCTGCAATATCGTTCTGACAGGTAACCCCGATGAACAGGACTATCTCGTCACATCAATCGACACGGCGATTGTGACCCGTATTCGCCATATTACCCTGAAGGAAGACATGGCGGAGTGGGCTGTGTGGGCTGAGGCGTCCGGACTGGATGCCCGTGGGATTTCCTATGCCCTGCGTTATCCGGAAATGATTACCGGTATCGGTCGTGAGCGCACCAACCCGCGTACATTTTCGGAGTTTTGCCGGTTCATGCGGCATATTGGCACCGAAGACAAGGAACGCCTGATTCGGCATGGCATGTCGTTGTTGGACGAACAAACCGTGTCGAACATCATCGTGTTCTTCGAACGTGAGCTTGAACTTGTTATCGAGCCGGATGAAATTCTTGCAGGTGACGATTCCGCGTTCAAGGCGATTGAGAACCTGATGTCGCGCAAGGAACCCCGTGTGGATATTCTTGGGGTTATCTGTGAACGCCTGTTTGCCCGTATTGTCCAGCCGGGATTTACCATCGAGAAGCCGAAGGTGGCGAACTTCCACAGGTTCCTCGAAATGGATTGTGTTCCCGAGGACGTGCGTTATGGGTTGTGTCACCGCATCACCAAGCGTGGCAGTCCAGAGTTGAACAGGTGGCTTGTTGGCTCGAAAAAGCTCCAGAAAATTATCGCCTCCACGCTTCGCCTTCCTGCTTGATTTTTTTGCCAGTTTTTCTGTTGTCTCCCGATGGTCTTGTATACGGCGATGGTGTCGTACACAAGACTGTTGGAGGCAATTATGGATATCAGCTTTCACGGAGTTGAAGACGTTTGCTTGCGTCTTTGTTCGTACGGGTCGTCACATTTTGTCGAGATGTCTATTGTGTGTGGCGATAGTACTCCGTACCCCGGTGGACATTTTGTTCTGTTCTGTGGAGCTGAAGCACCTGTTGTAGAAAAGACGGCGAACTTCCGTCTTAATTCCCTTCCCCTGCTTATTCGTGCGCACGGACTATCTCGTCTTGTCGTATCCACTGTTGATTTTTACGAAAAGACCGAGGAGCGCGGCGCGTTTTTCTTGACGACTATTCGTATTTCCCACAGTGACGGTGATGTCCTTGTTATGTTGTTTTCCGATTCGAAGATTGGCTTCGAAGAGGGCGACGTATTGGCTTTTGTGGAGCAAAAAAATGAGTGCGACATTCATTCCGAAGAAAAATGACCGCGTTGAGTGGAGCGATGAAGATGGAAGCGTAAAAACCGGAACTGTGTCGGTTGTTCGTGCTGTTCCCGGGCGTCTTGATATCGTGAAGGTGTTTGTTATTGTTGACGGTGGCAAGTTCAAGGTGTCGGGTTCTTCGATGCTGTTTCGTCCGTCGTCGGTTGCCCTTCCCGTTGACCAGCCATCTGCGATGGATAAGTGGGGTGTTAAGAGCTATCGGTGTATCGGTGTCGACGACACCCCTATTTTCACCTGCAAAATCACCTTGAACGGCAAAAATGTCGGAAGTGCGAAAAACGGCGGATACGGTGGACCGAATGAGCATTGGTTTGACACCGTTCAAATCCGCGACTCCTTTTTTTCCGACCTCAAGTTGTGGTGGGAACAGTTCGGTGGGCGGAGCGTGTATTCCGTCGACGACCTCTGGCTCGACTGGTTTGTCAATCACAAGAAGTTTGGTCAGACGGCGCAGGAGTACATTTCCGAGTTCAACAACTCGATGGCGCAGTTCGACAAGGAGAACGCAAAATGAGTACACGTTCGCTTATCGGTGTTCAGGACGACAAAGGCACGGTGACCTACATCTATTGCCACTTCGATGGATATCCGAGCTGTGTCGGGCATATTCTGCTCAACCACTACCAAGACCCTGTCAAGGTGGAGCAACTGATGGAACTTGGTGACCTGTCGATTCTCGGTGATGATATCGGTGAAAAACACAACTTCGATGAATCCCACGATGTTCACCCGACATGGTGTAAGGCGTATGGTCGCGACCGTGGAGAAAAGGATGTCGACGCGAAAAATGCCGGAAATAAATCAACTTTTCGCGACAAAGACCAGTGGGCGGAATTCTGGTACCTCTTTATGGATGGCGTGTGGCACTACAGCTATCAAGGTCTGACGTCGTTTGTTCCATTAACCCCCCAAGACTGTAAGTGTTAGCGTTTGTGAAAGTCCATGTGTTTCCGCAAAACGACCCTCCCAATGACAAAGAGGGTCGTTTTGTGTTCTTGTATTTTTTGTGGATAATTTGTTGAGTTTTCTTTATAAAGTGTTGAAAAAAGTTTGTGAAAAGGTTGTTGCTGGGTTATGTTGCTATTGAAGGCGGGAAGGAGGGCATGGCCAAATATGGCTTTGAAGTAGGAGAACGCCATGTGCACCTCATCCGTAAAGACGTCCATTCTCCATCGTTTGTTTGATGGGAAGGTAGACGTTAAAATCGCATGTTCGAGATGGCGTGGCTGCCTGAATGTGCTCTATGGTTTTTTCACAGATGGACATTCGGGTTCGCGCATAAAAATAGACGATGTTCGATTAGAGTCGAAAAGCATCCTGAATGAAATTAAGACAGAACGGAAACAATACGACCATGTTCGTGCGTGTGTGATGCGCGACATTGAGAAGCGGGTTGAAACAATGTTCCTTCATAAATTGGAAGCAAAAAGGAATGAAGACTCTCGTGCAGGTTCGATTATCAGGGCGTCGTTTTCTTCCAAGCGTCCGGTCAAAAAGAACTAGATGTACGGAGTTTGAGATTGTATCGAAGGCAGCCTGAATGGCTGCCTTTTGTTTTTCCAGTTCCGTTCCGAATCGTGTATAATGAATCATGAATGGAGAACGGAATGGATAGGTTTGAATGTGTTCACTGTGGCAACAAAACGAACTTTCATTGTTCGTCCATCGAACGTCATGATTGGCTTGTTGATTGCTTTGGTGAATTTGTTTCTGACCTTGGTTGTTACGATTCGAGTCGTTCGTCCGATATAATGTGTGCCGAGTGTGGCAAAAAGGCTGAAAAGGTTAAAGTGGCTGATGAAGGCAAAGGAGTGTATCATGGGTATGTCGAGGTCAGAAGTTCGTAAGGCTTTGGCGTCCGCTGTTCAGGCGTCGTCTCCAAAAGCACTAGATGGGGACTTTGTTCACATCTGGTATCGCTCGTTTCGTAAACCTTCGCCGAGGTCCGTTTCCGAAGCCTGTCGAGCCGAAGAAATGGGACTGCCGAAGGATCACTACACGGGTCGCCTGATTCGTGTTTGGGAAGACGGGAAGGGCGATCTTCTCATTCGTATGTTTGTCGAGTTGGAGCGTCCGGGCGCAATTTTCTTTATAGTTGGCGAGCCTATAGGAAGAAGCAGGAACACTTCTTCTTGGTTTGCTTAGGGAGTCCCTTGGATGAATAGTGTTTATTTTGACAACTCCGCCACAACGTCGCTTTCCCCGACTGTGTTTGCCGAAATGTCTCCGTTCTTCTTGGAAGAATACGGCAATCCAAACTCTGCCCACTTTATGGGTTCACAGGCGGCCGAGGCTGTTTATGAGTCCCGTTCCATGATTGCGCAGTGGTTGCACGGACGTGAATACGGTGTATTTTACACATCGGGTGGCACCGAGTCTGACAACTGGGCCATTCGGAGTGCGGTACGGCAGAGCGGAAAAAATCGTGTCATCGCCTCAGCCGTTGAACACAAAGCTGTTCTTGCGACCCTTCACGACATGGAGCAAAATCTTGGCGTTGAGTTTGTCTTGTTGCCAGTGGATTCGTGTGGACGGGTAGACCCGGATTCACTCCGGCGTGCCATCAATAACGACACGGCGTTGGTGTCCGTTATGATGGCGAATAACGAAACCGGGACGATTCAGTTTCACGAGGAACTGTACGATATCTGCCGAGACCACGGTATTCTGTTCCATTGTGACGCTGTTCAGGCTATGGGCAAGATTCCTGTGTCGTCCAGTGTGGCTGACATGATTTCCCTGTCGGGTCACAAGTTCCACGGTCCGAAGGGTGTTGGCGTGCTATATGTTGGCGAGAATGTCTCCCTTGAGCCGTTTATCTGTGGCGGTTCGCAAGAAGGCGGTTTACGCGGCGGCACGACCCCTGTGCCCCTTGTAGTGGGCATGGGTTATGCACTGCGCACAGCGGCGTCTACAGTTGCGTCATTCGCCGAAGACGTGGGTGCCCTCGGGAAACGTTTAGAGTCCGGTATTCTGGATTCTATTCCAAACGTGTCGATAAATGGATACCCGGCGCGTCGTATTCCGGGTTTGGTCAACGTGTGTTTCCGTGGTATCGAATCCAATTCCTTGGTGGCGGCACTATCACGCCGGTACGGGATTTGTTGTTCCTCCGGCTCCGCGTGTTCGGAAAAAAACACCAAGCCTTCTTATGTTTTGCGTGCTTGTGGTCTGTCGGTTGCAGATGCTCATGCGTCGGTTCGGTTTTCCCTTGGGAACCTGAATACCGTACAGGAGGTTGATTATGTTTTGAGTGTCCTTCCCCCGTTGGTTGCCGAACTTCGTAAAACGGGATTTTGATTACCCATAGTGTTTCCCCTCCCCACTGGCGGCGTGGTCTTTAAGACACGCCGTCTTTTTTTTGACTTTCCCTTCAGTTAGCCTCCTTGATTTGTCGATGTAACAATCACGGCAATAATGCCGCAAGGAGAAAATCAAATGATTGTTCGCAGGTTGATGGCACGACTCGTGGTTCTTGTCGCTGTTGGTTTGCTTCGTCTGGCTGTCGCCCTAGGTGGCGTTGGTCGTTACGATATTGAAATTGGTGTGTGTCCGATGGACCCCGAGCCTGTTTGGTGTATTGTGGCTTCGATTGTTGGGCTGCCAATTTTCTGGTTCGTTATCGTTGTGTTCTTCGCGGCTACCGGTGACATGTGAAAAGGGAGGGGCACAAAATGGAATCGTATAACTGGATTGACAGTGTGATGCGGCGCTCGTTGCGCGAAAAACTTGCCTCATACGACGAATCGAAAGCGCGGTGGGATGCGCTGGTGAAAAAAGGTGAAAGCTCTATGTCGAAAAACGGGGAACAAGCTGAGGCGTATTTTTTCGCGGCATTGGATATGGAAGATGAACTGACTTGCAAAATAACTGAACTGTATAGGCTGAGAGATGCCATTTTACGCAAGGAAAAGGGAATCAAATAAGATTCCCTTTTTTTTTATATCTTGTCTTTATGCGACATCATGTTTTTGGTTTTCACCGAAAGGGAAACTCATGAGCGGCGTAAAGACATCGAGCGATGCGCGGAGTTCCGGCCCGTGGGACAACCTCCCGCGTGGGTGGGACAAGTCCAGCCTCGAAAGCTACTGGAAGACCATGACTGGCGAAGTAAAGCACAAAGTCACGAAGTGCATAAAGGACATGGAGGGGAAGATTGATGACCCCGGAGCCTTTTGTGCGTCGTTGGCTGATAAGGTCGAGGGGAAAGAATGGCGTTCCCGTCGCTCGTTTGTTGCGTCTGATGTAGCCCGAGAAATCGTTTTGATTGCACGTGAACTCTCCGAAGAATCCCCAAAAGAAAATAGCCGTGTATCTGCGATTTCCGACCGCGTGGCGAAGAGTCTCGTGTCGGAATTTGAATTAAAAACCCGGAGATGTAGGTAGATTTGCCCGGAGGCGTAGGTATACGCCTAAAACGGGTCGTTTTGTATTTACCTTTTGTGGTAAGGGTTTATGCGTTTGCTTTGTGGTTCCGCTGTGACGCAATAACTATAATAATAGTATGATAGTATCTCTTTATGGGGTTTTAAGATGCCAGTAGACCGTCGTGATGTAGACAAGCATCATCCTTTGAAGGGTGTTCAACGCCGGAAGGAATTGAAGCGGAAGCGTGTTTACAATCGCAAGCACAAGACGGAATTGAATCACAAGATGGATCGCATAGAGAAAAAAGATTGTTATGGGAAGCCGAAGGGTTGCAGTCGTGAGAAGCGTCGTTGGCGTTTTCCTAGGACGGGTGGGTTTTCACAAAAACTGGTTAATGACATTATTGCATCGGAGCTTTTGGTTATTGCGCGTTTGCTTGTTTCGTCGTCGTCCCTTTAGGGGAGGGTTTAATTATGCGCCGGTATGAGATGTTAGTTGCGGGTTCCAAGAGTATTCGAGGTATTCGTTCTCGTGATTTTTTCAATGGTGATATGTCCTCTGTGTTGGACGAATTATTTCGGACTATTGTGACTGTTCTTGTGTGTGTGTTGGTATTTGGTGTTGTTGCGTTTGTTGGTATTGATGTAGCGGCTATTTGCGCGATGGTTGGTTTTTGGGGTGTATGGGCGTTGTGGGTGAAGGTTTTGTCTGTGTTTGGGTTTGTTTTGGCGAACGGATTTGTTTTAGGTTTTATTTTATGGTTGCGTCAGGGGGTCTAAAAAATGAGCGAGAACGGTCAGAGTCGTGATAGTGGTTTTGTTGATTCGTTGCTTTCGACATGGCGGAAGGACGCGTTGGTTTTATCGGGTCATTTTGCGAAGTTATGGGCGGCGAAGTTTATGGATGGTTTACGTGCTCGTGGGAAAGATTTTGGTGAGGAGTACGGTGAGGGTGCTGAGTGTGTGTATGTGAGTTCGGGGATATCCGCAATGCAGGCGGAGATGTTGAAGGCTGAGAAATCAGTGGAGCGGAGTTGCAAGGTTCGTTCGGCTGTTGCGGCCGAGATGTTGAAGGTTGCCCGCGAGCTGTTGTCGTAACGACGCAATAATCGAAAATAGGATAGATTGGAGTTTCGATGGACACTAAGACAGCGATGAATCTTGTAAAGAAGTATGGGACGTCGAAGGCGGCGGCGGAGGCAGCCGGTGTATCGCGTCATGTTATTTTCCGTGCGTTGAAGAAGGGTCGTATTTCGGCGGAGTGTGGTAGTGCCGAAAAGCGGAAGACGTTGACATCGTTTCGGGAGTTATATGACCGGAGTTTTATTGTTCCGAAGCGGATTAAGGCGGCGTTGAAGATGTTGGGGAATGGTTGGGAGTATGAGGTTGACTTTGCGAAGTTGGCCGGTGTTTCTCTTTCTGAGTTGTCGACCCACAGAGATGATTTTCCAGACAACGTGGTTCAGATAGGTCGTGATGGTCGTCGTGCGTGGGCTGGTACGAAATCTTTGGCGGCCCAGATGCGGAATATGATTTAATCAGAAGGAGAAGAACCGTGGCGAAGAACTTATCTGATTTTGAGAAGGCACATGGCACTCCGAAGATCAAGTCGTTGGAGCGTCGTTTAGCGGCGGAGCGTGAGAAGGTAGCGGCGTTGAGTGGTATTCAGCATCGTGTTGCCGTGGAGCGTCGTAAGTCGTGCAATCTTCGTTTTGCTTTGATTGGTGATTTGCATATTGGCAGTTTGTATGCCCATGAGGGTGCGTTGGAGGGTTTTTTCCGGCACTTGGAGTCGGAGGGCATCAAGGACTGTTATGTGACGGGTGACGTGTTGGATGGTCATCGGATTTACAAGGGTCAGGAGTTTGAGGTTCGTGATGTTGGTTTGGATGCGCAGTTGGCGCGTTTGGAAAGTTTGGACCTTTCCGACAAGGTGAATGTGAGTTTTATTACGGGGAACCATGATGCCTCGTTCAAGCATTTGTGTGGTGTTTCGGTTGGGAAGGCGATATCGGATATTCGTCCGGGCTGGAAGTTTTTGGGTGAAGACCAAGCGCGGGTGAAGTTTGAAACGCCGTCGGGTCCGTATGAAATCATGTTGTTGCATCCGGGCGGTGGTTCTGCGTACGCTGTTTCGTACAAGCCGCAGAAAATTGCGGAGCAGCTTGAGGGCGGCAACAAGCCGAACATGCTGTGCATTGGTCATTTTCACAAGGCGGAGATGGTTCCGATGTATAGGAACATTTGCCTTGTTCAGACGGGGACCTTTTGTCGGCAAACTCCGTTTATGGCGCGGCAGGGTTTGGCGGCGCATGTTGGTGGGTGGGTTTTTGAGGTTTTTGTTGGCGAAGACCACAATTCGATTCGTGGTGAGTTTGTTGCTGTTTACATCTGAAGGGGGTTTGTGATGGGTGCCGAGAGAATAGCCGGTGAGTTGATGGTGTTGGCGCGTGAGCTTATTGGTGGTGTTGTGAGTGCCGAGGAGTATAACGCGCTGGACATTGACGGGCTGTCGAAAGCCGCATCGTCTGTGTTTGGTTTTCCTGTAAAGCTTGACGGTGCGAGCGCCAAGAAGTACGGGCGTGGCGGGTATGAGTTTCGGATGGAACTGAGTCCTCGTGATGCAGGTAAGCTTTCCCGGATGTTCAAGGCGATATGGGTTGTTGCGACTATTCACGCGGATGTTCCGGAAAAGGTTTGGTGTTCGCTTGGGTTCCGTTATGACCATCCGGCGGGTGGTTCGAATGGTTATTCTATTGGTGGTGGTCGTTTTAACGGGTCGTCGTGGTCTGTAAACTATTCTGGATAAGGTTTCGTATGCATACTCCAAGGATTCGGAACATTGTGACGTCATCCGGGTATATCGAGTTTGAGGCGATACCGTCGTGGTATCAAATTGAGGTGTATTCATATACCCGGCACAAAGTGGGTTCCCATGTGAAGAATAGTGGCTTTGTTTATACTGACCATATTGGGAAGCGTTATCACCTTCGTTGTCGTTTGAAGCGTGGTGTGAACTCGTGGACTGTGCCGGAGTCGTTTTTCCGTCATAACAAGCACAACTACTTCAAATTCTCCTTGCGGGATTCTATTTCTGGCGAGTTGTCGGAGTTGGGTGGGGTGACGGTGAAGACGGTGAAGATGGTTGAGTGGGAACAAGTTGGTTCCCGTGTGTATATGGTTCATTGAAAAATAGAGCAAGGGGACAACACGTAGACTACCCAGTTCCGAGAATGTCCACGTGACTATCCACCGGGACAAGGGAGTCTCTAATGTTCCCTAAACCTCGTTTATTTAGGAGCAAGAAATGAAAAAGACATTAGTTGCGAAGGAAATGCTTGTTCTTGCGCGTGCTTTGGTGGCTGCGCCGTCTGAGGGTGAGCGTGTTGTGGTTGTGGATGCGATAGCGAAGACGCGTGAGCTTCTTTCGTCTTTAGATATGCTGGTAGACAAGATGTCGTACTCGAAGGAGAAAGATATCTCGTTGCAGGCGAAGCGTGTGCGTAGCATCAATACGGTGAAGCAGGCTATGTCGTCTCTTTCCAATGCGCACAAGGCGTTGGCGGGTGCGTTTCATTTGGGCTATTTTTCGACGTCGAACAGGTGAGTCATGGCCAAGCTTGATAAAAACTTTTTTGACTATTCCGACCTTGCAAAGCAAGAGTGGCGGTCGTTGGTGGTTAAGGCGAAAGATGCGTCCAGTATCGTTTTCGATTTAGAGAACGATGAGTCCGTGGAGCAGCGTCGTGTTGCCGTGGATACGCCCGAGGACGCGTTTGAGTCTGCCCGAGGTGGGATGGTAGATGAAAAGGCTCGGTTCAAGTGTGAGCTTTGTAAGGCGGGTGGTGATTGGCAGCAGTCGACGTATTACTTCCGTTGCCAGAAATATGAGGGTTCGGCAGGGATAATTGGCGATGGCAGGTTTTGTTTGGTGCCGTCGAAAGAGCGTGGGAATGTTACACTTGTGAAGAGTGAAAAGGGTAAGTGGGTTCCGCAGGATGCCAATAAGGAATTGGGGCGGGACTTTGACGCTGAGGCGAAGTTGTGTTGGGATTCCCTTCCTGATATGTTGGGGGAGTATATTGTGATGAAACGTAAAGACTTTGAGAAGATGGCGAGCCGGGTGGCGTCGGATCCTTCCGTGTTGTATATGAGTGTTCCGATGGTTGGTCGTCTGAATCTGAATCAAGAGGGCGGCTCGTATGGCATTTTGGAAATTTCGGAAGACTTCAAGCGGTCTGTGTTTGAAGCCATTCGTGAGCCGGGTATGGAGTACGATGGTGAGTATAAAGCCCACATCTCTGTGTTCACAGAAGACGAGATGGGTCAGCTTGTTCATCCGATTGAGGAGAGCGGGAAGGCGTTCAGATTCTCGTTGCGCTCGATTGAGACGGTCGAGCCGGAAGGTTGGGACGAGATGGAGCGGGTTTGGTTTGTCACGGTTGAATCACCTGAGTTGGAGGCGTTGCGTTTGAAGTATGGTTTTCCGGCGAAGCTGAATGGTGGGCACGAATTCCACATTACGGTTGCCGTGAAGCCGAATGTGCGTCCATGTCTTGAAAACAGAATAAGTGCGATGGTATTGCGTGTCGCGTCGTGGTCGGTAGCATCGTGCGATTTGATTCGTACTGCAAAACCTTTGATTTCCGATATTCGCGTGGACACCAAGAAATGGCAGTTCTCATCGGGGCGTAAAATCCCTAGCGGGCGTGGGGCGTGGGCGTTCGAGATAGGTGGGGAAGAGGTTATGATTCCCGGCACCCTCCAATATGCTGATGCGAAAAAGAAGGCCGTTGAGATGGCGAAGGCGAAGGGTGTCAGGTCTATCGTGTTATTGCCGTGAGGTGAGGTGATATGGGTGATGCGCCGAGAGTTGTGATTTTGTCGTTTATTCCCCAGTATGGGGAGTTGACGTTTTTCATTGGTGACAAGAAGTATGTTGCCAGTGGTGTTTCACCGTTTCACAAGAAACAGGTTGAATATATGTTGAAGCACGGTGCGAATGGACGTGCCATTAACTACCTGAAGAAATTCAACCCGGAAAGGCTTGGTCAGAAGTTGGCGAAAGAATTGGTTGGTGTTGCAAGGTTGTTGTTGGCGTCCAGTTCGGAGAAAGAGGTGGAGCGGTTGCTTCGTGTTGTTTTACGGGGCACACAATGGGCAGGAAAGGCGCACGCCGTTGGTGGCTATGTCCGGGACGAGTTCATGGGTTTGGACGCGAAAGACTTGGATATCGTCGTTTCTGTGCCGGGCGGGTCTGAGAAGTTGACGAGGTATTTGTTCGGGTTGTTTCCCGGCTCCATAACCAATCCGCACCAAATGGGCGCGTCATATCCAATTTGGCAGATAACGTTCAGGGATGATATTGTCTTGGACGGTGAGGTCTATAAGACAAAGGGTGCGGTGATTGAGTTTGCTGATACCATGAAGGAGCAATTCCCTGATGATACGTCGCGTCAGCGGAGTGTGCAGCCGGGGACGCTTGAGGAAGATATCGAGCGTCGTGATTTCACGACGAATATGCTTTTGAAGGACCTTTCGACCGGTGAGATTGTTGATCTTACCGGTGTGAGTAAGAACGACATCGAGAAGGGTATCCTGCGCGGGCACCCCCGTGTTTCGCTGGATAAGATTTTCAGTGACGACCCATTGCGGATGATTCGACTTGTTCGGTTTCAGTGCAAGTATGGGTGGTCTATTCCGAAATCGGTTTTGCGGACAGTTCAGCGTAATGCGAGGCGGATTGAGATTGTTTCGGCCGAGCGCATTATGGGTGAGCTGACAAAGGTTATGAAGATTGGTAAATTGTCACAAGCCATCCGCCTGATGAAAATCACCGGGCTGTTGCAGTACGTGTTGCCGGAGGTTCAGGCGATGGTCGGGGTCAAGCAGCAGAAGGAGTTTCACGCCGAGGGTGATGTGTTCCGTCACACGTTGGCTGTTTTGCGTAATGCCCCGGCGACGGTTGAAGGGCAGTTGGCGGCGTTGCTTCATGATGTTGGGAAACCGGCGTCGCAGGAGATGGTTGGGGAGGCGATTCACTTCTATGGTCACGAAGAGGTTGGGGCTGAGATGGCCTCGGCAATCCTGTATCGCCTGAAGTTTGACGCGGCGACTATCAAGAAGGTTGTTTCTGTTGTTCGGAGCCACATGCGTCCGTATCACCTTGTGAAGTCGGATGGAAAGGCAATTCGGAAGTTCATTCGAGACCTTGGTGACGAGGTTGTTGATGCGGTTTTGGATCAAGCCGAGGCGGACGAAAAGGGCAGTTTGCCTGTTGGGGACGACGTGTCGGTTGTGCGGGAAAAGATTCGCAAGGTGCGTGAATCGCCTGTGCAGGTGAAGAAGTTGCCGGTTTTGAATGGTCGTGAGATTATGTCCATTCTTGGTATTGGTCAGAACGAAAGGGATAGGCTGCCCGAGATTGGTGAGGCGGGAAAGTTCCTTTTGGATTTGGCGGATGAATATGCGTCTCACGGTGAAGAGTTGAGTAAGGGAGATGCGGCGAAGGCTTTGAGGAAAAGGATGTCGTTATGAGACCAGCTATAGCAATGCGTTTGTTGCGGTTGGCGAAGGAACTTGTTTCTGCCGACGTGTCGGAACAGGATGTTGCGAAGTTCCTTTTTGAAAATCCGAACCCGTCCGACAAGGCTGTTCATGATTGGGCGGAAGGTCAGGGTTTGAATGTCCACAAGGTGGAGGAGCATATCTACCGTTTGGCGACGAAGTTTGCCCATATTCTGAATGGCGGGTTGGCTGCGAAGAAGGGTTTCAAGAAAGAGGATGCCGACCCGAAGGAATTGGCGATGGGTGTAAAGGTGGAAATGGAGCACACATCTGATAAAGATGTGGCTGAGGTTATTGCGTTGTCACATTTGGCGGAGTTGAAGAACTACTATTCGCGTCTGAAAAAGATGGAGGGTGAGTGATGGACAGGATGATGGTTGCAGAGAAGTTGGTTCGTATGGCGAAGTCCCTTATGGGTCGTGAGTTGAGTGAGAAGCAGAAGGAGTATCAGGAATATTTCCTCGACATGCTCGACAAGTACGGTGTTGAGACACCCGCAGATATGGACGAAGAGACAAAGAAGAAGTTTTTCAGCGAAATCAGCAGTGGTTGGAAGGGTGGAAAATCATGAAGAGGACTGCCGTGGTGAGGGAGATTATTGCCCTTGCGAAATCGTTGGTTGCCGCCCCGGTGGCTGCGAAGTTTTCTGCCCGTTACAATCAGTGGTCCGGCGGGCGTCAGGCGAACATTTCCGTGGACGTTGAGTTGCGCTTTACCGATGCAGATGCGCGTGATTTGTCGAGTGCCATACTGAGTGCCGAGGCAAAGGTTGGGAAGATTGCAGAGGCTATTGGTGCGAAAAACAACGAGTGGTATCAGGACGAAGGTTGGTCGTCCGATAACGGGAGGCTGTTTTCGACGTATCAGATTGAGCCGCGTGACATAAAGGTCGAGTTGCTTCCCGACGTGTTCAAAAAGTTCAATGTTCCGTTGTTTGGGGATTTCATGGACGACTGAAAGTTTTTATTTTTTTTCGTTTTTTATTTGCCTGTGTTCGATGTTTGTGTATAGTCAGTTGATGCGGCGCGGTACGGTTTGATAGCAAACACTTCGATTGGCAGTATGTCGACGCGCTTGTTCTTTGACAAATGAACCCAACACGCTTACTGTCGGGGATACTTCATGACTCAGACAGAACAAGGGGGGCTTCGGTTCAAGTAGCCGAACGCTTTCGTTGAAATTCTTTACTTGTGACGGCGTGGAAAGCACACGCTAGTGAGCGGGGAAAGCCGCTCTGACTATCGGAAAATAAGACCGATTGACCGTGGGGAAAGTCCCAATGACGGAGGTGAAAGGACCTCGACTGCCGTCCTTATATGAGGACATTGTGTGGCAGCTTGCCTCGGCAAACCATTGGTGTTGGGTGAAGTTATTTTGTCCGCTCTTCAGTCAAGGGTTACTTCTGGATGAAAAGTCTCTTGGCGATTTTTGGCGGACATTTTTTACGGCATTCTTCAGAAGATGGTGATTGGAGTAGTCATGGCGAAGAAGGTTGTTGGTGCGGTTTCCAAGGTCAAGCCGAAGGTCAAGCGTGTTGTTGCCTCGAATGAGGCGAAGGTGACCAAGGGTCGCAAGAAATAACATTGCGGGGTCGAGTAGTCTGGATATGCTCATCGGTCTCATAAGCCGGTAGGGGATGAAACCCCTCGAAGGTTCAAATCCTTCCCCCGCGTCCACTATAAAATGTTCCGCGCCATGCGCCGAGCATTATGGGGCTGCCTTCGGGCAGCCTTTTAAAACAATAAAAGCATTTTTTCGGTATCAAGCGATAACGAATAGAAACGTGCACTTGTGTCATTTGGCGGGACAACAATCCCGCCCTTCCGCGCCCCGATAAGGCGCGATAGAATGGAGGTAGTATTATGGGTACGATGAAGGGTATTGTTAAGAAGGCTGTTGCGAAGGCGAAGCTCCCCTCGGAGTGTCCGGATGCGATGGTGAACCGTGCAGGCGGTGTTGCGTTTGACATTTCCGACCCCGCCACGAAGCTTCTGACTATGACCGGTGGCAGCTTTTTCGCGGAACCGCGTTACTACAGTGACTCGGCGTGCCGCCCGAAGCGTCTGGCGTCCGGCAAGTTCGGCAAGCTGGAAGAGCGTCTGCGTCTGGCGTCCGACAAGGCCGCGAAGTTCGTCAACTGTGAAGAGCTGGATGATGTTGCGAAGGAAATCATCGCGACGGCTGTCGATGTGGCGAATGGTTCCAGTCCGCGTGACTTGCTTGCGCTGGCGAACTGGCTGCGCAACGAGGGCAATATCCGTCTGACGCCGCAGGTGTTCCTTGTGCTGGCGTCACGTATGGAAGGTTCGAAGCCGTACGTGAAGAAGTACGTCGAGAAGATTGTGAAGCGTCCGGACGAAATCAAGACCGTTCTGATGCTGTACCGTTACTTCTTCGGCATGAAGTGTCTGCCGAACGCGCTGGCGACCGGTCTGTCCGACCGTCTGTCCAAGATTGGCGAGTCCGCCTTGATGAAGTACGATGGGAAGGACTTCCCGACGTGGAAGGACGTTTTGTGCTGGCTGCCCCGTGAAAAGGGTTGGCCGCTGTCCGATGACCTTTCTGTTTATTTCAAGAAGGGTGTCGTGACGGACAAGACCCCGATTGCTCGTGACCGTTCGCTTCTGGCGAAGTGTGGTGAGTTCGACGCCAAGGCGCGTGCTCTTGCGAAGTCGTCCAATGTTAACTGGGAGGTTCTGCTCTCGCAGTTCGGCACGAGCGACTCCGGCAAGAAGGCTGTGTGGGAGTTCCTGATTGCGGAAGACCTCGTCGGTTACATGGCGATGCTCCGTAACCTGCGGAACCTCGTTCAGGCGGGTGTTGGCAAGGACACGCTGAAGAATGTGTACGACAAGCTGTCCAATGCCGAAGAGGTCAAGCGGTCGAAGCAGCTTCCGTTCCGGTTCCTCGCCGCGTACAACGAGTTGGAGCATGTCGGTGCGTCCGGAAACATCTCCAAGATTCTGGAGGCTATCGAGAACGCGACTGAGGTTGCCATCGAGAATTGCCCGAAGTTCCCCGGCAGCACCATCGTCGCCGTGGATGACTCCGGCTCTATGGGAGCCGGAATCTCGCGGATGTCCTCGATGACCGCCTTCGACGCGGCGTGTTCGCTCGGTGCCATCTGTGCGCGTCGTGGTGAGGATGTCAACCTGTGGGCGTTTTCGGATGGTGTCCGTGAGGTCAATATCACGAAGCACACGACCATGATGGGCATCGCCAAGAAGGTCGGTAATCACAGTGGTGGCACCAACACGTACCTCGTGATTCAGAAGATGATTGACGAGAAGCTGTTCCCAGACCGTCTGTTCATTTTCAGCGACATGCAGGCTTGGAACTCGGGTTGGGGTTCCGCGAACTGTGCCGACCTGTGGGCGAAGTATCGGCGTATGGGCGCGGCGGCTGGCAAGACGTGGCTGCACAGCGTCAACATCATGGGCTACGGCGACACGCCGTTCTGTGAGGCTGACAAGCGTTTGAACCTCATCGGTGGCTTTAACGAGGCGGTTCTGTCGATGGCGCTCAAGGCTGAGGGTGTGAATGGGGAGGACAACATTCCGCCCATGTCCTACATCCGCGATAATTTCTAGACGCGGTGAAACAACGTAAAGCCAATGGGCGGATGTCTTTATGGCATCCGCCTATTTTATTTTATAATCTCCGGACGTTAGATGACTATATTCAGGAGGCTGCTATGGGTATATTGTCGGAGAATTCCCTTCAAGATATTCATGAGTATTGGGTGGATATTGACCGTCGTGAGATTTGGATTCACGGATTCGACACGAACATTCAGAGTGACTATGAGGGGAACGAACCCGGTGTAGACTACATGATGGCCAACAGGGTTATTAAGAACCTTCACATGTTGCGCTATGCGTCTGCCAAAAAGCCTGTTGTTGTTCACCTGCATACCTGTGGTGGTATATGGGAAGAGGGTATGGCTCTCTATGACACGATTCGTATGATGCCATACCCTGTTACGATGGTTTCCTACACCCATGCCCGGAGTATGTCGAGTATAATCTTGCAGGCGGCGGATACACGTCTGATGCTTCCGAATTCGTGTTTCATGTTTCATTATGGAACCCTCGCCGTTGGTGGACATGCCCCGACGGTTCACTCGAATGTCGATTTTGCCAGACAGAACGACCAGACTATGTTGTCGATTTATGTCGAGAGGTGTTTTGGTTCGAAGCACTTCAAAAAGAAATCGAGGGAAGAGGTGCGGGCCGAGTTGGCGATGATGATGGACAAGAAGGGTGATGTTTTTTTGACTGCACAACAAGCTGTCGATTGGGGTTTTGCAGATGGTATTCTTGAAAACTGGTCGGACCTGAAATAGTGGAGGTTTAATGGATGTGTTAATGGAGTTGGCGTTTTCGTGGAAGTGTCCGTTGTGCGGGAAAAGGAATTTTGTTCGTAGTGTTCCCGTCGAGTGGTCTGAGTCTGATTTGCGTTTGCAGTTGGGCTTGGAACCGTGGGAGGCGATTCCTGAAGATGCGATTGAAAACACGGAGTGTGTTGCCGCCCCGGTAAAGGTGTCGTGTGAGTGTGGTGGAAAGTTCGGCACGATTCACGCGGGCGACCAGTTGCCGGGTGAATGATTTTTCATCTTTTTTTAAGAATTCTTGTTGTCGATTCTGTTTGTTGTGATATAGTGCTGGTGACTTGGTAGTGAGTCTTTTGAAAGACTTTGTTTGTGTGTAAGGAGAAAATCATGTAGATTCGATGAAGCCGGTCGCAGGCAGGATTGCGATATGAAAGGCGTGGCCACAGCCTAGAGTGGCATTTTCGGCAGTGTAAGCAGTGCGGGTGTTCCGCGTGTGTAAACTGCCCAAAGAACAGGGTAAACTGCGTTGTCAGTGTAGCCTGTTCACAAGAGAGAGAGGAAAATACCATGAATACCAATCCCACCAGTGTTTCTTTGTCTGCCAATGTTTCTGAAGCTGCCCGCCTGCTTATTTGTATCCCCGGCTTTGTTGATAGTGTTCCGTCCGTTGGCAGTACGTTGCCCGGCGCGATGGAAGAGTCTGACCAGCAGATTGCCGAGCGTTACATTTGGGATCGCCTTTCCAAGCTTGGTATCTACAACGATGATGTTTCGGCTGAATTGATTGCCTCCCCGGAATGCACCGAGGGTGATGCCCGCCATGTGTTTTGTGAGAATGGTGAGCCGAACCTCCCCGTTGTTCGCTTCAAGAAGCTTTGGTCTATCATGAAGACAGGCGCAATGTTCTCGCCTGTCCCCGTTGAGCGTGAGGAAACGGATGTCGATCTTTCATCCTTGGCTGCCGACCTGAAGTCCGGTTTTGGTGCTATGAAGCCGATTGGTCAGTGGACGGATGCCGAGTTGATGGAGAAGTATGGTCCGGAGTGCGCCGACGACATTATCGACGAGTTGAGCAAACGGGCCAAGGGTCGCTCGTTTGTTGTGTTTGTTGACGAGGCTTCGTGCAAGGTTGATGTCGAGGCGTCGTTGCGCCTCCTTAAAGAAGCACGCAAGCGCGAGACTCCGGTGCATTACAAGACGAGTGATGTGCTGAAACGCCTCTTTCGTGCTGGTGACTTTCCCACTCAGGTCTACTTCGAGTGTCCCATCCATAAGGGCGTCCTCCTGTTGGACGGATACTGTGATGAGTGCGGGCACACTTGGGAAGGCATCCCCTACTCTGTTCGGCAGTTCGTGCGTGTCATCGCAAACGAGGGAGAGGCTCCTGATTCAGGCCCGTCAATCCGTCAGCTTATCGCGACTGCTCGGACATGCTCTGAGTCCGATGTCGACCCGCTTGCGGCAGATTACCCGAAGGTGCTCGGGGTGTTCCGTGAGTTGGCGGCTGAAGACAAGCTCCCGTCCCTGAAGTCGAGGACAGCGTCCTCCGACACAAAACGTGCCGACCCGTTCAATACGTCGCGCCGTTATTGATTTTCCGCGTGGGGCACTCCACTTGTATAATGGTGGAGTGCCCCGCATTTCAGTCTGGAGGATGATAGAATGAAGTTTTTCGCAAAAGAGATTGCAAAGAGTGGGTATGTTTTCCGCATGGAACATGCCGGTTTTATGGCGTCGTTGATGTGTGCCCCTCGACTTGAAGATACGGGTCGTGCGTGCGATCTGCCGCCGGGTGAGCCTATCCCGGTTTTCCCATTGGCGGCGCTTCCCGGTGCCCCGGAGGGATGGGTGCGTGAGGTTGGTTCGTATGTTTGCCCTGTTGATGCGGATTGGGGGCTGTGGTTCGATTGGACGATGAATGACAAGATGAACACTGCCGTTGTTCCGTCTGTAAAGGGTATGAATCCCATTACCGGTCAGAAGCTCGAAGGCTTGTCGCTCTCGGAGTATTCCGATAAGTGCCCGGTTCATGGTGAGCCGTTTACCCACGGGAACTTCTGCGAGAAGTGCGGGTATGATTGGCCACCTCAGAACTATATTTGTGCGCCGAACACTCTGTGGTGGGATGGGTTCCGTCAGCCTGATGGCAAGGTGCGTCAGTTCTTTTTCACAGCCGACGAATCGCGTGATGTTGCGTCCTTGGTGATTGGAAAAGAAAACACCGTTCCTGCATTCGGGTTTGGTTTCTTCCGTCCGAAGAATCCGCGCACTGCACCAAAAACGACGTATCGTTCGTCTGTGATGGATTTCGGTGAGTCGTCATTTGGAAGTTTCTGTAATGCCGGTGACGTTGTGTATGGGTGCTCCAACTCCACTCTCGATTATTCTGAGCCGGACGGTTTGTGCATGTCGTGTTTGGATGGTGCCGAGGTCGCATCGAAAGGAATCACCCGTGGATTTGTGAATTCCCAGTCTGTTCGCAAGCAGCCGGTTGCATCTGTGTCTGTTGGTGCCGGTGCTGAAATCAGTCAGGAACTCAATCGGGACTCTCTTGGCGTTGATGGTTGGCAGCCCGAAGCGGCAGCGACGATTCGTCTGTATTTCTGCTTCAGGGAACAGTTTATGAGTATTGTGAACAACGGCGGAGTGAAGACGTTTTCATCTGACCCGGCAGGGTTTATGAAAAATGTGCCGGTTGGTTAGACGGGTTGGTTTCCATGAAGTCTATGGGTCAAGGGTTTAACCCTTGACCTTTTTTTTATATTCTTCCGTTATAGACAACATGGAGACTATTATGGAATCGGAAGAGAAAACTAGGTATAAGGCGATTTTTGATAGCCTGATGATGGGTGTTGTAATTATTGGTCAGGACTTTCGTATCGCCGCCTACAATGAACAAATGCGTGCTTGGTTTCCCGAAGTTCGTGTGGGGATGTTTTGCCACGATATTCTTGGTTGTGGCTCCGAGTGCAACGGCGTTGGTTGCTTGGTGCATCAAACCTTTATTGATGGGTGTCGTCACGAAAAAAAGTTCCGGGTTGTCAAGGACGACGAAGAAATTAAGGTTTACAGGATGGTTGTGTATCCGATGCGTCAACCGAGTGGTGAACAAACTATTGCGGCTGCAATTAGGGTTGTTGAGGACGTCACGGAGTGTGCCAATCGTGAGGCGACGGATATTCAGACGCTTCAGTTGGCCGCCGTTGGTCAGTTAGCTGCCGGTATTGCGCATGAGTTCAACAATATAAACTCTGTAGTAAAGGGTCATCTTGAGTTGTTATACCAAGATGACTCGTTATCACAGAAGAATCGTGATCAGATAAAGGTTATGTTGGAGGTTGTTCGTCAGGGGATAGATATTACCAAGAACATGTTGATGTTTGCCCGTGACAGGAAGGGTCGTGCAACTGGTACGTTTATTGCTGATATTGTTCGTGACGTGCTCTCTATTATTAGTAACGACCTAAGGTCGGAGGGCGTTGAGGTTATTGTTGACCATCAACCGAACGTGCGCGTGTTGGTGAACGTGTCTCAGATGGGTCAGGTGATCATCAACTTGCTGCTTAACGCCCGGCACGCGCTTACAGGTAGGAACATAAAGCGATTGACGATTCGTTCGTGGTGCGACTCAAAATCGGCGTACATCTCTGTTGAAGATACAGGGTGCGGTATTGCTGAGAAGAATATCAAGAAACTGTTTAGCCCGTTTTTTACAACCAAGGGTGAACACGCCGAATCCGGTTCGCAGATGTCATATGTAAAGGGTACGGGGCTTGGGTTGTCGATTTGTCATACTATTGTCGAGAAACACCACTCCGGCAAGATTCTTGTGGAAAGCAAAGAGGGTGTTGGGTCAAAGTTTACGGTTGTTTTGCCGTTGTTTGAAGGTCCGGTTGAGATTAAAAAGAGCAGCACTGTAATGATGAAAGCTCTTACTCCGGGTAATGGTGAAAGGGTCTTGGTTGTAGATGATGAGCCAAAGATTTCAAGTGTTATAAAAATGGTGTTGACGAATCAGGGATATTCCGTTGTATGTTGCTCTGATAGTTTAAAGGCTTTGAAGCTTTATAATGAGAAACCGTTTGACGTAGTTATTTCGGATATTAAGATGCCGGGTATTAGTGGTCTTGAGATGGCTGAATACCTGTATGAGATGAAACCGCGCCCGGTGACGATTCTTATGACTGGTGCCTTGCAGGATGAGGCGTCGGTGAAGCCTCCTAAAGCAGATGCCATGCTGACTAAACCATTTGCGTTTGAGGATATGCTGGCAATTATTAGTTTAGGTCTTTTTGGTCGTAAATCAGCAAAAGATATTGCCTAAGTCCTTTTGTTTTAGGAGTATTGATTATGGATGTTTTAAATAGCTCAAAGATGGCTGCCGCAGAACTGCGAGATAACGCTGCAAAAATGTTGGCAGAGGCCAATCGTGAAATGAGAAAGTTGTTTCGGTCATCAAGGAAAATCCAACTTACCAGTCGTTCCGGCGTTATTTTGTTAGTTGATGATATGCCTCAGCAAAAAACCGTTCTCGAAAACATGGTAACGCGTTATGCGTTACATATGGAAGTTAAAAATGTTGCAACGGCACGTGAGGCTCGTGCTTATATTGATTCCGAACATAACAACATCCGATTGGTTGTTATAGATATCATGTTAGTTGGTTCTGCGGCGCATCCGGATGGGTCGCTGACAGAAGATGGTCTTTCTCTTGTGGATTGGTTGAAATTAAGATGTCCAGACCTTCCGTTTATTATTACAACGGGTCATGCGGAGCGTGCAGAAGAAGCGACTATAAGGTTTCCGGGTGTTGATGTTTTGCTAAAGGGTCAGACTGACATTGAGGAATACGCTGATGCTATTGGCTTGGCAGATTTGCCAAACTGTTGTTCCGGTATTGTTATTCCGCCGGATGATTCTGAAAATAGTTAGTTTTTTGTCGTCCTCGTCGGTATATTATCACAGAGGACGAATTTATGACTGAACGAAACTGTTCGCAAGATTGGGTAAATGTTCGTGGTTTTGAGTTCACGCACGAAGAGGCGCGTGACGCGGCCGACTTTAATGACGTGGTTTCATTCTTCTGTGTCCAACCGGAAATGTTGATTGATTTTGTAAATGACCAAAAACTTTTGGTCGGTCACCGATTATATTTAGTAGAGAATCTCCCTGTTGATGACCTTGGTCCGGTCTTGATGGGTGAGGGTGATGACCGTGTTTGTGCTATAGCCAAAATTCGTTGTGATGAGGCGAATCGTGGTGATGGTGTGCTGTGGTTGCCGGAATGACATTTCCGAAAAGATGAATGGGGTTGTGATGGCGATGAATGTGTCGGTAGAAAAAGCGATAATGATGTCGTCCGTCGAGTTGATTCGCAACAAGATGTTTTATGGACACATCGTTCAACAGTTGAGTAAGACCTATATTGACGAAAGTGGACCTGTCCCAACCATCGGTGTTGGTAAGCGTAAAGGGGACCTGCTGGTTCGCCTTTTTGTGAACCCGAAGTTCATAGAGGGTCTTTTTGAAGACTCTGAAAAAAACCACAAGGGTTCCGCGAAGGCTTGGTGTTGGCTTGCTTCGTTGATGGAGCACGAGATTCTTCACATCGTGTTTGAGCATTTGTCTATGGTTTTTGCCGACAAGATGCGTGGTGCCGTCGCAGTTGATCTTGCTGTTAATTCGTGTATTCCGAGGGAAAATCTTCCGCCGCATGGGTGTTTTGCCGAGGACTATGGGTTTGAACCCCACAAGTCTGCGTTGTGGTACTACCAGAACCTTCGGGATAACGAGAGGTTTCAATCGCAATGTAAGAACGGTGACTTCGGTGCCGATGGTGCCCTCGGGGATTCTATTAAGTCTCACGAAGCGTGGGAAGCCGCGAAGTCTGATCCGGTATTTCAGGAGTTTGTAAAAGATATCGTCAGGAAAGCGAAAGACCTGTGTCAAGGTAAAGATTATGGTCGTATTCCCCAAGAGGTTATTGACCAGATTGACAGCATGCTTGAAAAGAAGCCTCAGATTGTCCCGTGGCAGCGCATCCTTCGAAACTTCGTGTCGTCTGCTACCGAGTCTAACCTCGACTATACGATGAAACGCATCAGTAAACGTTTTGGCACGCGTCCCGGCATTCGCAAAGAGGACGTGTTGTCGATTGCTGTTGCGGTTGACACGAGCGGTTCAATATCGCAAGAACAGTTGGAGGTTTTCTTCAACGAGATTCGGTGGGTGTGGAAGAACGGTGCCATTATTACGATATACGAGGCGGATGCCGATATTGCGGCTGTGTATCCCTACAAGGGGAAATTCAGTGGTCAGGTGCATGGTCGTGGTGGTACAGATTTGAATCCAGTTTTGCGTGAGGTTGAGGGGAAGTATGACGCGTTGATATACTTCACCGATTTCTATGCGCCGCAACTTGAGCGGCGTTTTAGAATTCCGACGTTGTGGGTGCTGCATTCTGAGATAGACCCGTCGGATTACCCGGCGGATTGGGGTCGCTATGTTCGTATAGAATCCGGTGTTGCAGAATCCGGTTGACGCGTATAATAGTTGGTCTGGAGGAAAACATGAAGTCGATTTTGATTACGGATGCTGTCGGTCGTGAACGTCATGTTGGTGAAGAGTTCGATGATTTTTTGCAGATTGATGGAGTGCCTGACGCGGAGTCTATCGACCTGTGGGCGGACAGGATTCGCCAGCACATACGGAAGCTGTGGAATGAGGATGCCTCTACAAACAAGGAGGTAACTGTTGTTTTGGATGCTCCTATCCACTATCGTATTGTGGTTGACCACCTGCAAACCACGATGTTACGTGAAGAGAAGATCAAGTTTCTGTTGACTGGTATGTAATTTTTTTGTTTGGAGGGAAAATAATGCCGAAGTTTACTGATTGCCACACCTCGACTGACGTATCTGACATCATGGAGGATATTATTGACAAGTTCCCAAGGGTGTTTCCGGGGTTCGATTTGAACCAGATTGGAATTATCCATTCCAACGGTAAGAAGTCGAAGAAAAACCCCCTGAAGATTCGTTCTGTCCGTTATCCGTACGATGTGTGGATGAGTAAGGTTTACATTATCGAAGTTGCGGATGAAACGTGGTCTGAAATGTGTGACAAAAAGAAGCACTTGTCGGTTTTTCACACCATGTGTGCTATGCCCGAGGGTGCGTTTGATGCTCAATCGGATAATTACGCCAAGATTCGGAAGCCGGATTATGAGATGTATGCCGAGGAATTTGCGGTGACTGGTGGCATTCCAAACTGGATGGACAATGACGAAGCTCGCGACCCGATGGAGGTCAATGGTTCGGTTGTTGGAGGTGAGGAAAAAGACGAAAAGAAGGGCTTGAAGAAAGCGACAAAGCGTGTTCCCGTCACTGCGGAATCTCTTGTTTCTTCGGAAGAGGAAGAGGCTGAAGCTGAGGATGGAGATAAGGCTGTAGACAATTCAGATGAGGACTAACTGTTGAGTGGGTTCCCTCCTTATATTCAGAAAATCATCGGTCTGGACAAGAAGAAACGGCGGGCGAGTAATCTTTTCGCCCGCCGTGTTCGTGGCTCTTATGAGCGTCACGATAGGTTTACCAGAAAAGATTTAGTTGATTTTTTACGTGACAACGGCATCTTTTCGACGTATAAATTAAAACAGGTATGGAAGCCCGGCAATCCTAAAGTATATAACTATTACAAGGAGTTCGGGTCGTGGGATAATGTTCGACTCGAAGTATGGGGTGATCTTGATGTTATTGGTGCTGGTCATTTGGATGACCCTGAATACCATATACGTGTTGTTAGGGATTGGGGACTATACTCTGCACGGGCATATAGGGCTGCCCGTGCCAAGTCTCCCGCTGTTATACCGTCCATGCGAAAGATATTGACTCATTGGGGTTATTTTTCCAACCTTATAGACGCATCTATAAGGACATCAACAAAAGGACAAGTTACTGCCCTGATAATGCTCTCTAACAAGATTGGTTGTATTCCAAGCGCAAAAGATTGTCGGGATGCGTTTATTGATTTGGATTTGATTTTGGAACAGTTTGGCTCTCGGGCTGCTCTTAAAAATTTCCTCGCTTTTGTTAGCTTAAACAAGCAGAGGGGCAAAAAATGAGAACGGAAGAAGACGTTCTTCAGCGTTTTCGTGACGCGTATGACAAGGTGCTCCGCGAGAGACGCGAGAAGTTCTTATCGACAAGTTTTATGAACTGTCGATTTAACGTGCGGCATCGTCTGAAGAAGCATGGCATGGTTGGTTTTTGTCAGAACTCTATTGTAACCGCGAAAGCCCGACACGGTGCCGCCATTTGCAACGATGACTGTGTTGCGGCGGAATGCAGCATGTTTGAGTGTCGGCATTCGGAGGAATCTGTGCGGGAAGACCTGAATAACGTAATGAAGAATCCGAATCAATGTGGGCAGGAATACCCGAAACTTGCGGTACTTTTGTGGTTTTTGCAGAAGGACAATCCCGGCTCGTCGCGAATGTCCCGTGCCTTTGGTTGTTTGGCGGATGCTGTGAACTCATTTTGGGCTTTTGTTACATTGAGGTGGTGGTGATGGGTAGGTGGATTTGTGCCCATGTTGATTCGAAACTCATGAAGCGCGGGAACGCCCCGAAGCTTATTCGTGCTGATTTGGAAAAAATTTTTGGTCAAGACCTTCACGGGATTGTTGTTGTTGGCGGCAACCTAACACCCGATTATTTTGAGTCCGGCATAGAAGATTATGTTTTTGTAAAATGTTCTAATTATTTTGATCATATTGCGGGTTTAAGGCGAAGCAAAACGATTACGGGTGTTCTTGAAGACTTTGATCATCCAAATTTTTGTGACGAGGCGGAAATAGAAAAGTTTGCCCGATCTGTCGGGCCAATCGAGAGAGATTTCCAGTACGGAGATGTTGTTCTTGTCCGTGAGGGATATCTCAAGGGTTTGCGTGGTGTGGTTGTTCGGTTGGCTCGTCGGGGATTTTTCCAAGTCTTTTTCCGCTTGTATACCCGTTCGTTCATGGAAGTCCTGAACGCATCAAACCTTGTGTTTGAGTTGAACATCGTTGATAAGTTCAGGTTTCCGGTTACGGTAAAGGCGAAGAAAGTCTTGTCAACTGGGGAGATCATCTTTCCAGAGGGTTCTATCAGTCCTGATGTAGCCAATCTTCTTTCTCGCGAAGCGGGGGTTTCTTATGAAGATTCGCTATGTCGGAGACGGAATAGAAAACGTCGCGTCAGAGAGTGATCGCGACGTTCGATTCGTACTGTCCCAAGAAGACATCAAAACGTTTGGCTCCGTTTTCGATTTTTTGAACGAAAAGGACAGAGACATTTTGTATCTTATTTTCCTGTCCGGAAAATCGCAAAGTGCTGTCCAGAGGATACTTAACAGAAGCCAACCATCGTTGTGTTATGATATTCGTCGCATCAAAGAACGCTTGCGTTTTATTTGCTATCTGCATTCCGTATTCGATCTATTCGTAGAATTCCTCGAAAAACAATCCTCTCAGTATGAGATAGAACTCATCGAAGTGTTGGTTTTGATGTTCTATACGACCTCCTATACTCATGCCGCTCGTGTTACAGGGCAAGAATACCTCAAGATTCGTTATCGCTTTGATAAAGCTATTCGTGAGTTGGAGCTTCAAAAGCAATGGGAAATATATGAGATTTTTGCGGCTATTCGTGAAAACTTGAACATTGTTAGGCGTTTTTGTCGGACTCCGAAGGCCGTTCGTGAAGGTGCATGTTTGTGATTTGTATATATTTTTTTTATTTACAATATCTCAATAGGACTTATAGTTTTTTCAAAAGGAGGAGTTTATGGACATCTTTGACAAGTTTGAGTGGCATAGCTCGTGTCCTGTAGATAGTATCTTGGGTGTTTCACGTAAGGTTATACGTCGAATGGCGAACAACTCTGTCAATCGTTTGGCGTTTTATTCCGCCGGTGAACAATTTCTGATTCACAAGTCAAAACGAGCGCTTTGGAAAGTTTCAGAAGATGGTGTGTCAATTGAGCCAGTTTTTGCGTCTGATGTGTTGGATGAGTCCGACCTTGAAGGGGGCAAGTCATGAATTTGGACAAGATGTTAACGTCTGCCGTTCAAGACCTCTCTTGGCTGGAAGAGCCGGAAACTTATGATGTTTCCAAGCATCACAAAAAGAACGATATGCTTCGTGAGTTGGATCTTCAGTGGGGTAATGGTGCGACGAACCTTGCTGACGAACCGATTGATGTCGTGTCGCCGCGAGTTGTTGAGGATGAGTCACAGTTTGTTGTGTCGTCTGCCCGCAAGCTGATTGCGTCCGGTCGTTCGGGTTCTGATGTTGTTGCGTGCTTGCAGAAGAAATATGGTTCGAAGACTATCGAAGGGATGATTCCGAGTCTACGGGAAGCATTTGAACTTGACGGTGTCGCTGGTTGCTTCGCTGTGGATTGCGAAGGATTCGCGAATTGTCGTGAAGCTTTGCGTCACGCAAAGAAATCTCCGTTCGCTAGATTTATAGCCTTTGTTGTCAATCATGACGAAGAGAAGGTGTGTCATCGTATTGGAAGGAAGACGACTGCTTCCGGTGGTGGCTCTGTTGATGGGTTGTTGTCTGATGAACGTCTGGTTGTTGGTTCCGACCGTGCGTATTGTCGCGAGCTTGGTTTGCCTGTACTGTCGTATGACGGTGTTGCCCCTGAGTTTGTCGACAAGACGGTTATAGACCTGTTGACTCTTGGTCAGATTTCGGAAGATGACGCGGAATCTATTCGTTCGATGGAAGCATCATCGTTTGTGAAGCTTCGTGAGGCGTTCCGTGTTGCATCTCGCAACATGAAGAAGTCGGGAAAGAAGTATTCTGGAAAAGTTGATGTGTCTGAATACAAGGTCAGTTCTGATTTGTCGTTTGACCTTAACGCCACCACAGATATGAAGGCGCTTGAGGTTGATGATAGTGGTGGGGCGTTTGGGTTGTCTGTAGATGTTAACGACGAAGTTGGATTTGTTGCACAGGATGTTGATCGTGGTGTCAAGAAGGTATCAGATTTCGATGTTGACAAAGAGGTGTTCGACATTCCTATGGAGGATATGCATGGTATCCGTCCTCGTGTCGAATCTATAGATGTTGATTCTGTTGACTCTGTTGATGTTGATGCTGAAATTCCGTTGCTGTTTGATGTGCCTGTTAACAATGAGAGCGTTTTCACGAATCTGGATGTTGACGAGCGTGGAGTATCGCCAGAGGTTGATGTTGACGATGAGTTTGTTGGAATAGAAATAGACCCGTCAACGTTTGTTGAAGACGAGTTTGTTGGTTCTGATGAATTCGAGTTGATGCCGATTGCTCGTCGTGCTCGTAGGCTTGATGTTGATGGTCGTTCTGATTTCTCGTTCTGAAACGAGGGTAATATGAGTGGTGAATTTTCAGTAGCAGATAAAGATGGAGATGTGAGTCTGCCGACCGTTGTCTCACAGTCTTCTGATTTGTCTCAGGTAGACAATGTTGAAGGTGTCATGAAGTTTCGTTCCGAATTGGTGAAGAGTTACCATCAAGGCGCGGTTTCTCTTTTGGATCGAATGGAGCGGAACGGGTGCAATAGTACCGAGCAGTTGGTTATGGAGATGATTCGCGAGGTTATCCGTGAGACTGATAACCTTTTAGGCAACCAACTTATTGCAACTCAAAATGGCAACCTTCGTGATGCATCTATTATATCCAGTAAGCGTGCTGAGGTTTTTCAGTCTGCTATTAAAGCGATGCAAACGAAACAGGCGATGGAGAAGGACGGAAGTATAGGCCTAGATGTAAATTCTCCTTCCATGACTGTTGTTTTTCGATTTTTCATGTCGAAAGTCCGTTCTATACTTATGAGCATGAATTTTGATTCGGAACTTTCTGATACCTTTTTTCGCATGTTCAAAGACGTGATGAAAGATTGGCGAAAAGAGCTGACTGCCGAAATTGCGGCTAATTCTGGCGGTGTAAATATTCAAGGGGAATTATAATGGGTCGTAAGCCAAAGCTTCCTGTCCGAGATTTTATGGAAGACCTTGCCAATTCATTTATCTCAGGGAATAATGGGGATGCTGTTGATATTATCACCTTTGTTCAAGCTCCTTGGGGTTTGAATTTTGTTTTGCGTCCGGTTCAGATTTTCATTCTGAAGGCGTTGTATGGTCTGAAACTCAATGATACCGACAGGACGATTGAGGTTCCAGACGTTACAAACGACAAGGTTCTCTATACGCTTTCGGAGACAGAGTTTCATCGCTGGCTGTTGGACGAAAAACGTTGCAACACGGCGGAGATTGGTGAGGGAAAATCGTTCCGAGAGTTGGTCTTAGTGATTGGAAGAAGAGGTGGCAAGTCGACCATTGCTTCGATTATTTCTGCATATGAGATGTATCGCCTTATCAAGCTTGGCGATCCGGCGAAGTATTATGGCCAGTTGCCGGACACTGTCATTTCGATTTGTAATGTTGCGCCGACAGACGATCAAGCGGATATCGTTTTCACGTCTATATTGAATATGGCGTCCAAGTCTCTATGCATGCGAGATAGAGTTCTTAATCAGACCCAAACATATTTCAACTTAATGACTGATAAAGACGTGGCATCGTTTGGGAAAAAGAACGCCTCCATTGTTGTTGTCGCTGGTGGTTGTTCGTCTGGTGCGTTGCGTGGTCGAAGCAACATTGGTGTTATTATGGATGAGATGGCGTTCTTTCTCGACAACGGCGGACGTTTTGCCGGTGATGCTGTTTATAAGGCGTTAACGCCGTCTGTTGGCACATTTGGCAAAGACGGGAAAATCATTTGCATCTCGTCGCCGTATGCGAAATACGGTGCGTTCTACAATCGGTATGTGCAAAGCTTTGAGGAACAAGAAACAACGTTGATGCTTAAAATGTATACGTCGTTGGCCAACCCATCCATTGACCCGGTGATTCTCAAGACAGAGCGTCGTCGTGATAAAATCAATTTTTTGTGTGAATTTGGCGGGGAGTTCTCCGACTCGGTCGTTGCGTGGATTGACGATGAGACCACTTTCAAAAAGTGTGTTGTGCAGCGTCCGGCACCGACAAAGGGTGTTACAAACGAGCAATATTTTATGGGTGTAGACCTTTCGGCGAAGAACGACGGAACGGCAGTTGCCATTGTGCATCGGGACACCAAAACCAAGAAAATCATCCTCGATTACGCTGATGTTTGGTTTCCGGGCGAGTCCGACGTGTGGGAGTCGAACGATTCCATATACAGAGAATGTACGCGTTATCAGAATTTGGAGTTTCTTCGTGTTGCTGATATAGCGCGTGATATTCAGGAGTTGAGTAAATGGTTCCCAATCAGGGATGGGTGGTTTGACTTGTGGTCTGGACATGCGTTGTTGGAACAACTGCATAACATCGGGATGAAACAGTTGCGCGTTGAGCAGGTAACGGACACATTGAACAGCAGTATTTATACGCTCCTGAAGTCTCTTTATATGGAGGGTATGGTTGAGCTGTTTGACCATCCTGTTTTGGTTCCTGAACTTCTGAGTTTGGAGGCGGAACACAAAGCGAAAAACAAGGTTAAGGTTCGTGCGCCGAACAAGCGTGGGGCGCATGATGATATCTCTGATGCGTATGCCCGTGCAGTCTGGGCGTGCTTCAATTGGGACCAAGACCGCCAAGTAAACCGCACTGTTGTTGCTGGTGGTTTGTCGCCGGTTGATGTCAGTGGACAATCGTTCAACATGCACCGTATTAGTAAGTTACGGAGTCATGGAATGGGTTCGCGAGATATGGCGTCAATGTCTATGAGTGGAAGAGCGTCCTTGAAGAGGGGTAGGTAAATGTTGCGTCGCGGACAGTTGTTGACGAACCCAATTCATGAAGTCAATCACGGAACGACGGCAATAGAACGTATCGTGTCGGGTGCGTTGTTTGATTTCATCGGTATGCTAACCACACTGGAAGAACCAATTGTTTTGAGTGAACGTCACAACCCGACCCGTTTGGTTGATATGTTGGTGGATTGGGCATATAACAAACGTGGTCTGAACACCTTTGACGCGGACGTTTATGGGTGGCAGGACAAAATTCACGTCGCACATGAATTGGTACGTGTTGCGCGTATTTTGTCAGGTGAAGAGGAAGATGTCAAAGCCGAAAAAAAACGTGCGGAAAAGAAGGTCAGGGCTGTGAAGACTCTGGCTGAAAACATTACCCGTCTTCGTCACAACGTAACCCGTGACTTACAGAGTGATGACGAACGTACCCGGATGACTGCCCTTGCTATCGCCCTGATGGATAAGACTGCGGAACGTGTTGGGAATGACGAGTCTGCACAGAACGGTCATGTGGGTGTGACTGGCTTCAAGAAGAAGCATATTTCTACAGATGGCAACCGGGTGCTTTTGAAGTATATTGGGAAGTCCGGTGTGGAACATGAGAAGTCTTTTTCTGATAAGCGTATCTCGGACATAATTCGTGGTCGTCTTGAGCGTTGCACCCCGAATGACTTTTTGTTGTCGTGTTCTGATGGGTACAAGGTTCGTGCCGACCGAGTCAACCGGTACTTGGAAGACTTCGGAATTACAGCCAAGGACATTCGTGGGTATTCTGCCAATCGTCTGATGATTGAGGCTTTGCAGCGTCAGAGTGGCTCTCAAGAAGAGGATGAGCGAAAGAAGGTTTTTCTTTCCGTTCTGAAGCGTGTTGCCGAAGCGGTCGGACATGGTCCGCAGATGCTTCGTAATAGCTATTTGATTCCGTCTTTAGAGACGTCGTGGGTTAAGCAGGGGAAAATTATCAAGCTGACCGAAGAATAGCGGGGTGATATATGGGTGATTCTGTTTATGTGATGGGTGGTCAGTTGAAGGTTCCTGTTGAACCTGTTGGTAGTTTAGCCGTTGAAGGTTGGCTGCCGGGAACATTTGTGAAACTGATTTCTTCGTCGGCGTCTGTCTACAGTGGTGCCATTGCGTGTGTTGACCGTTCTGACGGAACGGGAACCATAGCTGGATTGTTGATTACAGGTCCGCAGCACAATCAGCCTGTTGAAAAACTGAGCGACATGTGGACGACTGACACAAGGATGCGTCCCGGAGGAGAAACACGTTCTGACTGGACGGCTATTGATGCTTCCGCATCAATTCAAATTGACTCAGATAAAATGGTTGGGAGGATTGGCTCAGCCATTGTTACTATGGCTGGTGGTTCGGATGGTCTTTTCAAGACGTATGTGTATGAAAAGAAAGACCTTGCCGAGAGAACCACACCCGGAACTGGGTCTGTGTTGACGTATAATGCCGGTGACAACTTGTATGTGAGCAATCGTGGACTTTTGACGAAAGAGATTGAGTCACCAGACCATGTGTTTTTGGGGTATGCGGTTTACCGTGCCGGGCGTGACCAAGAAGGTGATTTTGTTATTTTCGGTACGGTTATGGCTTTTGGTTAACTTCCGGAAAGGGAGACAATATGGATGGTGATGTTAAAAGGTCCAAAAGGGTTGATATTCCTGCCTCGGCAATAGAGGCTATGAAAATGGCCTCGCGTCATATGGACGAGCAGGACAGGGAAAAAGAAGGTCTGCCGCCCGACCTTCCGAAAGGTCACCCGGCGATTCGTGCCATGATGTCACAGCGTCATCGTGAGTCGATGGGTGCGTCTAAAGAAAAGCCACAAAAGAAACAACAGAAAAAGCAGGCATCTGTTGATGCCGGTCAAAAGGAAAAGGTCAAGAGGTGTGTTGACCTGATTGGTTCAATCTCTGAACGGTCTGTCGCTGTAGACAAGTCACTGCGTGAACTATATGAAGCCTCTGTTGAGGCTTCAGAGTTGATGAGTGATAATCCATCCATGCGCGTGCGTCTTGGACGTCTTGGTCGGATGATATTTTCTTTTCACGCCGTTCTGCGGGATTGTTGTGGGCCGCTTCAGCATGTTGCCCAGCAGATGCAACAGAATCCTGACAGTATGAAGTCGGAGGAATAACACATGGCCAAGCGGAAAGTAAGCGCGAAATCCGAACCGGTTGTTGCCGCCTCGAAAGACGGCATTATACGTGTGCCAGTAACGAGTGCGTCGGCACGGACAGGTAAGGTTGACCCGGTGAAAACGAAGATTGCCGCGAAGCAGGAGCGGTTCCAGCGTATCGCGTCCGGCGTTGCAAATGGGATGTATCGTGAGGCAGGCATGATGATGTCCACCTCGCCGAATGCAACCGGCACGTGGGGTTCAGGTAGCCTTCCTGCGTTCCGAACGTCCTATGCGTCGGGAAACACGATGGTCGGAGGTGGAACGACAGATATTCCGCCGTACTTCCAAATCATGAACGACAAAAACGGCGGGTTGATTTACTGGCCGGTATCGTTGCGTGAGAAGTATGAGTGGTATCGATATTGGGCGAGGTGCTTCACAAACCCCAACGTCATGATTACACGAGAAGATGGAACAGAAGCACCGCTGTGCTCTTTCAAAAAGGGTGATCGGGTTATCAACGGAATCGGCGGGGTTACTGAGGTTTCAGAGGTAACGACTCAAAAATATGAGGGTGCTGTTGTTCGCCTTGATGTCGAGGCTAATCGGTGGAACGATATTGAGACGACACCAGAACATCCATTTTTTGTTCTTCGTTCTGAGAATGTTTGTCGGCACCACAACCGGATTACAGACGAGGACGGTGTGGAGCATCGCAAGACGAGCGTTGAGATTAACTTTTTGCCGGAGTGGGTTGAGGCGAAGGATATTCGTGTTGGGGATATGTTGATTGTTCCTTCAACGAGTAAATCCTTCGAGTCAGTTATGTCTGTTGAGCGTGCGAGGCTTGTTGGTTATTATGCGGCAGAGGGCAATGTAAACTTTGATCGAAACGGAGAACCAGAAGCTGTCACGTGGAGCCTTGGGACTCACGAGGACGATTTGATCGAAGAGATAAAGAGCCTGTGCGTTACAGAGCTTGGTTGTGTTCCTTCCACTTACAATTACCCAGAACGTGAGTCTTGTACCTCTCTGAGGGTGTGGGATAGGGAATTTGCAAAATGGGTCGTTGAAAACTGCGGGGTTGGTTCTCATTCCAAGAAGTTTTCTCGGCTCATTTTTGAGGCGGACGATGAGACTGTTCGCCATATTGTTGGCTGCTGGTTGAACGGTGATGGAAATCGGGACGATGCGGAGGCTGAAGGTCAGGTTGATGGGACAACCTGTTCGTTTGATATGGCAAACCAATTGTTCCTGATGATGGTGCGAGTTGGACTTGCGCCAGCTAAAAGGGTGAAAGATGTGACGGTTTTTGGTTGCGGAGAGAAGTCTGGAAACAAGGCTTGTCGAATCTTTTTGCCTCCGATGTTTGCCAACAAGATCGTTGAGTACTTCAAGTGGGATGGGTGTGTGAAGTCTCATCGTCATCGAAAGTACAACCACGATGGGAACATGTTGTTGCCAGTTCGAGGGATAAAGCTTCGTGAGTTTTCTGGTGTTATTTGGAACCTCTCAACGAGTGGCTCTTCGTACGAAGAACGCACTTTCTTGGTTCACGGGATGGTCACCCACAACACTGACGCCTTTATTGGGCGCGGGTTGGAGCTTCTGGCCGACCTTCCAATGTCACGCATCTCTTTAAACATGCCGAAGATGGAGAAGAAGCCCAAAAAGCTCCGCGATGAGATTTACGCCTTCTTCACGGGGATGTGCGAGAACATCGGGCTGTTTCGCAGGTTGCAGGAAAACCTGTGGGAGTACAACCTGATTGGGAACGTGTACATCTATCACGAATGGAACAGCAAGCGCAAGATGTGGGAGCGCATCGTGACGTTGCCGCCTGAAGAGGTGAGTGTTTTTCAGTATCCTTTCCAAGACAACGCTCGCGTTGAATACCGTCCGGAGGCACTCATGCGGGTTGTTCAAGCCGCAGATGCTGGCAATATGGATGGTGATGATATCTCTCAAAGAATATTTGCCGGTATTCCGAAGGATGTCGCAGAGATGATTCGTGGGCAGGGATGCGTGATCTTTGATAGCTCACCTATTATTGATAGCAAGGTTGGGTCGTTTGTTTACCATATGGCAAGGCGTCGGTCGCCATATCTTGACCTCGGGGCTTCTGTGTTGGAGCGTGTTCTTGTTCCAATGCTGATGAAGGAGCACTTCCGCTATACCCAGCTTGGTTTGGCGTCGCGTAATATGACTCCGAAAAATAAGGTTTCCGCTCCGGGGTTGACACAGCCTGAGCTTGACGACCTTCGGATGCAGATGGATTTGTCCTATATGGACCCCGATTATTCCATCGTGACCAACTACGATTGGGACTGGGAACAGATTGGTGCCGACGGACGTTTGCTTGATTTGCAGGGCGAATATGAAGCTATTGAAAATCAGGTGTTTTCGGCTATGGGTGTGACACGTGAATTGATGACGGGTGAAGGCTCGTGGTCAGGCAACCGCGTCACCATCGAGATTATCAACACAATGTTCCTCCTGACCCGTGAGATGCTTCGTGAGTATGTAGAGAACTTTTTGTTTCGCCCTGTAGCCATTGCACATGGATGGTATGAAGAGGACAAGAATGGTGTCAGGGAATACTGGTATCCGAAGCTTGGGTTCAATCGCCTGTCAATTCGTGATAATTCGGAAGTTTTTGACAGTCTCTTCCAGCTCTACATGAAGGGTTCTGTCCCGGTCGATGTTATGTACGAGCTGTTCAACCTCGACCCGGAAGCCATGCATGAAAAAATGCACTCTGATGTGTTTACGTTGAAAGATTCAACATTCAACCGGCTTCTGGAAGAGGTCAACTTTTCTGTTGGTCAAAAAATTGTTGAATCGACTGACGTTATGCAGAGGGTTGCTGATTACCTTGGTTTGAAGGTTTCGGACAATCCTCCTGCCAGTGATGAAGATGGTGGATTCGGCGGTGGTGGGTTTGATGGTGGCTTTGAATCCGGTGGGGGTGAAGAACAGCCGGAGACCCAAGAAGAATCCGCCCCCGAGGAAAGTGCGAGTGAGCCGGATGAGGAGTCTGTCGGTCTTGATGACTTGTCGAGCTTGTCGGATGTTTTGCTTGATAATAACGAGGAGTGACAATGTTTAGCTCTGTGTCGGTTGACAGCATGATTCGTGCCGAGATTGAAGCGGTGCGAATTGCCCAAAACCCTTTCGCGGAAGGCGTCTTGATTGAGGCGCGTTCGGTTGTTGCGCAGGGTGGTGTTGACCTTGATACGGAAATCACTGAGGAAAACCTTGACGACGTTATCAAGAAGATGACGGAGTTTGCCGGTAACGTGGACGTCGAGCTTTCAGAAGACGACGTATCAGACGAATCTGAGAAGCCAGAAAAACCCGCAAAGACCGAGAAATCCGAACCATCTCCAGAAGTAGAGAGTTCAGCCATTGACCCGCTGGATGTTGCAAGTCGAGCTGTGGATATGGTTTTGGAGATTCTGAAAACACCTTCCACCCGAGTGGCGTCTGCCGTTGCAGATGTTGTGTTGGCGACTGAGCTTATTGAGTCGAAATCGTCGGAGAAGTCAAAACAATGGTTCCGTAGTCTTTCGGATGAGGCACAGAAGAGTTTCTGTGAACGTTCCCCGGACTCTGAGTTGTGTGGAGGCAACGGAGCCGGGAAGAAGCAGAAGTCAGAAAAGCCATCAAAACAACAAAAAACTCCCGAGGAGCAACCTCAACAAGCTCCGGAACCCGTTTCACAAGACGGTATTCATCCAAGTCAGTTGGGTGATGGTCCGTTTGATTTTGAGTCCCGGAAGGAAAAGCCGCTCTCTGAAAAACAGCACAAGAAGATCATGGATGGTGGCGGCGTTGCTCTGATTCTGTCACAAATGAGAAACGAATTCCAAAGGGCAGGTCAGGGTGCGATTTTTGACAAACGAATCGGACAGGGTGTTTTGTCGCAGGGTGACGTGACGTCCATTCAGAAGGCAGTCATGGATTCGTCGGAAGGTAATAAGTACGACCCTGAAAAGGCTTTGAAGGCTGTTACAGCCTATCTGTTTAAGCCCGCCGGTGATGCTCAAAAACCGACAAAGAAAAAACCTGTAAAGGAAGCTCCGGTCGAAAAGACGGAGACTCCGATTAAGGAATCACCGTCAGAGAAAACAGAAACCCCGACCGAGAAGGCTCCTGAAAAGAAAGAGGAGCCGAAAAAGACTGAGTCGCCATATGGTGACGCGAAGTCACAGGGACAACATGAACTTGTGTCCAAGGACAACCCCCTGAACTTTTCGGATAAGGATGGGATGAAGTCTCGTGGTTTTCGTGAGCCGAAGCCGGGTAGTCCAAATTTATCGGACGAATCGGTACTCATCAATCCGAATTCCGGAGAAAAGTTCCGATTCGGTGACTTGCCGAAGCAGACTCAAGAAAAAATCCGGCAGATAGTCGAGAAAAAGGGCGCATGGCTTGCCCCCAAAAAGCAGTCTGAACCGAAGAAGGAAGAAAAGCCCGAGGAACCCAAAAGCGAGAAGCCGGAAGAAAAACCGGAATCTTCTGCCGGTGATGTTTTGTCAGAGACGAAGTCTAAGTCTGTCGGGAAGTCATTGGCCAAGTCTGTTGCGAAGTCGATTGGGAAGAACGTTGGTGGTTTTGCGAAGGCCGTCAAGAAGTTCATCAAAAAGACGGACGCCGCGTTTATCAAGAAATATGTCGGGACGAAGAAAACAGTGCGTGAACTTTTGCGGGATGTGATTGATAGTGCGAAAGAGTCATATGCCGATTCAGAGGCAAAGACGTCGTCTGTTAAGACAGCCTCGGTTGTTGATGAGTTGGTTGTTGCAATGATTGCCGATAGGATTGTTTTGGCTGCCCGTGGGCTTCAGGTAAGGCGTAAGGACAAAGACCTGATGCGTGATACCGGCGGAACATCGAAGAACAGACCGAGACAGCCGTTGGACAAACCTCCGCGTGATGACCTCCGTAACCGTTTGTCGCCCAAACGGAAGCCGTCGTCCGACAAGGACAAAGATACAGATTTGAATCCGGATAAAAAGGCCGGAGAGGAAGATGACAACGAAGAAGCCATGATTTTGATGTAGGAGATTTTATGAACTCAGAAAGGCTCGCTCACATGGTAGACAGGGTTGCGGGTTTGGAAGATGCCCCCGGTGGTACGAAAGATCCCGTGGAGGTTGTTGACGAATCTGTGGACAACATTATTGCCGCCATAGAGGCAATCGGCGAAGCCTTGCCTCAGGTTGACGTGTCATCTGCCGAGGAATCTGCGGCTGTTGAGAAAATAAAAGACCTGATGGAAACGGCAATCGCCCCGTATATGGTTGATGTTGCGAAGGCTATGGATGTGTTTGTTGGTAGCGAAGAGTAGCGGGTTTAAAATATTTTATATCTGCTAATAGTTATGTGGAGAATGTATCACCAACTACAAAAGGAGAGACAAGATGGGTACTTATAGGAAAAATCCCGATTTGAAGTCTGACGAAGAACTCTTGGCATCACAAACTGCTGGTGGAATCCGTGTTTATGAAGGTCCAAGAGTCGTCGATATTCGCCGTGCGAATGGTGGTGGAGCGTATAAGGTTATTGGTCGTGCGTCTGCTAATACTGGTGTTGCCATGTCGCATCAGGATTCTGCGTTGATTCGGCGTAAGCCCGGAGAGTGACTCCGGGCTACGGTATGTTGTTGTTTTGTATCAAGATACAGTGTCCGCACAGATTATAAGGTAGAAAACCATGAAACGTCGTGTTGCTAAAGAAATCCTTCGCATAGCGAAGTCCATCGTGTCTGGTGCATCTGAGTTTTCCGTGCTTATTCACGAGTCTGATGCCAAGAAGGCATTTGATAAGGCGGTTTCATATGCGCAGTACGATGCAGGTCATGGTGGGTATACCGGAACGATTGCAGAGAAGGCCGGGTATGGTTTCAAAATCGTATCTGAACCTGTGCCGCCCTCCGTTGCTAAATCAATAGCGCGTGAAAAGATGGACGACAACGACAAGTGGGGTCCTGCGTTTGCCATTCCGGTTACAGATGATTATGAGGTCAAGATTGTTCCTGTGAAGTTGAAAGTCGAGGCGGATTCATCTGAGGACGCCGTGAAGTTGGTCTTTCAGAAGATTCAAGAGAAGTATCGTAAGTTTGAAGTGTCGTGGAAAGAAAAACCACAAACCACTGTGTTGAAACCGACTCGTTGGGACATAAAGGTGACGAAGAAAACAGCACCCAAGTTGGTGCCAGAGTTTGGATTCACACTGGACCGGCCGTTTCGTGGTTCCAAAAACATGAGGACACCCAAGGAAGCAATTGATGGGGCGAAGCGCCTCATTGAAGAGTTGGTGAAGGGTGGTGGTGAGCTTCCGGAATCTGTGAAGTTTTTTGTGTCGGCTCGTCCTGTTGAGTTTATGCTTGGAGAGGTTTCCAACAAGGGCGGAAAGAAGTCAACCTTTGAGGTGGTGGGTAATGTTTCTGTCTTGTTGAAGTCGAATCTCGTGAAGAGCTATTTGTTCTTTGGTTTGGCCGCTGACTGAGGTTTGTATGGCACTATCATTTCCATACCCTGTGTCCGGTGGTGAGGTGCGCGATGCCGGAAATGGCTGCATCGCGTCGTGTGTCCATCGTATGTATTGTCCGGCTTTTTATTGGTTGGCGCGTTATCAAAACCGGCAAGACATTCGGTCGTCATCGTTGGGAACGAATTGTGCGGCGTGGTCCGACAACCCGGCTGACCGCATAATTGGAAACACCCCGGATGATATTGCCCAAAACGAGCGTCTGAATGACGATGGTATTTTGACAGAGACAGATACCGGTGGAATAATAGAGCCAGTAACCGGCGGGCGTTGGCGGGACGAATCGTGAAGATTGCCTGTTCGTGCGGTATTGACGACGAGTTTCTCGAAAAACACACCCTGAGAAACGAGTCGCATGCTGGTGTCGAGTCGTTGGCGGACGCCGCGAAGGAGCTTTTGTCTGTAGCGGAGCTTCTGGTTGGTGAGCCTGTGATCGATTACTCCAAGTATTTGAATCATACACCGTCTATGGGTGGTGAGTATTATGCCTCGTGATGTGAAGTTTGATAGGGCAGCATGGGTTGCGGCAATGGAGAAAAAGGCTCCAAAGCGTCGTGCTGTGAGAACTCGGGTCAAACCCGGTGAATTGCGTGGGACGCTTGGTGCGTCGCGGAATTTCCGCTTGGTTATTCGCGAATCAGCGTTGCGTCAGGTATTGGTTATGATTACCTACAAAAAAACTTCGACAGATGTGACTAATAAATACTTAGTTGAACCATATAGTTACCGTTCTAGGAAGTTAAAGGTCGGGCGCAGGAAAATGTTGTTTGCGTACGATACGCACAAATTGCCGAACCCGGACAGCAACCGCTCAAAAGCGGAAGCGTTACGATCCAAAAAACCGTCTATCAAGGGTTTTGCAATGAGCAATATCAAAAAAGCCGTTATTACGGACACCAAGTTCCGCCCCCGGTGGCCGGTCGAGATTCGCTAATTCAACTCTTGTATATTTTTTTTATACTGAACTTTTGTCTGAGGGACACCTTAAACAAATGTCCTTGATGTTTCGTTTTTTTTTGGATGGATGGGTCGACCATGATGAGACGAGGGACGCTTGAAAGCTTGCTGTCTAATCCTTCAGTTTTAACTGACCGATTTTTGGAAATGACCCGGATTTTTCGTCCGGGTGATGTCGTTGAAAGTGCCTTAACACCGGGATTGAATTATGGTGTGGTCGAGGATGTAAACGACAAAACTCGCAAAGTCATGGTGGTGTGGAATAGCGGGATTCAAGACCAAGTTGACCAAAATGACATTCAGCTTGTTCCAAATATTCGTCCAGAGATTGAAGACCGCATTCGTGCCGCTCTCCTTCCGCTGAATGGACGTCGTATGGCGGGTGATCAAGAAGACGCAATTATTCCACCTAACTACATATCAGATCCAGACTTACACGGCATAACAGAAAGTCGTGGTGGTGGGTTCTCTATTATGCAAAACCTGCAAGAAGACCTCCACAAAGAGAGCATTGAAGACGCGAAGACGGGCAGCGTTGATGGGATGCGTTCCCGGCGTGCTGTTTACCACAAGCAACGTGGCAGGGTGTACCAGCGTTCCCGAGTTGAGGTTGAAAACGAAACCCTGAGGTGTCCTCGCTGCGGCGAGGATGGTATGGAGAAAGAATCGTACACGAAGGGTATTTATATGTTTCGTTGTCCGTCTTGTGGTTGGAAAATCACTACAGACAAATTGTTGTAGGAGGGTGAAACCATGTGTGACAAGAGTGAATATGACCGGGATGTTTCAAGTGTCACATCCGGCGTGAAGGAAATCGTTGGAATCCTGAAGCCGTTTTTGGTCGCCGCTCTGATTATCGTTGCTGGTGTTTTGCAGTATAAGGGGTTAATCGACTCGGCGACGTTCAATTTGATTATCTCTGTTCTTGGTGGAGGTGTTGTGGCGTCTGTTCAGACTGCCCAGCGTCGTCTTGAACGGAAAACGGACAGGGCTATTCGGTCGCTTGGGAAGTGAATCTGTTTGTGTTGGTTTTCGTTTAACGAAAAGAAGAGGGTAGGAATATGAATCGAGAGATGATTGCCAAGCAACTGGTTGTTCTTGCGAAAGAGTTGATGGGTTCAGGAGCCGATGCCGGTCGTGATATGATTCGTTCGGCGAAGAAGGTGTTGGAGCTGCGTGCACGTCGCGCCCAGATGGTTGTTGCGTCTGAAAAGGCGAGCTACAATCGCTATGCCGCCCGTCAGGTTCTTGCTTTCAACGTTCCACAGAAAGCCGAAACCCTCGCCAAGATGATGAAGGTTCACGGGTTCACCATCAACGACGATGGGAAGATTGCCTATTGGCCGTTTGGTGCCGGTGGGATGATTGATTACTCCAAGCAGCCGACCACTGTCGGTGGCGGCGTGTCATACAACGACTTTCCGACTGCGATTCGTCAGATGCAGCACATGGTGACGGGTGCTGACGAAGAGATTGCCAAGATGCGCGAGCTATTGGATGCGACCGCACGTTTCCGGAAAGACATTCGCGAATCTGCCGGTACTCCGGACGACGAGCTGAAGGAAATCTTTGACAAGCAGTTGTCGAAATCTGTGGCGGAGTTGTCTCGCGCCCGGATGCCTGCGAAGCTGGAAATCAAGAAGATTCTGGATGAAACTCAGAAGCTTTGTGATGGTGGGAAGTTCAAGGAGGCTATTGCCAAGTCGAACGAGGTGGACGAGCACGTATTCAACCTTTTGAAGTCTTGGGACTCTCGCAAGAAGGTTTATGCCGACCGCATCAAGATGTTCTATGGGCTGGACAATGCACGCCGCAAGCGCCCGGACACGTTCAACTCTGTTCTTTTGGAAATCATGACCGGAAAGTGATCGGGGGTGTCTGATGCGTCGTTGCACGTCTGACCATTGTCTTGTTGCCGCAGCCCGGAAGTCCAGACTTGTTGGTTTGGACTTGCCGGTTGCCGGTATTCTGCACAGCCCGTCTAGGGATTGGAATGCCATCTCGAAACGCGGCAGCATACGGGTTGCGTCGGATAGGCGTGCGTTGGATGTTGACTGGAAGAAGTTCAACGTCAACGACTTTCTATTCTCGCACTGTACTATTGTGACGAGTGTGAAGACGGCGGATAACGGATTTTGGATTGAGCCGCCCTGTGAAGAGCTTGTGAATGCGAACGGGAACGCATGGACGACTCCGGTTTTGCTTGCGACTTTCAAGTCGTTTGGGAACGCGGAGAATTACTATGAACACGTTCAGGTTCCCGAGCTTTCCAAGGGGAAGATTTTGGATGCCGTATTGCGCCCAGTGACCTATGTTGGGCAGACTGGTTTGAAGGCGGATGTTCTGTATTGTGACATCCTCGTGGCGACCAGCCGCACGCATGGGGAGTTGGTTGATAGGATTGAGCACGGCGAGCTGACGACCATGTCGATGGGTTGCTTGGCGCATGTCGTTCAATGCTCGAAGTGCGGCAAAGAAATCAAGGACGATGATGCCAACTGCGAACACCTTGACAACGAGTTGATGCAGGAGTTTGTTGACAAAAACGGCGTCCGTCGCATTGTTTCCGAGCTGTGTGGTCGGTCGTTTAAGAGGAATGGAGAGTGGGTTGGCGACCCGGAATCGCTTGAGTTCATTGAAGCGTCGTGGGTTGAAAAGCCTGCTTTCAAGGGTGCGGTTCTCAACCACATGATTAGCGAGGTTGATGCCGAAAAGCACGCGTCCATCCTGTCGTTGCCCTCCCGCAAATTGGCTGCTTTGTTTGATGACCTTCCGCACATTCGCGTTGCGGATGCGGAGGGGATGTTGGTGTTGCGTGTTGCCCGTGAGGAGTTGTTGCGGCGTCGTGAAGAACATTTGATTTCTCGTGTAGCGCGTTCCATTTGGTGCGCGTAGGAAATGGCGTATCGGCTGATAGATGTGTTGAGAAGGAGGAGTGCGATGAGTAAGGCTCGTGAAGCCCTGTTGTTTCAGATTGATGAGATGGAAGCGCGTCTGGCTAGTGAATCAGACGAAGCGATTTCGCAGTGGGCTGATGAAATCGTTGAAGAAGAAGCGCAGGTGATTGAGGAAAGCACCGGTATTCCCGTTGAGGATGAGGCGGATTTCTCCGACCAGAACACCAAGATGTCCTCTGTTGCCGAATCGTTGGTTGCGATGGCTCAAGCTCTGATGGGTGAAGAATCCGAAGGAGACAAGCAGGTTGACCAGCAGTACGAAGAAGAGGTTAAGGAAGAGGATAAGGCTATTGGTGCATCTATGGAAAACCGTGTCGCATCCTCGCTCGTTCGTCTCGCCTCGATGTTGATGGCTGAAGATGACGAAGAGACCACGGAAGAGGAAGACAAGGAAGAAACCACGGCCAAGAAGGGTGCAGACAAGAAGGATCTGCCGCCGGAGTTCCTCGAAAACATCAAGAAGAAGGAAGATGACGCCAAAGCGAAGAAAGGTGCCGTTGCCGCTCGCAAGGCTGAAATCGAGAAGTTGGAAAAGGTGATTGCTTTTGCCAAGAAGAAGCTTTCGTCGATGCGTGGGTAGCCTATCTCGTCCGAATGGGTTTTTAATATTTTTTTTATAGTTTCACAAGTGTTGAGACTATTGTTCGAAAAAAGTTTAGAGGAGATAGAAAATGTCCCAGAAGAAAATTGGCAGGGAAGCAATTCTTGCTGAAATTGGCCGCCTCGAAGGGATGTTGAGCCTGCGTGGTGCCGAGCGGAAGTCGTCGGAAGACCTCGTTGAAGAGGTTGACCTGAATACCGACATGGGTGAGGGTGCCAAGGAAGCAGCGAGCCGTTGCGGCGACTTTGATGACATTGTTCCCCTCGATGTCGATTCCGACGAGGGGTTGTTGGAAGATGTTCTTGATGATGTCGACTTCGAAGGTGGTGCGGATGTTTTGGATGCCTGTGGTACTGTGGCGTCTGAGATGGAACCCGGCATCGAAGACGAAATCACTCAAGACAGTTTCGACGAAGTTGAGGAAGAGCTTGGTGCGGATGATATTGCGACTGAAGACACCACGAAGGATGTTGTGGCGTCGGAATATGTCGGACGTTTGTCCGAGGCGTCGAGTCGTCTTGACCGTGTTGCTTCCTATTTGGAAAAGAATGGTCAGGTAAAGTTGGCCTTCCGCATTGACCGTTTGGCGGATGCCTTGGATGCGGAGAGGTCACGGCTGTCAAAATAATGACGGGCTTTGACTACTTTTTGAGAAAGAAAAAGGAGACATGAAGATGGAAAAGCGTGTACGTCTTACAGCCCGTCGTCGCAGTGCCTCGGATGACATTCCGTATCCGGGAACGGTGAATCAGGAAGACCGCAAGTTTGTTGAACGTGACAAGTATGACACGTTCGAACAGACCATCAACCATGAGCTGCCGGATATGCGCACTGAGTGGCGCAACGATGCTCGTGACGAAATCGGTTTCCCGATTGCCGAAGACCATACCGAAATCACGGGTACGAAGGATGGGGGTATGACCGTCGCCAGCGTGCGTCAAGCTGCCAGCAAGGCTGTCAAGCTCTCTATGTTGCTGTTGGGCAACAAGGTCCCGGAGAAAATGATTGAGGGGCAGGCGAAGGATTTCATGCTTCTCGGTTCTGCCGGTCTTGACCGTGCCCTTTCCCGCTTCGCCAAGACCGAGACTTTGTATGCTCGCAAGGCGGAAGATGAGGAGGAAGACGAGGAAGAGACTGTCGAAGCTAAGAAGAGTGCTGACGAAGCTCCTGCCGAGGAAAAGAAGGAAGAAACCACAGCCAAGAAGTCTGCCGACGAAACGCCTGCCGAGGAGAAGAAGGAAGAAACCACGGCCAAGAAGGGCTCGGACGAGGAAGAGACCACGGCTGAGGAAGAAGCCCCGAAGGCGAAGAAGGGTGCTGATGAAGCCCCTGCCGCCGAAGAGAAGAAGGAAGAAGCCCCGAAGGCGAAGAAGGGTGCCGACGAGGAAGAGACCAAGGCTGATGACGAAGCTCCTGCCGAGGAAACCAAGGCGAAGAAGGGTGCCGAGGAAGACGAGGAAGAGACTGTCGAAGCCAAGAAGGGTGCTGATGAGGAAGACGACGAGTCCAAGGTTGCCGAGTTGGATATCGAACTTTCTGCCGCAGAAGAGGAAGACACAGAGGAAGATGAGAAATCTGCATCTATTCTGTCCTCTCTCTATGAAGAGGTGAAGAAGCAGGAAGCTGCTCGTCGCGGTAAGACCTCTGAAGATGATACCGAAGAAGAGGTTGTTGAATCCAAGAAGAGTGCTTCTGTAAAAGCCCGTGGTGCCCAGAAGCTTGGTGGTCAGCCGCGTATCGCCAGCGACATGTCTGTGAAGGACATCTCTGAGATTTGGGGAGATGTTCCGGATGTCAGTGGCGTGTTTAACTGAGGCTAACCCGGTGTGTGCCGGATTGGTTTGAAAAGCGGATGGGTTCACGGGTTGTGACCCTTTGTCGAAAACAGGATAGGAGGTTGTACGATGAGTTTGACGATTTTGATTCGTGGACACCTCTCGTCGATTCCGAGTCTCGCCGATGTCTGCTTCACGCAGGACAATTATGGCGATGGCACGAACACGACGATGAGTGTGAACACCCCGCGTGGCGTGCTGGGTGGTTCTGTGGCGGCTGTGGCGGCTGCTCCGGATGGCGGTGACTATATTACCGTTCCGGGCACCCGTGCCTTGACTCCCCTTGGTCTTTTCGTGAATGACGCTGCGGGCGCAGCTTTTGAGAACGCCCCTGCTGTCGCGAGCGGCAAGGTCACGGTGATGAAGGCTATGGCGTCGGTTGAGGTCGATGTGTTTGAGACACAGACTCGCGCTGACCACGGCGTTGCACTGGTCTATGCGGTTGGTCAGAAGTTGTATGCCTCGGATGCTGGTCTGTTGACCAACGAGGCGTCCACCGATGGGACCGTGATTGGTGTCGTCACAAAGATTCCGACGACTGCCAGCCCGACCCTCGGTTTGGACATGCGTATTTAGTAGTTGAAAATTGGAAACGACCCTGCCCGTATGTGGCGGGCAGGGTTAAAGTTGAAGGTGCCGTGAGAGGAGGAATTTCAAATGGCTGTTGATAACCAGACCAAGAATGAAATCATCAGCGCTTTTATCAAGACGTCCGCCGGTCGGTCGCGTCTTGCCGCGTCGATGATTCAGCCTCTCAGAAAGCGCCGGGACTACGCTTCCGTGGGACGCCGTGCGTTCTTCGTGGAACAGCTTCCGGATGGTGCTCTCCCCATTTACGACAAGGACCCGAACGTTACGGCCTATGTCGTTGGTGAGGAAGGCGAGAACATCGTGGCTGTCGCGAAGCCGAAGAGGGTGTTGTTTCCTCTCTTCGAAGTCGCATCGAACCCGGAAATTCAGCTCACTGAAATCAAGGCTCGTCGCTTTGATTTGATTGAGCGTAGCGTGGACCTCGCGAAGTCTGAGATTCAGGCTGAGGAAGACCGCAAGGTGTTTGCGGTTATGGATGCGTTGGCCGCTGACCCGACCAACCCGAACCCGGACATCCCGGTCACGACGAACCTGACGGCGAACGCTCTTGCTGACGCCTTCGCGAACGTCGAGCGTTCGGACATGCGTGTTGCAAATGTGTTCTTGAATGCCAAGGACTACGCGGACCTGCGTAAGTGGGACCGTGATACCCTCGACATCGAGACTCAGGCCAAGTTGTTGAAGACCGGTCTGATGGCAACCCTCTGGGGTGCGAAGCTCATCACAAGCCGTATCGTTCCGGAAGGAACTGTTTACGTTTGTGGCGAACCAGAGTTCTTCGGACGTATCCCCGTCCGCACCGAGTTGACTGTCCTATCCGCCGACGACCCGAAGAACCGCCTGATTGGTTTCAGCATCTTCGAGAACATTGGTATCGGGGCGTACAACCCGTATGCGCTCCAGCGCCTCCTGATCTCCCGCGCCTAATCGCGCCTGAGTGAAGGTGGTGTAGGTCTCATCCGCTGCCGCCCCCAGTCTACGTGACTGGGGGCGGTTTTTTGGATTTATTCCCATTTTTACACTCGTTTTTCTTTGGTGTTATCCCCGTTGTTTGTATAATGTGTTGGTTCTTTCTGAGGAGAAAAAACAATGGGGACGCAAACGCACAAGAATCATGGGTTGAATAAAGATATGGTGGAGCAGTTATATCTTCGAGACGGGTTGAGTGATTCGGAGATTGGTTCGAGGTTTGGGTTGACTGGTGAGGGTGTTGCGTACTTCAGAAGAAAGTACGGCATCAAAACGATTTCTCAGTCTGATAGGATATCTATCAGGGCAAGAAAGATCGGACTGATGGAGCTTTCTGTGGTTTCTGATGATGAGTTGATTCGGTTATATGATAAGCATGGGATGGTTACTCTTGGGAGGATGTTTGGGTGCAGCAAAATTCCAATCCGAGAAAAACTGCGCCGTCTAGGGGTTTGCATAAAAACGAAGCAAGATAGGACGGTAAGCGGGCATCCGGACAGCCTGTCCCTGATGCAGCAGGAGGTGTTGATTGGGTCGCTGCTTGGAGATGGATGCCTCGTTGTGAACAACCTCGGGGATGCTGCCCATTTCCAAGAGATGCATTCGGCAGCTCAGAGGCGATATCTGGAGTGGAAGCACGATGTGTTCATGCCTTTCTCCAAAAGGATTCACAAAGAGGATAAGGTGTTGGACGATGGGAGGGAATCGAAGGGTTTTGGTTTTAAGACATGTGTTCATCCGTTGTTTGTTCGGTTCTATGATATGTTTTATGGGGGAGCCAAAAAGCATCTTCCAGATGGCTTGATGAGGAATATCTCGCCACTGAGTTTAGCGGTCTGGTATATGGACGATGGCTGTCTTTCTGATCAAAATAAGGACGGAGTATTCACGATAGCCTCTGGGTTTTGTAAAGAATCTGTTGAGGTTATTGCTGATTCGCTTAATGATCGGTTTCAGTTTGATATTGAAGTTCGCGAAGTAGATAGTGTGTCTGTTCTTGTTTTTCATAACAAGCAGAAATTCTTCGATGTTATTGGTAGGCACATTGTTCCGTCGATGGCATATAAGGTTCCTTTGAGTTTGAGGTTTTCCATGCCTCATATTCGGAATCCGAAGTTGTATGGGTTGCCAAACAAACTTTCTCCTGCGGAGGTTGCGAATCCATCTGAAGGACTGTTGGATGATCTTGTTGAGTTTTGGCAGGTTGCAGGGTTTCCTTTTCCAAGCGTTCCGAAGAAAGACAAGAGGTTGAGCGAGATAGAAGCGGTCAGAAATTCCAAGATAGAGCTTTCAGAAGTAGTTGGGTCTGGATTCTCTTCTGGCTGTGGGTTGTGTCTGTCGTTCTTCGAGAATGTTTGGTCGGTGAAACGGCATGGGCAAAAAAGCCCAGAGGATGTGTTTTACGATAAGGCTCTCTTGAGGCATGCTATCCGTGACTGCTTGAAGCATCGTGGTGGGTGTCGGGAGTCGGAATTGCGTTCTGAGCTTCGAACGTTTGGAGGGGTCCAAACGTTTCGTCCGGTTGTCGCAAGGGCAATTTATGATCGCTATTGCCCGGTTGGCGGGCGAGTTCTTGATCCCTGTTCTGGTTGGGGAGGGCGATTGCTTGGGTTCTATGCGTCCGTTGTGTCGGAGTATATCGGGGTTGATGCGAATCCAGATACCGTGAAGGGGCTGAAACATATGCGGTGTTTGTTGGGTCGGGATGTTGCGGGTAAGTCTGTTGATATTAAATATGCCGCTTTTGAGGACTTGAAACTTGATGGATCATTTGATGTCGTCTTTACGTCGCCTCCGTATTTCTGTAAAGAGTTGTACGGGGACGATGAGTTTCAGAGTTATGTCCGGTATGGCAAATACAACGATTGGCGGGATGGATTTTTGAAGCCTCTTGTTGAGAAGTCCGTTTCCGTTTTGAAGCGTGGAGGTTTTTTGATACTCAATGTTGCGGATGTTCGGGTTGGTGGTGATGTTTTCCCACTTGTCGAAGACACACGCTCGCTGATGAAGTCTGTTATAGGGCTGTTTGCGGAACACAACATGGAGTTTCTGAGTCCATATGGCGGGAAGACAAGGTTTGAACCAATTCTCGTTGGTCGGAAGGATTGAGGAACACATGTTATACTTATTTTATATATTGATGAGTGTAGGAGGATATTATGCCTGATTCGTTTCGCAAAGAAGTTGATGTAGCGTATCGTCGTGTTCATGGTTTCGAGAGAGAAGACATGATGGCTCAACGTATTGCGTCTGAGTTGGTTCGTGTTGCCCGTGATGTGTCGGCTGTTCCTGCAACAGATATTCTTGTGACGAAAAACGCCCTTGTTGGGCGTTCGGAGCGTGTTGTTGCGGCTGTCAATCGCGAGAGTGTTTTGTTCAATCTCTCTATGCGGATGAATCAAGTGTATAGTCGGAAAAACATGATGTTGATTACCTTTAGTCCTCGTTGGAAAGAGGATAAATTTATCAACAAGGAAGGACAGAGTTCTGAGGTTCCGGTGTCGGCAGTGTATCGTCGTTTTGTTGAGAAGGCGATATTGTCGAGCTTTGGAGACGATGTTCTTGTTCAGTGGAAAGATGATATTTGTTGGATTAAGGTTTCGTTTGAGGATTGATGTTTTCTAGGGGTCTATCATGGTTGACAATAATGTTGCTTTCGAGTTGATTCGTTTGGCAAAGACGCTTGTCGGTTTAGATGTTGATGTGTATAAGAAGAAGGCTTTTATTATTGCTGACCAAATGTCTAAAAAGTCTAAAGTTATTCGTGTCAAGTCTGAGGTTGAGTTGAAGTCTGGTAAGGTAGTAATAGTGTTCAAAGCCAGCCTTATATTAAAAGACATATATATAAACACTGACGAAGGTAGTGGTTTGATTTTTACCATGTCTCGCGAATATATGGAAGATTTAAGGAATTTGGTAAAAATTCACATCGGTTTGTTTGATGTTGATTTCTCGTCCGGTTCTGTTATGAGTTATGGTCGTTTGGCTCGGGTAGTTGTTCCTGTTGAGCGTTCCGTTGATAAGGTTCAGTATTTTAAACTATTTGATGATGGTGTTTTGTCAAGTAAGATTGAAAGTGTTTTAACACCTCCCAGTAGCTTACCAGTTGATTGGGATTTTGTTTTGATTCAATATTCAGATGGTTCTATGGCTTCTGGGCGTTCTTTTTCTAATGGTTGGCGTATGAATAATGAAAACAACCTCAACCTGAAGTTTGTTGGTGAGAGTAAAAAGTTTTCATATGATGCTCGTCCTTTTAGCAAGTTCAAAAAACTTTTAACCAAGTGATGTGTTTTGTCTGGTTGTTCTTGTTTAATTTCAAAAGGAGAAAGATGATGGATAGGCAGGTTGTGGCGGCAAAGCTTGTTCGTATGGCGAAGGTTCTGATGTCCGAAGAGAAACTCGAAACAACGAATAACCCGGAACTCAACACGGCCGTGAATGCGCTCGTGAAGGCGACCGGTGGTGACCTTGGTCAGATTCTTCAGGCTGTGTTCATGGTGTTGCGTAAGACCGGCAATGCGTCGGCTGTGACGAAAATCAAGCCGTTGTTTCAGCAGGCGTTGAACAAGGTCGAGTAGTCCTATGAATGTGTCTGTTGAACTTGTTCGTGTCGCCCGGTTGTTGTGTGGCGAAAAGACTGTTGAGGTTGATGGTGGGAAAGATGTCCGCCATCAACTTCAGTCTATTCAGCGTGCCGGTGATGTTGCGACGTTTATGTACCAGAAGAAGGACGGAACGTCGCGCAAGGTCCACGTTAAACCGACGTCTGTATTTGGCGATAAGTTCAAAGCTGTTGACCTTGATGCGGCGGGTGCAGAGAAGTTGTTTTTGATGAGCGGCGTGCAGCCGTTGGCGTCGAGTCATGCACCGGCGGTTCCGGTTGTTCATGAGCCGAAGAAGTTCAAGTTTCAAGACAAGGTGCTTATGGACAATGATATTTCCCGGTCATTGCATGGACTGGTAAAAAAGGGCGGCGCGTGGGCGTCCGAGCGGCAGCGGGATTTCATTCTCGGGAAGATTGCTCGGGATGGTGATTCTGCAAGAAGGTTGTTGCCGCGAGGTGTGTTTGGTTTGATAGGGAGAGGTGGAGTTTTGAGCGGTTGGGAGTCGACAGGTGATGGGTTTTCGAGCTGCTGGTTGTTCCGGGTTGACGATGTTGGTGTTGTTGACAAGATTTTAATTTGGCAAAAAACAACCCCGATGGACCGTGAGCAAGCGGCGTATGAGCAGGCGATGGAAGACCTGTATGATGATATGGGTGGTCGTCCGGACCGCTATATGGTTGAAGAGCTTAAGTCGCATTATTCCCAACATGCGCGGAGTTGGTCGGGTCAACAAAAAGGTGGTACGAAAGTAAAATGGAGTCGTATGTGATTTTTTTTCCAGATTTTTGTTGCACCCTCGATGCTTGGTTGTATAATCTGTTTGAAATCGCCCATTGTGAGGGCGAACTTGTAGTGGAGAAAACAAAGTGCTTACTTTCCTGACCACCACATCATCGAACGGATTCTCGATGTCCCTCAACTGCGGTAATAAGCGCAGTCAGAGGCAAGGGCATATTACGTGCAAAATGCCCGGTGGTGGAAAGACGGAGACCTGACGTAGTAGAGGGTTCTCATAAATGTCTTCCCGCCGCCGGAGCTTAAAAGTTCCGGCGGTTTTGTTTTGGGGGTGTGTCATGCGGGAGTATGTTTTCACTGTTCGGGTTCGCCTTGAGGCGTTTGATGATGTAGAGGTTCGTCAACGTCTTGAAGAAGTTCGTAAGGCGGCATCCGGCGAAGTGGTAGAGGGAATGAGTAGCGAGGTGTCCTTGCAAGAGGTTTTCAAAAACAAGGCTCCGAGGAAGTTGGTTCTTTAGTCGCGGTGAGGTTTGGTTCGGGTGGTTGCGGTCCGCGCAGCGATAACCGTCCGAAAGAAAACTATACGGGCAAAGTTCCCGTGGATGGTCTTTGACAATCGAAGGAAAGTAGTGTACGCCGAAAAAAGCCCCCACGGGAAGGGGGCGTGATTGGCTATTCCCCCTTCCCGTGTTTTTTCTGTTTTGAACTGGGCCGGTAGCACAGTGGTAGTGCAGCGGATTCTTAATCCGAAGGTCGAGGGTTCAAATCCCTCCCAGCCCACCAAACGGACGCGTAGCTCAGTAGGCAGAGCATCTGCCTTTTAAGCAGGTGGTCGTGGGTTCGATTCCCGCCGCGTCTACCAAATGGGTATGTAGCTCAATTGCGTTGAGCATCCGGTTCTTACCCGGAAGGTTGGAGGTTCGAGTCCTCTCACACCTACCATTGGCGAGTCATATAATGGTATTATGCGCGGTTGTTACCCGCGTCATGGGGGTTCGACACCCTCCTCGCCAGCCATTTTTTTGACGCATCCGGTGGTAGCTCAGTTGGTAGAGCATCTCTCTGATAAGGAGAAGGTTCGAAGGTTCAAGTCCTTCTCACCGGACCAAATGTGCCCGTAGCACAACGGATAAGTGTATAAGGCTACGAACCTTAAGATGGGGGTTCAATTCCCTCCGGGCATACCATTTTGAAAATCAAAGTCGCGAGACTTGTATAATAGTAACGATGGGTTTTTATCAGCACGCTTCAGACATGGGTTACTTCTTTTCTCATACAAAAGACCTGACGGTTCGACTCCGTCGTTGGGTGGCCCCGGTAACGTCGCCTGTGTCGCTTTTTGGTGCTGGTTTTTCGGTTTGCGTCACACTTCAGGATGGACATACTTCTGACGCTTAATAGCCGGCTGCGGGTTCGATTCCCGTCGGTCAACTTCGGTTGGCTGTTGCTCATGGTTGAGCCGTTTGTTCGGTTGAGCCGTTCGTTCGACTTTTGGTGACGCTTTTGTATTGCGACGGAGGAGTTGGGTTCGAGTCCCGACCGGAAGCCCATACGGGATTCCGTGGCGTAACAGGCAGCGTGCCGTCATCTTGTTTTTTTCCACACGCTTCAGCGATGGGTTACTTCCATGCTAAGGACGAGGTCGCAGGTTCGAATCCTGCTCCCCCAACCCTTGCCCCTGTGATTCTGCGGGGGTATGGGCTGGGGGATGGCTCAGCGGTAGAGCGCGTAAACTAGCCTGTTGCGACTTTTGGTGTGGATTTTATATTCTGTAGGCGATGTGGTGTCCGAGGCGTCGGAAGTATGATGCCATGCCGCAGACCGACTTTCTTGTGTCGAGGTCGAAGATTTCGGCGAGGAGGTCGAGGCTTTCGTTTGGAAACCATTCTGCGAAGATGGCGATTTCGTTTTGGTTCCATGTTGCGTGTTTGGTGCGTATTGCTGTTGCCATGATATTCTCCTTGAAAGGTGTGAGTTTCAGTATTTTATCCTACCATGTGTGTTTTGTAAAATATCTTGCTAAAATAATGCCTCGGTGGCCTAACGGATAAGACACGACCCTCATGTCCTCGTAGCACAACGGATAGTGCATGCGGCTCCGAACCGCAAAATCCATGTTCGATTCATGGCGAGGATACCATTTTGTGGTATGGTTTCACGGTAAAGGAGTTCTCGTGAGAAGTCGTCCGTCTAGTGCAACTGCTGTAGGTCGTCATGTAGGTTCGATTTCTATCCGGGGTCCCAAAAAAAGATTCGAAGAAGGTTCCAGTTTTTTCAAATATCCTCGATAGTGTGGTGTAGAATAGAACGAAAGGATTTTGACAAGCTACTGCGGTGTAAGTGCCGCCTCGGGTTGTGAAAAGGTCGGTCCAATCAACCGACCCAAGCGAACGGTTCGAGTCCGTCCAAGTTGGCAAGTAAAGTCGGCTGATTACCGAAAACACTTGTCGGGTTGGGTTCCCTCGGGTGAGGGCGAAATCGCCAAACCGACTGTTTTGTTCTTTGAAAACCACCGACAATTCGCCTAATGGGTTACGTCATCGGTGCCACCATCACTGATGTACGTGTAAAACGCATAAGGCATCCCTAGTGAGTTGTCAACCGAGTCTTGTATGGTCGGCCGTTATATGGGATAGGTGGGTTTCATCGTTGTCGGTATACGATGAATTTAAGATTGGTGCCTCGTGGGATGTACGTTTGGCGCAAAATCGGGGTCTGCGGTTCGAGTCCGCAGTCGAAGAACCCGGAAACGGGAAAGGAATACCCCGGTGGGTGTAGCGGAGACAAATAGCCGGTAGCCAGCGTGGCGAACAAGCATCCCGTTTTGAAGTTTTTTTCGCACGCTTCTGTTGTGGGTTACTTCCTTTTGACGAAAATACCCATAACAACTTTTGGTGCGAATGTTCTTTGAAAACCACCGATGCACGGAAATAGCGTGTAGGAGCGACTCGGTCGACCCCCGTCGATTATGTTGCTTTGCCCCCAGTACCCCAAGTTACATGCTGAGCTGTGCGTCAACCGTGTCCTTGGTGTTGCGTCCCGCCCTTCGTGACGCCAAATGATAGGTGGGGTTCCTCGGTGGTCGGTGTGCCGGGGAGTTTTTTTTGAGTTCTTTGAAATCTGCTCTTGGACTGTAGTAGGAAGAACCAGCGACATCAATGAGAGGTCAATGCCGAACATGTCGTGGTGTAATGTAGCATAGCCACCATTGGGTGGAAGGTTCTTGTCGAGTCTTGACGAACAACGGCTTCCGAAAACACAGGGACATATCGCGGTCGCATGCAACCGTTGATGTGCTTGCCAAGGGTAGATTTCAGGGAATTTTATTCGCACTCTTCAGTGACGGGATACTTCTCATACAAGCGACCTGTTGCGATTCTTGGTGCGAATTTTGATTTCCCACGCTGACGGGTTGGCGTCCAGTGGGGTTTTGCAAACATACGCCCGTAGCTCAGTTGGATAGAGCGTCGGTTTCCTAAACCGAAGGGCAGCAGTTCAAATCTGCTCGGGTGTACCAAAATTTAATGCGCCAGTAGCTCAGTGGTAGAGCACAATAGAGGCGCTGTTTGGCTTAATAAAAGCGGGCATAGCCTAGTGGTCAGGCACCACCTTGCCAAGGTGGGTCACGCCGGTTCGACTCCGGTTGCCCGCTCCAATATTGAAGTTTTTTGAAGCATGGTGCATGAACCCAAATGGCGCGGGAACTGGCTGTGAACCAGTTGTTAGCGGGTTCGAATCCCGTCTTGCACCCGGTCGACAAGGAGAAGCCTCCACGTGGCTCGGCTGGTAATCACCTAACGGTGAGCCAATGTCTCCTGATTTATTATGCCGGTTATACAATCGAGGAAAGGTTGTGACGTATTGCACCCCAAATTCCCCTCTAGCTCAATCGGTAGAGCGTCTGGCTGTTAACCAGTAGGTTGCAGGTTCGAGTCCTGCGGGGGGAGCCAAATGGAACGGTGGCAGAGAGGCTTATTGCACCGGTTTGCTAAATCGGAGGGCATCGTAAGGTGTCCCGTGGGTTCGAATCCCACCCGTTCCTCCATTCGATTCGGTGTATAATGAGTTGTCAGTCTCATGGAAACAAAAGACTCCAAGATAGTCTGTGATGCCGGGAGGAGTGCTTGGAGATGACAAAAACAAAGAAGCGAAAGTATGAAAGTTACCTTGAGTTTTTGGAGGGTTGGTCGAGTCTGGTTTATGGCACTGGTTTTGAAAACCAGAGACGTGAAAGCGTCCGGGGGTTCGAATCCCTCACCCTCCGCCAAGTTTAAGGGGTTCTCAAACCATGAGTGATAAAAAAGACCTTGGTGTTTTCGAAGACGGAGAGTTGGTTCCGATTCAGCCTGTTTGTAGTGGGCTGACAAGGTGTTGTCGGTGCAATGTGGAGTTGACGCCCGAGAACAATTCTGGTTGGGAGGTTTTTGTTTCGCCAACAAGAACAGCACCAGTTTGTAAAGAGTGCAATGTTGAGAGATGTAGCGTGTGCGGTGCCCCGATGACAAAAGAAAACTGGGGTGCCTTCTTGAAGGTCTCCGACGATACTCTTATGATGTTTTGCAAGGGTTGCTACGAGGTTGAAAAAAGATTTAAGGGGTGACCGTTGTTTTGGGGTTCGTTGTAACACCTCTCACAAAAAAAAAGAATCAAACCCCACTTTTAGGAGAACCAATGAGCGTAAATTGAAGGACCTATAGCTCAGTGGTCAGAGCGGGCGGCTCATAACCGTCTGGTCGAAGGTTCAATCCCTTCTGGGTCCACCAATAATCAGAGAGGGTTTTTCGTGTGGTGGCATTATGCGTTGTGGGTTCCGACTGTCGTTGTGTATTACGTTGGCTATTCGTGGCTGAGTAAGCAAAACAACGATATAGGCGGCAAGTGGTTCTGGTTCATGTTCGCCTATGGCGCGGCTTGCCCGCTTTGGCTGATTGTTTCCCGCATATCGAAAAATCTTTTATTTGATGGCGTCTTATATGACAACCTGATGTTTTTGACGTATGTCGGGGCGATGATATTTCTCGGGGCGCATGCGAGGATGACCGCGCACCAGTGGGTTGGACTTGGGTTAGTGGTGTTGGGTTCGGTCTTGCTTCGCTGGGAATTGTGAAATCTGGAGACGTGTGATAATGGTATTCAGCCTGCCTCGAAAGCAGGTGCTCCAGCAATGGAGTTGGGGGTTCGAGTCCCTCCGTCTCCGCCAAACACAAGGAGAGGTTGCCTAATTGGTAAGGCACCGCATTGGAAGTGCGGCGTGGTGATGAGTCATGTGCAGGTTCGAACCCTGTCCTCTCCGCCAAATTTATAATCGCCTATGGTCGGGCGTTGGGGGTGCCATTAGAAACGCCAGCATATGGCTGTGCAAGCGTTTCTGACGGTGTCTCGGTTTGACAGTACCAAGCAGCCTCCCAGTGGCGTCAGACGGGCACGGTGCGAATCGTGGCGAATGCTTGGGACCTGCCGACAAAGCATAGATGGCGATGCACCGGTTTCGTAAACCGGAGAGGTGGGTTCAAGTCCCTCTGTCGGCTCCATATTTATGTAATAGTTGTTGTTGTATAGAGGTGGTTTTCAACGGTGAAAAATGCCTCCGTAGCACAGCGGATAGTGCACCGGATTTCTAATCCGGCTACAGGGGTTCGATTCCCTTCGGGGGTGCCAAAAATGATTGATGCAACTTTGCGTCATTGGTTCTGTTCCTCCTTCATGTGCGCGGGCGGTGAGCGCCCGCCTTTGGAGGAGGCATACCATGCAAGAGAAGGTGAAAGAAAAAAGTCGTCGTAGGCGGAATGATGTTGCTCGGATGAAAGAGCGTGCGCGTCGTGTTGTTTGTGGGAACGAACCGGCTCGTGGGTTTGTAATGTATAACCTCGATGGTTCGTTGGTTTCCCGCGAGGAGTGGGTTGAGGATTGTGCCGTTCGTTGCGCGAATAATATGGCAAAATGTTCGTGTGCAATGTGTGGAAATCCTCGCCATCGGAAGTATAGTAAAGGGTCGGAACGTTTAACCATGCAGGAACGGCGACAACTACAAGACGGGGACTTATACGAGGAAGAATGATGTCTACCGAAAAGAAAGATCGTCACGCCCCGCCGCCATTAGGGTTGATTGCGTTGGTCGTGTTGGTGCCGATTGTAATTCTTATCGGAATTGCAGGGTTTGTCGGGTGGCTGTCTGTCCGTCTTGGTTTTGTGGAATGGTATCTTGGTCCGGTTGTCGGTATCGCTGTGGATGCCATTCTGTTGGGGATTCTTTGGTTGATGAAAAAGATGCGGGCGTAGCTCAATGGCAGAGTGCCAGCTTCCCAAGCTGGTTATGAGGGTTCGATTCCCTTCGCCTGCTCCAAATTTGGCGGGGGGCGTATTATGGATTCGATTCAAGCCGCTATTTCACGTTTGTTTGTTTTGGTAGAAAAAGCAGAATCCAACCAAGAAGACATTTCGGTAAGCCGATATGTATGTCGGTTGTGCGGTGAAAGTCGACAGTCACTTTGCGAGTGTATAGATCACATTGTTGGTCTGCATTCTGAAAGGCTGAATGAGGTTCGCAACGCTGTAGATGTGATATGTAAGCGGGTGTAGCTCAATGGTAGAGCGCCAGCCGTATTAGAAAGGATTTGGGATAGATTAGCGCCTATGGTGTAGTGGCCGCATCTTTGCCTTCCAAGCAAAGGGTCCGTGTTCAAATCACGGTAGGCGCTCCAAACCAATAAATTCTTTATATTCGACCCGCTGTTTTGGAACCCGTAATTGGGTTCCAAAACAGGAGGGGGGTCGACATGAAGAGTGATGAACGACAAGAGGCAAGAAAACTCAGGGGACAGGGATTATCTGTCAAAGAAATAACAAGGAGAGTCGGAGTCGCAAAGTCGTCAGTGAGTCGCTGGGTCAGAGACATCGAGCTTACTGACGAACAAAAAATGAACCTCCGACCATGCACAGTTGCTTTTGGAATCAATCGATTAAGGTATTTTTCTGAACTTCGGGACTCATACAGAGAAGTAGGGAGAGACCAAGCCAAGAAAAACAACCTTTTGCATGCAATGGGGTGCATGCTCTACTGGGCAGAAGGATGGCACACAAACAATCGGAACTGTATGAAGTTTTCAAACTCAAGTGTTCCGATGATGAAATTGTTTCTGAAGTTCCTGCGGAATGAGATGTCTGTAAAAGATAATGATGTCATCATCAAGATACATTGTTATACAGACAAAAGGAGCGCAAGCGACATTGAATCGCACTGGCTTAACGAACTCGGTCTTCCGCAAAACTGTTTGAGGAAAACGGTGGCAGACAAAAGGCCGGGGTGTACGCAGAACAAACGCAACAACATTCTGGAATGGGGAACATGCCATCTGATTATACATGACGTGAGAGTCGTTCAAGGCATCTACGGCGCAATCGAGGAGTATGGGAAATTCAGGAATGGTGCATGGGATTGAGCCAAGCTGGTTATGAGGGTTCGATTCCCTTCACCCGCTCCAAATTTGGAAGGTGGTGAGACGTGGACAGGGAACACTTAAAATCTTTGATCGAATCACTGAAATCCATCAACCTCGACGAGTTTGACAGTATATCTGACGATGAGCTTCAAAAGAGGCTTGATAAGGCTCGTGCGTGTAATCCGGAAGGAATGGTGGCGTACGAGAAAATGTTGAGCGAAATTGACATTGATGAACTCGGACAGGACATCGGTTGTGAGTTGAGGGACGACGTGACAGATATGGTTTGAGTTTTTTTGGGGAAAGTGAGGGGGCAACAAGTGTCGGCACAGGAAGGTGTTTGTTGTGTTGTGGCGTTTCCGCATTCCGCAGAGTGTAAGGGTTGTGGGAAGTCGTTCAAAAAGAGAAGTCGTTTTCATCTTTATTGCAACAGATGTAATAAAAAGGTTTCACGAACGCCTCGGTTTGGATGTGGGACGTTTACAAGACGCCATTCTTGTCCTGATGAAGAAATTAAATAAACGGCGGCAGAGCCTCGGTGGTCGGGGGACGGTGTGAAAAGAAGTCCAATATGGGAAATACAAAAAGAAAGTCTTGAAGAGATTATCTCTTTGTCGGCTTCCGTGTCAGAGGTTTTGCGGCGATTGGGGATGAAAACAACGTGCGGTGGAACATATCGAACGCTGATGCGAAGGATAAAAGAAGAAATAAGGCGAGCGAACCCATGCGGCATGGGGACGGACTGCAAACCCGTTAAACTCTGGTTCGACTCCAGCGCTCGCTTCCATAAAGGGACGGTAATGTACCCTGAGCATCTTTTACCAGTCTTGAAGGCGATGTTGGTCGAGTTGAATTCGACTCGGCTTGAGGTTTTGCTTGTACCTGCGGAAGACCAAAGGCATTGTGGTCATAAAGTGCGTGTGGTAGAATCGAACAACCCGTGGTGGTATCGGGAAATTTGTTCCCGGTATCCGTCGCGGTCAAAGTCGCATAGTCGTTGTCCGTGGAAGCACACAAGGGTGAAAAGGCGAAGGATTTTGGAAGCCCTTGAAAAAATGTCTGCCGATATTTGCTCGAAAAGTTCCTTTGTGGACGATATCCTTGAGGTGGCGGAAGAAGAGTTGTGCCGATGGGAAGAGGAACGCATAGAGTGGGAGGAACGGTCTACACACTACACCGTGGCGCAATTGGTGGCGCACGACGCTCTGAACGTCGGGGTTGAAGGTTCGAGTCCTTCCGGTGTAACCATTACCCCGTCGTCTAACGGTAGGACACAAGACTTTGACTCTTGTAACGATGGTTCGAATCCATCCGGGGTAACCAAATTTGAAGGAGTTCCGTGGTGAAGATGTATATTCTGATAAAAAATGACTTGGCTGTTGGTCATTCGGTGTTGGCTGCCGCGCACGCTTCGTTGGCGTGCTATCTGAAGTTCCAGAACGACGAAAGAATGCGCCAGTGGGTGTCAGGCGTGTTTTACAAGGTTGTCTGTGTGGTGTCGCCTGAAGAGTTTGAGAGGGCGAAGGAGGTCGAGGACAATGTCGTCATGACGGAGTCGTCCCTTGGTGGTGCGGAAGTTGCTGTTGCGTTTTGTCCGAGAGAAGAATGGCCGAAGATGTTCAGGTTTCTTCGGCTTTTGAAATAGAATGGTGGTATAGCTTAGTTGGCCGAAAGCACCGGCTTCATAAGCCGGTATCGGTGGTTCGAATCCACCTACCACTACCATAATTTTGCGGGGGAGTGAAACGGATTTCCCGAAAGGGAATAATCATTCAAGCCCCATAAGCTTGAGATAGTGGGTTCGACTCCCATCCCCGCGTCCAAATTGCAACGGAGGTTGTATAATGGGTCATATGACGAAGGCGTCTGATTGTATTTGTTGCGTTTGTCATAAGGAAAAGGCTGTTGCCTTTTGGCCTATGGTTGATATCGACATTCCTGCCCATCCGTATTGTAAGAAGTGTTTGGATGAGGCACAGTTGAAGGTGATGATTCAGTTGGCAGAAACGGACTTTTATGGGTTGCCGAAGAAAACAAATTCACCGAAGAAGGCGAAAGCAAAGAAAAAGCGAGGTGGTTGATGAAGTGGCTATTTAATATTGTTTTCCCGTTTGGGATTCCGTATTGATATCGCCAGCATAGCTCAATTGGTAGAGCACCTGCTTTGTTGTAACGCTGGCATAGTTCAATGATAGAATAGTTGTCTTGTAAGCATCAGACGATGGTTTGATTCCATCTGCCAGCTCCAACAAACAGAAACGCAGACCAAGTGACCAATTCTTTTATGGTCTCCATTCGAATAGCGTAGTCGGCTATTTTGGATGGAGGACAAGAGAATGTTCAAGTGCGAAAAGTGTGGTAAGGAGTTTGACAACGAGAGGTCGTTTAGTGGGCACAAAGGTGCCTGCGGGAAGAAAAAAGAGTGTCCTGTTTGTTGTCGGATGATAAGTGTTTCGAATTTTATTGCGCATGTGAAGTCGCATGAAAACGACAAGGCTTGTCCAGCGTGTGGTGGGGTGGTTCATGGTCGTGGACGCTTTTGCTCGAAAAGTTGTGCTGCCTCGGTGAACAATGTTGGTGTTGTTCGCAATGGGGTAAAAAAGAAAGACGCGTTTTGTTTAACGTGTGGAAAGATTTTGGTTCGACGTCAGGTTAAATATTGTTCAAATCATTGCCAACAAGAAAAGAAATATAGAGAATACATAGGTCGGTGGTTGATTGGAAAAGAAACAGGCAACATGGATGGTTGTATGAATATATCAAATTATGTTCGACGTTGGCTATACGAAACGAGGGGGAAAAGGTGTGAGGGGTGCGGGTGGGCGAGAAAACATTCGATGGACGGTTCGATTCCGATTCAAGTCGAGCACATTGATGGTAATGCTCAAAACACGACACCTGAAAACTTGAGGATATTGTGTCCGAGTTGCCATAGTTTAACGTTGACCTTTGGAAACAGAAACAAGGGAAAGGGTCGATCAAAGAGGCGATCAAAGAGGTGTTCAAAAGAGTAAGCAGGCGGTTGGGGGTTCGAGTCCCTCTGCTGGCTCCATAAAGAAGCTACTTTCCTTCATGAAAACGCCGATATGGCTCAGGAGGTACTCTACCTACTTGGACAACAAATGCTGGCATAGTTCAGTGGTAAAACAGATTCTTGGTAAGAATCAGACGAGGGTTCGATTCCCCCTGCCAGCTCCAAATTGGACTGTTATGAAAAGATTGCATCATGACCCGGAAAACGGTATAAGTAAAAGGCAGTCGTTGTATGCCAAGAAGACCAGAGCTTGGCTCAGGGGTGTGATGTGTGTTTTGAAAAAAAAAGGAGAAAATGAATGAGGGTTATTGACGCTCCCGAGTCGTTGTCAGATTTACCGCGCCCGGCAGTGTTCTTGGCGGGCGGGATTACCGGGTGTCCGGATTGGCAAAATAAGGTTATCGCAGGTCTGTCGGACCTTGACTTTGGGTGTGTCCTGAACCCGCGTCGGGCGAATTTTCCGATTCACGACCCCAATGCGGCGCGGGAACAAATCACTTGGGAGTTCAACGCCTTGCATAAGGCTGATTTGTTCTCGATGTGGTTTTGCAACACGGAGTCAGACCTACCGATTTGTTTTTACGAGTTGGGTCGGTATGTCGCGATTCGGCAGGTAAACGTGCAGCTTGACCGTGTTCTTATTGGTGTTGAGACGGGGTTTAAGCGGTCACAGGATGTGTATATTCAAATGGAATTGGTAAACAAGGGAATTTCGGACAACATTTTCTCATCGTTGGACGATTATATAGTGGCGCTTCGTGAGTTGGTGTTGAACTTTGTCTCGAACACAGTGTTCGAGTAAACTGGAGGGTTCTACCATGTTTAGCCTTTTGTGTTCGGAAGTCTTGGTGTTTCGGTGTTGAACTAAAACCAGAGAAAGGAGGATAACCGATGAAGGTATTGCTTTTGAACCATTCGGAAGAAATTTTGGACGTGATCTCGTGGCAGCGTGCGGTGACGTTGTTGTTTTCGGGAAAGGCCCGGAAGCCGCATGGCTATGATGATGAGTACGAAATCAAGACCGTGTCCGGTGTTTTCCGGCTTCCGTCGGCTATTGTCCTCGTCTCGTATGTTCGGATTCCGTACAAGAAGGCGGCAGTCAACAAGGAAAACGTGTTGAAGCGTGACAAGTTCACCTGTCAATACTGTGGTAAGCATTTGACGATGTCATCCGGCACAATCGACCACGTTCACCCGACATCTCGTGGCGGGCGGCATGAGTGGAAGAACGTTGTTGCTGCGTGCGCAAAGTGCAACAATAAGAAGGCGAATCAGCGTCCGGAAGAAGCCGGGATGGTTTTGTTGTCTCATCCGTCCGTGCCGACCCGCAACCTGATTGTTTTGACGGGTATAAATCCCCATACTCTTGGGACGTGGACGAGGTGGGTTGACCTTGGTTAACGTGTGTGTGGTTTCGTAGATCAATAACACCCGTCGTGCCGTGTGGCGACGGGTGTTGTTTTAGGAGCCATCATGATTTTTTCGTCTCCAATAACCTGTCCACCCGAAACGACTGGTTCGGTTTCATACACTGTTTATTCTGGAGGGACAACATCGACGACCGAAACGACGTTTGTGGCGAGCAGTGATTGTTCGTGTTCGGCGGGTTGTTCGCGTTGTGCGGATTCGCATGAATATGTTCTGACTGTCTTAATGCCAGTTGAGGGTTATGAGGTTCCAGTCTTACCGAAAACAAAACACGATTCGTATAAAGGTCATCGTGCGGGGCATCCACGTAAAGTGCGGTCGTGGAACAAGATACACAAGCCATTCGGTGGTTATGGATTCTTCCGTGGTTAAATGCGAAGAATCCATCTCGGGGCGTGCGTCCCGGTTGACCGGATGGGTCTTATAAACTCGTTGGCAGGGTTCAACTCCTTGACGCCCTACCAAAAAAACAGGCGGATAACCTCCGCCTTTTATTTTTTGAATTACTGACTCTCTGTAGAAACGTAATGGAGAGATCAGATGACCATACAGGAAATCGGTGGTATATTTGGTATTTTGTCGATGGTTTTCAGTCTAGGTATTTGGCTTTTCAAACGAGGAGCCGATGTGGGTGCGTTTTCGGCTCGCTTCGGTCAGTTTGCGGAATCGTTGAACTCCTTGAGGCGGCGTCAAGATTCAGCGGAAAAAAGCATTAAACTGTTAGTGGAGGATAGCGTTGATGGTGGTGTTAATTGGTCGGTTAAAAAGCTGAAAGAAGATGTCCGTGGTATAATTGAAGATAGTAGAAATATTTCTGACTCGGCAAAACAATCCGAAGTGTTGGCAAGGGAAGCCTTGGAGCAGATTAAAAAGTTAGACGAAGAGAATGACAAGGAACACGGTAAGAATCAAGCACAGATTATTTTGCTTGCAAAGCAGATTCGTGCAATCATTGAACACCTTAATGAGAATGTGCGGAATCAGAAAACAAAACCACAGTAAAAAGTCGTTCCGGAACTATATAGTGTAATTGATTGGTGTTTTTTTGTATTTTTATAAGGGGTATGAGAATGAAAACGTTTTCTGTATTTCTTGTCGTTGTGTTGTGCTCTGGGTGTGAATTTTCGACCTCTGGGTCATCCTCTGTGTTGCCTGTAAGTATGAATGTTCAACGTGCGGTGTTGCATTCCGGTGGTCAGGTTGCCACATCTGCCCTTTTAGACAGTTCGTCTATAGACAAGGTTGACCAGCGTATTGCAGACACGAAGGTTATTGTCAATGAGATTCGGCAACTCCTTGATACAGGTAAGTTTGGGGCAATGACTTTGGTTGAGCTTCAGTCTGGATTGAACAAGATTGTTCCGGCTGAATATTCCATTTACTCATCTCAGATTGTATCGGCTGTGTCTGCGTTCGTAACTGTTCCTACCGATAAGCTTGGTGAAAACAACATTCTTCGTATTAAGGAAGTTTTGGACGGCATCGAACTTCGCTGCGAACGCTACGACAAGACTGCCCGTCTGAGCGACCGCAGTCTGTCTGCTCCTGCGAAGACTCCGAAGAGTGCTGTTCGCATTGTTGTTCAGTGATTCCGCGAGGAAAATATGATTGACAACCACACTGTTGGTTCTGTGAAACGCATTTCGCCGGTGTTGAATAGGAATGCTATTGTAAAGAGTGGTGGAGTCCTCCAACAGTCGGAGGAGGTTGGTTATGTTGTAAGGGAGAAAATCGGCGTTGGAGTATATAACCCATCCGCGTTAAATCTGTTCTTAAAAAAAGAGTCTGAAGGGGCGTTGCCTGTTTATGATGAAGACCCGAATTGAAATTCTGTTATGAACTTGATATAGGAAAGCTGAATATGATCAGGAGAGTTCTTTTTTCGATAGTAGTGGTTGCTGCTATTTGCACTGTTGTTTTAGTGACGATATCAATGACTGTCGTCAAAAATGGATTCTCTTCTGTAGATGAGGATCGGGTGATTGAATCCTCACACCTTGTTCGTTCTATCGTTCAAAGAGAATTGCTCGGTTTGGCCAGCACTGTTGGGGATTGGTCACGGTGGGATGATGCTTGGGAGTATGTTAATCAAGACGGCAAAGATAGGTCTTTTGTCGAACAAAATATTGATCTCGCTTCACTATTACAGTTGCGCGTGTTTTATGTCATGTTTCTTGGACGGGATGGACATCCTATTTCCGAATTTGTTGTTCGTGACGGGGACATCTATGAGGTTCCGAATTCCGAGCTGTCCTTGGCGTCTATAGATGGTTTTCAATCGGCATCTGAACGGTGCATGCGCGGCGAGGTTGTGCAGGGTTTGTCTTGGATAGGAGACAAGATGTCCTTGGTGGCAATGTCGTCTATCTCTAAGTCGGACGGTTCGTGTGTCGGAAACGGTATGTTGGTTTTCTGTCGTGATGCGTCCGGTATGGTTTCGGAAATTAACAAGACGTTTGAGTCGTTTTCGATATCCGGTGATTGTTCAAGCGAGATAATGAACGACCTCGTTATCAATACCTCCGATTCGAGCGTGTCTGGGACTTTTCTTGTTCCCAGTGTTGAGGGAGGGAAAAACTATCTCGCAAGCCTATCTGTTCCGAGCTTTTCCGAGTTGCAGGGCAACCGCATTATCCTTGTTTTCGTTTTTGCGAGTATAGGGTTTGTTTTCGTTGTTTCGATTGCGCTGTGGAAGGTTGTTGATAGGATGGTATTATCGAGGCTTTCTGTCACAATGTCCGCTGTCAAAGAGATTGGTCGTTCTGCCGATGTGACAAAGAAGCTGCCCGGTGGTGAATGTTCTGATGAGTTTGGCGTTTTCATTCACAACTTGAACGATATGCTTGAATCTATTCGCGTGTCAGAAGAAAAGACAAAAGAATCAGAAAATGCTTTAAAACGTTCTGAGCGAGTAACACTTCTTGGCAAATTCGCGGAGGGTATTGCGCACGACCTGAATAACCTTTTGGCAATTATTAAGGGCTATGCGGACTCGTTGAAGTTTGCCGGTTCACTTTCTGAATCTCTCGTGCTGTGTGACAACATAAGTTCCACAGTCGGAGAATGTACGGCTTTGATTGGTAAGATTTTGTCGTTTTCGAGGCGTGGTAATATCAACTTTGTGCCGGTTGATCTGCACCCATTGTTGGGTGATATATGTTCGATGTTTCATTACGCCATAGAGAAAAAGAGTGTATGTTTTGAATCGGTTATGGGGGCGGAGAACAGTGTGGTTCATGGGAACAAGTCTGAAATTCAAAATGCCATATTGAGTCTGTTGGTTAATGCCCGAGAGGCTGTTTCTGATAATGGTCATATCTTTATCAAATCAAGAAACGTTATCGACCCTGACGGTTTGTCTTCTGGTGAATATGTGGAGGTGGAGGTGAGTGATGACGGTGTTGGAATTCCTCCGTCGATTATGAAAAATCTTTTTGTTCCATTTCAAACAACAAAGGAATATGGAAAGGGTCTTGGACTTTCTTTTGTTCATGGGACGGCGGAAAGACACAAAGGAAGGGTAAGTGTTTCCAGTATTCCCGGTAAAACATCTGTGCTGCTCTTGATTCCGTGCTCTGAAAAAAAGGCTAGTGTTCCGGAGAAAAACAGCGTTATGAGACATAAGACTCCGTGTGTTGTGCATGTCGAAGATGAGGCGGCCATTCGTGAAATCGTTAAGTTGCAGCTTGAGGATGATGGGTTTTGTGTGAAATCTTTTGCGCATGGTGATGGTGCGATTAGTTATGTTCGTGAACACAAGCAAGATGTTGACTTTGCGATTCTCGACTTCGCGGTTCCTCCTGTGGATGGTGTTTACATCTTTCATGAGATGAGAAAGATTATACCAACTCTTCCAGTTGCGTTTATGACTGGTTTTTGTGACGCTAGGGCTGAAGACTTGCGTGCCGAGGGGGCGGTCGGTGTTTTCGAGAAACCAATCAATTTCAAGTCAGTTCTTAGTCTTCTGAACGATATACTTGGAAAGCGTGGGTAGCTCAATGGCAGAGCGAGGGCTTCTAAAGCCCTGCGTTATGGGTTCGAGTCCCATCCTACGCACCACAAATAGTGACGGGGTCGGAAATTCCGACCCCGTTTGGTTTGATATATTTTTTTTATACCGTGCGTACAGTGTGAAGTTGTTTTTTTTGAGATGGTTGGTTTCAAAAGACCAGAGTAGGAGGATTTGACATGGCATATCGCACGTTGGATGGAGCTGGACGTGACCGTGCCGAGGCCGTTCTTGAGGAAACCACCTTCAAGGGTGGTATTCCGGTTCGTGCGGACGGAGCTGTCCGTGTGATCAGGAAGTATGGCCACGGTGTTGTTCGCACCTCGGGTGCAACGTCCCTGAGTGGCGCAAACGCTGGTGTTGTTCGCAACTACAATGACAACGGAAAGAACTTCGGGAACTAGGTTTTCCGTTTTCCGCCGCCGCGCCTGCAATTGGCACCCCCGTCTTTGGCGGGGGTGTTTTTATTTTTTTCTTATTGCAATACCTTTTCGCGTGTGTATAGTATTCGCAAATGGAGGATTTGACCATGTTGTAGGTGTCGCCGAAAAACTTCGTTCTTGTTTGTTCTGACCTACCCCTTGCACATCAGATTGTTCAGGCTGCCCATGCGGCGTATGAAGCCGGAACCACATCCAATATAAAATCGCCTACCCAACAACGCCTTGTCCTGTGCACTGTCGCGGATGAGGCGTGTCTTTTTTTCGCCTGTGAAAAACTCGAACGGGCGGGAATCAATTTCGTTTTATTTCGTGAGCCAGACATGGGGAACCGTGCAACGGCTTTGTGTACCGAGGCGCTTAATGACAAGCGTGGTCGGGTGCTGTCGTCGTTTCGTTTGTGGAAGGAGGGATGAATATGCGCCGGGTCAAGAATCCGTATGGAGACCGTCGCGCTCCTGATGGTGATTTTGCCCACGGGTGGAGGTGGGTGAGAAAAGGCGGAAGGGTTAAGGTTGCCGGTCTGTGGTATACCGCCCCAAAGCTGGGTGAGATTGTTGGTGAGTACGTCAAAGTCTCCATGAATGACTACTGGCGTTCTGAGGTGATTATTGAGCGTGGTGCGATTGGTTGTGTTGGTTTTTTCTGCTATGCGAAGCCGGAGAGCGAACATGACGACGAATGAGCTTATTGATGCGTTGCGGTCAGCCGACCAGTCAGGCAAGTTGCAGGTGGTTGTTGGTAATGTGCCGATATATACTGTTGACCGGCTTCCTGCGTATTATGACGGGCGGATGCAAGAGCTGATTCAAGACCACAGTCGTGACCCGTATTACAACATCGTTGGTTTTCGGGTGAAGAGAAGTGGTCAGAAAATCAACTTGTGCACGATAGATTTTGAGACGGTACTCTGGGACAACCCGGACGCCGAGGTTGACCTGTCAGACCTGTCCGAAAGGGAACGGTTTGAATGGGAGGCGCGGGTTGCCGAGGTGATTGTTCAAGCGAAATCTGAGTCCTGATTGTGTGAAAGGAGAAAGCCATGAAGTAGCTGTGTCCCGCGAAGCCTCCGTAATAGGTGTTTGTGTTCTGGTGCTTTTCTGTGAAACTACAAACCCTATTTTGGAGAAAAATCATGAGCGCAATTGAGAATGTGGTGACTTTTGAAGAACTTCAACGTTCGAAGTGGTTGGAAAAGCGTGCTGAGTTTCGGGAGTTGATTAAGAGTCTGGCGGCAGAGCAGTCGGCTGAAAAGAAGCTGTTGCGTATGCCGCATGGGTCGATTCCCGAGCAGGAGTATCCGGCCTATGGTGGCGGGAAGATGACCCTGAAAGGGACTGCCCGCGCCTCGCGTCTGATGTATTCCTGTTGGAGTCGTGCTAGGTCGATTAGCGGATTGCTGGTTGATTATAAGAAGTTCCTTGGCAAGCCGTATGACATGCACGAAAGCAAAAAGAAGTGATTCGCCATGTACCCGCCCGTGAAAAGGCGGGTACATTTTTATTATTGGCTTGTTGTTGGAAGAGAATGTCTCTTGGTGCACTTTGTTCGTTGGGAATAAATGCTGTTGTGATGTTTTCGAAAAAATATATTGATTTTTTCCAGATTTTTGTTGCGCCTACGATGTTTGAATGTATAGTGGGTCATGTGTGGTAAATTACTTTTATGGAGTCTGTCATGAATAAGTTTGCATTGCTTCCAGTCCTGCCGGTGTTTGATGCGGCGGCCTATGAATGGCTGACGGCGGGTAGGGAGCTTTGCGGATAAAACAGATTTCAACAAATCCGTAAAACACCTGACCCCGCCGAGAAGTTCCGGCGGGTTTTTTGTTTTGCGGTGATGCGGGCATAGTTCCTGCAAGTGGTCTTTGACAATCGAGTGGCCAAGAAAAGAATTATCCGGTGTGGGTGGCGCTTCGGAAGCGCGGCGGGCTGTAAACTCGTTCCCTTATGGGCAAAGAGGTTCGACTCCTCTCCACACCACCAAATGGGGTCATAGCTCAACTGGGAGAGCGTCGCGTTCGCAATGCGAAGGTTCGGGGTTCGACTCCCCGTGGCTCCACCAAATTCAATCCGGGCGTGTGCCCGGTGGAATAGGCGTTTAGCTCAGGAGGCTAGAGCGTGTGCGTCACAAGCACGAGGTCGCTGGTTCGAATCCAGCATCGCCTACCATAGTTTTTTTTGCAGCACTCTTCAGTATGGAGTTACTTCCTTTCAAACCGAAAATGTGGGTTCGATTCCCACACCTGATGCCGCAACACACGACGGTTCGCCGTCCAGTCGGGTTCGTCTAATGGTAGGACTCGGGCGCAAGTCTCCATGCGTTCTTTGGTGCTGTTTTTTCATGTCCCGCTCGTCTAGCGGCTAGGACGACAGCTTTTCAAGCTGTAAACCGGAGTTCGATTCTCCGGCGGGATGCCAAATTCATGCGGGTATGCTGGAATGGCAGACAGGTTGCGTTGAGAGCGCAATGGACGAATTGTCCGTGAGGGTTCAAGTCCCTCTATCCGCACCAAATTTACCAGTCGTCTGAGGAAGCTCGGGACTGCACCGCGAAAACGGAGGAGGATTGTATAATCTGATTGGACTCCGGAGGCAGCAACCCCAAATAGGCCCGGAGCGGGAGCGCGGCGTGTTGAAGGGCGGGTTGGGGGCTTAGACCAATGCACGGTTGAAAAACAGAATCCCGGCTACGTAGAACTGTGCGCGGTCGACTGGTTATTATGTCTCGGTAGGCGAATGGTTGAAGCCGTCACCCCTTCAAGGTGAAAATTACGGGTTCGAATCCCGTCCGAGATACCACAAGAAAAGGGAAAGCCCCCCTATGGGAACCATGAAGGCCAAATGGGTTCTCGCAGGCTTGACAACCGGAGAGTACGGTGCCAATGATGTCCCGCTCGTCTAGTGGTCTAGGATGGCAGATTCTCAGTCTGCGGACAGGGGTTCGAATCCCCTGCGGGATACCAAGATTTCCCTTCGGGTTGACTGGAGGTTGTTCGTACCGCTGTCGAGGTATGGCGGCGGTAGTTTGGAAGGTTAGCCTACGTGGTCACGGCGTCTGCCTGAAGAGCAGAAGAAGTCGGTTCGATTCCGACACCTTCCACCATAAGCGGGTGTGCTGAAATGGCATACAGGTCGCGCTCAGAACGCGATGCCCGTAAGGGCGTGTGGGTTCGACTCCCTCCATCCGCACCAAAAACAATGCGAGTGTGCTGGAACTGGCATACAGGTCTGTCTCAAAAGCAGATGGGTGAAAAATCCCGTGTGGGTTCGACTCCCACCGCTCGCACCAAATATATGATGACGCGCTTCGGTAGGGAGATACTTCCATAAGGCTGGTGTCCCTCGGGACGTGTGGGTTCGAGTCCCACAGACTTAACGAAAGTTGGGCGATGGCGAAATGGCAGACGCACCGGAAAAAAGAAACTCCTTGCGACTTTTGGCGTCATTTTTGAATTTTCGGCACGCTTCAGTGATGGGTTACTTCTCACCCAATGAGAGAGGTCGTAGGGTTCGAATCCCTACCCGCCCGGCCATGAAGGCTTTCGATGAGAGCCTTCATACTTCGGGCGGTAGCTCAGTGGTAGAGCGCTACAACTAGCCTGTTGCGACTTTTGGTGCCGTTTGTTGCGTTTTATGTAGTCTCGTCGTTCAAAGGCTAGGATTCGGGATTGTCTATCCTGAGATGCGGGTTCGAGTCCCGTCGAGACTGCCAAATGGACACGTAGCTCAGTTGGTTAGAGCGCTGCCCTGTCACGGCAGAGGTCACCGGTTCGAGTCCGGTCGTGTCCGCCAAAATTTACTGTGTGGTAGCTCAGTTGGTAGAGCACGGCCCTGAAAAGGCCGGTGTCACCGGTTCGACCCCGGTTCCCACAACCAAATATAGGCGTATAGCTCAATTGGTAGAGCACCGGTTCCAAAAACCTTCGGTTTGATAAATAATTTTATAATCTCGTGTCTGTTGAATGGAGACAGACATGAGGAAGACAAAGTGGACAGATGAAGAATTGTCGTTGTATGTTGCCGAGTCGTTTGGTTTTTCTGACCTTTTGAGAAAGTTAAAACTTTCAGTATCTAGTGGAAATTACAAGACAATAAGAAGACGTATAGAAAGTCTTTGTTTGGATACTAGGCATTGGACTGGAAAGTCTCAATGTGGAGATCGAAACCCAAGTTTTCGTCACAGAATTCCGCTTGAACAGATTTTGGTAGAGAATGGGTTTTATAGGAATCTGCCAAGATTGAAACAGAGGTTGATTAAAGAGGGTTTGTTAGAAAACAAGTGTGCTATTTGCGGACTTAGTTCTGTGTGGAATAATAAGAAAATTGTTATGATTTTGGATCATGTAAATGGTGAATCATTTGATCATAGATTTGAAAATTTGAGACTTGTTTGTCCGAATTGTAATAGTCAGATTGATACTTTTGCTGGAAGAAACAAGAAGAAAAAACGAACGGATGCAGCAAGTGGGTGTTGCGGTCAGACTCCAAATCTGACGTCTTAGCGGGTTCGATTCCTGTCATCCGTGCCAATCTTGTAATCCGTTCAAAACCGGCGGTTGGGGGTTCGAGTCCCTCTGCGCCTGCCATAGTCGTGTCGCTTAATGGTAAAGCGTCTCCTTGACGTGGAGAAGCTGAAGGTTCGATTCCTTCCATGACTACCATATTCAAACGGGGCGTAGCTCAGCTTGGTTGAGAGCGCGTGTTTCGGGTACACGAGGTCGCAAGTTCAAATCTTGTCGCCCCGACCAAATTATGAACCCTATGCACATGACCGGACACTTGTGTGTAGGAGCAACGACGCCCATTATGGAGAGCGGTGGGTGTAGCCGAAAGGCAGTGCGGTAAAACGCCGAAGCTCCTGTGAATCGGGGTGTGGCTCAGCTTGGTAGAGCGCCGCGTTCGGGACGCGGAGGTCGGAGGTTCAAATCCTCTCACCCCGACCAATTTCAATGTATATCGGGTTTCCGGTATACTGTGGTATACATGGGTAGAAACGACTATAATCGGACTGTGGCTCAGTTTGGTAGAGCGCGTGACTGGGGGTCACGAGGCCGCAGGTTCAAATCCTGTCAGTCCGACCAAAATTATTTCTTCGTTGAGCTTTTTCATGTCGCCGCGATAGGTTTGTAAGGTATTATATTGTAGGTGTTTTGAAAAGGACGAAGATTATGCCGCCTCCTGTTGTGAAATGTTGCATCTGTGGTGAAGAGGTTCTCAAGGCTCAAACCTATGCTATTGCAGGCGGTCGTGCCTGCAAGAAGCATGAAGGCGTTGTTGAGCAATCGCAGCAGATTCAACAGAAAGCAATCGACGATAAGTCGAGGCAGCGTGCCGCAGAAGACGAGCGTGAACGTCGGCGTGAAGAGCGAATGAACATGCCGCATGCTTCAATGGAAGCAAACCTGTCGTTTGCGAGGGATAACTGTTGGTGCTGTGGTCGTGTTGGATTGGAACACAGCATGTTTATGCAGCTCCAGTTGGCTGCGATGGAAAAGGCTCAGAATGAGAATATCAATGTGTTTGGTGAGCTTGTTGGAGACCACGCTTTCAAAAACATGTTGCTTGCCGTGTTAAAGCGGCTTGGTGCTGAGTGTGTTTTCAAAAGGTTTGACCTGAACGATGAGATGTTTGAGCGGTACGTTCAGTGGGAAGCGCGGATAGACCATCGAGTGCGGGATATTGTTCGCTTTGGTCGTGTAATTCAGCTTTGTGGTGATTGTCAAAACGGCACAGGTATCAAGTTTGACTTCGAATCCATCATTCCGAAGGTGCCGCTGCAAACGCTCTTATTGGTTGGTTCTGCTTATGAGAACAGTGACTTCCATAAGCATGTTCAAGAGATTGCGAAAAATATATAACGGGCGCGTAGCATAGCTGGTCGAATGCGCTTGCTTTACAAGCAAGAGACCGAAGGTTCAAATCCTTCCGTGCCTACCAAATGGGGTCGTAGCTCAACTGGGAGAGCGTCTGCATGGCATGCAGAAGGTAGAGGGTTCGAATCCCTCCGGCTCCACCAAATTCAAGGTGGTTGGGTTGGCATAGATTACCCTGCCACAAGAGTTTTCCTCTGAGGAACACGTTTCTTATGAGTGATATTGATTATCTTCGTCATACTTTGTCTGGTCGAAACATGGTAACGAGGAATCCCGACCTATGCGTGTGCGCTTTTGCGTGTGCGTGTGTGTATCGGGATGGTTCGCGGTTTCGGTGCCGTATAATAGACGAGGTAAACAAGGAAATTCAAAGTAGGATTGACGACTACAATCAGGCGGTTGAGCGGTGTCGCAGGGAAAAGCAGATTACCGGGAAAGAGTGGGGTGCTTGAGAGTTTTATGAGAAATGCCCACAACATCTATTATTCCGAGGACGACTTGTTCCCTGAACATCGTGTTCCGCCGTCCTGTCCGTATCTTACCGAGTTTGTGATTCTCAGCAACCCCGAGGTAAACGATTTGCTTGTGTCGGGGGTTTTGTTGTGAGATATTTTGAGCACGCCAAGGTGAATTTGGTTGTCGCTTTCAAGGCCGCCCTGTTGTGTGTGTTTCATGTCGCACATGCCTTTGTCCCGTGTCGGTGGACCGAGCATGATTGGTGGGGGTTGAACCTTACAAAAGATTCCGGAGAGTAGTTCAGCTTGGTAGAACGCCTGCTTTGGGAGCAGGAGGCCGCAGGTTCGAATCCTGTCTCTCCGACCAAATTCAAACACCCTCAAGGAGTTGGCGATGTATGATGAGGAAATAAACAAAATGGTGGAAGAATTGTTTGACGCTTCCACAATGGAAGGGTCGGAGACAGGCGAGACGTGGAGTGCGCTTGCGCAGTTTGCGAATGCCCTACATTCGGATTTCGTCTCAGAGGAGTTTGTTGAAGCCCTCAAGAAAGAGATTCGTCGGCAGCATGATGACTTGAAGGCTAATTTCCGGATTGTCGAAGAAGAACGTCGCGAAGAGGTTGTCAGGAAGTCCAGAACGCTGGAATGTATCGCGTAGCGGCGAGTGGCGGAATAGGAAGATGTAAGGGACTTAAAATCCTATCTCTCCGCCAAATTATAATCCTGTGGAGAAACTATGTCTGTTTTTGATAGGTCACCGGATTGGTTGAAAAAACTCATCGGTTGGATTTGTGGTCCGTAGGGGTTCGTGATGTCCGTGCGCTGGTTGCTTGAAAAAGACGTGTTTTCTGAAGACTTGGAGCCGCTGAAACAAGAGATTGTTCGTCAGGGGCACTCGTTCACAGAGATGGGGTACATCCCGTTTGGTGGCGGCGAATATGAGGACATTGTAGGCAAAGATTGTACCCTGTTTTATGGGTCGTTGAATCTCGCGTTGACTCTGTCGCGGCTGCCGTGCCCGCCGGTTATCTTTTGTGACCGGCCGAACTACGAATGCACGAAGTATTACGCCTATTTTGGCGAGTACCTGTTGAATCAGAAATATGTCATGCTGCCATTCTCCGAGTTGCGTCGTCGAAAGGATTGGTTGTTCGACAAGATTGGTGAGAATGGGAGTATGTTTGTTCGCCCGAGTTCAGGGGCGAAAATCTTTACCGGCATGGTGATTCAAAACGACTCTTTTGAGCACGACTACAAGTTGCTTGGATTCTATGATGTCGCGCCGCACGCTATGGTCGTTGTTGGTCAGCCTCATAATATCGTTCGTGAGTGGCGTTTGGTTATCGCGGATGACGAGGTTGTTGCCGGAAGCAAGTATCACGATGGAACCCTGAGCTTGATGTATGAGGGGTTTCCTGAGTCTGTTGGAGAGTTGGCGAATCGTATCTTGTCCGAAACGTCGTATCGTCCTGACCCCGTGTGGACTATGGATTTTTGCGAAACGAAAGATGGCAGGGTTCATCTCTTAGAAATCGGCGGGTTTAGCTGTGCCGGTTTGTACTTATGCGAGATGGCTCCTATTGTCTCAAACGTCTCACGAATCGCAGAAAGCGTGTTTAACGGTGAATATGATGGGCGCGTGGCGGAATAGGCAGACGTAAGGGACTTAAAATCACTTATCCATAGTGTCGTGTGGGTTCGAGTCCCACCGCGCCTAACAACTAGGAGTGTGTTTATGTCTGTTGACGGATGTTCGTGTGGTGGCGAGTGCGGGTGCAAGGGGGAAGAAAATATCCGTCGTGCCAAGCCCGGTGAGCTTGTGCGTTGTCGGTGGTGCGAAGAACTGCCGTTGATTATTTGGGATAAGGATTACAACAATCTGAAGATTTGTTGTGATGGCGGCAACGGTGCAAAAGAGTGTTCGGCGTATCCGTCCACATCAAATGGAGGGTTTGGGCCGTCAACGGGACATATTGTCAGTAGGCAATGGTCTGTCCTCAATTCGGAGTTGTCGCCACAAGACGCAAGGGATAGTGAAAAGCTCCACGAAGAGGTAAGTAGGAAACTTGAAGAAAAATAGCCATTTTTTCTTCTGTAAACGATGTCGGTTCAAAGGAGAAAAACAAAATGGCTCATAAGTTATTCACAAACGAAGTTAGAACCCGCGTGGGCAATTCAAAAAACTGGCGTCTTGCTTGTGAGTTGCGGTTTGAGGGTTCTGGTTCGTGGTGTTTTGATTGCCGTGAGTCTGGTTTCGAGATTGATGTTGCGTTCTGTGATGATGGTAATGTGTCGGCGTCCGTGTTTGCGCTTGGTGATGACGAGCAGGAGCCGATTTCATGTGTCGAACGGAAGGTATGTACAGAGGCGCAGCTTGGCACCGTGATTTCTGAAGCCGTGAAAAACGCGGTTAAGAGTCCGATGCTGAAGCATCGTCTCCTTGAGGTTTGAGGTTAGTAACCGAGTACGATTAGCCGTCCGAAAGGTGAAGTTCCCTCGGCGAAATTGAGTGAAACAGGTTCGGGTGGCACCCGTTCAATGTCGCGATAAAGTAGCCGAAAACCATTTTTGACATATTGCGGGGTGGAGCAGTGGCAGCTCGTCAGCCTCATAAGCTGAAGGTCGAGGGTTCGAATCCCTCCTCCGCTACCAATTTTTCTCGTGCGTCGGCACAGTGGACCCCACAAAGCAGTTCCCTGTGTCTAGTGTATGGTTGCATGTGGGTGTAGCCAAGATGGGTCACAGTCCCGTCGGCACGAGAGTTTTTTTCTATGAGTGTGGTATGACCTTTTTTTGATTTGTGCCATAGGAAGAGGAGGTATCTTCCTATGGTGCAAAAGGTTGTATGTCGTATTGAAGATTTGTCTGAGAAGGTCGGTTGGTATATTAGCCGTCCTGTTTTGGATTTTGAAACTTCAAGGTTGTTAATTGCCGTCAACAAGCAAGTTACGCTTGATATGGCGGAGGCTCTTGCACGACGTGGTGTTGATGTTGTTCAGGTGACTCCAGAGCCGATAGATGTTGAAAACATCGAGCCGGGAAAAGATGGCTCGATGATGGCGAAAAAGTCCAAAAAGAAGTTGATGGATTCTTTGGCTGAAATAACGATGTCTGTTCGTGGTAGACGGAAGACGGTAAACATGAAGAAATCGTTGTCGAACTTTGTTCTTGGCAACGTAGAACGAGCAATCATAGGTGTAATAGAGTCAATAAGTAACAATCCAACGTCGTGTGTGTATTTGAGTATGATTGAGGATGAAGATCCGTATTTGATTCATCATGGTGCAAACACAACGTATCTTGCGTTGTGCCTGATAAACAAGTCGCCTTATGTGAGGATGTTATTTCGAGACCCGGAAAAGGGTTTGCCAAAATTCAATGCGCCGGGTATGTCGTGTGACTATTCGGATTACGTTCCGCTTGGTATGGCGGCGATGCTGCATGACATTGGCAAAGTTTTCATGCTGGGTACGGTGAAGGAAAACAAGAGGTTGACGGATGCAGACCAAGAGTCTTGGGAAACAATCCGTAAACACCCGAAGCTTGGCCACGATGTTTTGTTTGGGAAAAAGATAGACTCTCATGGGTTGTTGGGTATAAAATATCACCATGAGAACTTTGATGGGTCTGGTTATCCCTTTGGGATAAAGGGGTATAAGATTCATCTATATGCGCGGATTTTGCGGGTCGTGGATAGTTTCGACGCGGCGACCTCAAAGCGTCCGGGCAGGGAACAGAAGTCTCCGGAAGAGGTGTGCGTCGAGATGTTGAAATTAGCGCGGACGCATTATGACCCGGAGATTTGTGCGCACTTTGTCGCGATGATTTTAGGTAAGGAAATTCCGGGGTCGTAGCTCAACTGGAAGAGCGTCTGCTTTGCAAGCAGAAGGTCAGGGGTTCGAATCCCCTCGGCTCCACCAAATTCAAAGTTGTTTGGTTTGTTCTTTCGGTTATTTTTTGTGATATGGGTAAATGGCGAAATGGCAGACGCGCAAGGTTTAGGACCTTGTAGTCGAAAGACTGTGAGGGTTCAAGTCCCTCTTTGCCCACCACAACAAAGGATACACATATGAACGTTTTCTGTAATGAATGTAAGTATTTGACAGATGATCTTCGTTGTGATTCGCCGTGCAACCTCCAAATAAAACTTTTTGGATTGGTTCTTTATGGAGGAGTTAAACCGTCGGTGCAAAATATGTATAATGACTGTGTGTTGTTTGAACGTGGAAAGGTTCCCCAAAAGGAATCTCGTTAAAATCTTCGAATAGGTCAAGTGGCGGAACGGCATACGCGGCAGACTCAAAATCTGCTGGTCGCAAGATCGTGAGGGTTCAAGTCCCTCCTTGACCACCATTTTTCATCTTGGGCGAGTGGCGGAATCGGCAGACGCACGGGATTTAAAATCCCGTATCTTAAGATGTGCGGGTTCAAGTCCCGCCTCGCCCACCAATAAGATATGCTTTTTTTATATCCCTCCTAAATGTGTCGTGTGGAGGGGAAATGCCATGTGTAGGTGTAATAGGTTAAAAGATATAATAAATGCTGAGAAAAGTGTTATTTTGCATCACATAGATAGACATAAATGGTTTAACAGTATTGTCGATCAGAATATCGCCATTGCAGATTTTGCATCAAAGTATGCGTGGCTTATGCGAGAAGTTTTTTGTGGGATGATATGTGCTGAACATGAATCATGCGAGGCTGCGAAAAACATTCGTGTTTGTTTTTCCGAAGAAATCTGTCGTGAAGATTTGGAAAGTTTTGTTAAACGTTATTGCGCGAAAGAATCACTTGATGTCGCTGAAATATGCTTCCGTTTAGTAAGGCGTCACATAAATATTCACAAATGGATTCATGGAATATCTTGTTATGATGAGGCTGTTTTTGATTTTATAGGAAGATTTGGGTGGCTGGTTTCTGATTTGTTGTGTTTGTCCAAAACTGCTTGTGATAGGTGTATTGATTGAACAAGTTTTGTTTTTTCATTTTGTCATTTTTCATGCTTGTTTCGGGTTGTTCCTCTATTGGGACAACTGCCGTCAAATATTCTGTTGAAGGTCTTGGTTATATTTCCGCTGACAGGTATAAGCGGTCGGATGACGTTGTGTTAGTTAAGGGTTTTCCGGGGAAACCGAACAGGTTGTATGTTCGACGCGGGATGAATCCATTATGGGGTCCGTCTGAACTTTTAGGCGATTCCGGGATAGGGTGGTGGGATTATGTTGAGAAAAATCGTCGCGTGCAGATTTACAGCAGCGTATCGGTTGCTATGTTTGGAAAATATGAGTTCCTTTTGTCGCCTGATGCGTACAAGTGTTGGGTTAAAGAACGAGAACACATGAATGCAAAGTACGCATCCGAGGTTGACCTTGGTATGTATCAGCACCTTTTGCAAACTCAGGCTCAATTTGAAGAGTCGACATCGGAATTAAAGCAAGAAAAGAGAATGTTTAAAATACGTCAAAAACCTTATATAGAGGCGGATATCAAAAAAGGGTCTCATGACGAGTTGTCTTTTGGTGAGTTAGTTGGTATTGGTTTTATTCATAAAAAGGAGATTGGGGGCGAATAGGTATCGACTGAATAAGGACGTTATAGATTGCACGCCGTGGTTGGTCGGTTGGCCACGAAAAAAGCCGACTAAAGCAATAACTGCGAACGACAACGTTCGTCTCGCTGCTTAGGCGCAGCGACCGTCTGCCGGTGAGGACGCCTTAGTAACCGGACAGAAGGCCGATACGGAGGCTGACGGCGTCAAAGAACGCTGACGTTGCCCAAAGGGCAGTGACTTGGGGGAAAGTCTCCAGAAGCCCTGCTGGCGGGGCTATAAGCTGTCAGACAAGCGTGTAGACGTTTATAACTGAAATATTACAGGACGCGGGTTCGATTCCCGCCGCCTCCACCAAGTAAGGGGTATTGTATGGCGGATTACCATAAGTTCATTCGTAACGCCTTGGCTGCTTATGCGGATGCCAAAGGATTTGAGTTGTCGGATAAAGCGGACAAGGTGATTGACCTTGTTGTGTTGAAGGATGGGTTCTGTCCGTGTCGTGCTGTTCCCGTTCCGTGTCCGTGTCCGTTTCACGAGGAAGAGATAGCTACAGACGGTCAGTGCCACTGTAACTTGTTTCGGAAAAAGCCATGAAATTGTTTTTCAACTCTGTGTCTGTAAATGTGGTCGCTCGGTAATCTGACTCTATCACGTGGTAGCCGGGTTTAACACTGGCTACGCTACTTGGGGTGTTCTATGGAACTTTCAAAGATGCTTCAGGAGTTTAGGGAGCAGGACTATTGCGACTATGAGAACGAGCCTCTTCTGACGCACGATGAGGACTTGTGGGGTCGTTTGACGCAGTATGCCCACCTTAACCCCGAGAAGATTTTTGCGATGGCGGAGTCGGAAGAATTTTTGAATGACCCGTCTATAGATAGAGAAGCTCTCAATGTTATGGTGAGGTACTGGTTGAAAAATCGGTATCGTGGCGGTGGCGGTGAGATTGGGGAACCAATTCGCGGAGAGCAGTTGCCTTTCCGGCAAATCCGTTCGTTATCGGAGGCAGTCGGACAGTATAGGTGCGAGCACGTTATGGCACAGCCTGTTCACAATGGCGGCGATAGCGGCGGTAGTGGTATTGATGAAACCGGTTTGTTCGACTTTGATATGCTGTCCGGAGACCCTGATGATGCGGATAAAGGGACAATCGAGGGATGCACGTGAGTTGAGATTGATTTTTGGACGATGTCCGATTCACGGTATCCTGATGAAGACAATAGATTGGTCACCCGGTGCTGGCGGTCAAAAGGACAGGATTATTGTCGAGTGCCCGCGCTGTCACCTTCGTGGTGACGCACTTTATGCTGATGGTCCGGTTGTGTTGTTTAGCAATCACCAGAGCGTTTTGGAAGAGTCTGCCAAAAAATCAAAAACAAAAAAGCGGTGATGGTTTGTATAGTTGTCCGACGGGTTTTTCGTCGAAAGGATGATGAGTTATGGCTTCGAGTATTGTTGTGCCTATTGTGCGGATTGAAAAAGTCCGTTCCCACCCAAACGCTGACAAGTTGGAATTGTGCAATGTTCTTGGGTTTCAAATGTGTATTCCCAAGGGCAAACACAAGTCTGGCGACATCTGTGTGTATGTTCCTGCCGATTCTTTGGTTCCGAACGATTGGGCTGAAAAGTGGGGAGTCCTCCCTTATTTGAAAGGTCAGGAAAAGAACCGTGTCGGAAGAGTCCGGCTACGTGGTGAGCCGTCGTTTGGATTGATTGTTGATATGTCGTGGCTGCCGGGAAGCGATAAGCCATACAACGTTGGGGACAATGTTGCAGACTGCTTCGGCATAAAGAAATACGAGCATCCGGTAAAGGCCGTTTCGTCGGATGCCGCAGCGTATGACTCTGACATTGACCCGTATGTCTCTCGTTATACCGACATTGAGAATGGACGTGTTTTCACCGAGGTATTCCGCGAAGGCGAAGAGGTTGTCGCCACAGAAAAGATTCACGGGACGAACTGTAAGGTTGGGTTCGTTCGTGTTGGCGATGAGTGGATTCCTGTTGCGGGTTCTATGGGTGTCCGGCGTAAGCGTCCTATGAGGCCGACATGGACTCCACAGTCATGGCTTGAGAGACTCTACGTGCGGCTTTTTGGCATGAAATACGTCGAGGCTGACTTTGACGACCGCGAAATTCGTGGGAGCACATATTGGTCGCCATTTGCGCTTCCGTCTGTGCGCGTCCTGTTGATGCGTTTGTGTGATTGTGCCGAAAGGTCTGTTTTGCTGTATGGTGAGGTGTTTGGCCCGTGTGTTCAAAACCTCCATTATGGTGTCACGGCAGTTGAAGGTTTTCGCTTTCGTGCGTTTGATATTTGTATAGACGGGAAATTCCTCAACTGGGTCGAGTTCTCCGACTTGTGTGGGGAGGTTGGAGTTCCTGTTGTGCCTGTGGTCTATCGTGGCGCGTTTAGTTTTGAAGACATAAAGAAGGCTGCCGATGGACGTTCGACCTTGCCGGGGGCAGACAACATTCGAGAGGGAGTTGTCGTGAAGCCGGTCGTTGAAAGGGTCGACTCGAAGGTTGGTCGTGCGGTGTTGAAGTTTATCGGGACGGAATATGAGTTGTCCAAAAAGGACGAAGATGACTGTAAGGACGTTTGATGTGGAAGAAGCGTCTGAAGATGGATTATCGTTCTCGTTAGGGTTATGTGACCAATGAAGTGTTTGAGTCCGGATTTGTGGTTAAAATATAACTGCCTTTATGGCAGTTATATTTTTTTATACATCACCGTTATGTGAGTATTTTGTCCAACGTCGTTTGCGTTGTGACCCCGGAAGTAAGATTGGGAAACACTGCGGATGGTCCGCCGGTTTTTTGTCCTTGAAGAAGGCGCGAAAGAGAGGTATGTAGTGCAATTAGTACCGTTGTCGGCGAGTGATATTAGATTGGCGCTTGGCCGGGCGCAGAGGATGAGTTCGTTTCAGTGTGGCAGGACGTTTCGTGATGGGTTCAAACCAGAAATCGGAATATCTGCCGTTGGTTTCGAGAAGATGTTTCCAAGCTTGAAGCAGCCGAACGAAAAGAAGCATGTTTGGGTGGATGGTAAGGGTCGTAAGATTAAGCTGTGCACCAAACGTCGTGCGATTGAAACTGGCACGGAGTATTTGCACGATGCGTCGGCCACGACGAAGGATTGTGCAAGTGATGTCGACCTGTTCGTGTTTGCCTCCGTGGAGATGCCGAGGTGTTGGCGTGACTCGTTCCCGTCCCAGTCGGAGCTGGAAAGTCCTGAAAATTACCGATTGTGGTTGTGTGGCTGGATGGGGCGTGAAGAGTTCAACCTGAAAGCGCGTTCGGTTGACCGTGGGAAGTCTGAAAGCCCGACTTGGAGTGCGTCGGCAGACTGTAAGTCCATCAAGCACCACGAACTGCATCCCCTGTTTAACAAGGGAGGCAAATAATGTCTGTTTCGTTGAGTCAATTGGTTTATGTCCCGCTGACAAAGAAAGAACTTGAGCTTGCAAGGAAGTATGGTGAGGAAATTCGGATTCAAACAGCAAACGAAAAGACAATTCGTGTTGGAAACAAATACTGTTGCGGCATCATGATTGTTGCTGTCCTGAAAATGTTTCCGACGTGGAGTATTCACAATCTCGCTCAGATGGAACTGATTACGCCTGAGAAGGAAATCATCAGGCTTTGCTCCAAGCAGCGTTTTTCTGCAACTCGTGTTGAGTTTGAGGCGTCCGTTACTGCGGGCAACCTCAAGTCTTGCAATGGAAAGACTTTGATGTTTGGGTCGATTGAGTTCAACGACGATTGGAAGGTGAACGGATTTCCTGTTCATGATGATGCGGAGTATACCAATCAGGACAACGTTCGGGCAATAGTTTGCGGGGAGATGTCTGGCGCGGATTACGATAATTTGAACAGTCCGCTTGAGGTTGGTGATGTTTCAGGGAGCAATAGTCACGTTTGCTCTGGTGCGTGTGGAAATCTGAAGTACGCTGACCTGAATCCGCTACGTAGTCGTGCTGTATGATTTTTTTATAGCTATCCTCTATTGAGGTGATTGATAGGGGATAGCTATGCTTCAGGCGATTTTGACTGTTGTCATAAATGTTGTATTTAGTGGTTTGTTCGGTTGGTTGTCGAACAAACAAAACGAACAATTGCAGGATCAGGTCGACGCCCTGCAAGGTGCCCTGAACACTGTTGAGTCATCACACCAACAGGAACAGGTTGCGGAGGATGCTGCCCATGAAGCTTCAAGCAATGCACCGTCCATTATTGGCTCTGACGGTGGTCTTGACTTCTCTGGTTTTAATAACCGCACTTAGCGGCTGTGTAGTTTATACAGGGTCGTCACAAGCTCCGTCGTCTATTTTTGTCTATGCGCGGCAGCCTGTTTATGAGATGCCGGAAAATGTTGTGCTTTCGAATGTTCCCAGCTCTGAGATGATGAAGTTGTCGCCAGAGTACCGTGCGGTAATTGAAAAGAACTTTCAGGTTTTGACGACACGGGTTGTGGAGTTGGAAGCAATCATCAAGACCCATAACGAGTATGCGAAGCGCATGAACGAGACCTCTGGAATATACAAGAGTGCTCTTGGTGATGTGGGAAGCACGTCATCCGAGGTTAAATAGCGGGGGTTTCCTGTGCCTAACTTCGAGTGGATAAGTCCAGAAGACAGAAATGCTGAGGAGTTAATTGGCGAGCTGCAATACAAAGAATGCTTTGTGGGGCAGACCGACAGTTATCCGGGGAGAAGCAGGGTGCTGTTTCAAAACCTAACGTTATATGCCGGTGACAACAAGACCTATGTGGTCTATGTGAAAGACCGTGATGGAAATCCTGTTTTGGTTTCCGGCGCGGTTGCGGTGTTGACGTGGCGTCGTGCCAAGGGCGAGGCGTTGGTTTTTCAGAAGAGTACGGCTGTTGCCGGTGAAGGCGAAATTGGTGCGGCGAACAAAGGCGAGGTGTTTTTCTATTTGGTTTCTGCGGACACATCCGCAATCGAAAAAGATAGGCAGTATGTTTGGGATATTGCCGTGACGCTTTCCTCCGGCAAACGGTATACTGTTCTTGAAGGTGTAACAACCCTGCGTAGCACTGTAGCCTGAACCCCGTAAGGCGTAGTTTCGTTTCGATTCGATGAGTGTCGTGTGTCTGGAGAGGAGAGGACATGAACGAGAATTTTTTGGATATGGGCCGTGATGGCTCGTTGGTTATCCGTTGTAGGTTTGAAGAAAAAGACGTTGCCAAGGCTATCGGTGCGAGGTGGGACAAGCCAACGAAGACTTGGATTGCGGCATTTACCGTTCAGAACGTCAAGTTTTTGGTCGAAAACCTTGAAGACGTCTTTATTGCCGCATCGGTAGAAGAGAGGCTTGGTAAAGATTCCGAGATTGACACGAAGTTGAACCAGTTGAGGGCGTTGTCAAAGAAAGATTCGCCGGTTCAATTGAGGGTGCCGGGGGTAAATGTTGCCCTCTACAACTATCAGAAGCTTGGTGTGTTGTATTCGACTGCCGGTATGCCCGGAGTATTGTTGGGTGACGAGATGGGCTTGGGTAAGTCGATTCAAGCCATTGCGACAGCCTGTTGGAAGCGTGCCAATGGGTTGGCACAAAACTGTCTGGTTATCACCCCGGCAAGTCTGAAATGGAACTGGCCGCTGGAGGTTGAGAAGTTCACAAATGCGAACTATGTGGTAATTGATGGGACACCTGAAGAACGCATACGTCAGTGGTTGAGGAAGGATGTGTTTTTCTATATCGTCAACTTTGAGATGATTTTGGAAGACCTATTTGGTGGCAAAGAAATCTCGTTTGACGAATTCGATTCGGCGGCAACGATTGTTCGCAAGGAAAAGCAGTTGGCGTCCGCTAAACACCGCATGGCAACCCTCGCACCCGTGAGGGACCGCCTGTGGGACATGATTGTTATCGACGAGGCGCATTCTATCAAGAACCATTCGTCGAAGCGGACGAAGAACGTAAAGAAACTCAAGGGGAAGTTCCGGATGGCGTTATCCGGAACCCCGATGGATGGCAAGCTCGAAGACCTGCACAGTATTATGGATTGGGTTGCGCCGGGTCTTTTTGAGTCCCGTACAAGGTTTCTGCAAAAACATGCAGAGTTTGACTTTTGGGGGCGCGTGGTTCGTTATCGTGAAATTGACGAGGTTCGGAAACGTATTGAACCGTTCTTTCTAAGGCGTCTGAAGAAGGATGTTTTGAAGGATTTGCCGGACAAGGTATACAACGACCGTTATGTCATGTTGCCGTCCAAGGAGATGAAGATTTATCGCAGTTTGGCGGAACGTGGTCACGAGGCGACTATGGATGCGCAGGCGATGACTGCGATTATTCGGTGCAAGCAGTTCTGCGATTATCCGGGTTTGTTGAAGGAAAACTTTGAAGGCGCGAAGATGGAGATGTTCCGCGAGGTGTTGCAGGAGGTTGTTATCGACAACGGGCACAAGGCGTTGATTTTCAGCCAGTATTCCTCGATGTGCGAGGTTTTGTGTCGCGTGGCTGAGGATATGGGGCTGCGGTATCTCTACATTTGGGGTGATACGCCGAAGAAGGAACGTGCCGCGATGCAGGCAAAGTTCAATGGTGACCCCGAGCTGAACCTCATGATTGGGACGGAGGCAATGTCGACGGGTTTGAATTTTACGTCTGCCGATTACGTCATCAATTATGATGACGCGTGGAGTCCCGCAATCATGAAGCAGCGGGAAGACCGTGCCCACCGCATCGGTCAGAAAAGTGTTGTGACGGTGGTAAACTTCATTTGTCGAGACACAATTGAAGAGCGGATTCGTAGCGTTCTCGATGTTAAGGGTGCCGTTTCGTCCAAGGCGTTGGGCGACGAGACGGACGAACAGATTGTTGCACGCCTTAGCGTACAAGATATCGCCAAGATGCTATAAGGAGGATTTATGGCCAACGTTTTTGACACAAGGCAACTTGAGCAGTCTTTGTTGCACCTGCTTGTATCCGAGAAAATGGTTGCCCGCGTTTACATGAATCGTGCGCACGAGGAGATGTTTGTAACGGCACCGAGGAGGTTCATATACAATCGTGCCAAGCGCCTGTTTGCCGAAACGAATGGGTTGCTGACTGATGCGTTGTTCGAGTTTGAGTTGAAGCAGAGTATTCCAGAAAACGAACAGTCGTCGTATACGGCCGAGTGGATGGTTGTTGCCGGAATGTCTGTTGATGAGTCGCCGGATTCACTTATGGACGCGTTGGAGCGTGCGTTGTTGGCCCAGCGTGTTTCTGAGATTTGCAAGGAGGCTGCCGGGCTATTGCAGGATGGCAGTGTTGAGGAAGCCGTCAGTTTGGTGAAGTCGGAATCGGTGTCGTTGGGGATGAAGAGTGCCGACATTCCGCACGTTGAAGTTGTTGAATATCTGCACCGGAAAAAACTGATTGAGGAAAAACAGGCCAACCCGAAAAAGTTCCTTGGAGTAAAGACTGGGCTTCCGTCGTTTGATTTTCACACCGGAGGTCTGTTTCCGGCAGAGGTGACGTTGGTGTCTGCCGTGACGGGCGTTGGTAAGTCGACGCTGATGAAAGCCATTGCCGCGAACGTCATCACGCTGGAGGGGAAAAACGTTCTGCATATCACCAACGAAGAGTCGCGGTTGCAGGTTGAAATGAAATATGACGCGTTGATTTCTGACATTGCGTACAGTTCGTTTAAGAAGGCTGAGATTACGCCGTCCGAGATTCAAACGTGGGAAGACTCTCTGACCGAGTTGAAAAAGCAGAGCATGTATGGTCGGTTGTTCATCAAGGAAATTCCGCAGTTTGACAACTGTTTGGCGATTACGCGGACATACTATGAGCTGCAACAGTTGGGCGTTCCGATTCACCTGTTGGTCATTGACTATATGGACCACCTTCTGCCCATCGAAAAGAGTTGGAGTGAAAACGACGAACAAGGCAAGGTTGCGGCGGATGTTAAGGGTTTGGCTGTCTCGTTGAATATCCCTGTTTTGATTGCAACACAGGCAGCGACGAGTGCGGAGGCCAAACAGGAGAAGGGTCGTTCGTTCGGGAAGTTGGACGTGTATGGTTCGAAGCGCAAGGTTCACTCCTGCAACACCTTGATTTTTGTCATTCAAGATTCCCGCGACACAAGTCAGCTCAAGCCTGCCTTGGGTGGAACGGGTGTTCTTGAGTCGGAGTACGATTGTGACTGGTTGTGGTCGCTGGAAGCCGCAAAGAATCGTGATGGTGCGCCGTTTTTCCTCAAGGCGCGTCAACACGTTAAGACCGGCAGGGTCACTCAGATTGGTGGAAGTGGTGCCGGTGCCCCTCCGCGCCCCGGTGCGGGCGGGAAGTTGTCGTCGCCTGTTCGTGGTGCGGAAGAGACGGCGGCAGCTGCGGCGGAGTTTGATGCGATGGTTGGAAAGTCCACCGACAAGGCTGAGACGACGCCTGATGGCGCTTCGAAGCCTGAGAGTATCCCCGAGCCGCCAGAGCAACAAAAAACAGCGTCAAATCCGCCAAAGATGGCTAGGAAAAAATAATTTGGTTTTTCCTAAAAAAGTCTCGTGTCGTTCGTATAATGATTGGTATGGCTAGGCCGATTGTGGCTATTTTCGTAACGTAAGGAGAAGAAGGCATGACAGCGTCAGGTGTGAGGAAGAGGAAGGTTGCAACAGGCGAGGCAGAAAGCGTTGGTGCGTCGGTGGCGGCGGAACATGTGTTCCTTCGAAATGTCGCCGTCGGGGAGTCTTTTTCGGGTGTGTATTTTCTCGAAAAAGTTTTTTCCAAGGTTGCGCGGAATGGGAACAAATACAGCGACCTCACTCTTCGCGACAAGTCGGGGAGCATTTTCGCCCGCTATTGGGGTGAGGTGACGAGTTCGTCAGGCGGTGACTGGGTGAACATTTCCGCGACCGTTGAAGAGTATCAGGGAAACAAGCAAATCGTTGTCCAGAATATTGCCGAGTGTGAGGCACCAGCAGACCTTTCCAATCACGCCCCTACGTCTGACACCATCGTGACGGATGGAGAGTCGTTTCGTGGGTTGATGGAGTTGGTAAAGTCGTATGACGAGGAAGCCAAGTGTGATACCTGTTCTGCGATTCTGGAGGACCTTTTCAAGGGTGTGTTCCTCTCGAAGTTTGAGCAAGCCCCGGCGTCCGCGTTTCCGTGTTATGGTCGTGTCGGTGGGCTGTTGGCGTATACAGTGCGCGTTGCTGAAATGGTAAACGACACGTCGAATCGTTTTCAGCTTTCCGCTCAGGAAAAGTCGATTGCCCTTGCGGCGGCGATTCTGCATCGTATCGGTGCGGCGTATGCCTTTGAGATTTCCGGCTGTGTTCCGCAGGAAACCAAGAAGGGGGCCTTGGTTGGCGCGATGCACATTGGTTTTTCGAAAGTTGTCAACGCTGTGAATCGTCTGACCCATAGTCGCAAGGAAGCCGAAGGCGACAAGGTTGTTGATGACGATGTTGTGTCGCGTCTGATGCACGCAATTGTTGCGTCTGAAAATGAAGGTATCATGCCGATGACGCGTGAGGCGATTGTTCTGCATGGGGTTGTTGGTACTATCCGTGAGTTGTCTGATGCGTCCGACTTCATTTCGAACGACGTGAATTCACATGAGATGTTTACGTCGTATGACCCGATTACCAAGCGGCGGTTCTTCAAAGGCGAATAGTGCCGTTTATCGGGAGAATTCGTGAACATCAAGGAGCGGTTTCAATTCCGTGATATCAGCCTTTTGATGCAAAAGGTCGACGCTCGGCAGGTTCTTATCCGGCTGGGCGTCGACCCGTCATCTATAAAGGTGTACGGGAACGAATTGACGACGTTTTGTCCTGACCATCATCTGTTTGTTGGTCGAAAGTCGTCCGACCCGAATTGGGGTTTGAACCTGAAGTCCGGCAAATGCAAGTGCCTGACGGAGCCGCGTGGGTCGAACCTTGTATTCACTGTTGCCCGTGTGCGCGGGTGTTCGCCGCGAGAGGCTGTGTCGTGGATGCTTGGCAAAGAGGATGCCGAGCTTGACCTAAACATGATGAATCTTCAGTGCTTGGCGTCGTTGCCGGACGATATGCGTGCGGTGAATAACGACGATGAAGAAGAGCCTGTTTTGGAGGGATTGCAGAGCGTTGAAGAGGAGTCGTCGAAGGGGTATTTGTCGGATTCGGCTGTAAAGTTTTTTCTTTGCCCGCCGGAAAAAAAACCAACCAACATCAAGCTGCCCACGTTGCGTCATTACAAGGTGTTTGAGCGGACGTGGGGATATTATCACGGTCGAGTTGTTATTCCTTTTTATTTTAGGCAGCAAATTCAGGGTTTTTCGGCGATAGACAAATACGGCGTCAAGGAATGGTTGCGCCGCAATCCGTTAAAGGAAAAACAAGATTATAAGAAGGTTCTTTTCCCTCGTGGCATGTTCACGTCGAAAATTTTGTTTGGATTTGACGATGTAGAGCCGGGCTGTCCATTTTTAATTGTTACGGAGGGTCCACGAGAGGTTATGAAGCTGTGGCAAGAAGGTTACAAGAATTCTGTGGCGCTCTGTGGAACGAATCTTTCCGGTGAGCATATAAAACTGATTGCTGAGTTGCGTCCACAGTCTGTGGTTGTTATGTTGGATGGTGACAAAGCCGGTCGAAGAGCCGGGATAAAGATAGGCAAGAAACTCAAGGATACTTTTAGCGTATTTTTTGCAAATGTACCTGATGGTTTCGATCCCAAGGTGTTGCACAGAAAAGACTTCAAATCTATTATAAGAAATGCGGACAAAATTGATAATTGCTTGTGTTTTGATGTTGAAGTAATATAATATATCAAATTTATTGCCGGTTGTCGGTGCATTTCTTGGCATGCCAATATTGGCTATTTCAAGCGAAGGGGTCACATGAAACGTGTTCCTGTGTTGTGTCGTGTTCCTATTACCAACGAGAGCCTGATGATGAGCGCTTGTAAGGGTTCTGATGGTTGTTTGCTTGAGAAGTACCCCTTTCTGATGGATTTGTTGCTTGAGCGGATTTTGGGAATTGTCAGGAGTTTGTCGTTTAAGTATGTTGTCAATTCCTCGCAAGAGTTTGAGGATTTAGTGCAGGACTGCTTGGTGCGGATTTGGTCAAGCAGGAAGACTTTTGACCCTAAGAAGGGTCGTTTGTCCACTTGGGTTTGGCGCGTGTGTTGTTCTGTCTTGAATTCTGACTTCGGCAAGTCCAAGAGGTATAAAGACAAATTTCGTTTCTGGAGCCAAACATCTTCGCAGGATTCTGGTGACCCTCTAGATTCCAGTGAGATATTCTGTTCGAACAACGCCGATGTTCAGGACATTGTTGCTTTTCGGTGTGCTGTTTCCGATTTGTACGTTCGTCATGGTGCCAATTCGTCCCGTAAGGAAATGCTGGATGCCATCTTCTGCGTAGAGGAAGACGGCTTGTTTGTCGCGTCTATTGATCGTGCGGCCTTCCGCTTGGTGTTTCCGGGTGTGCTGTTTACCGACAAACTGCCTCAAGACCAGAAGTTGTTGTTTAAGAAAAAGCATGGAGAACTTATGCGTTTTGTTCGCACTTTCGTTCGTCCCGTATTCCTCAAACATATCAAGGAGGGGATTTAATGTCGGAAGATGTTATGCTTGCCGGGAGATGTTACGGGCTTTTTGACAAATCCGATGCGGCGTGTTCTATCTGTCTTGTTAGAAAAAAATGTATTACGATGACGATGTCTGGTGTTGATGAGAACTTTGTTGGCAATATTCGTCGAGAAAACAAGGAAGAGCCAATTTCGACAGACCCGGTTGACTCCGTTCCTGTGGATGTCATGCTTTGCAAGATTTCCGAGTCTATTGGTACGCCGTCCATCGAAAGGGTTTCTGTTTCTGGTGGTGATATGGTGTTGTATCGGTTCTACAATGATGACGAGAACGAGGTCGTGCGCGTTGGTGTTGGTGTCGAGGGGAACGTGTTTGTCATGGTTGCCGGGATGGAAATGGAAGAATTCTCAAAAGATGCATCGTGCGATGATTTTTTGATCAAGGCGGAACTTGTCCTCAAAAATTTGATCGTCTAAACATGAAGACAATCGACTATCCGTATTTTCAGTGCCGTTTTGTGGAATTCAATTCGGCGCAAGCTCAGGTCATGCCCTTTTTCGACCAAGATGTAAATCTTGTCGTGTCGTTCCCTACGTCTACAGGGAAAACCACAATTGCAGAATGTGTTTTTGGATATCACCTTACGGCAGATTCCTGTTGTAAGGTTGTGTACGTTTCCCCGTTCAAGGGGATAACGTCGGAGAGGCAAAGAGACTGGATGGCTGACTCTCAGTTTTCCAGTCGCGGAATTGTCGTTTGTACGGGGGATAATCACCCGAAAGATAAGGAGTACGAAGATGCCAGAATCGTACTGATGACTTCTGAGGCGTTTGACAACAGAACACGTTGTGCCGGGAAGAAGTCGTGGTTGTCGTCCGTTGCCTGTATTGTGTATGACGAAGCCCACATGATTGGCAAGATGGGTCGTGGCGCGGCTGTTGAGTCCTCGATGATGAGGATTGCGAGAATATCGCCACGTTGCCGATTTGTTCTTTTGTCTGCCACTATGTCGAATTCTATGGATTTAGCCAAGTGGGTTAAGTCTTTGAATGGTAAAATCACGAAGAACATCAGGAGTACGTGGCGTCCCGTTCGTTTGAAGCACCGCCTGCACACGTATTATTCGCGTGGTGGGTGGAATGAAACTAATGCGTCAAGGTTGTCGAAGGCTGCGGATGTTGTAGGTCGCCCGATGGCCGGTCAAAAGGTTCTCGTGTTTGTCCAGTCCAAAAAGTTTGGACGGGAACTGGTTAAAGAGTTGCGTCGGCGCGGTGTTCGGTGTGGGTTTCACAACGCATCGGTGTCGCCCGAGAATCGTGGTTGTTTGGAAAAGATTTTTGATGACCCGTATTCTGGTGTTGATGTGTTGGTAAGTACCAGCACGTTGTCGGCGGGTGTGAATCTCGGGGGGTGATTTGTGGCGTATACAATTGAAGACATGTCGATTGAACTGTCCAAACTCGGTTATCCTGCGAATGCAAAAAAGGCGGCAATAGAGGTGACAAGTCGTCTTATGTTGAATTTGAGAGAGGACGAACGAGGTATAGTGTTTTGGCAGTTGGTTCATCGGTTCGCCCTGATGTTGTCGCCTTGGTGGCGGGAGTTTTTCAGGTCGGACGTTTGCTTCGGCACCATTGTGGGGGCTTGGAATGAAAAAGTCTGATGTCGCTGGTAGTAAGGGAAAGACGCTTACGTCTTTGCGCTCGAAATGTTTGGGATGCCTGAAGTGTTCAATTGGTGGCTGCGATATTGGTGGTCACATTTCTAATGTTTTTTCGAACATGAACATGAAGGCGGGAGTGATGGTTATTGGGCAAAATCCCGGCCATGTTGAGGTCGAACGCGGTTTGCCGTTTGTTGGTCCGTCTGGTGAGTTTTTTGACCGTGCGATATCGGAAGTTCTCGGTGTTGGTCGTGATGCGTTTTACATCACCAATGTCGTTAAATGTCTCCGCTACAACACCCGAGTATTGCTTGGTGATGGTTCAACAAAGACTATCGCTCAGCTTGTTCGTGAAAAGTATGACGGGACTGTTGTGTCTGTTGGAAAGAACGGCAATCTGGAACAGAAGAAAGTAATTGGGTGGTATAAAACTCCAATTGCTGGTCGTAGGATGTTCAAGTTGTCTTACTCTAACGCCAAGGGTAATCCTTGTGGAAGCGTTGGACCAACTTTGACAGAAGACCACCCGGTCAAGACGAGGTTTGGGTATAAGGATGTCTGTGAACTTAAAGAGGACGACGAGATTGCTATCGGAGAGGTGGCACCAAATTCATACTTGAAGGAGTTTTTGTGCGGAACATTGTTGGGGGACGGATGTGTTGTAAAGAATCACTTGGAGATTACGCACTCCAAAAAGGATTCAGGCTATATTGATATGAAAAAGCGTTGTTTGTCTGGCTTTGGTGTTGTTTCCGAGGATATTGAGATTGATTTGAACGGCAAGAAGCATTTCGCTACAAGGTTGAGGAGTCATGCTTCGCGTTATTTTTGTGAAGAGCGGTCTGTTTGGTATCAGAACGGCAAGAAAAGTGTCATGCATTTGGCGGGACTTTCCGACCTTGCTTTGGCTATTTGGTATCAAGACGATGGAAGCGTTGCGTCGCACAGGAAAAACTCACGGGTTGATTTGGCAACGAATGGGTTTTCTTCTGCCGATGTCGACCATTTGTGCTCGCTGCTTTGTGGTCGCGGTATTCCTGCAAAGAGAATTTATAGTGCTGGGTGGAGGGTGTCTATCGGTGTTGAAGGTGCCGATGCTTTTTATCGTGCTATCGCAAGGTATGTTCACCCATCAATGAGAAGGAAGTTGCCCGAGAAGTATTGTTCTGTGAATTTTGTCGATGTTTCGCGCCGTTGTGGAGTTGAGTTGTATTGGGCTAAAAACCCAATTATCAAAGAGGTTCAGGTGCCAGAAAAGAGTGTTTATTGCCTTGATGTTGAAGGTAATCACAATTTTGTCGTGAATGGTGGTGTTGTGGTGCATAACTGCTTTACGAATCAAAACCGTTCGCCACACGACAATGAGATTCAAAACTGTCGCGAGCTTTTGGATGAGGAAATTCGTGTTGTAAATCCGTCCTTGATTGTCACGCTTGGCGGTCCGTCACTCAAGGCTGTTGCCGGGGTGAGTGGTATTACGAAGTATCGTGGTTCTTTTATCACGTCGTTGCGTTATGCTGTGAAGGTTTTGCCGTTATGGCACCCGTCACCGTTGAACATGAACAGCTCAGAAAAGCGGGAGCAGTTTTTTCAAGACCTACTTCTTGTGAAGCCTTTTTTGGAATAAGCGATGTCTGACCGGGTCGTTATTGTTGATATCCGACGCGGTCCCAATTTTGTTGACAGGGTAGACCTCTCGCAGATGGGGGGACGTGCCGGGCGTTCGCATAACGGGACAATGCGTGAGGCTTTTGTTGATGTTGTTGTATCAGAGGAAGACTCTTCACTCGCCTCTGATATGTTGTCGTCGCTGGACAACCACCCGGTGGATTCCGTTCTGGACTCTGCCGAAAGTATAGCGTTCCATATTCTTCCGGACATCTATAACGGGGTCATTCAAAACATGGATGACGCCCGTGACTGGATGTCGAAAACATTCTTCTGTTTCATGGGTGGTGACCCGGACATCGTGGAAGACGCGGTGGAACTTCTCGTTGAAGATGAAGCCCTGAAGATTGGTCGGGATAAACAATTTTTTGTTACTTTGCAGGGAAGTATATCGGCGACTTTATACTTCGCCGCTTCGGACGTTATGGCGTGGCGGATGAATTTCGAGGAGATTTTTGACCGTGGAGTAGAGGACACCGACGTTGGTGTCGCGTGGGCGCTTTCCTCTGTTCCCGGACAAATACGCCACATCGGTTCGTCTGACTCAAAGTTTGCCGTGGAGGAGTTTAGAGACCAAGCGTCGGCATATGGTTTGAAGGTTATGGACGGGACTGCTGGTGTTGGCGCGTGCTGGTGGTGGTTGATGGGCGGGCCGAGCGTAAAGGGAATGAAGGCAGAGGCGTATTCGCTTCGCAAGGATTTTGGTCGTATCAAGCTGGCTTTGGACGGCATTGACAAGGCGTGCGGTTGGGAGCAAAAAGATTTTTTGCGTTGTTTGGATGTTCGTATAATGAGGCGTGTTCCGGCGGAAATAGCCCCGTTGTTTCAGGTTGAAGGTATTAGCAAAGAAGTTGCCTTTGAGTTGTATAATATCGGGATTGGTAGCCTTGAAGAATTGAACGAGAAAAAGTTTTTAGTTGAAGCAAGTGACAATGAAAGGTTAATCCGTGCCGTTAATAGATTTTTCGGGTCGGTTTCCTAAGCGTGCTGTTCGTGCCTGTGTAGAGGCTATGTCTGATGGACGGTTAAGGTCGTCGCTTGTCAATGACGTTCTTAAGTATAGCAATGTCGATGTTACACCGATAGAACAATTTCTTTCATCTCGTGACGAAATAATCCGCCTGAACGCCGTTAGGATTATTGGGCAGAGAGGTGATGTTTCGAAGTTGGTCGATATGGCTCTGGTAGAACAGAATGTTACTGTTGTCTCGGAGATTCTGAGGTACGTTTCGAGGTCTCCAGAAAAAGTGGATCGGCTTGTTGAGTTGTTAGTGGCGCAGGATTCTGTTGTGCGGGAACAGGCGATTCAGATGTTTCGTCGTGCCGGTCGTTCCGACTGTATGCTGCCACTGTTGTTTGATGGTGATGATTCATTGGTGTCCCGTGTGAAAAGGTACATGGAAGAGACAAATCATGACGACGACAGTTCGAGTACCAATAGAGCCTGATAATTTCAAGCGGTTCAGAATGTGGTTGATTGAGATGGAAGATGTTTATGGGGTCGGGAAGGTGAAGGATATTCACCACCACGTTTCCCTGCTGATTGAGTCGTTGGATAGGCACATATTTGAGTCGTCGACGCCGAAGAAGTCGTCACAAATGAATGGTATACGTACTTTTATTGCGATTTTTAGTAGTCGTTACAGAATCATGACGGACTACGACTACAATCGAAAAGTTTCGAGTGTTGATGTAAAAACGATTGAAACGCTGATTAAGGAGCTGGAAAAGGTTGGATGCAACTCCGAGGACTATCTTCGCTGGTTCTTCGAGGAGTTTCTTCCGGAAAACGAAAAGTTGTGTCCGCCGACCATCGGTTTGGCTTGCAGCAAGTTTTCGCTTTCCAAGTTCCTGTATACCAATCGTGGTGAAATCAAAAAGCGCGAGGAGAAGGCGTTGTTGTTTGCCGCAGAGAAAGACCTTTTCAATCGTTCGAAGGTTCTGTTTGAGAAGACGGAAGACTCGAAGATTCGTATTTGGTCGGAGCAGTATCGGTCCGGCAGTATAACCCTTGAGGAGTGGCGGAAAAATATTATCGAGTCCGAGGATGCCTGTTCTTGTGGAGAAGAAAATGGATAGGGAAAAAGTTGCAGATGCTATTTCGAATGCCTGTGAGGCGTGTGGCGGGATGTCGCTTCTTGATTCAAAGCTTGAGGATTGCAACCCGACTGTTTTGGATGTCCGTATCGGTTCGTTGGATGACCACGTTTCCATGCAACCGGCAGCTATTGCGTATTTCGGTTCCCTGTTGAAAGACGCGGAGCGCAAACTGGTCAACCTGAAGCATGGGTATGACCGGTGGCAGAAGAAAAAGTATGCAGACGCCAAGTCGGCGTTGTCGGCGTCCGGTGCGAAGTCGACGGTTGGTGATATCGAGGCGAAGGTTGTGGCGGACAATGAGGCGGATATCGTCAAATGGGAAAGCGACCTTGAGGAAGCCCAGCGTGTCAATGACGAGCTGGAGGTTTGGTATGAGGCGTGGCGTCAGAAGTCGTACTCAATGAGCCAACACGCCAATTTGGTTGGTGCCGAATTTGGCTCGAATTCGAGCTTGGGACAGGGTGGTGAAAGTTCTGAAACAAAAGAAGATTTTCAATCACGGAAAGACCGCGTCAGAGCTATAATGGGGAAGAAATAGTTCTGAGGTGTTTTTTGAAGGCTTGTAAGAAAGGAGGCGAACCAGCAAAAGGCATATAAAGGCGTTCTATTGGGGCCTAAAAGGCCAAGGTCGAGGCATTGTTTTTTTTTGAGGAGAAGAAAAGTAATGGGTACGTATGATAAGGTCAAGAAGTTTTCGGCGTCGCGCCCGCGTTATGGTTCTAACAGCAGTACTCGTGGTATTTTCCACACCTTCAATACGGGTGACAACATCATCCGTTTGGTGGGTGAGTTCATCGAAGTGAAGACCCACTTTATCGCCCCGGTGAAGTCGCGTGGCGAGAAGGGGTTGTGTATGCAGGATGCCTTTGAGGGCGAAGACAAGCTCCCGCAGGTCGTCAATTGTCCCGACTGGGATATTGAGAATGAGAAGCCGCGTGCGACGAAGCAGTGCCCGATTTGTGCCCTGCAACGTGCGTACAGGGAAGCATCAAAGAAGCCCGGCATTGCCCCCGAGGAAAAGGCGCGTTTCGAAGAAATGGCTGGCAAGTGTGCTGCCCGCACCGCGCTGAAGTGGAACATCATCGACCGTGAAGACCCGTATATCGTCGAATCCACGGACAAGGGTGACCGCAAGGTGCTTGGTTTCAAAATCGCCACCATCGGGATGGAAGCGTGGAATGACATCGAGGGTATCTTCACGCAGTGTGGGTTTGACATTTCCGACGCCGAACAGGGCATCGACATCAATGTGTGCCGGACGGAGGCGAAGAAGACCTCGTATTCCGCTCGTGCCGTTCTTGAGGGGTTGTCCGTCAAGAAGTCTCCGCTGACCGCCGAAGAGCTTGAATTGCAGCAGCATGACCTTCGTCGCCTGTGTGGCAAGCAGACTGACCCGCTGGCAATTCGCGATGCCCTGCACAGCGAACTGATGGAAGACCTCCGTCAGTTGGGCGGGTTGGACGACAGCGAAGGTGATGCCGGGGACGAGGAAGGCGAGGTTGAAGAGCTTCCGCGCAAGCGTCCGGAATCAACGAAGTCTGCTCCTGCGACCCCTGCTTCGAAGACTGCTTCGTTTGCGTCGAAGAAGTCGGCTGCCGCCGCCCCCACAACCAAGGAGGAATCTGCGGAAGACGAAGAACTTCCGTGGGACAAGGAAGACGAACAGGCGGACGAGGAAGGTGTTGATGAAAACACCCCCACGGAAGACGCTGATGAAGATGACAAGCCTGTTGCGGAACCCGAGGAGTCGGAATGGCAGTGCTTTGGCACAATCGACCCCGAGCACCCAGAATGCAAGTCGTGTGAATCCCGTGTCGCCTGTGCGGAAAAGAAGGGCGTTGCCCTTCCGCCCGAGAAGAAGGTCCGGAAGTAATTTTCTATGGGGTGGGAGGTAACGCCTCCCACCCTGTGGTTCCGTCTTTTTCTTTGGTTGTCACATTTTGCTCAGGAGGGATTGCATGGCGATGGACAAGAAACGCGAAGACCGTATTCGCAAGATTTGCGAAGGCGTTCAAAAAGCGTTTGGTGGTGGTAACACTACCGATGGGAAGATTATCACCTATTTGGGTGATGAGGAGCGTGAACCGCTGGAGCGGTTTTCGTCTGGGTGTTTCGAGCTTGATGAGGCGTTGGGTGGTGGTTGGCCGCGTGGTCGTATGATTGAGATTTACGGACCAGAATCTGGCGGAAAATGTCACGCCAAAGGAACCAAGATTTTGATGTTCGACGGATACCTCAAGAACGTAGAAGACATCGAGGTTGGTGACTGGGTGATGGGACCGGATTCTACGCCTCGTCAGGTGCAAGCGTTGGCGCGTGGTTCTGAAATGATGTATCGCGTGACGCCACGTAAGGGACTGGACAACAGTTTTGTTGTAAACGAAAACCACGTTTTGTGCCTGAAGAACACCGAGATTGGTTCGAAGTTTGGTGAGATTGTCGACATTTCCTTGAAGGACTACATGGGGAAAAGTGACAACTTCCGTTACTACAACAAGCTGTTTCAGGTTCCGGTCGAATGGTCAGAGAAAGAGTTACCTGTAGACCCTTATTTCTTGGGTCTGTGGCTTGGTGATGGTAGTTCTGACTGTGTTCGTGTTTATACACAAGATGAGGAAGTTGTGTCGGCTCTGGAAGAGTACGGCGAAAGGATTGGACACTCTCTTTCTGTGGTTGATGACGAGTCCGGAAGGTGTCCGGGTTACTCTCTTGTTGTTGGCAAAGGGAAGTACCAATCCGAGTTTTGCTTACAGGGTGCCTTGCGTTCTTTGGGTGTTTTGAACAACAAACACATCCCTCATATCTTCAAAACAGGAAGCCGCACACAGCGTTTGGAATTGTTGGCGGGGTTGCTGGATTCTGACGGGTATAAGGGTGCGTCAAAGTTGGTGTTTTGCAACACCAATAAAGTCCTTGCTGAAGATGTTCTATTTGTTGCTCGTTCGCTTGGTTTCTTCTGTAACCTCAAAGAGTACACGGCAAGGCTTGGCGAGTTTTCGTGTCCGGCTTACAAGGTTTACATTAACGGTGATTGTTCGGTTGTCCCGTTGCGTGTTTCCCGTAAACGTCCGTCGGAACGCGAGTCGAATAGGGACCCGTTGGTGTCGTCGTTTGAAGTTGAGTCGGTTGGTGTTGGAGAGTTTTTTGGTTTTATTCTGGATGGTGACCATCGGTATCTGATGGGGAATTTTATCGTCCAGCACAACACCACCCTGTGTTATCATGCGGTTGCAGAGTTCCAGAAGAAATATCCGGACGAGGATATCGCGTGGGTGGATTCGGAATACGCGTTGGACCCTGAATATGCCGAGAAGATTGGCGTAGACATTTCGACGATTATCCACCACGAACCCACAGACGGCAATCAGGCGTTTGAGGTAATTCGGCACCTGATCAAGAGCGGGGTCAAGCTGATTATTGTTGACTCTGTTGCCGCACTGTCGCCGAAAGAAGAAATTGAGGCGTCGATGGAAGACACTCAGCGTCTTGGTTCGGCAGCACGCATGATGTCGCAAGCGTTGCGTGTCTTGGTTGGCGAGGTTGGTCGTGCAGGTGTAACGATTCTCTTTACCAACCAAGTCCGTGATAAGCCGGGAGTGATGTGGGGAGAGAAAACCACTACCCCCGGTGGTCGTGCGTTGCGGTTCTACGCTTCGATTCGTGTGGATATTCGCGGCATTGGTCAGGAGAAGGATGGTGAGTTGGTCACATCCATGCACACGAAGGCGTTGTGCAAGAAGAACAAGACCGCGCCCCCACTCCGTGTTGCCAATTTCATCATTTCGTTTGGCGTTGGCGTTGACCGGATTGCCGGTATCTTCGACAAGTCTGTTGAGCGGAAGGTGATTGAAAAGGCCGGGGCTTGGTTCTCGTTTGACGGGAACCGTCTTGGTCAGGGTCGTTCCGCGTCCCTTACGCAGTTGCGTGAGAACGAGGAGCTGTTGGCTGAGGTGGAAAAGAAGCTTCTTGCCGCCCCGGCTGTTGTTGTCGAGAAGAAGTCGTCGATGAAGAAAGCCCGTGGGAAGAAGTCCTCTACGGAAGATGAGGACACAGAGCCGTCACCGGAACCCGATTTGGAAGTTGGTGGGGATGGTGCGGCGGAAGGAACCTCTGTCGATGACGCATGAAAGGGCTGAAAAACTGTTGCTGATTGACGGCAACAATCTCGCCTTTCGTGTTGCGTGGTCGCACCGCGACTTGTCGTATCAAGGTACGCCTGTCGCGGTGCTTTTTGGCTTCTTCAAAAGCCTGATTCGCTTCAAGCGTGACTTTCAAGACTACTTCACCATTGTTGTCTGGGATGCCGGGCATGACCGACGCGACCAAGAATCGTTGCGCGGCGTGCAGGAAGGCATTATTGATTCGGCGTATAAGGCGAATCGTCACAAGGAAGAAGAGCTGCCGCCAGAGGTGCAGAGCGTTTTAGACCAGATTTCGCAGCTTCGAGAAGAGGCGTTGCCGTTGGTGAAAGTATTGCAGGCTGAGGTTGCGGGTTGTGAAGCCGACGATGTGATTTACACCTATGCGATGAATAATATCGCCGCCGGTGGACAGACTACCATTGTGACGTCTGACAAGGACTACTACCAGTTGCTTGGTAAGGGTGTTTCCCTTTATGACGCCATGAAGGACGAAATTTGGAACCGGAAAAAGTTCGTAGAGGAGTTCGGTTTTGAACCCGAGTTGTGGGTCGACGCAGGTGCCCTGATGGGTGATAAGGGTGACAACATTCACGGGGTTCCCGGTGTTGGTCAAGTGAACGCCTGTAAGTTGATTCGTGAGTTCGGCACCTATGAAAAGGTGTTGGAGGGTCTGAAGGGGAGAACGAAGCGTGGTAAACGTGAGGAAGACATCCTCAAGCATGAAGCCCGTGTTCGGCTGGCGTATTCCCTTAAAAAAATGGACTTGGTTCCGTTTATCCCGCGCCTGAGGTATCATGGGGTGTATGATGAGGAAAAGGTGTCCGAGCTGTTTTTGCGGTTTCGGTTTGTCAGTTTGATGAAAGACATCAAGTATTTGATTTAGGGGAACAGGATGAAGTTGAGGATTGGAATTGTTGGGAGTGCCGGGACTGGGAAGTCGTCGTTAGGGATGATGCTGGCGAAAGAATTGGGTATTCCCTTTTTGCCGTCAAAGTCGATTACGACTGATATTCTGAATCGGGATGGGTATGACCATAGTTGTGGCATTCAGGTTGAGAAGTTCCTTGCCCAAGAGGGCAGGCAGGATTCTATCCTTAAGCGTACCGTTGCTGATCAGAAGTCGTCAGATTCGTTTGTCACAGATAGGACGGTTGTGGATTTGGCGGCGTATGCGATTGCCGAGCTTCATTCCTCGGATACCAAGAAAGTCAACTCGATAGTCGAGAATTGCAGGGCAAATATCGGACTCTATTCCCATATTGTTGTTTGCCCGTGGGGGAAAGTCCCGCTCAAAGCGAATGCTCGTCGGACGCTCAACCCGTGGTATCAGTTCATCATTCATGGCTTGGATTTGGCTCTGATGAACATGTGGGGTGTGCAGTTTTATATCTTGTCGTCTGATTCGGAAAAAGAACGTGTTGCAGAGGTTGTGAAGTTTTTGGGGAAATAATTCCTGTTTTTTTTATAATGGCAAACATGTAATGGTTGCCGAGGATTTCATGATGTCTGCACAGCCTTTAAGAATGCGCCGGGATTACGGCGAAGTTGAACCAAAGAAGACTTTGTGTGAAGACCAGTATTGTAAACGAATAAATCGACATGCGGTTGTTCGTGAGTTGGTTGCTGTTGCGAGGTTTTTAAGTTCTGCGAAATAAACGAGTTATTGAAAACACACTCCCAGATAAATCTGGGAGTATGTTTTTTTTTATAGTTGTTGTTTTGTAGGTTGCTGCTTTGGAGGATAAAGATGGCGAACGAATTGATAACTTGGCGTCACCAGCCACAAGACCGGCGTCCGGAGACATATCCGGGTCGTACGGATGTTCCGTCTGTTCAGTTGAACGACCACAAGACCTTTCGGGTGTATGTTGGTGTTCCCGCTGTTGATGCGAATGAGGAAATCACACGCTACCCGCGCACCGCGAAGTTGGGACGCCTGACGGTGAACGACCAAGTCCAACCAGAACCGATTCTTGGTGATACCGTTGAAATTGATGGAAATCAGCCAGAGCTGCCCGGCGCGAAGTACGAAATTACAGAAACAACCCTTCGCCCAGATTGGCCAAGTTTGGAAAAATAATTTTTTTCTTAGAATCAGAGTTTCCAAATTCGACCTTGTGTGTATATTAAGGTCATATTTGGAGACCAAACGATGTCGAAATTTTTGTTTTATACCGATTTGCATCTGTCGAATATTCCTCCCCGTCATCGTAAAGACGATTTCGGTCGCACAATCCTATCGAAGCTCGCCGAGGTTTATGACATCGGCAAACGCAACAATGTTGATTTCGCTGTGTTTGGTGGCGACTTCTTCGATGTGCATCGCATTTACAGCTACGAGTTGATTTCTGAAGCCGTGAACATCATTTCTGATTCCGGCTTTGAAACGTATGCTATTATTGGTCAACATGACCTCAAGGGTTACAATTTGGGGACGTATTCAACGTCTGTGTTGGCGTTCCTTGAGAATCATTGTAAAAACTGGCACACAATGTACGATGAGACGGAGGTTGGTGATGTCGTCCTGTGTCCGTGCCATGCGAATGGTGATATAAACGAAGCGATGTCGAGAAAGATTGCTTCCTCAAAAGTTCCTGTTTTGGTTGCCCATCTGCTTCTCCACGACACGAAAGCAATGTTTGATGTAATTCCCACAAGTTCAGTGGCTCATGGCCCGTATGTATTGGTATTGTCGGGCGACCTGCATTGTGGGTTCGAAGCCCACATGCACGAAGGAACTGTGTTCTGCAATCCGGGTTCTATGGCGCGGCGCACGGTTGCCGATAATCGTCCGGTTCAATGTTTGGTTGTTGATGTGACACCGCAGCGTGATGTTTCCGTGGAGACCATCGAGGTGTCGTGTGTAAAGCCTTTTGCGGACGTGTTTGATGAGTCATTTGTTGCAACTGTAAAATCTACAGCCTCGATGGATGCGTCGAGGTTTGTTGATGGTATTTTGGAAATTGAAATGGAATCAGTCGATGTCTTTGAGTTGGTGGAAAAAATAGGACGACAAAAAGGAGTGAGGCGTGAAGTATTAGAGTTCATAAGTTCAAAACGTTGTGATACTTAAATTCCATCTGGTTGTACGTTTATGTACGGAGGACAATGCGATGAGTAAGGAAGAACGTGAGTTGATGGGTTCGTTTGGTGAAATGCCCGCGTTGAAGAAGGCGCGTAAGATTGAAGGTGCGACGGCTGTTTCCGAGCCGCAGAAGAAAGCTCGCGTGGCAAAGGAAGAAGTTCCGACGCCGAAGGATGCCCCGAAGGAGGCGGCACCGAAGAAGGATGTTCCCACCCTCAAGAAGCTTGCGAAGAAGCCGTTGACTGAGCGTGAGCGGTTCGTGCGTTTGCTCTTGAAGCGTGCAGGTCTGTCCGAGCTGCCGAAGCTTGAGTCGATGTTCGACAAGGACGCCGGAAACGCGACGAAGAAGGTGAAGGACATTGCCATCTTCATCCAGAAGGGTGAAGGTATGTTGGAGGATGTTTCCAAGGAATGCCCGCACAAGAACGTCGTCAACCTCAGTTCGGAGGTTTTGTTTCGTCAGGTGAAGTCTGTGGCGATGGATGTTTTCCACTCCAAGCGTTTCTATCACGTTATTGAGGTTTCAAACGTTACGGATGCGCCTGAGGGCGTTCACCCCCTGCAATGTGTGAGCGGTCGTCACCGTCTTGCGTTGATTGCGCTTCTTTGGGGTTCGGACGCTGAGGTTCCAGTTCGCCTGACATCTCGCTCCATGTGTGAGTGTCGCGATTCGGTTGTGTTCGCGAACAAGTCGCGTGCGACGTCGTCTGTCGAAAAGGCGGACCTTGTCATGGTTCAGGCCGTGAATGGCGATACTGCTGCGAAGCCTGATGAGGTTTACGAGAAGGTTGTTCGCACCAAGACATCGGCAGTTGATTTTGCGTTCCACCGCGCAATCCACAACCACATCTATGGCTTCAAGTTCGAGTTTGATGTGTCGATGCGGTCGACCATTGATGATTGTATGACGATGGCGAATTCGATTAAGGGCTTCCTGAAGTCCGTTGTGACTTGGGAGCCTTCGATGACTCGCATCCAGCTCGATACCGCCGTCAAGGACGCCTTGAAGTGGCTGAACGCTCTGGCGAAGGAGTTTAACCAGACTAAGGGTTTCGTCAAGGAGCAGCAGATGGCGCAGCATCCTCTGATTGCGTATGGTGATATCTATCGTTCCAATCTGGTTGCCGGGAAAGACCCGATGGAAATTATCCCGGCGCTCGTCAAGAAGGCTGTATCGCTTGGCGACATCGGTCGCGAGAAGACGGTCAAACTGGTCAACATGCTGACCCGCTGATTGCGCTTGTGTTCTTCATTCTTCGTATGGGCGGCTCCTGTGTGGGGTCGCCCATATTTTGTTTCCTGATGATTGTGTTGGGGTGTGTATAATCATTCAAACATATTTTGGAGGTTGTGGATATGAGTTTGGATGAACTTTATAAGTCGGAAAAGATTCCGTCTGAACACAAGCTGAAAATCGTAAAAAATGTTGTCCTTGTTACTCCCTCGAAAGACTTTGATGTGTCGCCCCTGTTGCCTGTTCTTGGTTTGGATAGGCGAGAGGTCTGTGTGACATATGTCGGAAAAACAGAAGACCCGGCGTTCCTTTTCCGTGAGCTGCAAGCGATTGATGCCAAACTTGTTATAAGTGTTGGAGAGTCCGGCTCGCGCCGGTATCCTGCATTCATATCGGAAGATGGTACGTCTATGTCGCCCGGCTTGTTGGCGTCTGTGCGTGATGCCGTTAGTGCGGATTGGTTTGTCAACCTGCACCACCACGACGAGTTCTCAGTACGTGACGGTTTGGGGACGGTTTACGGTCTTATGAAGTTGCTGAAAGCGCGTGGGAGCAATTTCTGTGTCGTGACGAACCACGGACACCTTGGTGGGTGGATTCGGCAGCACAGTGTTTGCAAAAAAGAGGGCGTGAAAGCAATCTACGGTGTCGAGGCGTATGTCAACGACTTCCGTGGTTCCGAGGAAGCGGAGGACATCGAGGCGATGCGTGAAAAACTTCGTGGACTTGTCGCCTCAAAGAAGGAGCTGAAGGTTCCGAAATTTGAAAAGCCGGAAAAGGTCGTAAAAGCTGCCAAACTCAAGGTCTCCAAGGAAGAAAAGGCGGCGATGTCGAAAGAGGAATATGCCGCCCGCAAAACCGTGGTGGAAGAGCACAATGCGCAGGTAGAAGCGGAATATGCGTCGGCGTGCGCGGCTCGTGATGCAGTGCTGGAAGAACAGGCGAAGGCGAAGTTGTCGGCGAAAGAAAGCAAGGACGCGGTTGCCCAAGAAGAATCGGAGCTTCGTGAACAGATTAAGCGTCGCGAAGAGGAACACAAGGCGACATTGCAGGCGAACAAGAAAAATAACCACCTCGTCCTGTTGGCGCGGACCGAAGAGGGGTTTTACAACATCATTAAGCTGTCCAATGACGCGTCTGTGAACGGGTTCTATTATCGCCCGCGTATGACCCACGAAGCGTTGAAGAAATGGGGTAAGGGTATTATCGCTTCGTCAGCCTGCTATGCTGGTGAGATTCCCGCACTGTTGCTGGAAGGTAAGGATGAAGAGGCGAAAGCCCTGTATGAGTTCTACAAGGGCTGTTTCGACGAGTTCTATATCGAATTGACCATGATTGAAATGTCTGACCAAGTGGAGCTGAATAAGAAGCTTCTCTTGTTTGCGAAGTCTGTCGGTGCGAAAGTCATCCTGTCGTGCGACTCCCACTACCTTTTGCGGGAGCACGCAGACACGCATGACCTGTTGTTGCTTATCCGCGATGGTAAGACGAAGAAAGACCTGTTGGAGCGTCCGGAGGAGGTGTGGCAGTTTGAGGCACGGAACCTGTTCCATAGGAATTATGAGGAAATGAAAGAGTTGTGGTCGGAAGGGTTCACCGATAAGTCGGGCGTCCATCACAGCTATAAGGATGATGTTTTTACCGAAGAGGTGTTTGAGGCGGCGTGCGCGAATACTCGCGAGATTGCTCTGTCGTGTTCGGACATCAAGCTTGATTCGACTCTGAAGCTTCCGGTTCTGTACGACGATGGTCCGGCTATGCTGAAGAAAAAGGTTCAGGATGGTTTCCGTGAGCGTGGGTTGCGTGGTAAGGGGTATGTGGACCGTTTGAACCATGAGCTTGATGTTATCATCAAAAAGGGCTATGCGGACTATTTCCTCACGATGGACAAGATCATCCGTGACACGATTGAGCGTCATGGTGTGAATGCGATAGGTTGGGGTCGTGGTTCAGCATCGGGCAGTCTTGTGTCGTTCTGTTTGGGGCTGACGGACTTGGACCCATTGAAATATGGATTGCTGTTCGAACGGTTTTTGGACGAGTCGCGTTCAGACCCGCCGGATATTGATACTGACTTTGACTCCCGTATTCGTGAGCAGGTGAAGGAACGTATCGTAGAAATGTTTGGAGAGGCGCATACGTGTTCTATCGGCACCTACCAGACCTATAAGACCCGTGCGGTCGTGATTGATGTTGCGCGGGCGTTGGGTTTGGATGTTTGGGAGGCGATGGAGGTAACGAAGAAGATGGACGCGTTGGCAACATTCGATGTTGAGTCGGATGATGGCGACACGGAGGAAATGTCAATCGACAGTATGTCGTTTGAGGAGATTTGCAAGCACTATCCTGATTTGGAACTGTATTTCGAGCGTTACCCGGAAGTATTGCAGCATTCCGAGGTATTGCGCAATCAGGTGAAGAATATGGGGCAGCACGCCGGTGGCGTAATTATCTCCAACCTGAATCTGCAAGACAAGATTCCGGTCATCAAGACAAAGCACGGTGTTGTGTCTACTTGGGTTGAGGGTCAGGCGACTCACGAGCTTTCGGAAGTTGGCTTGGTGAAGTTTGATATTCTTGGCTTGAATCACCTTCCGGTTATTGATGACACCCTGAAACTTCTCCGGGAGAATCGTGGTATTGACATGAACCGCCGGGACATACCGATTAACGACCACGAGGCAATCAAGGTTGGTTCGCATGACGACATGATTGGCATCTTCCAGTTGGATTCCCCGCAGACCAAGCCGGTGGCGGACGCGGTTGGTATGGACTCAATTTTTGACCTGTCTGCCGTCACGTCGTTGATTCGCCCCGGCCCGAAGGATATGGGTATGCACATGACGTATGCCAAGCGCAAGCATGGCGAGCCGTACGATATGCCCGATTTTCTGCGTGAGCAGTTGGCGGAGACGTATGGTGTCCTGACGTACCAAGAGGATGCGATGCGTACGTCGCAGGTGTTGTCGTATTTCACCCCGGCGGAGTCGAACCTTCTCCGCAAGGCTATCGGCAAGAAGATTCCCGAGCTGATGGCGGAGATGAAGGCGAAGTTTATCGCCGGTGCGAAGCCACGTATCGACAGGGGAGAGATTACAGAGGAAGAGGTTGTAAAGATTTTCGACCTGATTGAATCGTTCGCCGGGTACGGCTTCAACCGTGCGCACGCCATGTGTTACTCGGCTGTGTCGGCTGCCGAGTTCTGGTTGAAGTATAACTACCCGACCGAATACATGGTTGCACTGTTGAATAACACCAAGATGGGCAAGGTGACCCGTGATGGTCGTCAGTACATCGTGGTTTACCTGAATTATGCCCGCAGGAAGGGAATCAAGGTTTATCCGGTTGACATCAACGCCAGCAAGGTTGGGTTTTCTATTGAGAAACGTTGTATTCGCTTTTCGATGTCGCACGTCAAGCAGGTTGGTTCGGCGGCTGAGTTGGTTGTTGCCGGGCAGCCGTATAAGGACATGGAAGACTTTGTCAGTCGTGATTTCAAGTCCAAGGTGAATAAGCGTGTTGTGGAGCATCTGATTTTTGCCGGTGCGTTTGATTCTTTCTATCCGATGCTTGATGATATCCCGTCGAAGCGCATGCAGGCGTTTGTTGATTATTTCCGCCTGTCCGGCGGGAAATACGACCCGCCAGCAATTGTGTCCGAGCGCGAGTGGGCGGATAAGGAAAAAGAGGTTACTCTGTTTTCGTTGTCCTGCAAACCGCTTATTGACAAATATCGTGAAACCATCAATGAACGGAAGTGGAGTTCTATTGGTAACGAGGGGCGTCGAGAAAAGTGTTTCGTGTTCGGGCGGGTAGAGTCGATAACGCCGAGGACGTCAAAGTCGGGGAATCCGATGTTCATTGTGAAGTTGTCCGACGACATCGACGAGATGGAGTTCTATGTCTTTGACCGGGCACGGAAACAATTCCAGCGTGACGCGAAGATGGGGTGCGTGGTCGCTATCCCTATGAATCGCTTCGAGGATGGTGGGAAGCGATTCTTTGATTCGTCCAAAGACATCGAGGTTTTGGAAAAGGTTGGTGGTTGATATGAGCGTTCGTTTGGTTTGCATCGAGCGGGCGTGTCCGTCTGTTCCACCTGTATTGACGAATCCGTTTGTTGTGACGCCTGTGGTGGATGTTTGTATTCCGAATGGTATCCCGATCCCCGTGCGGACCGGGGTCCGGTTTCAGGTCACAAGTGGTTGGTTGATATCGGCGGAGTCGGTCAAGAATGGGCCGATTGTTTTTGGCGCGTCGTTGTATGAGGGTGAGTTGGTTGTGTTTTGTTCTGCCCCCATGAATAAGGTCAATTATCTGCACACGTCCGTCACACCGTTAGCACGAATCTTTCTTGGTGCAATATGTCCAGAGCATATTCGTTTTGTCGATAACTCCTCAAAATACGTTAAAAAAGCGAGTGCCAACAGCAATCCACTTTGAAAAACGTGTTGTTTTTTCAACAAAATCCTGTATAATAGTGTTGTTTAAGTTGTTTCCACGATAAAGGCTTAGGTGAAGATTTGTTTGGGAATGGTTTTTATGGTTTCGTATAATCCTTCGGATTGCCTTGATGGTCTATATTCTAGCTTTCCATTGGTCGATGTTAGTTGCTTTGTTGGCAGGTGTCGTGATTTCGCGGTATCGTGTTCAAACAATTATGGGTTAAGAAATCAGTCCAGTTTGTGTCGTATTGAAGACCAAGTGTGCTTTGGAAAGCTTGGTGAATTTGTTGCGTATAAATCTTTGTGCGGATTCGTTAATGATTTGTCTGAACCGGACTTATCTGTTTTCGGTGTCAATGAAAAATCTTTCGAATGGGATTTATTTGGTGGTGGGTGTAATTTTGCAGTAAAATCGTTTGACGTTCAGTCTTCCAACCCGGTGTCGTGGACATTTCAGTATTCTGATATGGGTGGATTTGGTCGTGATGATGTTATTTTTGATACGGTTCACACTACTCACGACTACGTGGTCTTTGTTGTTTTGGGTTCAACGTTGAACAAAGGGAGGATTTGTTCTGTTGTCCCGTTACAGGTTATCGACAACATGACTGGATATGATTTTGTTTCCTCTCACGGATGGGATATATTTGAACGTCCCAAGAAGGCAGATTTGATTGGTATTAAAAAATGCATTTACTGGAGAAGATTGATAGATTTGTGTTTGGTTCCCAGTCTATATAAGGGTTCTGATAAAATTTGTCGTGGCGCATAAAGGGGTCTGTTTTGGATATTGTTTCTGTTCCTGAGTGTGATGTCGTTCCTTTGTCTCAATCTGAAATAAAAAAACTATCCACTCTTTCGTCTCCGTTTCGGTATCCGGGTGCGAAGACAAGGTTTTTGGGTAAGCTGTTGGCTTACCTTCGTCCTATGTTGACAGAGGAAGCTGTCTATGTGGAGCCGTTCATTGGTGGCGGGTCTGTGTTTTTGGGATTGGTCCAAAGTGGTGCCCCGTTCAAACGAGCTGTCTTAAACGATTTGGATTTTGCTGTTTCGGCGTTTTGGCGTTGTGTGTCCGATGAGTCGAAATCGGAAGAGTTGGTGGCTCGAATACTGTCTGTGGTGCCGTCTGTCGAAGAGCACGCGTCCCAGAATTCTCTCCTGTCGTCCGATGATATAGTAACGAGAGCGTTCGCTGCGTTATTTTTGAATCGGTGTAGTTTTTCCGGAATTCTGACTGCCGGTCCGATTGGAGGGATTGAGCAAAAAAGCAAGTGGACGGTTGGGTGTCGGTATAATCCAGACCGATTGGCGAAGCAGGTTCGTACTATATCGAAGGCGATAGTTGGGCGTGTTGATGTTGTGAATGGGGATTTCGAGAATGTCATCCTTGATAACGACAAGGTCGGAACGGTTATATATTGCGATGCCCCGTATTACGTGAAGGGGAATATGTTGTATCGCCACGGCATGTCCGAGAATGACCATGACCGATTGGCGTGTTGCCTGAAGGTTGTGAGGAATGCGCAGTTCGTTGCGAGTTATGACGCGGTTCCAGAGATTCTTGATAAGTTTTCGTGGGCGAAGGTTCGTACGATTTCCGTTCGCTATTCGATTTCCGGACAAAATCGGGAATCGTGGGAAGGGAAAAAGGAATTCATAATCTGTCGAGAGGGTGTCAATGGTTAATTATGATGAAAAGTCAATCAAGGTACTGAAGGGTTTGGATGGTGTCCGCAAGCGTCCGGCCATGTATATTGGCGATACAGGTATTGACGGGTTCCATCACCTTGTGTGGGAAATCGTCGACAATGCAATCGACGAGGCTGTTGCGGGTCATTGCAACCACATAACGGTGAAGTTCAATGACGATGGCTCTGTGACCGTTTCGGATAATGGTCGTGGTATCCCTGTCGGTAAACACCCGACCGAGGGCATCCCAACGGTTGACGTCGTTATGACGGTGCTGCACGCCGGTGGTAAGTTTGGCGGTCCGGATTCGGCGTTCAAGACATCCGGCGGATTGCATGGTGTCGGGGCGTCGGTTGTGAATGCGCTGTCGGAGTGGATGACTGTTCAGGTTCGTCGCGATGGTGTTAAGTGGCTGCGCGAATACAAGAACGGCGTTCCGACTGCACCTGAGTTGTCGAAAGATGGAACGTGTGATAAGAAAGACACCGGAACCCTTGTTCGGTTTAAGCCGGACAAGAAGTATTTCCGCGACACCGAGTTTGATGATGCCCGTGTGCGTCGCCGGTTGCGGGAGCTGTCGTATCTGAATCCGGGTCTGAAAATTGACATGACGTGGATTGACGGCACCGTCGAGACCTTTCATTCGACCGGTGGGCTGAAGGAATATGTCGAACACCTTCTTGGTAAAAAGGCGAAGCTTTGCCAAACCATCTGCTTCGAAGAGAAAGTGGAAGGGTTTGAGGCGTCGTGCGCGTTTGTGTACGATTCCGGATTCGATGAGGCGACCCTGTCGTTTGCCAACAACATCAACACAATCGAGGGCGGCGTCCACATGAACGCGGCGTTGGATGCCCTGTGCAAGTCAATAACGGCTGTTGCAGATTCCGCCGGGCTGTTCAAGAACCTCGGTGAGTTGAAGCCGGTAAAGAGTGATGTGTGTGAGGGTTTGACCCTTGTCGTAAGTGTTCGGGTTCCAGACCCGTCGTTTGGCGGTCAGACGAAGACGAAGCTTGCGAATGACGAGTTGCGGAAGCCGATGGGTGATTGGTTTCTGGAGCAATTCGAAAAGGTGTTTGCCAAGGATAAGTCCGTGGCGAAAGCCATCGCGGGGAAGCTTGTCGACTCGATGAAAGCACGTGATGCAGCACGCAAGGCAAAAACCCTTTCTCGGAAGAAGTCTGTTTTGGAGAGTATGTCGTTGCCGGGCAAACTTTCCGACTGCTCCTCGAAAGACCCTGTTGCCAACGAGTTGTATATCGTAGAGGGTGACTCTGCCGGTGGCACGGCTATTATGGCACGGAACAGGACGTTCCAAGCTGTTTTGCCGTTGCGCGGCAAGGTGTTGAACGTCCAGAAGACCACGTTGAACAAGGCGTTGGGCAACAACGAAATTGCCGCCCTGATTGCGGCGTTGGGTGTTGGTGTGACGGAGCGTGAGGCGTATATCGACGACCTTCGCTACCACAAGGTTATCATCGCGACAGACGCCGACCAAGACGGTGGTCACATTCTGTGCCTGTTGTTGTCGTTCTTCTTCCGGTTTATGAAGAAGATGATTGAGGAGGGGCACGTGTATATTTGTGAGCCGCCTCTGTATCGCGTGCGTATTGGTTCGGAATCGCGGTATCTGAAGAACGATGAGGCGTTAGAGGAGTTCCGCGAGAAGAATCCGGGTCGGAAAATCGAGGTGAGTCGTTTTAAGGGTCTTGGTGAAATGGATGTGTCCGAGTTTTCGGAGACCGCTATGGAACCGTCGTCGCGGACAATTCGCCGGGTATACATGGAAGACGATTGCTCTGTTGCGAAGACGCTTCACACCTTGATGGGTGATGGTCAGGACAATCTGGATGCGAGGAAAGAGTTCCTCTCGAAGAGGCTGAAGTTTGGAGACGCAGAATGAGTGCCGAAACTACAGGTGTTGGCTTGGCGGAAATGTCGGACACACTGTCGTCCAACTTTCTTATCTATGCCGAATATGTTATCAAAGACCGTGCGATTCCTGATGTCCGTGACGGGTTAAAGCCGGGTCAGCGGCGCGTGCTGTGGTCGATGTGGGACATGGGTTGTAAGCCCAAAACACCGCATCGCAAGTCTGCGCGTATTGTCGGCGATACGATTGGGAAATACCATCCACACGGTGACAGTGCGGTATACGAGGCTATGGCGCGTATGGCGCAGCCGTTTGTCATGGCGAATCCGTTGGTTGACGGCAAGGGAAACTTTGGTTCGGTGGATGGTCATCCACCAGCCGCCATGCGGTACACGGAAGCCCGCCTGTCGGAGTTTGGGGCGCATGTCCTGTTCAGCGATATTGACTTTGACACGGTTGAGTTCGTTCCAAACTATGACGGTTCGGAAAAAGAGCCGACGGTTCTTCCTGCCCGCGTGCCGCTGATTTTGCTTGCCGCGCCGTCGGGTATTGCCGTGGCTATGGCGACGAATACGCCGCCGCACAATTTGAGCGAGGTGTGTAAGGGTGTTATCGCCACGGTTGAGCTTGGGGCACCGTTGCCGCCGGAACGTGTTGCCCGGTTGATTATCGGTCCGGATTTCCCGCTTGGCGGCATGTCACGCTGCACGAAATACACCGGAGCGAAGGAATCTATCCCGTATCGTTCTGTTGCGGACTTCGAGTCGGAGGGTTCGAGTAAGGCTATTATTATTCGCTCGATTCCGTATCTAGCCAACAAGTCGGAACTCATTAAGTCGATGGCGGAGTTGGTTCGGGATGACAAGCTTGCAGGTATCTCGGAGATTCGCGATGAGTCGTCAGGTCAGGAGGTTCGTATTTGTGTTGAGTTGAAGCGTGATGCCGACCACCAGTCTGTGCTGAACGCCATCTATAACTCCACGAAGCTTCAGACATCGTTCCCAGTGAACATCACGGCTATCTCTGGAAGGAAGCCGCATCTGTTTGATGTTTCGTCGGTGCTGTGGGAGTTCGTTCGGTTCCGTCAGGAGGTTATCCGGCGGCGCACGGCGTCTCGGAAATCCAAGGCGGAACATCGCAAGAAGTTGACTGAGGCTGTTATCGCCGCGTGTAAGAATCCCGACAAGACGGTTCGCCTCATTAAAAACAACGAGGAGCCTGTCGTTGCGTTGATGGATGAGTACAAGTTCGACAAGGAATGCGCCGAGTATGTTTTCAATATGCCGGTTCGTCGGTTCTCGAAGGTTGATGTCGGTAAGCTCGATGAGGAGTTGAAGGAGTTTGTTGCCGTCATTGTTGATGCCGAAGATATCCTGACGCGCCCGGAGCGACTCAATTCGATTATCATCGAGGAGACGAAGGAAGTTGACCACATGTTCGGTGGTGAGCGCAAAACGCTTATCGTTCCCGACTTCTCGTCCATCTCTGTCAAGGACTTGGTGAAGCAGCAGGATGTCGTGCTGTCGTTCATGTCTGACAAGACGGTGAAATCGACCCCGCTGGCTGACTACCGAGTGCAGAAGCGTCGTGGGGTTGGTGTGTCGGGGACGAAGATTCCTGATGGTGTCTACCCGACCTTCGCCGTTACAGTGAGTTCGCATGACGAGTTGATGTTTATCACCAACAAGGGGAATCGTTACCGCGTGCGTGTGTACGATATTCCGGCGATGAACAAGGGGAGGCTGCCGAAAAAGTTGTCGGAGTACATTTCCGGTATTGCCGAGGATGAGGTTGTTGTGGCGGTTTCCCCGATGGATATTGCTGATGGCGAGTGTCTTGTCATCCTTGGTGCCAACGGGTTGGTGAAGAAGTTGGCGGCGGATTCCGTTCGGCGTGCGAAGAACGGGACGACGATTATCTATGATGTTGCCCGTGGCGGCGCGGTTGTCGGTGCTGTGGTGTGCAAGGTCGATGACGACATCATGATTGCGACACAGGGCGGTCAGGTGTTGCGTACGAGCCTGTCTGATATTCGTGAGGTCAAGGGTCGTGAGGCTGCCGGTGTTGCTGCTATGAAGGTGGATGATGGTGACCGCCTGTTGGGTGTGACCCGCGTGTTGCCCGGTGGGAAGGTGTTGACGGTGAGCAAGAAAGGCTTTGCAAAGCTGTCTGAGGCTGATGAGTATAACGCGAAGGGTCGCGGTGGAAAGGGCGTTTGCGGTGCGGTGTTGCAGGATGGCGATTCGCTTCTGTATGCGGGCGTTGTTGTCCCGGCAGAGGACGCGACGCTGTTCCTGCTTACGAACACGACGCAGAGTATTCGGATTTCCATGTCCGATGTTCCTGTACATGGGCGTTCGACGCGTGGTGTGCGGCTGAAGCGTTTGGACGAGAAGGAAGAAGTCACGGTTGCAAGTCCGGAGTGAGGAAAGAATGGGTATAACGAAGACGGCGGTTCACCCGTCCGGTATCACAATCACGTTTACTGAGGAAGACCACAAGTATGTGGACTCCCGTGGCATGCCGTATAAGTCTGTGACGACGTTTATCCACGAGAATTTTCCCGTGTTCGATACCGAGGGTATTTCGGCAAAGTATGCTGCCAAGCGTGGATTGAATCAGGAAGACGTGAAGAGGGAATGGAAGGAAAATGGCGAGCGGGCGGCGGCGTATGGGACGCGTGTCCATGCGTTTGCCGAGGCCAAATTGTGTGGGTATGAAATACCACAGCCAACCGACGAGATGGATTGTGCGTCGTTTGAGGCGGTTCGGGCGTATATCGAAAATGACCTGTTGAAGCACAACACGTTTCTTGAATCTGAGAAAATCATTTTCAGCCCGAAGTTGTATCTCTCTGGAACCATCGACCTGCTCGTGAAAGACCGGAGTGGTCGGTTGTTCATTCTGGACTGGAAGACGAACAAAGAGCTGAAGCTCGGGAATGGGTATCAGTCGGGACTTGGGTGTTTGGAGCACTTGGATGACTGCAACTTCGTTCATTATAGCATCCAGTTGAACCTGTATCGTCGTCTGTTGGAGGACGAGGGGTACTTTCGTTCAGCCAAAGATGCCGGTATGGCGTTGTTGTTCGTTCGTCGTTCGCCGTCTTTCAAGGTAGAGGTCTATCCGGTAGACCGTATGGATGACGAGATAGATTGTTTGCTGGGAAGTATTTCCCGATAATTTTTCCCAGTTTTTCCTCGGTGGGTCGATGGTGTGTTGTAGGGAATAAAACATAAACCCTTTCGAGGAGAAACGAGATGGCGAAGAATCTGACTGCTGGTGCCGTGGTTGCCGTTGGTAAGGCTGTGAAGGATGCCGCCCTGAAGTCCGCCGCGTCCGAAATGAAGGCGGGCACCTACAACGTGGACGTGACCGTTCACGTAACCGGCGAATATACCGTCGGTGAAGCCTATGAGCAGCGCGTGGTTGCCAAGGCGAAGCCGTGGACCCTGCTTGCCGTCGCCCTGAACGAGCTGAACAAGAACCTGTCGGCTGCGGGCGAAGCCGGTCTGGACATGGAAAAGCTGATTACTATGGCGGAGAAGGTTGACCCGTCCCTCGCCGACAAAGCGGAGGCGGATGCCGCCGAAGCCATTCAGAAGGTCAAGGCACCAACCGTGCAGACCTGCAACGGAAAGATTACCACCAAGCTGGCGGTCGAGGTGGTGAATGAGTCCGTGACTACAAAGTGAGACTCCTTGGCGGCAACCTCTTGCCGTATAGAACCCCGACTCGTCGTCGGGGTTCAGTTTTTTTTGTTTTTCGCCAATTTTCCATTCCCCGAACGATAGTCTTGTGTGAAAAGAAGAAGAACCCAAAACAAAAAAGGATAAAATCATGGCGAACGATACAGTCGAAGACACGGTGGTTTGCACAAACGGCGTCGAATACACGCGCACACAGCTTCTTGCGGCTTTCGAGAGAATCACCAACAAGGACAACTGGAAGCTGCCGCTGCACGGCACCATCAAAGAGAACGAGTTCGACCTTGTCAACGATGCGGCGATTTTCTTCGCGGGTTCGCCCCTGAGCATCCTCAAGAGGGACGGGGACATGGTTGAGGTTCACGGGTTGGGTTACTACGCATACATCGGAGCGTGAAGGGAGAGACCATGAGTATGCCACTGTTTCTGGTGATTTTCGGCGGGATGTTCACATTTGTTGGCGCGGTTGGCATGTTGGCGATCATGTGGCAACTCGCACGCTCCTTCAAAGCAACCGAAGGGGTTCCCGTTCAGGAGTGCGGACACCTGTTCTTCGGAAAGCTCTCTGCGTATGCAGGTGCCATTACTATTTTCGGGTGCGGGTTGTTGCTCTTGATCACAGGGTTCCTGTGGCGCATTGTTCAGATGTGTTTTTGAATGGAGGGCGAACATGGCAATCGAAGTCAAGGTGCCTGACGGACAGTCTGGCGTGTGGTCGGTAGAGACCTTCGTTGTTGACGAGGAAGGGGCGCGTCTGGCAAACCTGCGTGCCGCGTTCCGCAGTGGTCGGTATATCAATACGGGGACGTACAAGCGTCTCTGCCGTGGCTCGGTCATCGTGATGTCCAACACCCCCGCCGAGATTAGCGACCACCTCGGCTTCATTTGGAAAGCCCAAAAGGTCGAGAACGTCCTCATCAACGGTCTTGGTCTTGGTGTTGCCCTGTCGGAAATCCTCAAAAGCTCCGTTGTGAAGCGTGTCGATGTTGTTGAAATCTCCGAGGACGTCATCAAGCTGGTTGCGCCGACCTTCCAATCCGACAAGCGGGTCAATATCATCCATGCGGACGCGTTCGAGTATAAGCCAGAAAGCGGCGTTCGGTATGGCGCGGTCTGGCACGATGTGTGGGACTATATCACTTGGGACAACCTCGAAGGGATGAAGAAGCTGCATCGCAAGTATGGGCGGCGGTGTGACTGGCAGGGTTCGTGGTGCCGTGGTTTGTGTGAACGCGGTCGTTGATTTGTGTTCCTGACAACAAGATTCAGAGAGGAGAAAACAGATGGAGATTACTCGCAGAAGCCAGTTGACGGATGAACCTGATAATCGTGACGATGATTGCAAGCACGAGTGGGTAGTTGAGCCTATTCGGGATGCAAACTTCGGCGTTACTTTCGGTAACATAAGAACGTGTTCTATTTGTGGCTTGCGCCAGCATGCTGACTCAACACAGGGGCGTTCTGGTGGTGACTGGGTCGTGATGAAGGACAAGGAAATCTGATTATGGAAATCATTCGCAAGAGTCCGTTTTCCGGTGTGATTCACGCGATGGACTTGGACGTGACACAGGAACAACTCGACCGATTCGATAATGGTCGTGGTGAGTTTGTTCAGGTTGTCTTTTCGCACCTGTCGCCGGGTGAGCGTGAGTTTATCAAAACCGGCATAACGCCTGAAGAGTGGGACGCGATGTTTGGCGACGAGGTGTAGTTATTTGTTGAAAGCTCAGAGTTTTTTCTCTCTTGTGCGATGGTTCTCCAAAGGAGAATTATCGTGAAACGATGCAATATCTGTATAGAAGAGGAATGTAAGGGCAAGCGTTGTTGCAACTGCGACACATGCGACAAGAAGGAACGTTGTGTCAAGGTGTTGCGTCCGACCATTCGTATTACCACGAAGTGCACGCAAGCGTGTACCCATTGCTGCTTCGAATGTTCCCCGAAGAAAAACGACATGATGACCGTCGATATGGCTCGTCAGATTGTAACGTTTTTCAAGTCGAATGATATTCGCATCATCTCAATCATGGGTGGCGAGGTTTGCTGCAATCCGGATTGGCGCGAAATCGTTTCGCTGCTTTTGGAAAACGTTGACTACTGCCGCTTGGTGACCAATAGCGACACCGTTGTGGAACGCGGCGCGGCGAAGTTTCTGTCGGGGTTCACCAACCTGAAAGTCTCCGTATCCAAGGACCGTTGGCACAATAACGAAAACGTGAAGAGGGCGGTTGCCGCCCTGCGTCGCCACAAGGTGCGGTTTGATGTTGCGACGCCAGAAAGAACCACGGAAGAGTCCATTGTTCCGGTTGGTCGTGGCGAGCTGTTCCATAGTATGTATTCAATGTTTTCCTGTCACTGCATGAATCCGGATTATCGTTACGCGTTTCTCATCGACGAGATTGGTCGGATTTACAAGTGCGGGTTCGGCTCGTGGAACTATGCCGAAGTGTCTGAATATGTCGATGGTGGTTTCGATGAGCGTTTCAAGGAGTTCAATCAGGCGTTTTTCAAGGCGTTTGTTCCGAGTTGCTCGTCGTGTATCCGGGCGTGGGAAAGAAGGAAGCCGAGATGAACATCGAATCACTTGGCGCGATGCCACTTTGTGAAATCGAAAAACAGATATCCGAAGGCGGCGTGTTGCTTATGATGGGTGGCGATGACGAGTTGTCTGTTGCGTCTGTCAATCAGCAGCACGGCGTTCGTGCCGCTGCCATTGCTGTTATTGCCTATTGGTTTGTGGACCAGTATGGTGACCGTCTTGCCCTGCAAGCGTCTGTTGACCTGTGGGAGAAAGCTGCAAAAAAGTCCAATATGAAGAAAGCGGCAGACAAGGTGGCTTTTTGTGCCCAAAGTCTGGACGAGTTGCTGGCGTGGGGTGGTTGTGCTGTGGAGGCTCCGTCTATAGAGTGTTCGGAGTCTCTTTCGCCGGACGAGCTGTTGTCTCTTGGGAACTTTTTGGCACTCGTTGCCTTGAAGCGTCACGTTTTCGAAGATTGCACCACCTCTCAAAACCTCGCGTTTTTGTTTTTGCCGGGGGTGTTGCAGGATATCCTGTCGGGATTCCAAAAGTCGAAAAAAGGAAAAAATCCCGTAGTTCGTCCAGAAAATCTTCCGTTTGACGATACTCCTTCATACAAAGGAGGAATCGACAATGATTCAGAACGGAACGGTTACAATTCAGAATGTCAAAACCGGCGAACATCGTACGTTTAAGATTGCCACGGTTCGTGAGGGCAATCTTGAGGGAAAGCGTATCGTGTCGCTGTTGACCGGTGCTGATAACGAGAACAGCTACTCGGGTTTCGCGTTTGTGTCGGACGACGGTGAGATTGTCAATGTCTGGCGCAAGAAGGTGTCGCCGACGTTCAGTTTCTATGCGTCGATGATGGTTCAGGCGTTCCGTTCCCTTGAATCCGTCTTTGATGCCGAGGTGGAGACGGTTTCGGCTGTGTTCGTCATGTCGGGTCGTGAGTATTCGGTCACGTTGGAAAAGCGTTGCCGTTGCTGCAACCGCAAACTGACGACCCCGGCGTCCCTGAAGGCAGGTTTTGGACCCGAGTGTGCAAAGCGTCTTGGTGTGGCGTGGTAAGGAGGGAATCATGGCTGGAACGTTCACGCCGGGCGAGTGGTTCGCAAAGCAGCGCAGGGTTGGCGAATATCTGTTCAACTGGCAGGTTGTCGTTCAAGGCGGGTATTTCAAGGAGAATGGCAAAAGAATCGCCGTGGCTGCCTTTGGTGGGTCCGACGCCGAAGCAAATGCTCGCCTGAGTGCCAAGTCGCCAGAGATGTATCGGCTGTTGCAGGACATTCGGCACCAGCTTGCGACGGACAGCGACTTGGAAGGGCTTGTTGGTGCGCCGAAGTATCAGGCGATTGTCGACCTTATTGATAAGCTCGACGAAGAAGTGAAAAAGCGGGACGGATAAAAAGATTTTTCCCTCCGATTTTTTCCCTGTCTGAACGATGTTCTTGTGTGAAACAACAACAAGGATAACGAAAGGGAGAACAGGACATGTCGAATTTTGTCGAGATAGCTGATTTCCTCGAAGTGAATCTGAAAGCCATGTGTGTCGAGCTTCGCGACATGCGTAAGACGGGCACCCTCAAAAACGAAGGATTGGTCATGCAACTGGCGCACATGTGTCAAAGCGACGAGATGAACGCTGACGATGCCATCTGGTGTGTCACATCGCTTGTTCGGGAGCTGGCGGTGGATTTCGTCGTCAATAACGCAAAAACCTGAAGGAGAATACCGATGAAGCGCATGGACCACAGAGCATATCCGCTTTCGCTGCGCAAGAAGTCCGTGGAGCAGCTTCGGTTCATTATCAAGGACGCGGGCGATGCGATGCGGGCTATGCCGGATGGTGAGAACGCCGATTACTATGCCGACGAAGTCAACTATGCGAGTATGGAGCTGCGTCTGCGAGGTGTCCGGTGAGTATGGTAGATTTCCTCATGCAGAACGTCGAGGGTTGTCGTAGGCTCGACCTCTGTCATAAGGCATGTTTGTGGTGCTGATTTTGTTTTGAAAAACGGCATGCCATTCAGGTTTGAAAGCCTTCCGGTTCACGTCGCCCGTGGTGAGCCGCGTCAGTGTTTTTATAACGCCTTTGTGGCGATGATGGACAATGACGGTTTAACCTACTGTGAAGGCTTCGCGTGTGGTGATAGTGAGTTCGCCCACCTGCATGCGTGGTGTATTGATGAGGATGGTGTTGTGGTTGACCCAACTTGGGAGTCCGGAGTGGAATACGTTGGTGTTCCATTCTCGTCGTCCTTTGTCCTGAAGAGTGTTTTGAAGTCTGGTTGCAGTCTCATTGATGATTGGAAGAAGAAATGGCCGCTGCTTTCCGGTGCCGTGTCGGTAGAATCAGTGATAAGTTGTGATTGGTTTGAATTGTGGGAAAAACGTCCAGTTTTGTGTTAAACCCCCGATGTTATGTAAAGGAGGGGTATGATGGAAATACATAACCGTCGTGAGCTTGCCGATAAGGTGTTGGCGTGTCTGCTTGATGCTTTGAAAAACATTAACGCCGACAAGGACGCGAGTGCTTCTGTTGGCTCGTATCAGAATGGTCGTGAGCAGGGTCACTCCCTGTTTGTCACCAACTATAGTGGGACAAAGTTCAAGTCTTTGTGGGTCGGTTTTGCGGAGCATCGTATTTCGGACGACATTGTTGTGTATTTCGACGACAACGACCCGATGCAGTCCATTACCAATTCCATGTATGATAACTCATACCACTTCGGTTGCGATGAGGTTGATGGTGCTGTGAATTTTATCGTATCCATTGTTGACCGTGTTGTCGTGCAGGGTGGCAAGAAAAAGACTCACAAGAAGAAAGACAACAACGCATGAGAAACGAGTTTCCAGAAAACACGGAAGAGCAAAACCGTATTCCCCGTGAGATGGTTGCCCTTGCCGAAGCTATTGCGAGAAAAGTCCATAATGGTCAGTTTCGTCGCTGTGGTTTGCCGTATATTGTTCACCCGGAGGATGTTGTTCGTCGGCTGCGGGAAACATACCCGGAAGATTTTTCCGTTCACTCTGTTGGTTGGTTGCATGATGTTCTTGAGGACTCTGACATGCACCCGCAAGACCTGATTCGTGAAGGAATAACATGGGATGCCACATATGCCGTTTCCGTGATGACCAAGCACAAAGGGGAGAGGTACGAGGAATATCTCATTCGGGTCAAAGAAAACGATTTGGCGCGGCGCGTGAAGATTGCCGATATCCGTTCCAATCTTTCTGATGCACCAAAACCGGAAACAGCGGTAAAATATGAAAAGGCTTTGAAGTTTCTTGAAGGGTAATTTTTTGATAAAGTTGGCGAGTTTTCCACGCCTGTCACGATGGTTTGTTGTTCGGCGATGGTGCCGACCTTACATGGGGAATCCAAATGAAGATTGATGCTTCTGAAATGTCGGTTGATGAGCTTTCCGATGCAATCCTGCACCACAATGACCTGTATACTGCCGGGACGCCCGAGATTTCGGATGCAGAGTTTGATTCGCTCGTCGCAGCGTTGCGCAAGTTGGAACCCGACCACGCCACGCTGGCGGAAGTTGGCGCGGATGTGTCGTATGGCAAGAAGGTGACCCACACCGAGGTGATGGGTTCTCTGGATAAGGTTTTTTCAGCGAAAGAAATCGCCGACCGATTTTCGAAGCTTGGGGTTAAGCTCATCGTTGCGACGCCGAAGATTGACGGTCTCGCAGTCGAACTGCATTACAAGACGGGGAAGTTGGTTCAGGCGGCGACCCGTGGCAACGGCATGGTTGGTCAGGATGTGACTGACAACGTTGCGTATATCGGGTCGATTCCCGCAGAGCTGGATTGTAGGGTGTCCTGTCGCCTTCGTGGTGAGATTTACATGAAGCGGTCAACGTTCAAGTTCCTCCGTGACTCCAGCGGTCGTGTTTTCGCGAACCCGCGCAATGCGGCGGCGGGCAGCCTGAACCAGAAGGATGCGGCTGAAACAGGAAAGCGTCAGCTTGATTTTCTGTGCTATGACGCCCGTGATATTTCCGCTAGTTGCTGCGCGTCCGAGACCGAACGTCGTGCGTGGTTGGGGACGTCTTTCCCGAAGGTCGAGTTCGTCGATATGAGTGAGACGATTGATGTGTCCGACATCAAGGCTATCGAAGCGGTCATCAAGACTTGGGCTGACGCACGTTCGTCCCTCGATTACGAAATCGACGGCATCGTGTTCTCTGCGGTTTCCCTTTCCGAGCAGGATGTTGCCGGTATGCACGGCAAATGCCCGTGGGGAAAGGTTGCGTTCAAGTTCCCAGCCGAGCAGGTTGAAACGGTTGTTGAGGGTATCGACCGTCAGATTGGTCGTCTTGGCAAGGCGACGCCTGTGGCGCGTCTGAAGCCAGTGGCACTTGCCGGTTCCACCATTTCGAATATCTCGTTGCACAACGAGGCGTACGTTCGCGAATACGGCATCACCATCGGTAGCAAGGTGATGATTGAAAAAGCCGGTGATATCATCCCGCAGGTTGTCCGCGTGACCGAGAACAACATGAGCGGCGGGATTGGTGACACAGAGAGGTGTGTGTCCTGCGGTGGCGATCTGGTGATGGACGAACGCGGTGTTGCCCTGTGGTGCAAGAACCCCGGTTGCCCGGCGCAGCAGGTTGAAAAGTTCGTCCACTATTTCGAGTCCTTCGAAATCAAGGGTGTCGGCGGTTCGATGATTGAAACGATGTGTTCCGCAGGTGTCGTGAAGTCGCTTGCCGACATCTATACACTGACCCCTGAAAAACTTGTCGCGATTGGGTTCGGGAAGAAGCAATCGGCGAACGTGGTTGCCGCAATCAATGGGCGGCGCAAGGTGTCGCTGGCGGTTCTGCTCGACTCCCTTGGGGTAGATGGACTTGGGACGTCGACCTCGAAGGCTGTGGCGGCGAAGTTTAAGACGATTGAGGCGGTTCTTGGTCTGGATGAGGCGTCCCTGATTGCCGCCGGTCTGCCGGGGGTTGCCGGTAAGACGGCGACGAAGATTGTGACGGGTTTGGCTGCCGCAGAAAAGACGATTGACGAAGTCCTGATGTATGTCGAGGTTGAGGATGTGCGGGAAATCGTCGGGAAGCTGTCGGGGATGTCCTTCTGTCTGACTGGTGCTATGCCGTCCGGTCGCAAGCGTTCGGACATCGAGAAGGAAATTGACGCCGAAGGTGGCGAAGTGAAGGGTTCTGTTGGTAAGGGGCTGACCTATCTTATTCAGGCTGACCCCGAGTCCACGTCGTCGAAGTCCGAGAAGGCGAAGTCGCTTGGGACGAAGATTATCAGCGAAGAAGAGTTGATGGCGATGATTAAGGGGTAGTGATGTCGCGAAATTATAATATGTATGTTGTGGTTCGCGGGTTCCGGAAGGAACGTATGCCGCAAATCGAAGAGGCGCTGTTGTCGGAGTGGGAGTTTGACGAAGATTGGATTGTGGATGAGAGCGATGCTTCTCGGTTGTCCATATCCGGTGGCGGTGATGGGTGTCTGTGTGGTGGCGAATCGGAAGAAGAGTTTGCCGATAGTCTTGCGATGGCTGTAATGAAGGCGAACGGCGGAGCGTGTGAGGTTGGGGTTCGTGCGACATATTTGGAAGAGTTGCCGTTTGAGCGTTACATACGTGACGCTGATTGGTTTGAGGAAAACGTCCGTTCCTGCTTGGAGGTTGAGGGTTAAAATGTCGAAGATTGAACTTCAAGATACCACGAAGGATGTCGTCATGAAGATGACCGAGGGGAATCCCGGCGCACTTCAGGTGATTATGGGTATCATTGAGTATGGTGGCAAGATTGACCCCGATGATGCGTTTGGTGGTTTTGGTTCCCTATTGCACCTCGACAACATCGGCGTGTATGGCTCGAAAATCTGGATGCTGTTCAAATACATTTGTGGGTGCAACCTTTCCCACACCATCGCCATGATTCGCGCAGTACAGCTTGGCATTCTGCCGGAGAAGGAATTGCTGGATGCCCTGAGTCGCCCGTATGCAAACGGAATCTTTGATGTTCCGTCGTATGTCGCGAAGGTAAAGGAACGTCTGAAGGCGTTCCGTGATGTTGGCGATGTTGCGGAATTGGTGTAGTCTTGTAGGATCGTTGTGGGTCACACTTGATGCTTGAAGGAGAGGAATCGTGTCGCATTTCACCGTAATGGTTGTTACAGATGAGCAGCCGACCAAAGAAATCCTCCACCGGATTCTGTTGCCGTGGCACGAATACGAATGCACAGGGTATGAGGACTTTGTCGAGTTCGTTCCCGCCGAGGAGTCCTTGGAGGAAATGCAAAAGAATTACGCCGAAAACGGACGCGAATCAACGTTTGAAGCGTTCGTCGGTGATTATTATGGATACCACAAAAACGAAGAGGGTGTTTTGGGTCGCAAGACGAATCCGAATGCGCGTTGGGATTGGTGGACTGTTGGCGGACGTTGGTCGAATTCCTTGATGAACAAAGAAGGTGTGTCCGGCGACTCGTTCAGGTTCGGTGATGTTGATTTTGATGGCATTCGGCGCAAGCGTGTTGAAAACGCCAACAGAGACTACGATGAAGCGTTCAAAAAGTATCCGGAAGACGCCACCGCACGTTATTTCAACTTTGGTATCGAAGCTGGTGAAACGAAAGAGAAGTATGTGGCGCGTTTCGATGTCGCGTTTTCCGCTTTCGGCGTCGTGTTGGACGGCGAATGGATTGAGCGTGGGAAGATGGGGTGGTGGGCGTGTGTGTCCGACGAAAAGTCGACGGATGATTGGTCGAAGACGTGCGAAGTTGTTATGTCGAAGATTCGCCCCGACCAGTGGGTTACGATTGTTGATTGTCATATCTGAAAGGTTTTCTCATGGGTGATTTTCTTGATGCGGCAAAAAAGACACGTGAATATCTCGACTACCTTGAGACGCATTATCGTTGTGTTCAGGAAGCCGTTGATATTGTGTCTCAGTCAATGCTTCTGTCGGTAAACAGCTCGCTGTTGCAGCTTTTGCGCAAAGAGGTCGAACAGCATGACATGAGTAAGTTTTCCGAAGCCGAATTTGTTCAGTATCGTCGGAAGTTTTTCCCGACAGATGCCGATAAGCTGGTGCCCGAAGAGGTGAAGTCCGGGTTTGATTCCGCGTGGGAACACCACAAGGAGAACAATCCGCACCACTTCGAGCGCCGGATGTTCGAAACGAACGGCGTTATGGGTGAGGTTAACGGTATGCACATGATTTGTGATTGGGTCGCCATGTCGCTTGCGAAAGGCGAAAAGTCGCCGAGGAAGTATTTCGAGTCAAAGCGTGAGGAGATGAAGCTTCCCCAGTGGCTTGAGGCGTGTGTATATACCGTTTGTAATTACATGGAGAGCTAGGCTTCAATCCGTATTTGTGTTGTAAGGGGGTGCGCTATGAAGATTCTTGTTACAAGTGGCGGAACGAGGATTCCGATTGACCGGGTCCGGCATATCGCAAACATGTCGCAGGGGACGTTTGGTGCTGAAATTGCGAAAGAGTTTCTCCTACATGGTCACAATGTTGAATTTCTTCGTGCCGAACGGTCGAAGTCGCCGTTTCAGTTGACGCTTGATTTCAACAAGAGTTCGGCTGTGGAAGCCGTGCGTGATTTTGCCGATATGGCTTCTTTTTCCAGTGGGAGTCTTGCAAAATATCACGAAACCACGTATAAAACGTTTGACGATTATGCCCGTGAGCTGAAGGCGTTGGTGTGCCCCGAATACCCGGCAGAAAAGCCAGACGTTGTTTTTCTTGCCGCAGCCGTGTCTGATTATGGAACGAAGCCGCTGAAAGGCAAGGTGCGTTCCAGTGCGGCTGATATGTCCATCCACCTTCATAAGCTGCCGAAGCTTATCCGGATGGTGAAGCGGTGGAATCCGGAAGTGTTTCTTGTTGGGTTCAAATTGTTGGTCGATTCGACTCCCGACGAACTGGAGATGGCTGCCAGAAAGACCATGAAGGCGAACAAGTGCGATATGGTTATCGCTAATGACCTTCGTGACATTCAAAACAACGACCACACCCTGAGGGTTTTTGTTCCCGGCAGCGATGTTGTTGTGATGAGGAAGTCCGAAGGTTCGTTGGCGTCTCGCGTTGCGAGTATGTCCGTCTCGCGTTGTAAGGAGATGTGGCATCCTAAACAAAAAAGGAAATCAAAGTGAAGATTCTGCTTGGGGTAACTGGTTCCGTTGCGGCCACCCTTACACCGAAGATGGTGAAAGCCCTTTCTGCAATTGGTGAAGTCGCTGTCGTCTGTACTGAAAACTCGAAATACTTCTTCAACCCGTCAGAGCTTGGTGTCCCGGTTTATTCCGACCGTGACGAGTGGTATGACGCGAATGGAGAAAAGATTTGGAAGAAAAAGGGTGACCCGGTTCGTCATATCGACCTTCGGAAAGAATATGGGGTGTTGGTTGTTGCACCTCTGTCCGCCAATACTGCCGCGAAGTTTGCCAACGGTATTGCCGACAACCTATTGACAAGTCTTTTCCTTGCGTGGGACAACGTGAAGACACGTGTTGCGGCACCCTCCATGAACACCTTGATGTTCGAAAACCCGAAAACAAGGTTGAATCTTATGAGCGTCGGACAATATGCGATCATTGTTCCACCAATATCGAAAGTGTTGGCGTGCAACGAAGAGGGTGTTGGTGCGATGGCACTCATCGACGACATTGTTGCTCGGGTGAAGACCGTTACGAGGTGGGTGTTTCCACTCGAAGATGTTTGTCCGGGCATTCCTGTTGGCGTGCATCCGGGTGCCTTTGGGGCGCAGCGTCGCCGTTCGTTCCACACGGGTGTTGACCTGTATTGCCCGGAAGGCTCGGTTGTGAGAGCGGTTGAGTCGGGTAGGGTTGTTGGTGTTGAACGTTTCACGGGTGAGTCTGTTGGTTCCCCGTGGTGGAACGAGACTGACGCCCTGTTGATTGAAGGTTCGTCCGGCGTTGTGTGTTATGGCGAAATCAAGGTGTCGGACGACATCTCCGTCGGTGATGTTGTTTTTGATGGGGGAAAAGTTGGACATGTTGTTCCGGTTGTCAAGGAAGGTCGGGAGCGTCCTGATGTTCCGGGGCATTCGCGTTCGATGCTTCACCTTGAGCTGTATTGCAACGGGCGTACAAGTGTGTCGTCCCATTGGGGTTTGGATTCTGAAAAACACGACTATATGTTGGACCCGACAAAGATGATTCTGGAATCGGAAAATTGCCCGCCGGTGAGTTTCGATATGCCGTCGTGGCCGGATGAAATCGCGAAGGTCCGTGAAAATGTGGGGTAGCAAGAACGAGAATTGTCTTGCCGGTATGGCCTGCCCGAGTTGTGGTTCGGAAGGTCCGTTTAGTATTGTCTCGACGTGTATTGCCGAGTGGACTGACGACGGGACGGAGGAAGCAAGCGATTTGGAGTTTGACGATGATTCACACTGTCGTTGTATGGCGTGTGATTTTTGTGAGGTGGTAGACAAGTTCAGGAAACCACAAATGCCCGGTGCGTTATTGGTTGTTTTGGCGGACAAAGAGGAGTTTGCCGATGTGGAAGGAAAACATCCGGAAGAACATTAAGGCTCTTGGTCATATGTATTTAAAGGGTGGAATCGTTCTGAATGTCGTTCGCCTTCGTCTTGGTGAGCGATATATTGTTTTTGGTCGTGAGGTTCGTTTTATCAAGGTCACCCCGAAAGGGTATAATTTCCTTGACGAGTCGACCAACTGTTGTGTGCTTCGTCGTCATGTGTACGAAACGAAGAAAAGTATCTCTCAGCGAGAAAATGGCTCGCACACCGATGGTACGGTAAAGGTTCGCGTCGCGAGCCTGATGCGTATATCGGAGTGTTGTGCGGGTTGATGTGGAGAAAAAGATGTCGATGTGTTGTCCCGGTGCTGCGTCTCCCGTTGTGGTTCCTGATACATCCAGTGAGACGCGTTTGTGTCCGCAGTATCATGTGATGCTTCACAACGACGACGTAAATGATATGTGGCACGTCTGTCGGAGTTTAATGAGCATTCTTAGTCACAATGAAGAGGATGCTATCGAGATAATGCTGAAGGCGCACAATGAAGGCGTTGCGGTGGCGAAAACGGAATCGAAGGAACATGCCGAGTTTCATCAGGAACAGCTTCAGGCTGTTTCCCTGACCGTTACTATTGAACCGGCAGAATAAAAATAATTTTTATCCTGTTTTCCTTTCCGGTTCGATTGGTATCATGATGTGATGCTTCCCCGTGTGTGGGGTCAACTAACAGTCCGAGTGTGGACAAAGGAGGAATGTGATGAAGTACGAAGCGGTGTGGGATATTGTTGTTGGTTTGTTTGACAGTCTCGACAGAAGCGTGAAAAGGGCGAAGGGGAAGCTGTTGGAAGGTCTGTTGATGGCGTACAATGACCTTTCCAACGACATTGACAGAGCGCGCCTTCTTATCGACATCGAGAAGAAATTCGGGGTGGAGTATTCATTCCTCCTTATGATGATGTCTGTCGGGTTCCCGGTCAAGTTCGTTCTTGAAGAGCAACGGGTAGTTGGTGTCCTCAAGAAGGCTTCGAGGTATGTCGTTAAGAAAGGCGTTTTGAAGCAGATTCTGGAACTCAACAGCGATTCGGATTGGCCGTCCGCAACGCTCGTCAAGGGTGTGTCGGTTCTCGAAGTGTTCTGGCTCGTGTACAAGTACAAGCTGGTTGTTCTCGGGGAAAACGACGTTTACGCCGACAAGACGTCTCGATGGCTGAAGGTCGTCCGCCTTTTGGGTGGCATTAACGGCGGCAACCACACCGGCGTCAACCTCGAACTTTGCAATCCGAAAATCGAAGAGCGCTCGAATTGTGGGTGCTCGAAGTCCGGACCCACGTTGGCGGTGACGATGGAGTGGCGCAATCACCCCACCCGTTCACACCCGTTCATTCCCTATGTCGACGTCATGAAGGCTGGTTTGGGTGCTCTGTGCGGTGACGACTCGCACGCTGTGGTTGTTGAATTTGTCGGCATCCTGAACGACCTGAAGCGCAAGAATCCGGAGTGTTCGGCGTTGTTCATGGCGATTGCAAAGGCTGTGAACAGCAAGAAGTAATTCATGGCGGTTGACAGTTCGTGTGTTTTTCATAAAAATCATTCCAAAGAAGGAATCATATCATGTCGCGTAGGTACAAAAAGACAAAAAAGTCCGCCTTGAAGATTGCAACAAAGTCCGTTGCCCCAAAGGTGCAGCCAGATATCAAGGATATGCTTGTCCGCACTCTGCGGAGGAACGGCGCAACGGAAGCAGAAATCGAAGCAATTTTTTCTCCGGAAAATGTTTTCGGTATGCTTCCGAAGCAGGAGATGATTGCCGCCAAAAACCTCTGTGTTGTGAACCCCGAACAGTTTTTCGACTTTTCCGACTCCGACAAGCAAAAGGTTCTCGAAAACACCAAGTCGGATGTCCCTGTGATTCACAGTGTCAGCGTTGTGAAGAGGAAACACATTTTCAAGGTACACAAGCAGATTTTCTTGGAAGATGATGGGCGCATGTATTCCCCCATCCATGCATGTCGGTACAGGGGCGTAGTCCACATTTCGAGTGGTCGCAATCGTCTGATTGGGTTTATCCTCACCGGCGTTGTCACCGCTGAGACGCTGGTTCCCGTCTTGGTTTACGATGTTGACAGTAAAGCCAAGATTAGCCGTTTGGTTGTGGAAGCCAACGACTGTCGTTCGTCTGGTACACAAGAACGGTCGGTCGCGAACGTGTCTTGGTATTGTGAGCGTAGTCGGAAAGAAAGGCCGGAAGAGTGCGAGGACGGAATAATTCCCATGTTTGGTCTTACGCCGTCAAAGTGGCTTAGATTGTCGGTCACTTCTCGGTTTTCAGCGATCTCGATGGATGCATGCAACCTTCCTCAAGTTACTTTTCCATTTCGCATAGACGATGGTTTCCAATATACGGCTAACCTCGTGAGCTTCAGGAATCTCAATCCTTCTGGTATAATCTTTTGTTCGTGGGTACTTAAACACAAGAGTCGTGCCGGAGAGGTGTTGGAGCGTTCTGCAATCCCGCAGTTTGTGACGTTTATTTCTGGTCTGTATGAAAAATCCAAGGCGCTTGGGAAAGAAACACAGTTCTTCGAACTCGTTCGTGCTGGAAATAACGAAGGACTCAAGATTATCAGCGCGATTGTGTCCAACTTGCTGTATGGTGAAGGTATCGAATACTCCGAGGTGGATTTTCAGGAGCGTGTGAATCCCATCGTCGACAACATCCTGACGCTTCTCGGTGATGGCTCCTGTACCTCCGGAGAGGTCATGCGTGCAAAACTCGCTCTGCTGTTGACGGATAATGTTGAGGCGGCGGAAAAACTGTTGCTCGACATCTTCATGCCGGAGACAGCTGCAAAAGCGTTGGCCGAAATGAAAAATGTCACAGTGAAAAAGGTTGCATAGCAAAACTTGTCCGTTTGCTGTGTATAATCAGGGGTTCGGGGATTGTCCTCGAATCCCTGTTTTTTTGGAGTGCCGTCGTGCTGAAATCCATTGAAATTGTAAACTTCGAAAGTCACGCCCACACCATTATGGAAGACTTTTCGCCGGGGTTCAACCTGATTCGTGGACCATCAAACTTCGGGAAAACGTCTATCATCCGCGCCTTGCGTTTGGTTTGCTTCAACGAGTTTAATCCGGAATCCGTTCGTATTGGAACCAAGTTTTGCGAGGTGACGCTGACCACTGACCGTGGCGTCGTGAAGGTTCGTCGTGGTGAGAAGGTCAACAAGTGGGAGGTCACCCCTAAAGGAGAACAGACCAAACACTTTGAGAAAATCGGTACAGAGCTGTTGCCGGATGTTATCGAGGTCACTGGGATGCAGCCGGTTTCGTTGGGCAACGTCGCGTTCAATGCCAACATTATGGACCAGCTCGAAGGTCATTTCCTCATTGACGAGTTGGATGGCAAAAGCGCGTCCGGTTCTATGCGTGCGCAGATTGTCGACGAGATTTCCGGGCTGTCGGGTATCGAGGGGTTGATTCGTGAGGTTTCACTGGATAACCTCCGCAACGGCAAGGACGTCAAGCGTCTGGAGGAAGAAGCGAAAGAGTTGGTTTCCGGGATGTACGATAAAGACTCCTTGGTTTCCGAAGAGGGGAAGCTTGATCAAGCCAGCAAGCTTCTCGCAATGTCCGAAGGGAAGCGGTCGCAAGCCAACGACATAGATGAGGCTGCCGTTGATATTGGGAAGGCGCAGAAATCCGTTCAGGGTGCCCGTGGCGCGTTGGACGCCCTGCCGGATATAGAGAAGGCGCTTAAGAGGCTCAAAAGTGCGGACAAGTCCGCCTCGGACTTTTCCTCGATGTCGTCGTTTCTGTCGGCACACGTTAAAACAGAAGCCACGGCAACAGGTGTCCGGTTTGAGCTGATGTCGATTCCTGACTCGGATGGTGCGAAGGACTTGCTTATCCGTTCCGGCGAGATGATTGGTGATGTTTCGGAAGCGGTAGAGGTGCTGTCGTCTATCGGGAAAACAACGTCTACGATAGATGGGCTAAAGAAAGAACTTGAAGGGATTCCTGACGTTGTTGCTGTTTCGAAGGTTGCGAAGCGGTTGGACGGGTTGGTTGTCGATTTGGGTGGTATGGTGGAAATGATGGCTGCCCTCGGCAAAGCACAATCATCGTCCTCGTTGGCGCGTTGCGAGTTGGAGATTGCGTCTGAACAATATGCTGCCGCCTGTACTGAGGTTGATGCCGTTTTAGCTGAAGTTTCAATTTGTCCGTTCTGTCAGAAGCCGATTGACGGTAAAGTTCATAAGCATGTGGAGCCTGTGGCAATTCAGGAACCTCCGGTTCGCCGGGCGCGAGTGAAAAAATCTTAGGGAGACGGTTATGGTTGGTCGATTGGTGAAGGTCAATGTGAACGGTGTTGGAATGGTGAGCGGCGTGCTGCTGCGTGACACCAAGGAGTTGATGATTATCCGTGGTGAAGACGGCATAGTAACCACGGTTGTCAAGAAGTGGGTGACGATGTTCCGGGTTGCAGATACCGAGCAGCGTCCGTGCATTTATGTTTATGGTGTTAAAGACGGTGATGGGAAGGATTCCGGCGTACGATTCTTCCGTGTGGGTGAACCGTCCGAAAACGATGGGAAGATTCTGCTTGGTGCCGTGTCTGTCAAAGGGAAGCCCTTCCTGCTGGGTGAAATCAGCGAGCTTTCCGAAGAAGAGCTGAAAAAATCATTGGATGGTACAATAACGGGTGATAACTGAGGGAGTGTGGCATGCCGAAAGTTTTTGACACAGAAGGCTTGATGGAGAGAATGCGTCAGGCCAGAGAGCGTGCGGATGAGCTGAGTGCAACCAAAAGTCGGTTGACCGGCGAGTTGGCGACCCATGAAAAGCGTTTGAAAGAGCTTGCGGATGACTGCGAGAGACGCTTTGGGGTGACGGTTGAAGAATTGCCGGACAAGGTTTCCGCCCTGTATGCGGAGGCCGAAAAATTGGTGTTGGATGCCGAAAATATTCTCGGTGAGGAGGAATGATGTCGAATTTGTTTGTTGGTCTTGACCTGTCGCTGACGTCGTCGGGTATGTGTTTGAAATCTGACGGGAAGGTTGTTGTCATCGAGTCGGTGAAGACGGTTCCGAATTACTTCACGTGTGACCTTGAGCGGTATGCGCATATCGTCGATAAGGTTCTTGCGTTCATCCCGGAAGATGTGGCGTTGGTTGTGGTCGAGGACTTCTTCACACCCACCAACTCCGCCCAAATCGGTTCGGCGATGAAGTTGATTGGTTTGGGTCATCTCGTTCGGATGCGCATGTACCAAAAGAAGATTCCGTTTGTCGTGCCCGCGCCGACCCAGTTGAAGAAGTTTGTGTCCGGGAAAGGCACCTGCCCGAAGGACATGATTTGCAAGGAAGTTTGGAAGAAGTGGGCCGTCGACACAAGTGATGATGACCAAGCGGATGCCGTGGTTGGTGCTAATCTTGCGGAAACGTTGGCGTGTAAGATGCGTGGCGGGGATGTGACTGAACTCCCGAAGTATCAATTGGAAGTCGTTTCGGCGGTTCTGCAAGACCGTCCGTTCTACAACCGCGAGAGCTTCAAGTAAACACCCAACGACCTGCAATATTTTTTATATCCGTCCCGTGGTATGGGACGGATTTTTTTTGGAGACAAAAATGTATAGATTGGTCGTTGCGAAAGAATTGGTTGCCATCTCCAAGACGTTGGTAGGTACAACTATTCGCGAGAAACTGAAACAGTATCCTGTGCGTTCGCGTGTGTGGCGGTTGACACGTGAGCATGGTCGGGATGTTTTTGTTGCGGAAGCCTCCGATTTTGGTTCGTCTGTCATTGTTGACCCGTGGGGTCGCAAAATCGACATGCGCCACATGAAGGAAGATATTGCCGCCGAGGATGAGATTGTTGGATGGAGTGGTCGCACCACGGTTGATGGTATTCCGGTTGACCTCTACATCATCAATGACTAAGGAGTAGCGATGAGTATTTGGGAACTCTACAAGTCCATTTTCAGCCTGAAGGCGGATGACTTTGTTTTGGAAGGCGTGAAGCGTTCCGGTGGCGGCGTAAACCGCTCGAAGGATAAGACCTATCGGTTTACGGTTGTCCTGTCTGCCCCTGCCCCGGTTCAGTCGTTGGAAATCAGCGAGTCGGTTCAGGTTGTCCTGATAAACCGTGCCCGGCGGTTGCTGAAGAAGTTGGCAGGTCCGGATTTGGTTGTGCCGGTTAAGTGGGAGGTTGCCACGAAAGACGGTGGGACGAAGAAGAAGACATTCAACTTCGCGGGCAGCATTACACCTCTAACTGTTCTCGGATTCGAGATTTATGACGGGAAGTTTTTTGTGAAAGCCGAAATGCACGGCGTGTTTTATTGATTATTTCCCGTCGTTTGCGTTTTCTGTCAGGATTTTGCGAAGTGGAAAAACGGGCGCAGTCGTCCGTTTTTTCATTTTGAAGTGGATGAGTCCGTCTCGAACCTCTGTTCCGGTAACCCAAGGGATTTGTCCGGCTGCCTCGCAGACCCGTGCGGCGAACCTGTGGGGGTTTGTGTCGTCGCTGCCAAGTTGTTGTGCCATCTTCTCGACTCCTATCGCGTAACGGCGGCGGTTCGGGAGAAAGCTGAGGAGCCAGCGCAGGAAAACCGTCAAAGATCCGCTTCCTTGTCCCTCCTTGTAGTGAATAAACCAAGGGTTTGTGATAAGTTGTTCGATGTATCCGGGTTGCAGGTGGTATTCTATTCCCGTTTGCCCGGCGTAGTGCCCGCTGACGATGGCGGCGTGTTCCAATGTTATGGCGGCGTTTTGGAGTCCTGCCTTGAGTGCGGTGCCGTTCTGTTTGTCGGCTATGCGAGCGAAGTCGCTGTATTCGATGGTCAGGATTCTATCCCGCATCCGCCCGCAAACGATATGGTTTCCGATGCAAAGCATGGTCTGAAAAGCCAGCAGTCCGATATGTCCGTGCTTTGCCCGGCGCGGGGCGAAACGTGGCAATGGCGTTCGTGGGGCGGCGAGCCAGAGGGTTCTATCAACGGTTGTCGTGTCGATGCTGAGCTGACGTCGTCCGGGATGGCTTGCAGCGTGGCATCGGTCGCAAAGGGTTGCCGCGCTGACAAGGTCGGATTGATGCCGGATAAGGACGTGGTTATAAGCCTCGTCCCAATCGCCGTAGAATTTGTGGTGGTCCGCGATGCTGTGATAAAGACTTTCGATATGGTGGAGGGTTACATTCTCTGTGCTTCCACAGCGAATACAGGCGGCTGCCCGGTTTCTGTCGACCCATTCCGAGTATATTTTGGATGCCCGGATGCGTCTGATAATTTCCTGCGCGTTGTTCTTCATGCCCAAATTATATTGTTTTCTTCGGAGATGTTGGTAAAAAAACCCGGAGTTGTTGGTAGATTGTCACTTTTTGCCCTATGTCTGACACGTTTTATAAAGCCATGTACTGTCTGGGTTTATGCGGTCGTTTTTGCCCGTTTGGCTCTTCGTTTCTTCCGGATAATAACTATAATAGAGTATGATTGTCCACCCTCTTTGGATACCCGGAATGCTCTTGGGGGTGCCTTATTGGGTTGTTGTTAATTATTCTTTTATTAGTTGCCAAAGTAAGAGGTTAATATCTGAAAGGAGTAGGAAAATGTCGTCAAGTCGGATTGCGAAGGAACTGTGTGTGATTGCCCGTGAGTTGGTTGGTGCGTCTGATATTGAGACGAAGGCGAAGGGTATTGCGGACAAGATCAATCGTTCGTCGAAAGTTCTTGAGGTGAAGTATGAGGTTGAGGAGAAGCGTCCGGGTACGGTGGTGGTCTATTTTCGTGTGGAGTTGAAAGCGGACCCGTATGTGAATCCCGAGGGTGGTGTTTCTGTGTCGAACAAGTTCCGCAACGAGATGGAAGCTGCGTGCAAGAATGCGTTCGGTGAGGAGATTGACTGGAACAACACTGGAACGACTGGTTGGGTGTATATCCGCGAGCAGGCGTGAGGTTTATCCACAATGGGTCACAACTCGTCTGTAGCGCGTTCTTTGTTGCGTATAGCCCGTCTTATGCTCTCGGGTAAAGAAAAGCCGTCCACGGCGTTTGAGGCGGCTTTTTGGGATGTTCGTGAGAAGCTTCGTGCGGTAAAGGATGAGTTATCGGGGCGTGCGCGTGCGGGTTTGGAGTCGCGTCTGGTGGGTGATTTGCGTGGGCGTGGGTATGAGGTGTTGGGTTGTGAGGTGAAGCTTGGGAAGTTTCGCGGGTCGTATTTTGTGACGTCGTGTCCGTTGCAGGTGCGAGGTGAGGCGAAGGGTTTGGAGGGGTATTTGGTTCAGACCTATAGTCCGAAGTTTCGGTTGAAGTCGTTTGAGGGTGGTATTTCCGTGTTTAACGTTCGGTGAGGGTAGTTTTATGGAAGCGATTTCGTTGACGCGTAAGGAACATGACAAGTTTATGCCGCTGGGTGACGCCGATGCGAAGGTGCTTCAGGGCATCAAGTCGAAGTGGAGTTTGGGCGGCGTGGTGTATATGCCGAGGAACGATAGGGAATTGGCGTTTTTGAAGCGTGTGTTCAAGAAAGCGATGGATAAGCAGAAGCTTGCTGGTGATTGCGAAGGGGCTTCTTGGCTTTGGCGGCAAGCTTGTTGGCAAGGAGTTTCGTTTGACGTGGGGGAACCTTGGGCTGGAGCTTCAAGAGCTTCATGCGCCGGGTTTGAAGCGGCTTCGTTTGTTTCATGCGAACGTGTGGGGTGGTGGGAATTTCCGTATCCTGAATGTTGAAAACTTCGTGGACAAGGTTGCGCCGGGCATGAGTTATGAGCAGGCGAAGATGTCCATCCAGAAGCAAATCGACGAGATGAAGGTGCTTGAGGTAAAGAAGTATGGCACCGACCCGAAGCATATGCAGTATGCGGTAAACACGAATGAGGAGATGCTGAGTGCGCTGAAGGTTGAGCCGGAGGGCATGGATGCCATTTCGGTGGAGGCGAAGGGGTTCACGATTGAGTCGAAGTGGGCGAGTTTCAAGGCGTATAGCCCTGAAAGTGACATGGGGACGTCTGGCGACCCGTCGTATGCGGTTATTGAATCGAAGAGCGCGGGTGCGGCGCGGAAGCTTTATAAGCTGCTGCGTCAGAATCCTGATGCTTTGAAGGGTGTTTCATGGGACGCGTTTTCGTCGTGGCTTGATCGGAACGGCGTGGCGTATGAGTATCACTTCAGCCAATGGCATTGAGAGGAGAGTTATCATGGGTGGTTCATATACTCCGGTTCAGGGGTGGTTTTCTTTTTGGGGCAAGGGTGTGTTCAATGTTGACTTCGTGAATGACCTGAACAGGGTGATGGTGAAGTCGAAGGAGTTGGGCGAAGATGTGTTTTTGAAGTTTGATATGGGGAACAAGACATCTGCCGGTATTTCGAATCGTGGTCGTGAGTTGAAGGGTGAGTATCCCGAGACGGTGATTTTGTGTACGTATCCCAAGGGTGTGACGGAAGCGGAGTTATTGAAGGTTGTGAAACCGGTGGCGCAGTCGCACAAGTTGAATGTGGAGTTTTTGGGGAAGACGAAGAAGAAGCCGGAGTTCCGTAAGGCGGGCGAGAGGGTTGCGTGGGAGCGTTGGGATGAGGCGTCTGTGTTGCAGATGTTGAAAGACGAGCCGAGGCGGATTGAGTATTACAACGAGTGGCTGTCCCGAGGCGACCCGATTGACGAGGATGATGGGTTGTTGGATTCCCTTGATTCGCTTTTGAAGAAAAAGAAGATTCGGGTGAATGGTCATCGTGTTGTGATTGCGTCCGGTTTGAACCGGAAGAAGGCTATTGACCTGATCAATTCGTTCAACAACGCCAAGTTCATTGATATCCGTACTGCCCCGAAGAAGGGTGCCGGTTCGATGTATGTGTTTAGGGCGTCGAAGTTTGCGGCGGATGGAATTTTGAAGGCATGGCGTCGTGCGTATCCGCAGAACGAGGTTGAGTTGAAGTATATGGGTCCGGTTGGTGGAGAGGTGTTGTTGTGGGGTATTTTCATCATTATGGAGCCTGTCAAGGCGTCTGTGCAGGACATTGTGGCTTCTTGCGTTCGTGAGGCTATGATGAACGTCTCCAAGGACGCTGAGATGGCTGAAGACATTCTGAAAGACCTGAAGCGGCTTCAGGGGTATTTGACGAAAGCTGTTGTCGAGTTGGAGAAGGTGAAGGGTGGTGGCGAGAGTCCGTTGAATTCCACCTCGCAGGTTGTTGCCATGCTTCGTGATGGCAAGCATTTCTCCAAAGCTGTTGAGTATTTCTTTGCGTGAGGGGGTGGGGAATGCCATACGATAGCGTGCAGGACGCTGTGAAGCGTCATCCGAATTTGGGGAAGTATAGTGCGAAGGCGCAGCGCGCTTTTGTGTCGGCGTTCAATAGTGCCTTTGAGTCGGGGAAGGACGAGGGTACTTGTTTTGCGATAGCGTATGCGGCGGCGAACAAGGTGGATGGGAAGACGTCAGCGGAGCATGAATGGTTTGATGACCGTTCGCAGCATGACATTCTGCACCAACTGGATGATGAGCCGTCGTGGGTTGAGGTGACGGAGCATAGAGACCCGTGGAAGTCGGTGAAGTGGGCGGCGGCGGTTGAGTTGGTTCGTGTGGCGAACATTTTGTCGTATGTGCAAGAGGGGAAATTCAAGGAGCGTCGTGAGGTTGAGTCGGCGGCGCGGTTGATGAAGCTGGTGATGCGCAAGATGGAGATGCCGGAGGCGGCGTCTGCCATGAATGACATTGGGGTTTTGGCGCATGGTCGTGGTGATGTGCGTGATTTGCCGGATATTGTTTTGAAGAACTTCAACGGGTTTCGTGGTTGGGGTGCGGGTGATTTTGCCGTGTTGTATTCGGAGTTGACGAAAGCCCGTGTGGTTCGTGAGATGGCGTTATCGGCGGCTGTTTCTGATGTTGTGAAGCGGATTAACGAGTCACCGCTTTCGCCGCAAGACAAGAGCGAGATGTTACGGCGTCCGGACAAGTTGAGTTTACCTGAGAGTGGTCGTTTATATCGCCGGGTGAATTTTGACCGTGAGGAGCAGATGTTCCCCGGTCGTCGTTGTCGTGTTGACTGGAAAAACCATGCGAAGTATCGTGCGGAGTTGCGTGGGATAGACCCGGACGAGATGTCGCATGAGGTTTGTGATTATATTCGTGAGCGTCATTTTGATAAGACGAATCCGAAAATTGAGCCGCCCAAACCGGACAATACCCGCGTAAAGGTTCCCGAAGGTGTTGCGGTGGTTGAGTATGATGCGAGGAAAGACCCGGTTCCGGTGGATGTGATTACCACGTGGGCGTCTGTTGGACGTATTGCTGCGAATTTGTCGGCAAGGTTAAAAAAGCTGATAGAGGATATCGTTGACGATTTTATTGATTTCAATCGGTCGAACGGTACTCGAAGACAGGCGTTGGATACGCTTAAGTCGATGATGATGCGTGGTTTATATGGTTTGGAGGCGAAAGAGGAGTATTTTCGAGGTATGCCTGATTTTCGTAGGGCGTTAGAATATACTCTTTTGCGTCGTCTGCGTTTGAATGAGGTTGTTGCTTCGTCTGGCGTGTCTGGTTTTGAGGGTTTGTTTCGTCATATATTGGATGATGAGGATTATGTCCAGACCTCTGATGTTGAAATAGACTACACGGTAGAGCCAGCGCAACATGGTGGCAGGTGGGACGAATCATATGGGGCGTATGTTGACGAGGTTAATATTGCCGGTATGGTTTGGTTGAAAATAAAGCTATCTCGGCTTGGTTTGTCTGTTGGTGATTTGTCTGAATCCGTTAGTGATTTGTTGTCCAGAAAAAAACGTTTTGAGTTTTCCGTGGAAAGTGATTTTGGTGATATCAATGTTGTCGGGGTGTTGGTTCGGGTAAAACCTTCAGGTTCGGATGTGCTGTTTGGTTTTGAAAAGCTTACGGTTGCGGATAAGAGTCTTAAACTGTTAAAAAAGAAGATTCAAAGATCGGAGGAAGAAAGATGATTGGGAATCGTGAATTATCCGCCGAACTGGTTTTGGTGGCGTCGTTGTTGGATGAAAAACAGTTTGGCTGCCGAACTGTTGTTGCGGCTGTGAAGGATATCCTTGGTACGTCTGATGATGGTCTCGTTGACCGTGTTGCATCGTCGGTTCGTTGTGCCGCGCCTGATGAGAAGGCGCATGCGCTTGAGGGAATTCAGTATAACCTTCGGATGATGACGTCCTTTGCCAGCAATGGTGATGGTTTTAACGTGGAAGGTTTTATGAGGAGTCTGAACGCTCTTATGAAGGATGTCAAGGAATATCAGAGGGCTGAAAAGTCCGTATCCGTTGCGAGGGGTCCGGTGCAGGATGCGATTGAGGCGTATGGTGACATTCACAAGCTCAAGACGAGGAACCTGAGTTGGCGTGGTCAATTTGTCAGTTCGGCCGAGGTTCAAAAGGTGATGCAGGTGTCGGTGCCGGATGGATATAACGGTTTTAATGCGAAAAAGGTATCGGGTGCCGTTGCGAAGTTTTCGGCGTACAAGTGGGCGTTTGCCCGTGAGGGTAGTCCGGCGTTGTACTGCAAGGGCATCAAGACGAAAGACGAGGTTTTGAAGCTGTTTAGTGAGTTTGAAGATGTTGATGCCGACGAGCTTCATGTTATCTGGAAGGGGAAGTATTATTCCCGGTTATCGCGTAATAACATGAGTGAATTGCCTGAAGACCTGAGTGGTGCCCTGTGTCGGTTTTGGTGGGACTGAGTCAGATTTTGTTGCATGATTTGTTTTGAGGGTAATTTTTGTAAAGATTTAACAGCAAAACCTCAATGAGGTTTTGCTATTTTTTTTATTATCGTGAATGTATGGATAACTGTTTGGAGGAAAACATTATGTGGGATTTCATAATTTATCTTATTCGTCGTTTTTTTGGTTTGTGTGCAGGGGATGTTCAGGTTGCAACCTCATCTGTAAGTGTTACAGAGCAGACAACTTATGGAGATAATGCCATGACAAACAATCGTTATGCCCTTTTAGTTGGCATCAATAAGTACACGTCGATGCAAGGTGCGGATTTGAACGGTTGTGTGAATGATGTGAATGATATGTACTATCGCTTGACGAAACATTATGGATTCCCCGAGGACAACATTCGTGTTCTGTGTGATGCTCGTGCGACACAACAGAACATTTTGGAGCGTTTGGAATGGCTGGTATCGTCCGCGAAGCCGGGCGACCAGTTGGTTTTCCACTATAGTGGGCATGGTTCGTCGATTCGTTGCCGTGTTGACGACAAATTGGAAGACGAAGAGTGTCAGATTTTGTGTCCGACGGATATGGATTGGGATAACCCGTTGACTGATAAGATGTTGGCTCAGTTTTTCAAGCGCATCCCTGCGGGTGCGTTTTTGACGTTTATCTGTGATTCGTGCCACAGTGGGACTATGGATCGTGGTGCGTTCCCTATTGGGAATCCACATGAGACAAAAATTCGCTTTATGCCGCCGCCCTTTGATATTTCGGTTCGTTCGCGTTCGGTGTTGCCGGTGAATCGCGTTGGTTGGAAAGATCTGAATGGTCCAAAAAACGGGAACATTGCGTTTTTTGATACTCGGCATTTATTGTTGTCGGGTTGCCGTGATAATCAGACTTCTGCGGACGCGTTTATTGGTGGGCAATATAATGGCGCGATGACGGCGGCGTTAAAAAAGGCGTTGGATAGCAATTTGGATGCGGATTGGTTTACTGTTCACACTGAGATGCTTAAATATCTAACATCGGAAAAATTCACTCAGGTTCCGCAGTTGAGTGGTCCTGAAAAGGTGCTGAAACAGTCGGTTTTTCGTGGGCTGTGATTTTTTTTTTGATGCTTGTCGTTAAATGATACTGACGTGCATCGTTTTACATATGGACAGAGCTGGAGGAACGAAATGAGGAGGTGGCAGGCTAATCGTTCGTTTTTCATGTCGGACATCATCAACCACTTGAAGCCCGATTCTGATTTTGAAAAAATTGCCCGTGTAAAGCAGGGTGATTTTATTTATGAATCGGTGAACGCAGAACGTATTGTTGTAAACGGACGTTCGGTTTTGGGTGATTTTAGTACGGGTGGTTGGAAGGGGTATTGCACCTATATTGGTGATATTGCCGAGAATGAAATAGGCGATACAGGCACGGGTAGTGGGGGTGCTGATGGTGCTGCCGGATATCTTTATCAGTACACGGCACAAGCTCTTGAAAGCCCTTTTGATGCTGATTGGGCTGTAAATAGCAATGCCGCGATAAGTGCCGATGCTTCAAATGCTGGTATTGTTGTCAGGCTTTTTGGTGATTCTGCCGAAAGCGGAGCCGGAACCCAATCAGTTGTGGTTCCGGACAACGTAACAGATATGATTATCTCCCTGCATTGGCGGGCTGTAACGGCCCCCGGTGGTACGGTTGGTTGTGTTTGGAAACTGTATCATCGCAGCGAAAACAACACAGTAAGCGCATGGTCGAATCAGGTCTTGAATACGGCAAGCATCTCTAATGCCGAATGGAAATCAACAAGCCAAACAATCAGCCTTTCGACGCTTGGTATTACAGCGGGCGACAAGAGGCAATTTGAGATTACGAGAGTACCCACGGAAGCGGAAGACACTCTTGCGGGGAATGCGGCTTTGGAATCTATTGTTTTGGAGTTTGTCTAAAATGGCGGTGACAGGATCAATCGCTCTGAACTTTGGTCTGCAAGACCAATACAGGATTACGGATAGCATCACGCTGTGTTGTTGGGCAAACCTTTCATCGTCGTCAACATTTCCGTGCCTGATTTCAAGGGGAATCCTTAACGCTGGTGATAGTTATTGTCTTTACCAAAATAACAGCAACCAGTTGTGTTTTGGTTTTTGTTATGGTGCCGCAAGTGGCTCCAGATACATTATTGTATACACGCCAACCATACATGGTGTACTGCATCATTTCGCGGGTGTAAGGGACAGGGCGGCTGGAAAAATGTATATATATGTCGATGGAGTTCCAGTAGTCGACACCAACGTATCATCAACGCTGTATATCTATAACGGAACAGTACCATTGTATGTCGGAAATAATAGCAGACCCTTGTCTGGAATAATTTTCGATGCAAGGGTCTACAATAGGGCATTGTCGGCGGCTGAGATTGCCGGTATATGCGGGGCAAGAGGGTGTGATAATGTTTTAGATTCATCGCTTGTTTTGCGGACATGCATTAACAACGGATATGCTTGGAATAGTCTTACTGGACAAACTGTCTATGACCACAGTACATTCAAGAACCAAGCAGCAGGATCTGGATCAATGTCAGTAGCGGAAGACCCATATGGCACGGTAAAGTCTCCGTTGATTCTCTAACATCAGGAGGTAAAAAGATGTCAGTATATGCAAGTAATGACATTCCAGCCAAGACAAGCAAGGTCCAAAAAGACGGATTTGAACTTGTAACGGCTGTGGCGAACTGTAACCCAATGTATTGGGTGCGTGAAGGTGAGGTTATCCGGGAAATGACAGAGACGGAAAAACTGTCTGCTTATCCGGTAACCCAGCCGACAGATCAGGAAAATGCACTTTCCGAAATATCACAAAGGGATGATCTCGGTACTGACATCAGGATGCTGGAAGATGTTGTTGGTTGTCTTGTTTCCAAGGGTGTTATTACTCTTGAGGACTTGCCGGAAGCGGCACAGGTAAGGATTTTGGCTCGTCAATCAATCAGGACACGAATCAGGGGTGAATAAATATCTTTAGAAAAGAAACAACAAAATGAGAAAATTGCAGGCACGTATCTGAGCAACATTCGAATTGTCAATCGTGTGTTGGATGTTTCAATAGCATTTTCTCCGATTCGTTGAGGGGTTTTTATGTTTTGGCCGAAATGTATGACGTATGGCAACTGGGGTGGTCCGGGTTGGTGTGGTGGTCGGTATTTGTCGTCTGAAGAAAGAATGAGGATGACGGAAGAAGAGTATGCGGAATTATGGACTGTTCCGGCGCAAGACGAGATAGATGCATGTTTCAAACGGCATGATTGGGAATATCAACACGGTTTTGATCGCGGTTTTGCCGATTTGAATTTGGTAAATAGTCTTGAATTGATAAATCCTGTTGGTTTGTGGTCAAACGTTTATTGGTATGCAGCTATTGTCGTTTTTAGTCTTACTGGTTGTATTCGCAGGATTCGTTCTATTTTTAATAAATAAATTATTTTATAATTGTTTTTCAGTTGTACGTTTGGAAAAGGAAAAAACGAAATGAGAAAATGGCAGGCTAATCGTTCGTTCTTTTTGTCGGATATCATCAACCACTTGAAGCCCGATTCTGATTTTGAAAAAATTGCCCGTGTAAAGCAAGGCGGCTTTATTTATGAGTCAGAGAACGCCGAACGCATCATTGTGAACGGTCGTTCGGTTTTGGGAAATTTTAGTTCTGGTGGTTGGAAAGGTTATTGTACGCTTGTTGGAACTATTTCTGAAAATGAAATAGGTGACACGGGAGGTGGAGGAGGTGGCGATGGAGCCACAGGAGCCACAGGAGCTACAGGGGCTACAGGCGACACAGGTGCTACAGGGGCTACAGGCGACACAGGTGAAACAGGTGCCACAGGAGCCACAGGTCCGCAGGGAGTCACAGGCGACACAGGTGACACAGGGGCTACTGGTGCCACAGGTGAAGTAGGTGAAACAGGTGCTACTGGTGCTACGGGTGCTACGGGACCGCAGGGTGTAGTGAGCGAGAAGTATAGCGAGGTTTTTTACGTTGCACGCTCCAGCACTCAAACTGTTGAAGATGGTTCGTTAACATATCCGTTCAAGACAATTCAGGGTGCTATTGACGCAGTTGGTGTTCCGGTTGATGCGGCGGACTATCAGCGTCGTATTCTCGTGGACGTTTTGGACAGTGGGACGTATACGGAGGATCTGACGATTCCGCATCGCGGTTTGACAATTCGCGGTGCTGGGGTGACTATTGTCGGGAATATATCCCGTGAAATCGACGACAATCTTGAATTTGGAGTGTCGTCCTCAATCTTTAGGGCGTATTTTGCGTTGATATCGTCGTTGCAGGCGTCGTCGCGTGATACTCACCGTGGAAGGTCGCAGGGCATTGTTGTTTCTGGAAACTATGCGGAAGCGTTGCGTTCTGGTGGTACTGGTAACACCACACATGATACTGTTTTCTATGGTGTTCGCCTCGAAGGAACGATTACACATGAAACTGGACTTGGCAACAATGTGTTTTATGCGAAGGATAGCAGGTTTGTTGGTATGGTTTCTGGTGCAATAAACTCTGCGATTTACATGCAGCGTGTTGTTGACTCCAAATTCGACGCCGCGATTGATGTTGGGATTGTAGTGAATGTATCGGGTAGTGAATTTTTAGGAAACATTACAGTTCAGAACCAGTTTGGTGCCAGTGAGTTTGGTGTTGTGAATACCAAGTTTTTGTCGGGGATTTCCGTTAATATTGTTCCTGCGGCACAAACAATACAGATGGATGCGATGTCGGCGTCATCGTGGGGAGGGGTGGTTCTTACTGGCAATACTCCTTCCATTGTTTTGTTGGATAAGTCGTATGCTGTTGATTTCGTTCCCGCTGTGCCCGGCAATTGGATTACGAATCCGACAACAGTCAAAGGGGCACTTGATGAACTTGCAATGGCTAGTTCGTATTCTGATCTGAGGTTGCATATCAATTCGACTACCGGAGATGACGCAACCGCCGATGGAACACCGAAGCGTCCTTTTAAGACGGTTGCTGCCGCTATTGCGTCCGTTCCTGTATGTGATTCGACCCCGGATGGTGTGTATCAGTGGAGTTCGGAAAAGATTATTCTCGACTTTGCTCCGGGTTTGTATACAGAGGACGGAATAGAGTATCTCCCGAATCAAATCAATCTTGACCTGCGTCGTTGCCGCATCATGTTTACGGGGACGGGGGTTCGTATCGCAAGCAATATCGTTTGGTCGTTCAATACTGATGTCGTGCCGTATGGTAACGACTTCATGGTTGGTCCGAACGGTATTCATCACAAGTATTGCGCTCCGTTGTGGAGGCAGCCGTTGATGCATCCGTCGCCGATGTTGGAGTTCAACGGTGATGGTGGTGGCATTGAGGGTGGCGCGACTTCTATCAATATGATTCTGTTCGGTCGTGTGAGTCTGAATTTTGAATCGAACGCGGTGAATTGGCAGGTACGTGTTGGGAATTCGTATGTAATGTTCAATCACATCGAATCGCGTTATGGTTTCCGTGGGACGTCGTCTACGAGTAACGGTACTTCCGCTGTTATTATTGAGGTAAATGATTCCGCGATGGATGTTCCGTCTGCGTCTAATTCTGCCGGTACGAGCATAGATATTGGTGGTGTTCGTATTAGTGGAGACGGAACGACAGCCACGGTGACACATGTTGGTCATGGTTATATTTCTGGTCAGAAAGTAACCCTGACGGCTCAGGCTGCGGCTTCCTGTTCTGTTGCCGGTAACGGTACTACGGCGACAGTGACTCAGACCAATCATGGTTATGTGACCGGGCAGAGCGTCACGATTTCCGGAACGACCAATTATAACGGGACGTATGTGGTGACGTATCTTGCAGCGAACACATATACGTTTGCCTCGACGGGAACAACGACAGAGTCGGGGACGGCGACGCCGGGTTCGAGCTTTGTTGGAACGTATACCATTACTCCGACGAGTTTGGATTCGTATACGTTTGCGCACTCATCGACGGCGCAGCTTGAGACGTATCTTGTGACCCCGGAACTTCCGAACGTTGGTGGTATGCCCGGTGTGTCGTCGTTCTCTGTTAAGGCTCATAATAGCCAGTTGAAGTCTGTGTTTGGTCCGTATGCGAGTATTCTTGAAATCACTCGTTGCCGTATTCAAGGTGGGTTCGATAGGAATGCGGCGGGTTCGGCGACTGGTAATGTGACGTTTGTGAATTCGTCGTCTTACGTGGCTATCAGGTCGTGTGCGTTCGCCTCTTCAACATACAATGTTGGTAACGGTACAAGTTCTGTGTCGATTTATACTGACCTGTATGGAGCACGTCAACTTGCATCTAAGACATTGAATGCTGGAACTGGGTCTGTTTCTATTATCGCGCAGGATGTGTTCTCTTGTACGACCGCTGCGCGTCCAGCATATACTCTGTTTAATATCGGATATCCTATTTGGGATACTACATTGAATCGTCCGTTGTGGCGTGGCTCGTCTGGATGGGTTGACTCAATCGGACTTGTAGGTGCTACAGGTGCTACAGGTCCGGCAGGCACCGATGGCGAAACAGGTGCGACTGGACCTGCTGGTTTGGATGGTGCAACCGGAGCTACAGGTGCCCAAGGTATTCAGGGTGTAGAGGGTGGAATTGGGGCAACTGGTCCCACAGGTGTCCAAGGTGCTGCGGGTGACACGGGTGCCACAGGTGCTACAGGTCCGGTTGGAGCCACGGGTGCTGCCGCGAACGTCATGGTGTTCCGTGGAAATCTTGCCAGTGAATCTGATATGACAGACGCTGAGACAGCCGGACCTGCCAATGGTGACTTTTGGCATATTACTACGACGTTTACACACAATACCGTGACGTATGATGCTGGTGACGAAATTGTGTGGTCGTCGCTTTCGAGTTCGTGGGTGAAGGTTGGTTCTGATATTGGTGTTGTTGTTGGAGCGACAGGGGCTACTGGCCCTGTTGGGGTTAGTGGTGTTGATGGTGCAACTGGAGCAACTGGAGCTACAGGTCCACAGGGCATTCAGGGAGAAGTTGGTGAAACTGGCGCGACAGGTGTTCAGGGCGAAGTAGGTGCCACAGGTGCTCAAGGTATCCAAGGCGAAGTAGGTGCCACAGGTGCCACAGGTGCAACGGGTGAAACTGGTGAAACTGGAGCTACAGGTGAAGTTGGTGCTACTGGAGCGACTGGAGCCACAGGAGAAGTTGGTGAAACAGGTGCTACAGGCGAAGTAGGAGCCACAGGTCCAGAAGGTATTCAGGGCGAAATTGGTGCTACCGGGGCGACTGGAGCCACAGGAGAAGTTGGTGAAACTGGAGCAACGGGAGCCACGGGCGAAATTGGTGCCACGGGAGCCACAGGTGAGGTAGGTGCAACAGGTGCCACTGGTCCTGAAGGCGATGCTGGTGAAACGGGTGCAACAGGAGCCACAGGAGCGTCGGGAGCTACTGTGATTGATTTGGAATCCCTTGTGGTAAGTGACCACGGCACTCCAATCGTCGGCTCCGTCACTCCCGACGGCATTGACAGTAGTACCGTTCTCATGCTCCATTGCGACGGCAACGACGCCTCGACGACGTTCACGGATTCTAGCAAATATGAGCATACCATGACGGCAAACGGGAACGCGCAGATCGATACCGCGCAGAGCGTCTTTGGCGGCGCTTCCGCGTTGTTCGACGGGTCTGGAGACTATCTGAACTCGGCCTCCGGCTTGTCCGAGTTCTCTCTTGGCGACTCGGATTTCTGCCTCGATTTCCGCTTCCGTGTCACAACGGCCCCTTCGGTCATCTATGGGATGTTTACGCTGTATAACGGAAGTGAGGGCGAAGCAAACGCCGCGGCCCTGGTCTACATGGCCAGCTCCGGCGTTATCGGCGTTTGTGCCAGTAACGGCAGCTCGTGGCTCATCAACACTGCGACGCCCTCGGGATACGCGGATTCCGCATGGCACCACTTTGCCTGGGTTCGGAAAGGGACCGCCTCATTCATTTTCATCGACGGAGGGTTGCAGGTCACGACGACGGCCAGTGGCACGGTGTTCACACCGGCAACCTATTTCATGGATATAGGGCGGTACGGGCCGCAGGCTGGTTACAACTACAATGGATATCTCGACGAGATCCGCTTGAGCATCGGTTCCGCCCGTATCGACGACGCGAACGACCGGCTGCATATCTCCAGCGGCACGCCCGCCGACGGCTTCACCGCGCCGACGGCAGCCTATGGCACAAGCTCAGTCAAGCAGTTCGTCGTCGCGGACGATGACACGCCCATCCACACGCCCGGCCTTGTCTACGGTGACGTGGTGACGCTCACCGACGCATCGAGCATCGCCACCGATTGTGGAGTTTCCAATCGTTTTGAAGTCACACTTGCTGGAAGTAGGACACTGGCGAACCCGACGAATATGCATGCGGGCACGGAATACCTATGGATTATAAAGCAGGACGCCACCGGTTCGAGGACTTTGTCGTACGGAACGGCGTTCGATTGGGGTGAAGCTGGAGCGCCGACTCTTACTACGACAGCTGGATATGTAGATATGATTGTTGCTTACTGCACTGGTTCAAAACTCCGTGCCAGTATAATGAAGGGATTTTCGTCATGAAAACACCCTTGTCGATGATGATGCCTTTGAAATACGAGGAGCCGTTTGATCCGTTGCCCGGCACGCCGCAGCTCTTGATGCACTTGAATGGCAACCTCGTGGACGCCGTGGGCGGCACAACTCGTGACGATGCGGATGCAGCCTACGTGACGGGCAAGTTCAAGCAAGGTTTAGGAGGCTGTACCGGCGCGGTGCAGTTCGCGAACAGTGGCGACCGGAGCACGACGCTCATATCCGCCTCGGGCGTGACGTTCGCGTGCTGGTACTATCTCGCGACGGGCACGACGCCGGGGCAGTTCCTGAACATCTACAACAGCGATGCCTCGCATGGCATGTTCTTCAGCGTCTCGCATTCGAGCGGATACATCGGCCCGAGCGTCTCGCTGGGGGAGCCGAGCACAAACATCTACGCGAACTGGTCCGAGGACGATTTCAACTTCGACGCGTGGAATTACATCACGTTGTCGTTTACGTCGGCTGGTGGTGGTGCTGCTTACTACTCGCTCAATGGCGACGTGAAGGCGGCCACGGGCGCAACGGGGATCAGTGCTCTCACGTATACGGGGATCATGCGTTTACAAGCTGGTAGCGGTGTTGGAGTTGACGAGCTTGCCGTCGCGAACAATTGGTATATTTCTTCTAACTTCACCCCACCGTCGTTGCCTTGGGGGATTGGTTAAACTCCGTTAAACGGAAAATATTGATAGGAGAAAAAGAATGAGATTTCATTTGCTTGGTCTGGCGCATCTTCCAACCCATAAAAAGTTTTCCCAGTGTGCCTATACGAACAAGATAGTGCGGCTATCCAAGATGCTTCGTGCGAAGGGTCACACTGTTATTTTTTATGGTGTGGAAGGGTCCGAAGTAGAGTGTGATGAGTTTGTTCAGGTGCTGTCCGAGAAAGAACGTGTCGCGTGTTATGGCGAATATGACATGAAGAAGGAATTCTTCAAGCTGGATGGTGGAGACGCGGCATATACGACTTTTAATCTGAACACTATTGAAGAGATCAATAAACGCAAGGTTGAGAGGGACGTACTTTTGTGTTCGATGGGGTGTTGGCATCAACCCGTCGCAAAAGGTACTGGCGTTTTGGCAGTCGAGTCAGGCATTGGTTATGAAGGTGTTTTTTCTCATTTCAAGGTTTTCGAGTCATATGCATGGATGCATTGGATTTATGGGAAGCGCAACATCGTAAACGGTGTATGGTTTGATTCCGTCATTCCGAATTATTTTGATCTTGAGTCTTTCCCATTCCAAGAGAAAAAGGGTGATTATGCTCTTTTTGTTGGACGACTTGTGCATCGGAAAGGTATAGATGTGGCGGTTGAGGTAACGCGGCGCTTGGGAATGGAATTGATTGTCGCCGGTCAGGGTTCGTTGGTGAATCCACGGGAAAAACTTAACATAACGTCGTCCCATGTCAAACATGTTGGGTGTGTTGGTCCTGAAGAACGTGCGCAGTTGATGGGTGGTGCGCGGGTTTGCTTTGCCCCGACGTATTATATTGAGCCGTTTGGTGGCGTTGCTGTTGAGGCTCAATTGTGCGTTCTTCCAAAGACAAATCTAGGACTGTCAAATAAATATTTTGAGGACGCAAAAATAGGGGATTCTATAGAATCGGAGGTTGGAGTTGTAAAAGTTGTAGATACCATGAAGCGTGATTATTGCGGAGATGTATTTACAATTAAAGGATTGTCAATGTTGCCATTCACTGTAACTCGTGGACATCAAGTTAAAACAGCGAAGGTGGAAAGAACATATAATCCAGAATTTAGGAAACAGGGGAAAATGTGCTACGTTCGTTCTGTTAAAGATGTTGCATGGAAGAACGTGGAGGATGTAAGTGATGAAGATTATTTAGTTATTCCTAAGAGTTCTATTGAAATAAAAAAAGAAGGTTTTGTGTTAGAATCAAAGACATATACGCAAAAAGAAAAAAAATACAAAGATGTATTTTTACCTATCAATGAAGACACGATGAGGTTATTTGGTTATTATGTTGCAGAGGGTGGAAGCGCAGAAAATGCTGCCAAAATTTATTTTGGTTCTCATGAGCCAGATTTGGTGTCTGATGTTATTGACATCATTGAAAGATATACTCCATATAAAGTAACAGTTAAAGAACTTGGAAGTGTGTTTCATATTTCTTTTGGGGGGAATGTGATAGCGAGATTTTTAAGAGAAAACTTTGGAAAAATATCCACGGAAAAAATGATTCCAGATTGGATTTTATATGCGCCTTTAGACTTGTTGGAATCATTTTTAAGAGCTTATATTGATGGGGATGGCTGTTATACAGGAAGGGCTTTGTCAATTTCAACATCTTCTAAACTATTGGCTATGCAACTTCAAAAAGCATTTTTGAGGTTTGGAGTCTTGGTTTCAATAACGATAGATAATAGAGAAGGTGAAGTTAATATATGTGGAAGAACTTGTCATCAAAATGTTCGGTATCTTATTCGTTCAAAAACAAACAATCTTTTTAATAATATTGAAAAAGGAAACAGACTTTGTTCTCGCTTCTTAGAAGATGATAAGGCTTTTTATGTTCCTGTTTCTTCTATTATTAAAGATAGTTATTCTGGTGAGGTTTACAACGTAACAACCGAAGATAGTACATATTGCTTGGGAAATGTTTTGGTTCATAATTGCGGGACTCCGGTGTTGACGTCGGATTTTGGGGCGTTCACGGAGACGATTCAGCACGGGAAGACTGGCTTCCGTTGCCGCACGATTGAGGAGTTTGTTTGGGCTGCAAAGAACGCAGATAAACTGAAGCCAGAAGACTGCCGTGAGTGGGCAGCGGCGAATTATAGCATGGAACGTGTTTCGGATATGTATGAAGAATACTTTCACAGGATTGCCTCTTTATGGGGTGAGGGTTGGTATGCCGAAAATGAAGCGAGGATAGATTTGAACTGGCTTCGTAAGCACTACATAAATGATTAGCTCTCAAACGGGGAGGTGTGTCGTGGGGTTGTTGATGTTGGTTACCGTTCTGTATTTTTGTTATGTTTTTGTTGTTCTGAGGTAAATACAAATTCTTCTAAAATAATTTTATAAGCACCTAAGAGTGTGGGTGTGCCTTTGGATGTTCATGAAGGTACACCGTGGTTCTTTTTTTGGAAAAAGGAGGTGTGCTATGGCCGGAACGACTAAGGCTAACTGGCAGCAGTATTCGCGGTGGGGCTGGGTTATTGCTCGTACGATGAGGATTAACCAGCCGGATCAGGTGAGAAAGTCCTATGAATACAACATTGTTGGAGTTGATGGTGGGGCGTTTCTCATTGAGGGGAATCACACTCTTGAATTGATGTCTGGTGATACTTTCGTCGTGAAAGATTCGACTGGAAACGACGGAACGTATACTGTTGACGAATCTGCGAGTTACGACGAACCTACTAACCGCACAACAGTTCTTGCAACTGAAGAAGCGCCGGATGAAACCGTAGATGGCGTTCTGGAAGTATCCAATATGGAAGAGACTGTCGTTCGTCGCTTTGTTAAGTATATTTGGGACACGGCGACTCATACCGGTTCTCGCCCGTGGTTGGATTGGAAGTTCGTTGGTGATGGTACGCAGGGTGCCGGTTACAATCCGGGCGACAGCGCGAACGAACCCGTTCACGTTCTCGTGAAGTTGCTTCAGCACTCTGTTCGTGACCTGAAGAAAACCCCGTTGACCGAAGCGGAGCGTCCGCTTGTTGAAGCATTGTTTGCTGGAACGGGCAACCGTCGTTTTGGCGATATGGGGAATCTGGTCTAAAAGAAAAAAGTCGGCCGCATAGGGTGGTCGAAAAATATGAAGGAGATGTGTTATGGCGAATAAGAGTGAACCTGTTGTATCGAATGGAAAGGTTGAGAAGTGGGTGATCTGCCGGACCGTTCATCTTGGCATCACACGCGATTCGTTTTCTCCGGGAACTGTTATCGAGCATTATCCGGAAGAGATGTCCGTTGTCATCGAAGGGAAGCGTTACGACAGCGACAGGGATTTGCTGGCATTGAGGAAGCTTGAGGAGAAGACGGGTCAGCAGTGGATTGTTCCGTTTTCCGCAAAGGCTGTTGCCGAAGCCCGCAAGGTTCCCGGTGTATTGGCGAAGGATAAGCCGCCTATGCCGGGAGAGGGTCATGATAAGATGCCTGTCGTGAAATGTGACAGCGACGAATTGGGAGAAATTGACATCAGTGCAACCAAGCAGCGTCCGCACACGCAAAAGGACACCGGGAAGAAGATGGAAGTCATTCGTGGTGACGAGTCGGCAGAAGATAGGATTGCTCGTTTGCAGAATGAAATCCCGAAGATGCAGGTTGTTCGCGATGACTCCCTTGGTGATATTTCCGGTCCGAGTCTGAACATCGGTGGTGTAAAAACTCCGCCTCCCGGTAAAGAAGCTCAGATTCATGCTCCGAAAACTGTTACTTCGTCGGTTGACACTGAAGTTTTGCCGAGTGATGTCGAGGTTGCCAAGACGCCGTCTATTTCAAAAACAGAGCCAGTGAAGCGTGGTCCGGGTCGCCCGCGTAAGGCGAAGCAGGTTGTGGGGGGCAAAGATGGCTCTGTTTGACTATAAGTGTGAATCCTGCGGGGAAGTCCTTGAAAGGGACTTCCCTGTGGGTAAAGCTCCTCAAACTATTAAGTGCTCCTGTGGTGAGTCTGCCGGTCGTTTTTATGGGAGTGTGAGTTTTGTGCTAAAGGGCAGTGGTTGGCCATCGCAGACACATCGCCGGAAGGCGGAGGGTCTTGCGGCGAATGAAGCTGCCGGTCGTCGGATGCGCAAATCTCATTCGTCTCCTAAATTGATTGATCAGCGGTAGCCAAGGGGGTATCAGGAATGAACCCTATGTTTAACGCAGACGATCAGGAAGAAGTTGTTCTTTATAGAACATCGGATATTCATTTCGCGAGTTTTCTTGGCGCGTTGGATGTTCCGTTGGTTAACACCGAGAGGGAAGAATCCGGCGATGGACGCACGAAGGTAATGTTTGTGTTTCGGGTTCCGTCGAGTTCGCTGCGTCAGTTGAAGGCGCAGTATTTTGGTGGAACGGGTACGGTGAAGGTTCAGAAGTTTGTGCAGCAGTTGCGCAGCTTGAAATCTATGTGTTTTACGTAGGCTGTTGTCCTGTAAGGACAAAAGGCAATCGGTTCGCCGGATAGACTTCACTTGATGAGGTAAGAATATGCCCGTATTTCCCGGAACATTCATCAACACCGAGGCGGTTGGTATCGTGCGCTATGATAACATCATAGACAACCTACTTACGCCTCGTTTGATTGCGTTTCGTGAGGTCAAGGTATATGACGAGGTAAGCACCTTGTTATCGGATGGTTTGACTTGGCGTCAGACGTACGGCAACTGGAACTCGACGTTTCCCTTTACTTTTGTGAAAAATGGTGCCGAGGTTGTCACTCCTTTGGTTGTTGATTATGTTGCCGGGAGTTTTCAGTCCGGGTCGGTATCGGCGGGTGACAGTTTTCGCAGTTCGTATTGCTTTGATTATTTCCCTGCCCCGGTGTTAAAGGGATATCTCGATACTGTTGTTGATATTGTCAATACGGGCGCATATGGTCCTCCTACCGGTTATTCTATCGAAACGATGCCTCCTTGGTGGGATGGTGTTGTTGTAGACCTTGTTGTAGCCATGTGTATGGAACGGTTGATTACCGACTACACAATGTGGCGTGGTCGCTTGATTTTTGCAATTTCTGGCAATCAACTTGAGGATGGTGGAGGAGACATCGTTGGACAGCTTGAGACAATCAAGCGGAACGCTGAAGAGCGTGCGTACAAGACGATGGAAAATGAGAAATTCAAGAGTGGGAACTATTTGGCTCCTCCAACATCTATTTATTACAATGCGATTCGTGGTACGGGTCGTGGTGGAATGCATAGTTATGGAAGAACAAGGGGATGGCGTCCGAATCGTTGGATATAAATTTTATATCTGACGTTTGTTGAAAGGAAAAATCATGAATCGTGTTTTGATTGCGAAAGAAATAATGGCAATTGCCCGTATCCTTACGAGCACGGAGTTTGACTCTCAGGAGGCTATGAATAAATATTTGAGAGAGCACCCTGATGCCGACCGCTCAAAGCATTCTGTCAAGAAGCCTGCCGGTGGCGGTTCCGGGGGTTCGGGCGGCCCGGGCGGTAAGAAGGTGAAGCCGCACAAGTCTTTGGGAGAACTGCTTGGTCAGTGGCATTCCTCTGGGAGCGACCCTATTTATCAGGTGTCGTCCCATGCGTCGGGAGGTCACGAGGTTGACCATGATGTTGCAGTGAAAGCCCTGTCCCGTGTCAATCAGTTGTTGGAACGTGACGATGTGAAGAGTAACAAATCGGATGCCGCTCAGCTTGGAAAAGCAAAGAAGCTTTTGGAGCAGGCGGTTGGGAAATAGGTTTTATACGAACGGGAATCGTTATGGGTATTGATGTCGGACAAGAACTCAAAGAGATTCGGAACCTTATCGGTTCGGCCTGCATCATGGAGTCTGTGCGCCAAGAGGTTCGTGCGGCACTCCAAGATGGCAAAGCGATGATTCTTGACGGCGAACATGCCCAGTCGAGGGTTTCTGGTTCTTCGGGGTTTGATGTGGTTGTGATAGTATCGTCGATAAATGATGATGTGGTTGAATCTTTGGCTAGACGTTTACGTGCACGTATTCCAGATGCCGAAATCAAACGTATTGGTGTAGATGGCGTGCTTGGGGTTCGCGGTTCGCGTCGCGGTTCGAGGGGCACAAAATGAACAAAACTATGATTGCGTCTGAGATTCTGCGCTGTGCTAAGATGCTTGTTGGATGGGGGAAGCCGATGCCCCGGTCGTTCCATATTCCGAAAGACGCCCAGCCGACGAAAGATGTTGGTGGGACGGATTTGGAAATCTGGACGTACGAGGGTGTGAATCCACGCGGACCGTATTTCGGTGGGATTGCGTTTGCCGGTAAGGCGCAGAAGCCGTTGTGGCATTACACGTTCCAGTCCGAGGACAAGCGTAGCGACTACATCAAGAAGACGATTGACCAGCGGAAGATGATTATGGATGTCAAAAACAAAGAGCGCGAGGAGCGTCGTAACTTCAAGCACTCGCTGAATGTTGGCGATATCCTGTATGACACGTGGGGTTATGACCAGACGAACGTGGACTTCTATCAGGTTGTCGCCGTTGGTGAGAAGTCTGTCAAGATTCGTCCTATTTCCAGCAGGAATACGGATGATAGTCACGTTGTTCCGCTCCCGGATAAGTTTACAGGTCCGGCTGAACTAAAAGTTGTTGGTCGTGGCAATCATGTTCGTGTTCATTCGGGTGCGGCTGGTCCGTGGGAAGGTCGTCCCGTGTATGAGACTCCATTTGGCATGGGTCACTGATGAGTAGGGGATAGTGGATGCCGGATATTTCGAGCACGACAGGGAGGGAATTTTATAGTGGGTCATGGGAGGATATCCGTGACCTTTGTCGTGTTTTGAATATCGGAGAAGGTAAGCTTGCCACCATTACCCAGCAGACCGTAAACAAGTTTCAAGAGATGGTTGATAGAGAGATTGATGGCATTCTTGAGGATATGTATTGGGTTCCTCTTATTCAGATAAATCAGTATCAACCTGATGGAACCACAAAGTTGATCTTTCCCGGTTCGTTGAGACGTCTTGCGCGTTATTGGTCTGCCGGTTTGTTGTTGCAGGTTCAGTTTCAGGGTGTTGACCCGAACATAAACGAATCGGCGAGTGCGTTTATCGAGGATAGTCGAAAAGAGGTCTTCAAGCTTCGTCGCATGACGAATAGATTGCCCGGTCAGCGGTTTAAATCTGCCCACATGGGGCATACGATGCCGCCGACAATGATGCCGCCGGTTATCCCGGAACAAGATTGGTAAGGGGGGTTGTAATGGCACAGTTTGTTGACCCGAAGGCAGTTTTGAAGACTGATTTCACGGATATTCGTGCCTTGGAGCGTGCGGTTCGTCAGGCGTTGGCGGCTGAAGAGGAAGCTGTGTCGTTGTACGAGACGATTGCCGACTCCACAGATGTTGACATCGCAAAGAAGGTTTTGCAGGACATCGCCGACGAGGAGAAGGTCCACGCCGGAGAGCTGTATCGCCTGTTGGAAATTCTTACGGATGGTGAAGAGTCTGATTTCTTCCAAGAGGGTGTTGACGAGGTCGATGAGGGCAAAGTTGCGTCGATTGCCGGGCGTGTTGCGCACTCTATGATGCCGCGTTATCTCGGAGGAAAGGACAAATGAGGGGACGTCGGGCGATTCCGTGGCTTGTCAATGTCGACTGTTGTGGGCATCGGGTCAATTTTGACCAAGAGCTTGAGAAGTATGGTACGGGTGTTTTGAATCCGAAATACGAGAAGGCGCTGGAACGGTTTTTCAAGACCAAAGACAAGAAGGTAATGTTGCAAAAAGCACTTCGTGCTGATAGGGTTCCTGTGTGGTGCGAAAAATGTCGCACCATAGAAGTTGTGGATGTGGATTCTGGTGATTGTGTCAGTGGTTGTTCTATAAGGAGAGGTTCGATGTCGAATATTAACCAACGTGTCGCCGAAGAATTGATTGGTTTGGCGAAATTGTTGTTGTCTGATGGTGTTCAGGTTAGTCGTGGTCGTGGTCTTGGTCGTGGTATGCGTTGCGGGCCACAAAATGGTTTGGGTTTCCGTTCCGGTCCTCAGGATGGTTCTGGAAACAACCCAAACTGTCCTATTAACAAGGATTGAATATACTTATGCGGTTGTTATGTTTTGGGGAAAACCATCAGCAATATCAAAGGAGTAGTTTCATGTCTGACGTTAGGATGCGCATTGCGAAAGAGTTGTTGTTTGTAGCGAAAGAGCTTGCAGCGTTCTGGGATTTGAACATTGTTCCACCGACGCGTTCTGACATTGAGAAATCGAAGAGTGTTGTGAAGTCCGCCCTTCAGAAGAAGGGAATGCGTTGCGACAAGCTCGAATTCCAGCGGTATATGGTCTACCAAGAGAACAAAGATTGTTCCGGTCAGGAGTGTCAGCGGAACTCGAACAAGCACCTGTGTGTGTTTGGGTACAGCGATAAGAACGGTCAGTTCGGCGGCGGTGTTGCCGGTGGTCGTATTGGCGAGAACAATCAGCCGAAGCTGTATCAGGATTGGGGTATCGTTGGTGAGGGTGCGGATGGTGAGCGTCGTATTCGTGCGTTGATTGATGCGTATATCCGCAAGAAGACGACCCAGAGCGATGGGTACTCCGAGGTCAAGGTTGCGTCGGTTGCAGTGTCGGCTGACAACAAAGCTGACGTCGAATACAAAATGAAACAGCAAGCGATAAAGAAGTCGTTGGAGTTTCTTGAAAAAAAACTTCGTGAGCACGCCGCTCATCAGTCTAAAGGCTACACTGATTGGGGTTATGTTGGTGATTTGGAAAAGGTTCTTGGAAACCTTAACGAGATTAACAGGTTTTTGGGCTAAATGTACACGAATCCATCTAATCTGATAAAGACCCTGATTCGAATGCTGGAGTCAAACGCTGAGACAATCAATCGTGTGATTCAGGTTTATGAGCCGAATAAGGGTTTGACGGTTTTGGAGGGCATGCGCCGGACGCTTCCGGTGGATGCCTTTCCGTGTTTGGAGATTGAGCCTACTACAGGGGCGAACGAGTGGGCTGTCACGCGTGCCCAGCGTCCACGGTATAGCTTTCAGTGCACGCTGACGGTGAGGAATGATAACGAGTTGTTTGGTGTTGAGTACATTGCGACGATTGTGACAATTCTTACGGAGCTTATGACTGACCCGCAAAACCTCCAAATGCGTATATTGAACGAGTCCAAATGGGACCCGAATGCCGGTCTTGTTGCGACCTACATAATGGATAGTTTGGTTGAGAGCGTGACCTATAATGCCAACAAAGAAGGTACAATTCGAACGGCTGAGTTTGATTGGTTTGCGCTGATTCACGAGCCGTTCCCGGATAGCAAATTCAGGATTGGCGGCGGGGATGTTGAGATTGCCGGTAGTTTGGTGCAGCCGGTCGTTGTAAGGCCGTTTTCGTCCAACCCGTAGGGAATAGTTTTTTTATGAGTTTCCTTAGGGTAGTTCTTGCTTTTGTTTGAAAGTTGAGGCGTCTATGTCCTGCGAAGATAATCTTGCCCGAATAATCGCGGATTCAATGCGTGCGGCGGAAGCCGTTTATTCTGCCAACAAAGAGGCGAAGATTCATTTCATTGTTCGGGATGATGCCGAGGCGGGGCTTGATGTTGTTGATGATATGTTGATGGGTTTGTCCGCTTGGGAAGCCGATGTTCGGAGATTGAAAGATGCGGCGTGGTCGTGTGGCAAAAAAATGTCCTGAGTATATGCGTCTCAATATCCTGCAAGACCTGAAGGATACTGCGGCCCAATATGCCTATGTGCGTATGCACATGGAAAGGATGAAACACATCGACGCAGAGGTTAACCCGGAAAAGGCGCATGGTCACGCGATGGCTATTTTTGTCCGTTCTCAATATCTGTTGGAGTTGATTGTTGAGATGAAGCGGAAGTTAGTTGGGTTCAAAAACAAGGCGAAAACACAATGCCTCTGATTGAAAAAAGCGTGCTGTTGGGTATTGCGGATAGGGTTGCCGCCCAATATGAGATTCTGTTGGACGCGTTTGGTGCCGTTTCTCAGACCGGTGGTGGTTTGTATTACGAACGTGTCAATGCAACCGGCGATGTCGATGTTCAGTTGCCTCTATTGCAGCCATATTATACGGTTGATAGGGGTTTTGTTGTTAATCGCTGGATTCAGTTAGCTGGAAACCTCCCCATTGTTATTACTTCGATGGAAAACCACTTCAACAATATGGGTTCGGTTGGTGGGTGGGATGGATATTTTGCTACTCAATCATGTCGTGTAAGTGATTATTTTAACCAAGTTTACAAAGTTGCGAAAGCCACCCCGTTATTGGCGACGAATGTGTTTTGTGAGTCGTCCGTGTTGTTTGGAACTGCGGAGGTTGCGTCAGGCCCGGCTATAGACTTTGTGGATGGTGATGATTTTGGTCCGGGTATGAATCCGAACTTGCGTGCCGATGGTGGAAATTTTGCCGCGTCCCAGTTGCAGGTCGTTGCGGCGTCTGTTATTGGTGCGTCTGATTTGGACCTTACGGTGACAATGAAGAATTGGGCGGGTGACATTGTCGAGATGGATGTCACGATTCCAGCCGGTTCAGGTGTTGGTGTTTCTGTTGCCATCGGTGACTCCACAAACAGGTTCATGGATGTGGTTGGTATTGGGTTTAAGTCCGGTGGTTCGGCCGGGTCTGTTGGTGATAAGGTTGAGATTTATAACATCAAAGAGCGGGTTGTTGTGTTGTAGCCTCGTATGTTTTTTTAATCATTTGCGTTAGTTAGGAGCGAAAGAAATCCGTTTTTGACGAACACTTTCGGATGAAATAGGAGGGTATTTTACCATGTCTATGGGCTATATGGGTTTTATCAAGGTGTACCGAACGCTTGGTACGCCGTTCGCGGGGACGCCAGTTCCGCCGAGTGACCCCGTCTTGCTGTTGGCAACGGGTGGCTCGGTGAACCTGACGTTGGAGCCGCTGTATTCCAGTGCGGTTTGGGGTGCCGGGTGGTTTAATGCACCAGAGGCGGCGCACTATGCTGACGGTGCCTTGCGTTACGAAGGATCTGTAAGTGTTGAGTGGCAGGGTAACGCAAACCTGTGGGAAACAATTCGCCAGTGGGCTGTTTACAACCGTGCGTATGCCCGTTCGTGCGATATCTCGACAGACGGCAACCGTGTGTACCAGTATTGGGCGACCGGTGGTACACCTCAGGCGTTTGATAACCGTGGTGCGTTCTGCTCCTCTGTTTCGATGAGTACCTCTCCCAGTAGCTTGGTAACGGGTGATGTTGGTATTGTCGCTCTGACCCGTGTTGAGAACATCGCGGCAGGTAAGCCGTACATCGAACAGGATACGGGTGTGACGACGTGCGCGGAGTTAGCGGAGACGTATCCACTAAACCCGTCTGGTCGTAACACGGACCCGATTCCGTTCTGGCGGACAAATGCCCAGTTGCTCAAGGGCTTCACCTCGACGTATGAGCCGTTTACAGGCGGAACATCTATTCAGTCCGACCTGAGCGTTATGGATTGGTCGATTGAGCGTAACAACAACCACTATGTTATGTATACGTGTGGTGGTTCCCGTGAGGCAAAGGCTGTTCTGATGGGTGCGATCAATGCGACTGGTAATGTGACGCTGTTTCATCCGACAGGTGTTCTTGACCCGATCATTGGACCGAACCCACCCGGCACGGGTACTCCATCTTCTCCGTATTTGTATGCTCAGGATACGGTATTCCGTGTTGCGATTCAGGGCGTGCAGTCTGACGGTGTGACGCCGAACATGTATTATGTCGAGTTGCCCGCTGTTGTGGTTGAGACGGAAGACTTTGGTTTGAAGGGTCAGTCCGAGCCGACCACGCGTGCCTTCACTATGAAGGGTCTTGGTGGTCGCTGTACGACGTCTGGTGGTGTGCTGATGCCGCCGCACATCATGAGTGACCCGGACGTTGTTTACTAAAATCAACAGCATGGTTGGGTATGTAAATCCCAACCATGCTGTTTGTGATATCATGGAGTGTCGATGCTTGGTTATTTCGGTTCTGCTCAGATAGGTGGTACGACCTTCCTGTTTACCGGTGGCGGAATCAACCTTACGCGAAACCGGATGGATTCATCGGCTTCGTTTGGTGGTCAGACCGCGACGGCGGGTTCGGTTGGTCTTGGTGTTCCTCATCAATACGATTACCAGAGCTATGAAGGTTCGTTGGAGTTTGAGCTGGATGATGCTGGAACGTTGTTAGGGATGTTTCAAACGTGGATAACCCAGAGGAATCAGGCGAGAACTATTGTTATTCGACCGAATGGTTCGTCTACAAATTCGTTTAGTGGGTATTGGAACAGTATGTCTTTTTCCGGGTCGACAAGTTCGTTGGTGACCGGGTCTGTTGGGTTTGTTGCATTGACAGCCACGATGTCAGCGGGAGAGACGTACCCCACACCACCAGCAGCGGGTGGTATTGTAACGCCTGTTGTGTTTACACTGAAGCCTTTGGCGTATTGGCAAACAAAAGTTAATATTGGTGGTGATTTGGACTGTATTTCGTGGACGTTGAATTTTAATCAGGATGTGGTGAAGTTTTTCACCTGTCAGGGTCAAAGTTCGGCGCAGGCTCCGAAGTATGTTGCGGTTGGTCCGTTGAATGGTGATTTCCAATGTGAGGTCTTGTTGACGGCAGGTATTCCGACGGATACGGCGTCGCCTGTTTTGACCTTGGCTTCGCATTCGTTTACGTTTACTGACTCGGAATTGAACAACACGGGTCAATCGTTGAAATCGGGAAGTGACGTTTTGAGTTTCCCGATGCAGTATCAGTTGTATGGGTATACGTACGCCTGAGTGCTGTTTGTGGTTCATCGCGCATAGCGCGGCATTATTATATTCAAATACGATGAACCTAATTCGGCACAGCGGAACCCATTGAGTTGGGAGCTGTGCCGTTTGTTTGGAATGATGAGGGAAATAGAATGGTCAAGATAACGTCAGCGAAAGAGGAGCAGAAACAACCGGAAAACGGTGGCTCCGCGTTTAACACTGTGGGTGAGCGTGTTGACGAGCGTCTGTCCGGTCCGGGGAAATATGTAGTTACGAAGGAAAATATGTTTCGGGTTCGGTTTAATCTCTTGAATCGCAATGACCGGTGGGTGATTGTGAATCCGGGGACGGATGATTCCGAGGAGCATTGGGTTGAGTTTCGGATGTGGACGTTTAACGAGGAGGTCGAGTTGCGCAAGATGTCGACGCAGTTTGACCCGTTGAAGAAGATTCATATTATTGATAACGACCTTCTGAACCGTTTGAAAATTCAGCGTCTTCTGAAAGCGTGGTCGTTTGAAGAACAGAACCCGAAGCTGAAGTTGTTGCATGTGAATGGGGTATTGTCTGATGAGGGGTGGAAGGCGTTTATAAGCCTGTTTCCGAATATTGTTCGGTTTGTTTTGGAGTCGATGAATGCAGTCCTTGAATATGGTGAGTGAGGCTGCGGAAAGGGAATGGCGTGCCCTGTCCGGCTCCGAGCTTGTAACGATTAAGGTACAAGCCACAAAGCATGGTGATATATGTTTGCCGTGCGGTAATGGTGAGTTGGATGTATGGGCGAAGTTTGCTCGGATGTCGTGTGGTGATTATTGGGATTTGGAAAGTGAAGTGTCCGTGCGTGTTGAGCTTGGTGGCGGGCGAGACTTTACGACATATGTGGATATGTATGAATTGCGTCGTCAGTTTGTGCGCCGGTTTCTGAGGGAATGGAATCTTGATGTTCCCCTTGAGTTTGATAAGGAAACGGGGTGGTTGACAAAGGAGTGTTTTGACCGTGTTGGTGCGTTACCCGGGCCGTTGTTAATGTTTATGGCCACAAAATATGAGGAAGATGTTTTTCCGGGTGAGGCGGAGCAACTGGAGATTGACAAACAGTGTGCGTTGCTGTTTTCAGAGCGTTCTGTTGGTGTTGCGGAGCCGTGTGAGACGGTTGCACTATATTGTGTTACGACGAACTTTTGGGACAAATTCGGACTTAACAGACAGGATTTGAGAAATTTGTCGTATCGTGATTTTATCAGGCTTCGGTTGATGGTCCACCGAGAGAATTCAGCGTTGTCTGTTCGACACAGGTCGAAAGAGAAAAAGAATTCGTCGAAAACAAATCTTAGGTGATTTATGGCTGACATAAAGAAACTTGGGTTTGAAGGTGCGGTTCGAATCTCCTTGGATGGTGGTTCGGCGGCCCAGCTTTTGGCTACGTCGGGTGCGTTGCAGGGTGAGTCGTCGAAACCAACGTTTATTGGGGTGGATATGCCGCCACCTCCGTCGGACGGTACTGCCGGTGACAATCGCTCCAAGTTTGTGTACTCCGAAGGAACACTCGTTGTTACCGGTTCCGTGAGTTTTGATTGTACCGAGGAAGTGTTGCCTATTGTTGCCGCGTTGTGTACCGGGCGCGGACAAAGGTTTACGGTTGGTATTGCGGGTGGTGAGGTTGGTAGGAGATTGCAAAGATGTTACATGACCACGTTGACGTTGTCGGGTGCCACGAATGGTCTTGTAACAGCGTCGCTGTCGTTTGTTTCGGCGTCCGATTTGGAAGTTGGTGCTGGGTTTACCCCTGTTAAGCGCGACCCGTCGTCCTCGACGTATCAAGAGCCTCTGGCTTATTGGTATACGGGTGGACCTACTGCATCGACAGACATAAAGGATTGGTCCCTGTCCGTATCACAAAATGCGACACCTGTATTTGGGAATGTAGCCGGGGTGTCGCCTCTTTATATTCGAATTGGTGTTATGGATGCGTCGTTGACGGTGAATACTTATTTGGAGCTTCAGGAAATAGACGAGGTGTCTATCGCGACACAAACGGTGACGATTGTTGCGGGTTATGAGAAGTCGAGGGAGTTTACGTTATCTCCCTCTGATTTGGAAACGTTTACCTATACGTTCGAGTCGATGTTGGACCCTGCCGGGGGTTCGTCCGGCGATATTATTACCTTTGAGTAGGAGATGTGTCATGTCTGATGAAAGCGTAGCTAAGCCTGAGGTAACGAATGTGTCGCTTCCAGAGCCTGCTGGAACGGTTGCCGAGAGGATGACGGGGAACAAGGTGCAGGCGAACAACATTATTGGCGTGGTTTCTGCCCGACGAGAGGCGGAAGCTGATGAGTCGAAGGAAGTTGCGATGCCGAAATTTTTCATTTCGGCAGATGACCGTGTTCGTGTTGAGGTTGTGGTTCTGTTCAACAAGAAGTCCGGGGAGCTTCTCAATATCGCCCTGCGTGAGTTCAATATCGACTTCTCGAAGTTGACGTTTTTGGGCAGCTCATTTGAGTCGTTTGAGTTCTCCCGTCCGACATATGACGAGTTGTCTTCATATCGCCAGAAGTCGATGATGTTCGACCGCCAGATTGGGAAGATGTTGGTTGACCCGGTGCGTTTGCGCAATTTCCTTATTGTTTTCCATCTTAAGGGGTGGAGCCTTCGTGACAACGAGGGGAATCCGCTTCCGCTTGGTTTCAATGAAGCCGGTGCCCTTGATGCATCAACGCTGAAAGTGATTGATGCGCTGCACCCGACGATGTTTGATGTTGTTATGTCGAAGTTTGAGACTGAGATTCTTCTCCAGTAGGTAAAAGCCGATGCCAAAAGACATAAACGAAGCCATTGAGAAAGACGCAGTACGTATAGCCTCTGCATCCAAGGCCATATCGGAGCAGATGCAGGGTACGGTGTCTGCCATCGAAGTTTCGGAGCAATATACAAAGGTGATTTTGGCGCACGCTGCGGCTGAGAAAGCCTATCTTAAGGCGTTGAACGACAAAGAGGGAAAAGAAAAAGCGGAGCAGAAGCGAAAAGAAGCCTTGATTGCCGTTCTTATTTCTGAAGAGCAGAAACTCGAAGCATCGAAGAGGTCTATGGAGGCGTTCTCTGACGCAATAAGCCGTGGTCTTGATGAGACCACGGCTATTTCAGAAGCCCAGTCGTCATACAACGATATAATAGACGACTTCATTGCTGGTTCTGAGGCGATGAAAGATCAAATCGACGAAGTAGTCGATGAGATGGAGTCGTATTCAAGGGAGGTCAATGAGGCTGCCATTGGAACCTCGTTCCTTGCCCAGAAACAGCATGAGGCGAAAGAGGAGGCGGAAGATTTTGCCGGTGGCTTGGGGAAAAGTGCCACGGGTGCGATGGCTGTTGGGGTCGCTATGGTGTTTGCGGCGACGAAGATTTCCGAACTTAGTGATAGTTTTTCCGATACCGCAAAAGAATTTGCAAAGTTCAACATCGAGGCACGCACGCTTTCGAAGTCGTCTCTGATTGCTCCGGGTGGGTTCGAGCAGATTGAGGCGATGCGTGCAGAGTTAGCACTGACGAGAGACGAGAGTTTAGCGTTTTTCGAAGTATTGCAGGATGGAACATCGTCCGGTGTTGATTCCGTAATGGGGTTGGCTGAAGCCGCCGAACATCTGCATGATGCATTTGGTGAAGACCCGACGAGTCGCCTGCAAAACTATATCGACCTGTTGAAGGAAATACCGACTCTCGATATGGATCTTTCGATTACAGCCTCGATGGATGACCAGACGGCGGCGTGGTTTGCGTTGGCTGAAAAGGGGAAGGTTTCGCAGGCGATTGAGCTTCAGATTGCCGGTCTGATGGGTGGGAACAAGGACGAGCTAGACAAGACGATTCCTCAGGGAGAGCGTGAAATTATTCAGCGCTTGGACCGTGCGGAAAAAATAGAGGATGATATTTACAAGGAGTTGTCGTTAGCGTTCCCGCCGATCCTTCTTCAAGGTGGGAAGCTGGTTGGTACGGCGATATCCATTGCAGCCGGAGTTACCGGGGTGTATGTATCGGCTGTTGCCACGAAAAGAATCCTCGGAAATGTTCTTAAAGAAAGCGAGAAGACGGTAGACCTTCTTGGTGAAATATCACGTGGTCAGTTGTTAAGTTCCGGGAACAGGTCGTCTGTTGACACGCTGTCTGGGCGGGGTATTTCGCGAACAATCCGTGGCAGTATAGTTGAAGCGTTCCGCGAATCGAAAGGTGTGTTTAAAGACGCACTAAAGATGCGTGGGATGGTGTCGGAGACGGGTGGTACTATTGGTCGTTTTGCGGCAACGCGTCTCGGTGTAACTGCCGCAGGGAAGGCTGCCGCCGGTTCGCTGGCGTCGTCTGCTATGGCGTCGGGCGGTGGTGTGTCCAAGTTGGGTTTGGCGGGTTTGTCCGGCGCGTTGAAGGCGTTGACGACCCAAGTCGGATTGTCACAAGGTGCGTTGGGTGGATTAACGACAGCGGCGACATCCGGTGCGGCGGGGATGTCCGGGGCTGCGGCCGTTGCCGGTACAGCGGCGAGCGTATTTGCGGTGGCTGTTGGTGGTATTGCTGCCGCTGTACTGCCGATTTATGCAGCCGGGAAATATGGTGAACTTGCTGGTGACATGATGCTTGATGCATCTAAGTCTCTGTCCGATACTAGGATTGGGAAAGCATTTGATGGACTTCTTACCGCAATCAATCCTGTTAGTGCGTCGTTGTATGTCTTGTCGGGTGGGACGCATTCGTTTTCCGACTCAATGAAGGGTGCTGGTAAGCAGCTTAAGCTGATTGGTAGCTATTGGGCTGAGGCTGGAAACTCCATTTTGGATTGGCTTAGTTACGACGAGAAAGCCGAAAACCTTCGCAAGAAGGAACAGGCTGAAGCCCTTCGTGTCTATCGTGCGAATAGCGATGTTGTTAAGTCGTTGCAAAAGACGCAACAATCCGCCTTGCATCTCGAAAAAGCTTTGAAAAAGATAGACAGTGCGGCGAACACTGATGCTGTAGCCTTGTCGAAGATGAATATGGAAATTTCTTCGATGAAATTGGAGGAACTATCGCAGATTGGCGGCTCCGTGGCTGATTTTGGAATCGCCGTTCGAGATGGCGCGGATGCTGTTACACGTGGTTATAGTCAACAGATGCGTGCTCTGAAACGTGCGCGTGATACGATTGAGAATGATGCGAAGTTGCAGCCAGCAATGCGTGCGGCTGCACTTGCGAAATTGCATAAGGCTGAGATGGAAGCAGCGGCATCCTTTATTGACGGCATGATGAGGATGACTGGAAACTTTAAGAATATTCCGAGTGTTGCCAAAAAAGAGCTTCAGATTGGTATCCGTAACGCTCTTGTTGACGTGTCAGCCTCTATAGGTAGTGGTTTGTCTGGGTCGAGTTATGACAAGGTTTCTGCCAACTTTAAGGATTCACTTTCTGCATCGGCAGATGTTGCGGATCAGATGGCTGCGGACCTTAGCCGTGCCAGAGAGAAGGTGTTAAAGGCTCGGGAAAACGCACCTAATGTAGCCGGTCAGGTAAAGACCGATTTGAAGTTGGCATCGGATTATCTGGAAAAATCGAGTCCAGAAGAGGCTGCTTTGTCCGCGAAACTGAAAGGTTCGTTGGACATAGGAACAGATGTGAAGTTCAAAAAAGGCATGGAACACGTTGGAGAGGAAATCGCCAACGAGGCTCAGACAATGATTGATAAGTTGTCAAAGGACCTTGGTGATGTGAATCCGATGGAGTTGGTAACAGATTACGAATCACTGTCAAAGGCGGCAGCAGAACTCGGAAAAGCCAAGGCTGAACAGGCGAGACGTGTTAATGAGTTGTTTAACGCGGGTATGAATGCGGATGCGTATGCGGCACAAGACAAACTCAAGGCAGACAATATTGCCTATAAAGAAGCCCAAGAGGCTGTTGCTGAAAAACAGAAAGAGATTCTTAAGCTTGTTGAAAATATGGGTGGTTCAGCGGCTTTGGAATTAGCTCGTCATCGAGAACTCAAAACCTCGGAAGAGAAGTTGGTTGAAATATCGAAAAAGCATCTGTCGTCTCTTGCGTCGGAGCGTCAATCCGTTGAAAAGCGCATTGCGGGGTTGAAGCTCTTGAAGGATTCGTCAGAAAAAGCCGCGAATATGCAGAAGGCCCAGAACGACCTTTTGATGTTGGAAAAGAAAAGCGTAGAGGCGTCTGTTGAGTCGTTGAATGATGTTCTTAATTCGCTTGAAAAAATGGTAGACTTGTCAGAGCAAGACCCGATGGTGACCCAGTTAAAGCGTGAGGGTGAACTTATTGGTCAGAAACTTGAGCTTGCCCGTTTGAACGGACAAAGTGCCGCCGAGTTCGCGGAGAGTCTCGAAAACAGCGTGAGTTTATACGACACCCAAATAGGGATTATAGATCGGGCTATTTCAGATTTAGAGCTTGTTTCTAAAGGCGGGGGTGAGTTGGGGAAGGCTCTTGAAGCTGTTGGCAGGAGTTATAACGAAGCTAAAAATGTTTCGGCTGATACGTTGTCCGGGAGGGATATCAGTATTAGTGGTAAAGATGCGTCGTCGCTGTTTGACGAGCAGATTTCTGGAATACAAAAAGCGCACGAGAAACTTCGTGAGGCAACGAGTAATGGTAATAAAGAGCAGATAAAAGCTGCCGCAGAAGAGGTTCTTGCGAAGAAGGCAATCTTTAACAAGACTCTTGAGGAAACGAAAAAAATATATAAGGAGAAGTCTGGTCAGGAGCTTGATTTGTCGACGGTGGAAAATATGTTGGACTCTGCCGTAACATATGCGTCCGGCTTGGCAGGTAGTGTTGAGGCGTCTAAAGAAAAGTTGTTTGCCAAGAGGGCTGAGGTTGAGGTTGGGAAGAGAAATGAGATTTACGAAAAACTCAACAATCAAATTGCCGGGTTTGATGAATCTGAGGTACAGCGTTCCGCGCAAGCCCTTCAGGAAGCAGCGTCTGCCCAAGCGGACCTAGCCGTTGCCCTTGGGGATTCTGTGTTGGCTAGTAGTGCGTTTGAGGGGTCGATTGACTCTGTGTCGTCCAGTGTGTCCGATATGCTTAAAAATATAGCGCAAAGTCGTGCCGAGATAGATAATGAACGTGACAAAGGCAACTTGACAGCGTTTCAATATGCGACGGCTATAGCAAATCTTGCGGCGAAAGAGGCTGCGGCGAAACAGTCGTCGTATGAAAAATCCGTTGATGCGTCACAAAAGCTATTGGATGCCAATGTTCGTGGGTTTGATATTGCGTCGGAGTCCATTCAGGAACAAGTGTCGTTTTTGGAGGATATTGGTGGAAGTTACGAGCAAATATTCGAACTTCGTTCACAGGAAATAGCGTTGCAAAGTGCGCGTGTAAGGGAAGAACAGGAGCATGTTGCGCGAATCGAGGAGATGCATAAGAATGGTCGTGCCTCCGAGTTGCAGGTTATGGAGGCTCGCCTTGGATTGCAGAAATCTCAAAACGAGCTTCAGAAGAAATCCATGACGGCACAGAAGGACGCATACGAGAAGATGATTGGTTATGCGTTCGGTGCCATTCGTTCGTCGCGTGGTGCCCGGCGGTTGATGGATAACCAGTCAAGGTTTTTCGGTACGGGTCGTGTCGAGGCTCCGGGTGGGATGACGGTACGTGGTGAGGCGAAAACGATGGAGCAGCAAAGGTTTGCCCTAGAATCGGCCAGCGGATTGTCCGGTGGCGGTTTGAGTGTTGCCTCGCGTGATCTGTCTCGTGGTATCGTTGGGAATGCGATGCAGGGAAATGCGTTTGGGATGGGTGGGGCGTTTGCGGGGAAGTATGAGTCCGCACCGCCGTCAGGTTTGGCGGCGTCGACATCTGAAGCGTTGGTTAAAGACGTGAGGGAAGGGATAGAACACGCATCCGGCATATCTCCTGTTGCCGGTGCATCGTTCGGAGGTGTGCCGTTAAGGAGTGGGGGTGGGGTCGTTGATGCGAGGAGGTCGTCGTTTGAAGGTACGTCGGAGGTAATGCCGCCGCTCTTGGGTGGTGATTTGTCGAAAGTCAATAAGGTTGATGTTGCCGTGGGTGGACAGGTTAAGGTTGAGTTCAACTCGGCGATGTTCCGTGATGCTGTTATTGATATTGTTGCTCGCGAAATAGGTCAGACAGGATCGTTGACGTCATCATTTGATCAGCGTTATCCCGCGAAGGGGAGTATTTAGTTATGGCTCTTGATAATCCCGTTGCGTCTCTGGCGTTTAATATTCCGTGTCCGGAAGCGGAGGACATGGTTTATGATCGTTGGGAAACACTTTTGATGTCCAAAGAGAATATGCGGACGTATGGGATAACATATCCGGAAGACCCCTCGTTTTCAGGGTCTCAAGAGCCCTTTTCATCATCCTCTCTTCCGGAAGGTCAGAGGTCTATATATTTTTACAGGATGGAACGTGCGAATGGAACGGAGCGTCCCGCATTTGTAAGTCAGAGTCTTTGGCCAGCAGAGATAGATAGTGGATATATGAGGAATGCCCCGTCCGGGTTCTTGTCGGGGAACGGGTCGTTGATGCCGAAACTTATTGTGACGTCTGACCTTTTGTTCGATAACGGTGTAAAGGCGATTGAGAAATGGCGGGCACTTACAAGTGCGGCTGAGGGGACTAAGAGCCTGTTTAACTGGGATGTTTTAAATCCTGAGTCTGCGGCTGTCATAACTGATAAGGCAGAAGTTTCGAAAGCATTGCAACTCGGAAGTCCCGTTGTCGGGTCTCGGCACGTGTCGCTTAAAACCAAGGATGAGAGCTTTCCTGACCCGGCGGTGACGGAGCCTGTTCCGTCACTTGGGTGGTTGCGTTTGGATCAACTCGGAACTGAAGGTCCAACCCCGAACGACAGATGGATGCCGAACGAGTTGGTTCTTTCGGGCGCGTTTTGTATTTTTGTGAATATGGTTCCGTTGAGTCTTTCGAAAACACGGCTCGATTTCGCCCAAAAGATGAAATCGGAGGTAGTGTTCGAGTTCGGCGAGGTTACGATGACACTTGGTGAGAGCGGTTCGCTCCTCGTAACCATTGGGAACACAACGACTCGTGTGCAGCTTGTCGAGGCGTCGGCGAGTGAGGGTCCGTCGCAGTCCCTTTCTGTTAAAGGCGTCAAGAAATATCTTATTACGGTGTATCCTGTTTGGAACGGTATTGTTGTTTCGAGTGGTATTCAGGATGTTGCCAACGTGCGTGATGTGTCGTCGGTCTTTTGTCCGAAGACGCCGGGTGCCAACGTGATGATGACGCCGTATCTTGATCCGCCGTTTGATCCGCAAGACCCGGATGATATTGTCGAGGTCGAGTATGCGTCGTTCCCTGATGTTGTGGTTAATATGGGCACGAAGTTAGACGTGAAAACGACTAATTGTCGTATTGATCTCGCGTATATCCCGTGCTTTTTTTCGAAGGTTTCGAAGTTTGATATCATCTTTGTTGGTTCGAAGGATACCGATTCGACGACGGGGATGAAGTACCAACAACGTGTGTTTCCGATTTGGTCGAAGAACGGAAATAGTGATGCTATTCTGAAGATCAATGGTTCGACAGACCCTGACGATTGGAACGCAGTACCATTGCCGAGCTATCTCGGTGGTCCGTTGGATTTCCCGAACTCTGGCGGCAAGATGGAGTATCGGTGTATTACTGTTGAGATAGACATGAAGTCGGAAAACAACACCTTTTCCAGATATGCACCGGAAATACTTGGATTTTATATGCGTTATCGTGAGATAGATGATGTTGGGTCTGTTTCGAATCCGAACTCTGTTCCCGGTGAGCCGTTTGATGTGACGTGGACGGGTGGAACACATGGTGACCCTGAATACACCGGGTCGTGGCAAGACTACATACAGTCAATAAACGTGTCGCTTGGTTTAGATGGTTCGACTGCGACGATTATTGTAGATAAGTACGGATGTGCCGGTTGGAATGCGTTGGTGAATCAGTCTATTGGTGCGATTACGATAGATATCGCGGGTGGTCCGTTCCCTGAAAGATGTGGTCGTATCTTTTCCGGGCTTGCCTTCGGGGTTGGGGATTCCGGGTCTGCCGACTCCAATACATGGACGATTCAGTGCTATGGGTTGGAGAGGAAGTTACAAGAAATACTTCTTATTCTTCCTCCGTTTTTTGACGGGATGACGGTGAACGAGTGCACAAGGTTTTTGTGTCGTTACGCCGGTATCTATAGGAATTTTGATAATTTCGGGAGTCCGGATCAGCACGATGTCAAGCTTGGCAGTAGTTCGCGCTCGGATTCCCCGAAATATAATTTTGCGACGGGTACGTCTGTGAATGACGCGTTGATGGAAACTATGAATAATTCCTCGGTTGTTTGGATTTGTCAGCCGGACGGCGTTATGCATCTGTATAGTCTCAATCCGACGACGTCGTTGCCGAAGGTTCCGCATACTGATTACTCGTCGTCCTATCCGTATGCGAGTATTATGTCGACGGATTTGCAGCCGGACTTTGAGGATTTGAGGAACGAGATTGTAACTATTGCGTTGAGAGATATTGGTATATCCACGGGTGCCACGCCTGATTCTGCTCCTGTGATGCCGTATGTTCTTTCGGTAGAAAACACCACGGTTCCGGAGTTTCCGTGGTCGAAAAGAATGGTGATGCCGTTCAAGGGCGTTATGACGGCGGAAGAGCAACAGTTGGCGACTGACAGATTGAAAACGTCCGCATCGAAATATGAATTGATTGGAAAGACCCAGATAACGGGAGATGCAAGGATTTGGCCATATTCGTCGTGGGGTTCCGGCGTTGTGGTTTCGGCCGTTTCGCATAGTGTTGATTTTATAAATAAGACTTGGACGACAGATTTGGAATTTTCGAAGTCCGGCACGTAAAAATATAAGGTGGGATGACATGTCAAAGAGTGCTGCGGCATATTTTATGAGTCGTGCTGTTATGTATGCGTCGAATCCCGGAACGTACGGTAACGAAACCGCAGCGAAAACGTCACCGTCAGCAGGCAATACCGGGGAAGGGAAGGAAAAAGACGCGATGGGTCGTTTTCTTTTTGTGTGCAATGTTTCCGAAGTCGATGGTGATTGTGTGGTGGAGTAAAGACCATGTATAATAGAAGAACAAGCTTTTTTGGCATCCCCGTTCCCGCTCCGGGTGACAAAATCGTGTCACAAGAAGAGATGCGGAAATTTCGCATTATAGAAAACCAGCTTCTTGCGGCGTCAAGGGGGGCGTTATGTGCCATATATGAGGATGGTGTGTATTCGTGCTCGGTTAAAGATGATGGTTCGTACGTCGTGCGCTGTGCGTCGTACGGTGGGAAGCCGTCGCTTCTTGGTGTGTTGAACTATGGGTTGGCGAAATCGTTCTCCACAATTCGCTGGGAAGGTTTGTTTGCCGGGAAAAAATATTACCTCTATGTGAATTGGTCTGCAACACTTTACGAGGACGAGACGTCGTTTGTTGTGTCAATCTCCACATCACCGGTACAACAGACGGATAAGAACCTTTTGATGGCAACGGTAGATTTGTCCAACACGCAAAACATTGTGATTGATTCGAATCCTGATGGCAAACTGTATGTGAAGGATTTTGCCCAGCATATAGGCGACAACATCAATCCTCATTCGCCTGTCCTTATTCAGGACGTATTACAGGTAAGGGATCGTATTGTTTTTGATGCAACATATGATTCACCGGCAATTGAGTCATTTGGTGAAATGACTTTTAAGGATAAGCGTGCAAGCGTTACCCTTTCTGATGAGGATAACACAGAGTTAAAGACAGAGAAAAAGTCTGTTGTCGGGGCTATTAACGAACTGTGCGACAGGGAACGTTCCGTGGTGGTGGAGGCGTCGTATGCCGGTTCTGCTGGCGTTCTGTGCTCTGTCGTCGGTGAAGTCCTTGGCGTGTATGTATCGACGGTTTTTGGCGGTGTTCCCGAGGGTGGTGTTGGCGAGGTTGAGGTTGAATATGCCAGTGATGGGAATGATCTGAATGCTTCTTCCTTTCGCGTGTATAATTCCGGTGGTAGTGGTGGTTTGTTCCGTGCTTTGGTCCTGTATAGGTGATTTATGGCGAATACCCCATATGTTCATGTCGGTAGAAAACCTGAGATTATTTGTCTCAGAGACAGAGACTTTATTGCCTTTGTAACTGATACTGTGGGTTGCTTTTCATATGCGTCGGAAGACGATGATGAGTGTACCGACAGGACTCCCACTGATGACGAAACGATGTCATTATCCATGAAAGCGGATGATGATGGCGTTTGGCAGTATCAAGCGACGGTTGCTGAATACCCCAAAAAGGGTGACAGGGTTGTTATGTGGTATCGTCTGTCGCAGGAGGGTGTTATTACCGCCCCTCCGAGGTTTTTGTATTATATAGATGAAAACGACCCTGATGGGTCGGGTGCATTGGCTAAGTTGTTGCCGTTTCGGGAAGTTATTAGTCCGAGTTTCTCGTACGATTCCGATTCGAATACGCTTTCTATGTTTTTTTGGACGAATTATAGTGAATTTATTGGGGTCGGGGATGTTATTGACCCGACGAAAGTCATTCGTCTAAACGAGGGCGAGTTTGACCTGACGAAAGATGAGTACAAGCATTGTTATAGGGTGTTCTGTGTCGCCCGTGGCAACATTTTTCATATGAATGCCCAAGGCGGATATGCTGCTAGGTTTGAATTTTATGGTGGTGCTGCGCCGGATACACAGAAAAACCCGGATATGATTCCGTTATTTCAGAGACCTGTGTGCGTAGACACGCTGACGTTGGATCAGGTGTCCGATGGATTGGTGCCGATTGTTGATTTTGTTCCGCTGGGAGGTGCCGGGTCAACCCCGGCAATGTTTCGGTCTGAACTTCAAACAGTGACGTGTCCGAAAGCAGAAATTGAAGGTGAGCCGGTGGATATTCCACCGGATGAAGGTGTTAATGTCGTCGATTCACTTTGTATTGGCGGTGATGGTAGATGGTTGCGTATAACGGCTGTAGACGGGGAAGGCGAACGTATATCGGAATATATACCATCCTTTTCTCTGGCGTTTGATGTCGCAGATCCATCCGGCTCCACGCTTACATTTTCTCCTGTCGGCACCGGATGTGAAATAAACTATCTTCAAACTCATTGGTATGCGTGGCTAGATGATGTCAACGCTTGGATTGCCGCATATACTGCGTGGTTAGCAACCAATAGGGTAGAACCTGAACCTGAACCTCCAATGTTAAATGGTGTAGATGCAAATGAACACGGCGAAGCACTGCTTATTATGTTGTTGTCCAGAACGTCTCCTCCGGATGTAGCAGACGTCATCAACGCTCATCAGGCATATGTAGATGGTGTGCGTGTTGATGCGTTTCTGAATCTTTACGAATTGTGGAGAGCTGATAGCTGGTTGTTCTTTGAATCCGCGTATGATGTGTGGGTTATAGCGTGGAATGCTTGGTATGCTGGTGGACAGGTAGGACCTGAACCGGCTATGCCGGATTTGCCCGAAAGTCGACCGGCAAACAATGACGAAGTTGAGGATTGTTCTGATCCAGATGTTGAAGATTTGGTTGATGAGTTAGGAGTATTTGATACGGATTATGCGGCGTTTCAATCCGCAATAACATCGTGGGATCACGCAAGTGCTCCACCTACGTGTCCCGATGCTCCCTCCCTTGCGACGCCATATGTTGCTCCGCCAGATTATGACTTAGAGCCTGATCCCGGCTTGGATCATTCAGGTGGTGGAACGTGGCTTATGGGGCAGTGGCTTGGGATTGTCCACGTTTCGGGTCCAACTACGAGTGGTGCAGGTTTTTTGACGTTGACTGCGGCGGATTGTGAAACATCTACGGAGTTAAATCCTTCGCTTGGTTATTCGTGGAGTGTTGTGAAATGGGTTCTATGTGATGCATGTGGTTACAATCCCGGATGGTATTGTGTATATAACGATGATACTGGAGAATGGGAACCGCAATACTCAACGACAAAGCCAATCGAAGCAAGTATGGGACCATTCGAGACCTCACAGGAGGTTCTCGATGCTGGCTGTGATTGTTATGAGACTATAGCTGGTTTAGGTACAGTTTATACAATGTATGAACTGGATTTGACATGTACGAAGTCCGCCTTTAATGTTGTCTATTCGGGTCCGTTCTACACATACATAGAACAGGATGTGAAGCTCACACTGAAGCTGAAGCAGATCGGAACCAAGGTAGTAATGTATGACGTGGATTTGGCGTATGGCATCCCGACCCGTGACTCCATATACGATCCCTTTGTTTATATCCCAACGTCCTATAAAGGGTCGTATAACATCGAACATGCCGACGTGTGCGACATTTACAATAATATTGAGATCGGCAAGGCGCGTATTGCGATCAGCGAAAACATCGAGCCGACGGGCTATCCGGTCCCTCATTCATGTGGCCCGGAAAACTTGCCCTACCGTTTTACTATAAATTTCCTGTGGTATTTGTGGCCCACCTTTGCCTTCAATAACGAGACGGGCGAAATCCTTGGTGCGTGGTCGGCCAACGGGAATGGCGGGACGTGCTGGTACAATGTCATCATCCCCGGCACGTCGGGCACTCTGAAGCGCACGCAGATTTTCTGCCCGTCGTTCGAAGTTCCAGAAGGCAGTTATGTCCTGACAACATGGACTACATATTATGATTGCAATTTAGGGTGGTCGACTATTACTTTGGTCACGGCGACAACAACAACTGATCCAGATTACGATACAGGTTGGGAAGTTGATCCATATTCGCCCAATTCGTATACGCGTACATGGGCTAGTTCTTGTATGCCGGATTATCCTGATGTCACACCAACATGCTACTATTTGTGGGAAGTAATGTACTCATGTACGAGTTCTTCGGGGGGTGTTTGGGGTGAAATTTCTGGTTATGTAACAGAGTTTGGACCAGAGCAGCCGTGGAGTGTCTATCCGTGGAGTCTTTGCGAATTCTACTGCTCCTGTGTCACAACATCAAGCACACCGCCATCGCTTCCGGGAGAACCGGATTGTAGTGATTGTCCTCTATAAGACTAAGGGAGAATCGACATGGATGAAGAGGAAAAACTTTCGGAGCGTTTGTCGAACAGCGTAGCCGAGGTTCGTCTTCTCTTGGACACGATGTCGTCTGAGAGTAGAAGGCAATTTGTTGTTCGGTATATGGTGTTTCTTGAGAATACAGTTAGGTCGATGAAAAGGATTGTTGATTTTGTTGAGTCTGAATCTGTATCTGAGAAAACAACGTCTGGAAGGGTTATTACGGGTGCTCCGGTGTCTGTGACGAAACTTTCGAATCCTGAAATGTTTCGTGCCGGTCCCTGTATGTTTCTTGGTGACAAAGTTGACTCGGAAACAAAAACGTGTTGCGGTGGGAAGGAAAAGAAGGTTGATGTTTTTGAGTGCAAAAATGGCGTGAAAAATGGTCGTGTTGTTGAGACGGATTGCCTGTCGTGTCAGTTGTATACGTCGAGGTCTGAAGGGAATGGATAACAGGTTATTTCTTTCATGGGGATGTGCGGAGTGTTCCGTGGTGAAGGAACGTCTCAACCCTGATGCAATCTTCTCTGACGGCTTCCGTTGCATCGACGGAAGCAAGCTGTTGGTATATTATGCGTTTTCGAATCAAGGGTGTAGGGATTTGTTGGATAGGTATGGTCTTGAGGGGAAGTTTTCCCCGGTATTATTGGTTGGTGATAGTATCGTTCTGGATTCCGTTGAGGAAATTCTTGTGTTTCTCGGTCGTCTAGGGGCGTCTCGAATATAGTTTTTTTATATGTCGCATATGATAGTTGATTCTTTTATGGAGGAATAAAATGAAGCGTGTCTATGCGACTTTGAGGGTTCTTATTGCAGAAAGTACCACAACGGCTATCTCTGAATACAACCGTGAACTTGCCAAGGTTTTCCACAAGTCTCTGATGGAAAAGATTGTACGACCGATGCGTCAGCGTGCAAATCAAGACCCATCTGTTGCGGATAAACTGAACGAGCAGGCGGACGAGATTGAACGGGAAAGTCTTTCGTACAAGTGGATTGTTCCCCTTCTTGCGTATGCGAAGAAACATCGAACCTTCGACTTTGACGAGTTGCTGTCCTACCTGTTTTCGGCGGTTGTGTATGGGAATGAGGTTGCCGCCGGGATGGGGACGCCCGTCCTGAAAACGTTGCCCGCAGCGATGTTGAGTAAACATCCAGACCTCGATATTCATTGGATTGACATCGTCAAGTATTTCAACTATGTATCGAGGGGTGTCGTGACGGATGTTATCCGGATCATGTCGCGTATAAAGCCTATGGACCAAGAGCTTATGGAACAGGGTTTTGGTGGTGTGTCGCTGGTTGACAACTCAAATCCGGCGGACGATGTTATTGAGGATGTACTTGAAGAAGACATTGGACAACTGAAGAGCTTTGTTCGTCAAAAGGCGAAGTCGCCCGAGGAGGCGAAGTTGTTTTTGATGCTGTTGGATGCCATTATCGACAATGATTACCTTACCGAGCAGGGTAAGAAGAAGTTCATCGGTGTGATGCGGAAGCTTCCCCACAATGCCCCGAATCGTGAGGATGAGGATTTTTGGCGCAGTGTGTGGGATAAGATGCGTGTCCACATTTGTGTGTTTTTCAAGAACATGTTTGACAAGAATGACGTAAGGATGCCGGACAGCTATCGTCGGATGGTGTGTTCGTCTGAGTCGATGGCGCGGATTGCCAGTCGCGTGTTTGTTGCTGAAGTCCGTGCGGCTGTTGCTGCGTATGTTCTTGGTTCTGCTACGATTCGTGAGAGCATGTTGTCCGGTGACTTTTTGAGTCCGAGTGCGATGGTCGAAGAACTGCGTGCCGAACGTCGTAATGCCTCGTTGGTCGAACGTGTTGCCAAATCGGTAAGAAGCTGAATATGTTTACTCGACTGGCTTATCTTCGCTTGGTGTTGTCTGACGACAAAAGCCTCATGCGGGAATTTGATGGGGTTTTTCGTGATTGGTTTGCATCAATCGTGAGTAAAATGTTGGGCGAAGACCGTTTGGAAGAAGAACCTGTCAGGTCGCTTATCGACAGTTCTTCGTCCTATGCGTGGTCAAAAGTTGCGCTTAATATGCTTCACAAAAACAAGCGTTATCTTTTTGGTGATGTTTTGTCTGAGGTGTACGAAAAACTTGACAGCATTGAGCCTAGCATGTTGTCGCTGGTTGGGCGGGATTCGCCTTGGGAAGCTATTGCCAAGATGTGGTATCGCTATGTCCAAGCGCGTGTTGTCGATGTGATTCGTTTTAACAACAATCACCAGCAATCCGAGGACGACAAGCCGATTGAGCCATTGATTCATTACGACGAGTTTGTTGAGGATGTCGTAGAAGACCAACTGTCGGCGTTGCGTTCTGTTTTGCGTCACAGTGCTAAGTCGCCCGAGGACGCAAAGTTGTTTTTGATGTTGTTGGATGCGATGATTGATAATGACTACTTCACCGAGCAGGGTAAGAAGAAGTTCGTCGGCGTTCTTCAAAGGCTTCCTCATAATGCGCCAGAGCCAAAAAGCGAGAGCTTCTGGCGCGGCGTGTGGGATAAAATGCGCCCTGTCGTGTGCCGGTTTTTCACCAGTGTCTTTAAGCAGCAAGATGTCAGTATGACACATGAACAGAAAAAACTGGTTTGTTCGTCTGTGAATGTTATTGCAAATCGTATTGTGAGGGAGTCGATATTGCGCAGTATGTCTGCGTACGTTTTGGGTATGTAGTTTTGATTTTACCTTCGTTTACGAAGGAGATTATTATGCCGCTGTATGAATTTGAGTGTGAAGACTGTGGATATTGCTTTGAGATGCTGTTGCCGTTGTCGTCTGACAGCGTTCAGGAATGTCCGGAGTGTGGTTTTATGGCGGAGCGCATTGTGTCCGCCTTCTCGTTTAAGGTCGGTTCCACTGTGGAACAGAAAAGGCGAAATGAAATATCCTTGCGTCAGATGGATATGAAGTTCAATCTCAAAGAGCGTTATGGTGTTGAGGAGGTTGTTCCGCTGGCAACATCTGAAGGTCCCGCATCATTTGAATCTGTGTATAAAGATGTTGTAAGTCGTGGTTCGATGGTGAAAGACCAGATGCAGGAGACTGCCGGTCGAAACGAGGAGAAATCCCGAAAGAAACAGAAGCGTTGGCTTGAGGATGCATGGTCCCGCCGCAGTCAGAGAGTGAAAGAAGTTCGTGTGCGGCAGGAGCAAGAGAAGGCTGCCGAGTTTAAAAAGAAAAGCATTTCGTTGAAAACAACATCTTGATGTTTTCTTGGCGTGTTTGACGCATAAGGTCGTGTGACCTTATGTGTTTGGTTTTTTTTGTGTTGGAGGTGTCGGGATGGTTAAGGTTATTAAAGAAAAAAAGTCGAATCCGACGGATGTGCATTTGCAGGTAAAGTCGCTCTCAAATTATGAGATTTACGATTGGGATTCTGCCAAGATTGTTTCGGCGTTGCGTGAAGAGTGTCGGTTGTCGAAGGCGGATGCCGAGAAAATCGCCGAAACAGTGTATGGCGAATTGGTGTCGATGGGTAAAACCGAAATCGACATTCAGACCCTCAAGACGATGGTGAATTATCACCTCCTCAAGAACGGTTTCAATGGTGCGAAGCTTTCGGGTCAGGTCTCTGTCGGCATGTCGTTGTATGACCTCGACAACCTGATTCACGAAAAGTCCGCTGAGAACAGCAACATTTCGAGCAACAACCCGGAAGCCATTGCGCTGACGGTTGCCGAGAACACGTTCAAAAAGTACGCTCTGAAAAAGGTATTTGCTGGTGACGTAGAGCGTGCGCATCTTGAAGGTCTTATCCATTTGCATGACATGGGGTGTATAACTCGCGTTTATTGCAGTGCCCATTCGGTTCGCGCTATTGCTATGCACGGCTTGGGGCAGTTCCTGAAGTTTGATGTTCGCTCGTCGCCAGCCAAGCACGCTCAAGTGCTTGTTGGGCACCTCAACACGTTCCTGTGCAGCGCGGCGACGTATTATGCCGGTGCGCTTGGGCTTGACTTTGTGAACATCTATTTTGCCCCGTATGTTGAGCACATGAGCGACAAGGAAATGAAGCAGGTTGCGCAATACCTGATTTTCTCGCTATCCCAGTCTGCGTTCAGTCGTGGCGGGCAGGTTCTCTTCACCGACTTCAACGTCCACATCTCTATTCCGGAATGGCTGAAAAAGGTTCAGGCTGTTGGTCCGGGCGGCGAGATGCTAACGAAGAAAGTCGACGGAAAGGTTGTTCCGAAGACGTATGCCGACTTCGAAGTTGCGTCGAAGAAGTTCCTTCGTGCGATGATGGAGGTTTGGCGTGAGGGGGATTCGAACGGTGCTCCCTTCAGTTTTCCGAAGTGTTTTGACAAAGAGACTCCTCTTTATGCAAAAGTTGATGGCGTTGTTAGGTTTTTGACTGCTGGAGACATTTTGTCTATTTGTGGAAGAAAGAATCATGAGGTTTATCTTCCACGCCTGAGTGCCGCAAGAACGATGGAGTGGGTTCGTGTTCGTGGAGCTATGTCTCGTGGTGAAGAAATTGGTGTTCGTGTTAGGCTGAACAATGGGGCTTACCAAGATTCGACAAAAGATCACAAGTATTATGTGTGGGATGAAAATTGTATTTCTGAACGTATGGCTCAGGATATTCGTGTTGGAGATGTTATGCTTTTTTCATCTCCTGTTGTTGATCGGGTTGGTGATTATCAGAAGATTGATGTGTTTGGTTTGCTTGATAATCCAGACTATCAGGTTTTCAACGTAGTTAAGTCTTCAAACAGTATGAGTGCGGTGCGAGATGGGTGGTGTCGCAGGTCTGAGTGTCTACGTGAGAATCTGACTGCCGATTCTTTTATCTGCGGATCAAAACAGAAGAAGAATTCGCTTCCGGTTGAAATTATTCTTGATGAGAAGTTTGCAAAACTTCTGGGGTATTTTGCGTCTGAGGGCAGTTTTTCAGGAAACCGTCTGAATGTCGCTGCTATTAACGGAGGACGGTGTCGTGAAAAGATTGAGGCGTTGTTGTCGGAGCTTGGTTTTGATTATGGTGGAGACAATGCATCTGTATATATTTACAATAAGTTGCTTGTTGATTTGGTTTCTATGTTGTTTGTCGATTACGGCGTTGTTTCAAAAGGATATCGTCCTGCTTCGTCAAAGCATGTTCCGAGCTATATATTCAATTCGCCAGTGTCTGTCCGTAAAGAGTTTCTTGTTGGGCTGTTCTCGGGGGACGGTTGTGTCAAGAAGTATGGTTTTGGGTTTTCGTCCTCGTCTCGTTCGTTGGTTTATGGTTGCAAGTGGCTTCTTGAGAGTGTCGGGGTTTATTCGTCCGTATACGAGGAGAGTCGAAACGGATATGATTGTGTGTATTACTCGCTAAGCATTAAGGGTTCAAAATCTGTTTCTTTGGCGAACGAATTCCTTTCTGAAGAAATGGGTTCTTGTTCTGATTTTGGGCGTCGTGAGAACAGTGAAGCGTCATGGTATAATTCGGTTCCTGTTTCCTGTTTCGGAGATGGGACAACTGTTTGTGATTGGGAAAAGAACAGCAGGCAGTCTATGTCTTTGGACGACGAGCGGATTATTGTTAATCCGTTGCTTTCTGGTATGATTCCGGTTGTGGTGAAGTCTGTCGGTGATGTGGAGGTTGATGCGATTGCAATTGAGGTTGATTGTCCAGAACATGACTTTGTAACAGGTGATGGGACGTGGACAAAAAATTGTGATTTTCATTTGTCTGAGAAGGACTTTACAGAAAACAAAGACATCGTGATGGAGGCTTGTCAGATCGCATCGGAGAATGGATCGCCGTATTTCATCTTCGATCACGACAGCATTACGGTTTCGGCGTGTTGTCGTTTGAGAACCAAAATAGAAGACGAAAAGGTTCTTGAAGAGCCGGAACGGTTGCGTTTCTGTGGGTTTCAGAACGTGACAATCAACCTTCCGCAATGCGCCTATCGCAGCAACGGTGACTGGAAGCTATTTGAGAAGGAAATAGCGAATGCAATGGAGTTATCGAAGAAAGCCCATCTTCAAAAGAAGAAGTTTATTGAGTCTATTAGCCAAAATCCCGGAGACCCGATGTACGACTTGTGTGGAGCGTCGTATTTCGATGGGAAGCCATATGTTCATCTTCCGTCGTGTACATACATTATTGGCATGATTGGTTTGAATGAAGCCGTGAAGTTCATGCTTGGTCAGGAGATTCATGAGTCTGACGAGGCTTTTGAGAAGGGCAAGGATATTGTTGCGTATATGCTTGCTGTTCTTGGTAAGATCAAAAAGGAAACTGGTTTGAAGTTCACATTGGAGGAGAGTCCTGCGGAGAGTACGGCTCGGCGTCTCGCCCGCTGTGATGTTGGCAAATATGAAGTTGCCAAGAAGTTCGTCAATGGATCGCTTGAGGATGACAATATTTACTATACGAACTGTGTTTCGGACGACACTGAAATTCTTACGGAAGATGGGTGGAAGTTTCGTAAGGATGTTAGGGTGGGAGACAATGTTCTTACGCTTAACATGAATGATAAGCTGTTATATTATCAACCTGTTTTGCGTAAATTCGAACAGAGTCTTAAAAACGCCAAGATGGTCTCCATTAAAGGGAAGGCTACGGATCAACTTGTTACTCCGAACCACAATATTCTTTATACAAATCTTGCCAAGAAGGATTTGGTGAACCTGACGACGTACAAGAATCTTCCATCTACATTCAGGGTGTTTTGTGCTGCGCCTGTTGCTTGTGGAGATAATGGTAAATACTCAGACGATCTTTTGGCTTTGCTCGGGTGGATTATCTCTGAGGGGCATTATGGAAAGAAGGGCAATTTTATGACGATTGCTCAAAGTGAAGTGGCTAATAAAAAGAAATATGACGAGATTGAGTCTCTTTTGACTCGGTTGGGTTTTGATTATCAAATCAATCATTGTAAGCAGCGGGGCAATATTGCGTTTCGTTTGAAGAAAAAAGATTCTGATTTTGTTCGGTCTTTGTTCCCGAAAAGGAGGATTCCTCGGGAGATTCTCAATACTTGTAGCGTGAGGCAACTGATGGTTCTTCTTGACGCTGCATTGAAGGGAGACGGAACACGTCGGTTTTCGGTTCGCACTCAAACGTGGAACGAACAGGCGACATATTATTCGGCAGATCGTGGTATTATTGAAGATGTGCAAGAGGTGTTGTTGAAGATTGGTTTCCGCTCGAACATCATTGATTGTCCGTCTTCATCAACTTATCAGATTCGTGCGACAAAGTTCAACACGACTGAACTTAACAAAAAACAGCATGTTTCAGAAGAAGAATATACTGGGATGGTGTGGTGTGTGGAGGTTGAAAACCACACATTTGTCGCTCGACGGAAGGACAAGGTGTTTATCACGGGCAACTCGATTCATTTCCGTCCGGATGCCGATATCCCGTTTGTGGACCGTGTGTTCAAGCAGTCCGAGTTCCATAACATGATTGAGTCAGGAGCCATCGTTCACATGTTCTGTGGCGAGCACTTGCCTGACCCCGAATCGTTGTTTGCGTTACTGGAAAAGGTGTTTCGTACAACCAATTGTGCACAGTTGGTTGTCTCTCCAGAATTTACGGTTTGCCACAAGTGCGGGAGGTTTCCCGGACTAAAGGAGGCTTGCCCGAAGTGTGGGGCAACGGATGTTGATCGTATTACCCGCGTGGTTGGGTACTACTCTAAAGTGGATAATTGGAATGTCAGCAAGCAGCGTGAGGGTCTTGACAGGCATAACGGCGTCTATTCTCTGTGAGGTGTATTATGGCAAAGTTTGTAATGTGGGTTGGGGATAACTGCCCCAAATGTGACGAAGTCAAAGCCATTTTGGCGGGTAACGGTCATGAGGTTGAGGTTCGCCCGGCGGTTGGGTTGACAAACGGTGATGAGTTCAACCCGGCCGCCCTGAAGAAGTTGGCGGCGCAGAACTACTCTACCCCGCTGGTGTGTATGGGTGATGTTTTCTTCCCAAAGAATCATAGCTTCTAAGGGATAGTATGCTGCCAGAACTTGTTGTTGAGAAGAAGAAGCTTTCCGAGCTGATGCCTGCGGGGTACAACCCACGCAGTATCAGTCCGGAGGCGTTTGAAGGCCTGAAGAAGTCGATAAGTCGTTTCGGGCTTGTCGAACCTATCGTTTGGAACAAACGCACCGGAAATGTGGTTGGTGGGCACCAGCGTTTGAAGGTGTTACAAGCAACCGGAGTTGAGGAAACCAGTGTCATTGTCGTCGAGCTTGGGGACAAGGAAGAGGTTGCCCTGAATATTACTTTGAACAACCCATCTGTCAAGGGGCATTGGACGGATGGTGTTCAGGGGTTGTTGGAGTCTATTCCCGAGGATATGAAGGATGATATTTCGGCGTCTGACCTGAAGGAGTGGTTGTCAGAAAACACGGATATCCAAATCGTCGAAAAAGACGAGTTTGGTGTTCCGTTTGACGTAGACCATGTATCCATCATTGATGGGAAGCTTGGCAACTGGCAGGAACGGAAAAAACTCTGGAAGAAGCTTGGCATACAGAGTGAGATTGGTCGTGGTAAGGCGTTAACATTCGCCCACCGGTCGTCGGATGGCGCTGGTGATTTTGTAACGAAGAAAATTCTTCGCGGTGATGCTGCGGGGACGTCTATTTTTGACCCCGTGTTGTGTGAGATTGTCTATCGCCGTTATTGCCCGGCGGGTGGTCGTATCCTTGACCCGTTTGCCGGTGGTTCTGTTCGCGGTGTTGTTGCAGCGAAGCTTGGGTTTAAGTATGTCGGCGTAGACCTTCGTGGTGAGCAGGTTGAGGAAAACATCCGTCAGGCCGAAAGGATTGTGCCGGAGAACAAGCCGGAGTGGGTTACCGGTGACAGCAAGAACATCCGCACAATGGTTGACGGTGACTTCGATTTTGTTTTCTCGTGTCCGCCGTATTTTGACCTTGAAGTTTACAGCGAGAAAGAGGAAGATTTGTCTACGATGAAGTGGGAAGCCTTTTGCGAGGTGTATTCCGACATCGTGGCCGGGTCTGTGTCACGTTTGCGTCCGGGCAGCTTTTGTTGTTTTGTGGTTGGCGACGTTCGTGATTCGGATGGGTTCTATAGAGGTTTTGTTCCCCTGACAATAGAGTCATTTGAACGTGCCGGAGCGCGTTTGTATAATGAGATGGTTTTGATAACCCCAGTTGGGCACTTGGCGTTGCGTTGTGGTGGTCAGTTTTCGGCGTCACGTAAGCTCGGGAAGACCCATCAAAACGTTTTGGTGTTTCGAACTTAGGAGGAAGCAGCTTGAAGGATATGAAGATTGTTCGGAAAAAGATGTCCGAGCTTATCCCGTCTGAATATAATCCGCGTGCGATTAGCCCGACGGCGATGGAGGGGTTGAAAGAATCCCTCAAACGTTTTGGTTTGGTTGAGCCTATTGTCTGGAACAAACGCACCGGGAGAATTGTCGGTGGACATCAGCGTCACAAGGTGATGTCTGAGCAGGGCGTCGAGGAGACCGATGTTGTTGAGGTCGACCTTGGTGAGACGGAAGAGGTCGCACTGAACATCGCGCTGAACAATCCGGCGATTCAGGGTGACTGGGATGAGTCGGCCGCAGAACTTTTGCAGGAAGTTGGCGAGGGTTTGCCGGACTTGTTCCGTGCCGTGCGTCTCGATGACCTTCTGGACGCCTTGGGTGGTTCGGATGACGGTTCTGGTGATGGCTCCGGTGATGGTACGGGTGAAGGGACAAAGGAAGAGGACGGAAAAAACGACGACCAAGACCACAATAGTTCGTTGTTTGACCAGTTCGTTGTGCCGCCGTTCACCGTGCTTGACCAGCGAAAGTCATATTGGAGAAATCATCGTTCCGCATGGCTTAAGCACGGCGTGCGTGGTGAGTTTGACCCTGTTCTTGCTTCGCTGATTTACAAGTGGTTTTGTCCGGTTGACGGGGTTGTGTTGGACTTGGACGGCGACGAAACATCGAAGGGACTTGTGGCCGGTTTGGCGGGGTGCCGGTATGTCGGGGTCGCAACGTCGGAGAAGCAGGCGAAGGAAAACAAGAAGAAGTGGGAGGGTGTTCGTGATAAGGAATACCTGAAAGACTTCAATCCCGAGCTTACCCCTATTGAGCGTGTCGGTGCGTTTTTCCTGAAGCGTGATGACCTGTTCTGTGTTGGCGGCGTGCGTGGTGGTAAGGTTCGCACTTGCTGGTCGTTGTCACAGGGTGCCAAGGGTTTGATTACGGCGGGAAGTCGTATGTCGCCGCAGGTGAACATCGTTTCGCATATCGCCGGTCGTCTTGGGCTGCCTTGCCGCGTGCATACGCCCGAGGGCGAACTGTCGCCTGAAGTGTTGTCGGCAAAGAATACCGGTGCCGAGGTTGTCCAGCACAATGCCGGTTATAACTCCGTGATTATTTCCCGTGCCCAAGATGATGCGAAGGAGCGCGGTTGGACTGAGATTCCGTTTGGGATGGAGTGTCAGGCGGCAGTAGATGCGACGAGGAAGCAGGTTGCCAACATACCGAAGGACGTAAAACGAATCCTCATGGTTGTCGGTTCTGGTATGTCGCTGTCTGGCGTCCTGCATGGGTTGAACGATTTCGGGTTGAAGATTCCCGTTGTTGGTATCTCTGTCGGTGCCGACCCCGAGGAGCGGTTGAATACCTATGCGCCGAAGAATTGGCGCGAGATGGTTACCATTATCAAGTGCCCGATTGACTATCACGACGACGCCGATGGGAACATTATTGGTGATGTTATTGTTGACCCGATTTATGAGGGGAAATGTCTGCCGTATCTGGAAGCGGGCGACCTTTTCTGGATTGTCGGTGTTCGTGAGACAGCGGTGAAGCCGTCCGGGCAGGTTCCGGTCGTTATCGGGTCTTCCGCTGCGAAACAGGATGGTGACGATGAGGAACAGGAAGAGCCGGTAAAGCCTAAGTCGAAGTCCAAGAAGGGCAAGAAATCGGATAATGCGTTGGAACCGGAGTGGCATTCCAAGGTTCCGGAGGACGGGGCTGACCTGTCACTGATTTCGGTTCCGGATAGTGTTCCGGATGAGGAGTGGGACACTTTTTACACACAGCTTTGCAAGAAGATTGAGTTGGCATCGAGCAAACTGAACGACGGTCGTTTTTCGTGCGTTCTTTTCGATGATATAGCGGACAAGGATGGTTTTTCTCGTGGTTTGTTCCACAAGATTGTCCGCGAGTTTGAGAAGCACGACATGAAGCTCTACAACGAGGCGTTGTTGGTTGTGGATGAGCCGTGGTTTGCGTCGCGGTGTGCCGATTTCCAGAAGACGAGGAAGAATCACCGTATGCACCGGACGTTCCTGTCTTTCTTCAAGGGTGAGCTGAAAGCCGTGAAGTCTGATTTTGAGATGGTTGACCTGTCGGGTCTTGAGAACACGTTGGTGTCCGACCCCGGAGAGACCTCGGAATGTGTTGAGCTTGAATAATTGAACCCGAAAGGATATCCCTATGTCGTTTGTGAAAGTTGTTCGGGTTGCGATTGAAAAGCTCAATCCTGCCCCCTATAATCCACGGAAAATCTCTGACCGTGCCCTGTCGGGCTTGCAGTCGTCTATTTCCCGTTTCGGGATGGTCGAGCCTATTGTTTGGAACAAACTGACGGGCAATGTGGTTGGTGGACACCAGCGTTTGAAGGTGTTGCAGGCGGCGGGGAAGAAGGAGGTTGATGTTGTCGAGGTAGAACTTGATGACAAAATGGAGAAAGCCCTCAATCTTGCCCTGAACAACCCGAAGTTGGAGGGTGACTGGACTGAGGATGTCATTGACCTAATGGAACACGTACGGATGGCTGAGGACGGGTTGGCGGATATGCTGCGGTTTGACGAACTCCAACAGATTGTCGAGAAGTCGTTGTTGCGTGGGCAGTCGGAAAGAAGTGCCCTTGAGGAGAACAGCAAGCACCTTGGCGTAACCCTGTTTGATTGTCGTCAGGGTGAGTGGCAGCGTCGTAAGGATGCGTGGATTTCCTGTGGGTTGGATAGTGGTTTGGGGCGCGGTGATAATCTTCTCGGAATGTCCAATCTGGCCAAAATCACGGGTATGAAAGGTCAGAAGGTTGGAACGTCAATCTTCGACCCCGTGTTGTGTGAGCTTTTGTATCGTTGGTATTGTCCTGAGGGCGGGATGATTCTTGACCCGTTCAGTGGCGGCTCTGTTCGTGGTATTGTCGCCTGTATTTTGGGGCGGCATTATGTTGGAGTAGACATCCGTCCGGAACAGATTGAGGCAAACATAGCACAAGCGAATCTCTTGGAATGCGACCCGATGCCTAAATGGATTGTCGGTGACAGCTCGAATATCGACGAGTTGGCGAAGGATGTCGAGGCGGACTTCTTTTTCTCATGCCCGCCGTACTTCGACTTGGAGGTTTACAGTGACCGTGAAGAAGACCTGTCCACGATGAAGTGGGAGGCGTTTTGCGATATCTATCGCAAGATTATTCACAAGGGTCTAGAGTTGCTCAAGCCGAATCGTTTCGCCTGTTATGTTATCGGCGATATCCGTGATGATGATGGTTTCTATCGCAAGTTTGTGAATGAGACCATTGAGTCGTTCGAGTCCGGCGGGGCGCGGTTCTATAATGAGGCTGTGTTGGTTACTGCCGGTGGAACGTTGCCGATGCGTATCCGTCGCCAGTTTGGTTCATATCGCAAACTCGGGAAGTCCCATCAGAATGTTTTGGTGTTCTATAAGGGAGACCCGAAGAAGATTCCCGAGGTGTTTGAGAATACCCCGGCGGATGCTCCGGTTATGATGCCGGGTCTTGCGAGTCAGTATTTCAAGCCTCATGTTGGGTCTTGAGTGCCTCGGCGTATGGCTTGGCGTAGCGTTCCTTGAGGGCGGCGATTCCCGCCTCGCGTGCCGTTGCGGGGTCGTATCCCATCTCGATATAGATTTCGGGGCGGATGGCGATTTCGTGGGCGAGTTTGATGGCGCTTTTGTGCTCCCCGAGTCGGGGGAACTTTGCCGCGAAGCGGATGGCTTCGTCCCATCGTTCGCTTGTCATGAGTTGTAGTAGTTTGGCGAGCTTAGTATCGGTTGCTGGCATTGTGTGGCTCCTCCTTTTCATATTCTCGGTTGACACCTAAAAAACTCAGGGATTTTCTTCGGAAAGAGGTGGTAAAATGTTTGAGAGGACTTTTTTGGACGAAATCCGTGAGGGCACTGTTGTTTATCCGCCCGCGCCGGACCAAGGTTTGATTAAAAAGCATTTTCTTGGGCCGGATGTTTGCCCGAAAATGAATGGGGATTTTGTGGTTTGCACGGATGATGCGGAAAAGGTTCTTGACGCCGTTTGGAATGAACTGGAGTACAAGCGATGATGTTCGGAGAGGTTTTGAAAGAGTTCAAACTGAAAGAGGGTCCGGAGGTATTGGTTCCTCTTATCGAAGACGTCGTCTTGCGGAAGGCACTTGTTGCGTGGCCGTCTGTGAAAATCGAATTCATTGTACCTGTTGGTGACTGTGAACCAGAAGCAGACGAGGTTACGAAGTGGGAATGGATGTGGTCGAGGGTGAAGTTCAACGAGGGTATGTTTGGAGTTGTTGCCGGTTTGCGTGGTCAGGATGTTTCGTCTGTAATTGTGCGGTTGCGTGGTTTGCGTTTGATTTATCCAGATGGCACAATCAACAAGCTTGCGCAGCAATATCTTCGTTCGATTGTGGCATCGCAACTTTCGAAGGCGAAACCTAAAGGTAAAGCAGAAGACCCCGGACAGAAGAAATGAGCGAGAGCAAGGGTTCTGGCTTCTCTGATTGTGTTCCGTTTCAAAAGGTTGTCCTGCACAATAGTATGTGTAGGGGTTGTGCGTCGCACCGTCCGGTCTGCAACCGGGTGTTGTTCGGCGGGCAGCCGCCAACCGATTGTCCGTATGTGCTTGAGCACATAGTTGGAGACCAAGACTTCAAGGACGAAGAGGCGGGTTGACAATAGTCAACCCATTTTGTTGGGTGAAATCATGTCGTTTAACCTTCGAGAAAAAATTGGCAAGTACCTCGCCTATGACCGCGAAAAGTGTGCTCTTTGGGGACTCGTTGTTGATGTTGTGCGGATAAAAAATGCCAAAGGTGAAATTAAAGATGCTTTGGTTATCGAGAATATGGCCCAAAGGACCGATGATTTTACGAGAACGTTTTCGGGTCGTCGTGTTGTGCATGCGGATGATATTACGGAGTTTGATTTTGTTGCCGGGAAAGATTTGCAGAAGGCGATTGAAGAGGATGAAGACACTTTCTTGCGTATGCTTGGTGCCGGTAAGAACGGAGCCATGTCGTCGTTTGACCTGATAAATATTGCCGTTGGGTTGAACACGGAACAGAGGAATAAGTTGAAAGCCTAAAGAGATGAATAAGTCGATTTGTGTTGCGTGCCGTCGGTTTGCCGAACGCTCAGATTCAGATTCGGAAGACTGTTGGTTGTGCGCGAAGCAGGTTGTGTATCGTGGGAGTAACGTGATTCCGAATCATAGTTACCTTGACCGGGATTATTTCTATCCAATATCGGCAAGCAGGTTGACACCACCGTCGTGGTGTGAATATGCCACAGAACAGGTTGTCATGGACAAAAATGATGATGTTTGCCTTCCAAGGTTTCCCGTTGGAGAGTTGGTACGCAATAAGGCGAAGACATGATAAGTCCGAGCATATGTCGAGGTTGTCCGTTTTTGTGTGAGATAGAGCAAGGGAAACACGACCAGCAAGGTGAACTCGTGGAGTATCCTGTGGTTTGGTGTAGCCCCGTTGTAGAAGATGTCATCGTTTTGGGAACAATGCACTTTCTGTCTGATAACCCACCGTCGTGGTGTCCGTATGTTGTTGAGCATGTTGTTGCTGTTGGGCATGTTGATACGTCTGAGGATGATTTTTGGGGACCAAAAAATGACAAACGAAGTGGAAGATGAAGACTTTTCTCCTGAAATGATTGCTATGTGGAAAGAGCAGGTTGCCGAGCGACGCAAAGAGCTGTTTGGCAACAAGCTCCGTCCAGTGAAGCCGGGGCTTCCATTGAAACGCGAGTATGACCGTTCTGTTTTTGAAGAAAAGAGGTAAGGGGTGCGGTGTGAGGTCGATATCGGCTGAAGAAGCCCATATTGGACAATTCGATACCGAAAGGTGTAATGCGCTGATTGTGTTGGTCGAAAAGGAATTGTCTATCGAGAATCATGTTTGACTGTATAATGAACAAACGGGGTGTTTTATGAAACGACTAAAGGCTGAAGAATTGGCTGAAAATGGTGTTGGTAAGTTTATCGCCATATTTCAACACCATGACTCCGCCAGCAAGTCGTTTGCGAAGATAGTAAGGGTTGTACCAGACCTCCACCTTTTGTGTTTGGAAAAGGTTTGGGAAGAGAATGAAGGCGAGGAGTTTTTCGCTTACTATAAAGTCGGCACGTTTGTAGACGCATATGACGAAGACGAAGCTATTTTGTTGGCGTTTAGGAATTTTGACGATACTGACCCTGAGAACCAACAGGATGAGATAGGATCATGAGATTTTCTTGGTGACGAAATGGCGAAGAAAGAAGGTGTTGCGATGAAAGAAAACGAAGGAATGCGTGTGGTGGTGATGAATGATTCGGGGTATGATATGAGGTTGGCAAGTGAGGTTGGAAGGTTGGTTGCTGCTATTCGGTATCTCTCTCCGGAAACGGTTGACAAGTTTATATCGGAATATCGTTTCCAGAAAGGCGTTGTTCTTCGTACGAGGAGTTTCTTTGTTCCTGAGATGGCACTTAAGAGGTGGAAGATTGCAAGCTCTGAAGAGCCAATGGAAAGACTTGGAACGTTTGTTTGTGCGGTTATCGATAAGCTCCTCTACATTATGGATGATGAAGAGCAAACAGGTTTCGGTGTTGAGTTGCGCAAGTATCGGCGCGCTCTTTTGGCTTTGGCTTTGGTTCATTGCCACGATAGTGGGTTCGGAGGCTATTTGCGCAAGTATCGTCAGGAGCTTGGTATGACTCAAGCGAAGATGGGCAAGGATGTTGTCAAATGTTCGCAGAGGACACTCTCGACGATTGAGAACAACATGATTGTTGGTGCCAGTTGGGAGGGAGATCACAACCCATTCGTTGTCAACATCCGGGCATGGGCAACCGAAAAGGATTTAGGCAGTGATCTCGACAAGCGTTTGGATGATGAGATCAAAGCGGAAGACTCGCGGAATGAGCATGAGTTGTCGCGTGCCGCCACTGAGAATATGCACCGTAAGTTTCAGCGTAGTATTCTTACTGGTTCAGACGGTTTGAACCAAGAGAGGTTCGAAGGGAAAACGTTGCTTGAGGAAGTGTCTGGGACTTTTTCTGTTCTGATGGAGAGGTTCCCGGTGGAACGTCGTGTTGATCCGCATGCCAATGATATCGAAGTGTTTCTACCGAACGGCGTGAAGGTTGTTGGTAGGGCGTCCTTTGTGGCGGAGTTTGTTCGCGAGACCTTTGTTGTCGGTGATTTTGACATTGTGCGTTCGACGAGCACTGTCGAAGAGGCTCCGGTTGATGGTGAAAAAATCGCATCGTGTTTCGGTAATTATGTCGAAGGCAACAAGGATTGTTCCCGCTGTTCTATTGAGGAAGCCTGCATGGGGAAATCGGGATACAGTTCCTCTATTGGGTAAAAACTCGGTTTGGGAAGGCAGGCATGGAAAACTGGAATTTGGATGTTAGGGCGTTTCAACCGAACTCGTTGAACGAATGGGCAGGCAACATATCGGCTGTCATCTTTTTTGGCGGGTGCAATTGGTCGTGTCCATATTGTCACAACTATGAGCTGTCGGGAGAGTCAGCCATTGACCCAAATGAGGTGTTGTCGAAAATCGCATCTATGAAATATTTGGATGGAGTCGTTTTGTCCGGTGGAGAAGCTACTCTTCAGCCGCATCTTGCCCGCTTTGCAAAAGCAATAAAGAGTCTCGGGTTGAAGGTGAAGCTGTTTTCGAATGGATCACGTCCGAGTGTGATTTTAGAGATGGTGTCGACCGGCGTGCTGGATTGTGTAAGTTTGGATTACAAGACGCTGCCGGAATTGCTTCCGTCGCTGTTGGGCGCGAAGCGAGAGGACATAGAGAATGTTGCGTGTTCGTTTCTGAATCTGAAAAACAGCGGGGTCGACAGGGAATACCGAACGACCCTGTGCCCCGCTGTCGTCACGCCGTCTATGCTTTTGGATATGGCAACTCGCTTGGACAATGACGGATTGTGGATTTTGCAGCAATACGGGAAAGAGCGTGTCCTCGATATCTCGAAGAGTGGGGAGCGTGTGTTTTCAGATAAAGAACTTGAAAGCATTCTTTCCGGCGTCCGTGGATTGCATAAGAATGTTGTTTTGAGAAAGGGCACATCGTGAAGATTCAATTTGCCGGTGCCGTTATGCCCGGTATGGTGTTTCAGTTTGGGGTTGATGGTGCCATGCCGCTGATGGCAGAATAACCGTTAGTTCTTTGTTGTTGATTATCTGAAGCGTCTTGCCTGTAAATCGGGCAAGACGTTTTTGTTTGGTGCGTATAATCGTTCGCATTTAGGTTTATTTTATATTTGTGTCTCTTGTGGAGGTTGTATGGATGCGAAGGTTGTGTGCCGTTCGTGTGCCTGTACGCACGGCTTGCCTTGGACAAGCCTTGATGATATATTGTGGAAAAAGGGGATTGTTTGTTGTCCGCTCTTTGGACAACGAAAAGTGTCTGAGGTAAAGGTGTCCGACTGCCCGTTTGCCGCTGAGAGGTTGATTTTGTCGGATAATACATGTGAGGTAAAAGAGAATGTCAAGAGATGATGCAATGTCTGATTTGTTTCGTGCTGTTTCGGATTGTAATGTCCAGTGTGATACCGTTCAGGAAATTTTCACGTTCGCGCTTGGTTTTTTTAGCGGGCGTGGGTTGTCGCTTGGTGAGGCAAAACGCTTTGCGATAGACGCCGCTGCAAACGGGTATTGGCCTCAGCTTGATTCGCTTGAAATTGCAGCGGATATCGCGAAATGAAAGTCAGTTTGTCGAGAAATATCTGTTATGCGTGCTGTAAGGAGTTTGGCTCGGAATCTCAGGAACGATATTTCGACATGCGTTGGAATTCCGGGTACGTGAATTGTCCGAATGGGCTTGTTGGCGGGCACAGCACTACCACTGTTAAAACCAAGAATGATATTCTTCCAAGTTTTTGTCCGTATTCGGTCGAGATTGTTGTTCAACAAGAATAGATAGGAGAAAATCGTGTTTCGCCGCGTTATTAGTTTGTTCTGCAAACACCCCACGAAAATCGAAGCCACATCCCAACAAAAGCCTTTTAACTCGGAATCGTTTGATTTGAGCGTTCCGCTATCTTGCAGGCTTAAACGCCTTCGTCCAATATCGAAAAAACCAAAGAAAACCTCCGCTTAATCGTATAATTACGTAAGGTGTTATCTCAGAAAGCCTGTGCTCATGCGATGAGTATACAGGGTTTTCTGACATTATGATGGAGGTTCTTATGTCGCTTATTGTGAAGATACAAAAGAAGGGGTTGATTCATCCCCCGAGTTGGCTCCCCGAAAACACCCACTACCTTGTGATGATGGGCAGCGAAGCCTATGGCTGTTCGTCCGGAAAGTCCGATATGGACTTGTATGGGTGGTGTGTGCCCCCGAAGGACATGGTGTTTCCGCACCTTGCCGGTGAAATTACCGGGTTCGGTCGCCAAGCTAAGCGGTTCGAGGTTTGGCAGGAGCATCATATTGACGACAAGGATGTTGGCAAGCAGTACGACTTTGCCATCTACAGCGTCGTGAAGTTCTTTCACCTGTGCATGGAAAACAACCCCAACATGGTGGATGCCCTGTTTGTGCCCACGCGTTGCGTGCTGCACTGCACGTCGCTCGCGAACATCATGCGTGACAACCGCAAGCTGTTTCTTCACAAGGGCTGTTGGCACAAGTTCCGTGGATATGCGTATAGCCAGCTCCACAAGATGGCTATCAAGAACCCTGAGCCGGGTTCCAAGCGTCACGCTCTTGTGCAGGAGTTCGGATTCGACTGTTATTTAGAGTCTGAGACGGAGTTTCTAACCGCCTCGGGGTGGAAACGATACCATAATATTGGAGAGGTGGACCTTCTGGCCGAGGTTGACCCCAAGTCTGGCGAGTTGTGCTTTTCAAGGCCAACCGGCAGAGTTTGTCGGGCGCACTCTGGCCCCATGTATGTCCTTGAGCCATATATGAGCCGGTGTGTGGTTACGCCAAACCACAATATGCTAGTTTCCGTGGCTCACCGGGGGAAGAACGGGTACACCTACGAAGACAAAGATGCTTCGTGGTCGCTGACTCCGATGAAGAGTATCATTGATGGGAGTCGCTCTTGGTATCATGTTCGTCGTTCTTCTGCCCCAAGAGCGAAGGCTTACGCTGTAGAAGACGACTATCTCAAGTTGTCTGGACTCTTTGTTTCTGAAGGTTCTTTTGGGTTTTGTAATGGAAAGGTCAAAGAGGCTCGCCTGACTCAAACTCCGAACGGTAAATTGTCTTTTTACGGCGAAGCCGATGCCCTTGTTCCTCATCGTTATGACTACGAGAAGGAGTCTGTTTGGGTGATTGGTAGAAAGATGGCCGAACGCCTGTATTTAGATTTTGGTCATGGTTCTCGAAACAAAAGGCTCCCTGCGTGGTCGCTCCAATTGTCTTTCGACCAAGCTCGGACTTTTTGGGATTATTTGTGCTTGGGCGACGGAACCTATACTGAAAATGGGGATGTCTATTACACCATCAATGAGGGCTTGGCTGGGGATATTCAGGCTATGATGGTGTCTGCTGGACATCTGTGTTCTGTTCGAGGACCTTTTTCAAGCATCTGTTCTTTTACTGGAAAACCCGTCGAGTCTTTTCAGGTCTATCTATCTGAAGAAGGGGCGTTTCGGTGTGTTGACTTCAAGAGCAAGTCTCGATTTCTTCGCCACGGTCAAGTTCCTGACACGGGAAAGGGTTATTCTCTCAAGGAGATAATGGTTGACCAGCAGTTGGTGGTATGCTTTGAAATGCCTTTTGGGACATTAGTCACAAGGAGCAAAGGCAGGGTTGCCATCCAAGGAAACTGCAAGTTCGCGTATCACGTTGTTCGCCTGATGTTGGAAGTCGAGCAGATTCTCGTCGAGCAAGACCTCAATCTCGAACGCAACAGTGAAATCTTGAAGGCGATTCGGCGAGGCGAATGGTCGGAACAGCGTATTCGTGATTTCCTGTCCGAAAAGGAAAGCTCTTTGGAGGAGTTTTACCACAAGAGCACGCTGCCG